ACAAAATATGGGTCAGCTCCTGCTTCGTTTGCCTGTGTAAGTACGCTACTGGCTAGCATCATATGACCTTTATGACCCATACCTCTACCCCAACCAACAACTGCACTTTTGTTTTCACCAGTGCGGTCTAAATTTTCTATTAATAATTCGCGTAATCTCATTAGTCTTTCCTTGGAGCCCAATTACCCTGGTCAATCGTTTTAACAAACTGCCCTGGTAAGTCACGTTTAAATTCACCGCCCGGATGTGCTTGTACATAACCCTCTGGCTTTGTTTGTTTAATACCGCCGTGTGTTCCGGCATTAAGAGAAGCAATAACTTTCATCTTTGCCTTAGTTAACATTTCTACTGCGTCTAGTACAACATTAAGGCCTGGATGGGTTAGAATCTTTTCTGCTTTTCCACCAGTTGGGAATTCAGTTTTAACCCAATTCTCAAATTGACTCTTGACACCTTCAATGCGTAAGTTCTGATTATAAAACTTATACATCACATCGCCAGGTTTAGTTAACCCTGGGACGCCAGCAATAAAGCTATCAATGACTTGGGCGTTTTGTTCTATATATTGTTCTGCCTGATCTAACTCTGTTTGATCAAATTCTATTGGTTCCTGTACATAAGTTGTGCCTTGCACAATAACATCTTCAGTACTTAACTGTTCTGCATTTGGATAACGAGACTCTGTCGGATCTGCTAGGCTACTATAGTAACCAGTAGCCGCAACCATAAGTTTTGCATAGCCAATCTTTCCACCTAACTCACTATTCACTGGAATATGGAAGGTAGTAATGTTTGGAGTAAAATCATATGTGTTAGTTGCTTTGTTTACAATTGGCATCTTGCCAGGATAGAATAATAAGCCGCCTTCAATAAATCCTTTTTCAGGACTAATGCTTTCAAAATACTGCCAAAGATCTGCTAATTGTTTTGCATAACTTTGACGTTGTTTTTCTTTTCCAGGTTCTGCTTTGCCTGTATTAATAATAAAATTTTCAATATCAGCTGGACTTAGCATCAGTGTACTAACACCGTTAGTTGTTTCTTTTTTGCCACGCTTTAAATAGTCCCAGGCATTTTTTGGAATAAGCATGAATCTATCTTCAGCATCTCTGCCCCAGTACACAACAGGACTACCATCCCATTTTAATTCAATACTTCCGCCTTGTTGGCTCATCTTACGCATACGCTCAACGGCATGCAAGCCACCAGTACTACCGTTAGTGAATACTAAATCTTCAATGTGTTGATATTTGCGACCTACTGCTGGAGCTGCCGCTTCAAATAGTTCTCTTAATCTCACGACAACATCCTTTTCATGCGACTGAACCATTCGTTAGTTCCGACGGTTGGTGTTGCAGCCTGCCAACTTGACGATGCTTTCGCTTTGTCAAAAATCTCATTGCGGGTTGCTTCGTTTGGAATAGCGGCAAGTATTGATTCAACACTGCCTAAACTATCTGCATTAGCACCCCTGCCTAACAAATATTGTGCGATCTCATCTAAGTCATCACTTAAAAAGTCTGCTTTCTTACCATTCTCATCACGCTTATACAGTCCTTCATCTGGACTCCATAACAACCCTTGACTAGTAGCCAAGGTATTCATCATCATTTGTTTGTTGACGCCTTTATACGGACTACCTGCAGGAATTTTATGTCTGTGAAATGCGGCAACTTTTTCTGCTTTGCGTACTACTTTAATATCTACTTGATGAAACTTATCTTGGAACGGCAACAGTATGTGTACTGTTACACCTGCTTTGTATGTTTTAATGCCTTTGGATTGCAAATAATCGTCAAGTGCTTGTCTAGCGGCTTTATCTTCGTCTGCAAGTTTTTTCATCTTAGGAATATCAAAAAACTTTTTAACTAAATCCATGTCAGTCATGACGTCTAAGTCACCACTCATTTTACCCGGAGTTGGTGTGGCAGCACTGCCAATTACGTGTACTTTTAATCCTGTACCTTGCAATAGCTTATCAGTAGCTTGATCTAAATCTGGTGCAATGCCCTGGTCAAATGGTTCTGACTCTGGCCAAATGTTACCGCCTTCGTTTAATATCATTTGTATAGTCCTTCACGCATATTTTTTAATTCTTCTTCGTGTATAGCTTTGCAAATTTCTTCAACCATTTCTTTATCTAACTCATCCCTAAGTTCACGCAATGGAAATTCATGTTGATACATTTTATATGCTTTTACAACAGTTGGCTGAAACACTCTATGACTAAAAGATTGACCGTTGTCAAACTGTTTTCTGCATAGATTTAATACTGGAAAGAAACTTTTACGATAAAAGTCATCGTTATGATGCATGAAGTAAATTAAGTCTTCAGCAAGGTCAAACGTGTATTCATCGTTTTCATTGCTGTCTTTTGATGGATCCTTATTGAACCCAACTTTGTTAATGCCTAATTCACTATCTAGCTTTTCTTTGTCAAAGATTTCTGTTATTTTCATTTTACCTGCCCTATAAGACTAATGGCAGTTGCACCAGTCCCGATCTAATATTTATCGATATTAGTTTTTAAGGAGATAGATTGCTTAGACGGGTAATTCGTTAATAACGCGGTCGATTCTGCCGATTTCGGAGCCTAAAAACATCTTAACCATGGTAAGACACTTTTCGTCCTTTACATAGAAGTAGCAACCACCCCAACTGCGATCTCGACCTAGATCACGTATAGCGGCATTGGTCATCTTTACTTTAGTATTATTTTCAGTCCATGCTATAAAACTAGCATAACTGTGTCTTGTTCTCCCCATAGTTACACGGAATCCGTAATTAATTTTAGGGAGATAAACTGTATTTTTTTCTAATTTAGGTTGTAAAGCTGTACCAGGCTGACTTACATACTTTGTACGATTTACATCTACATTGCTCAGTGTAACAATGTCATTAAAATTGTTAGAGTAAAATGACAACAACGGATGTTCTACCCTAATGTCAAATCCAGTACGTTTTGACAATACTGATTCTAGTTGTAGACAGTAGTCTAAATCTTGTTGTGTTTTTAATTTACTCCACAAGGGAGTGTCCAGCGGTAACTTTTTGCTATCAATTAGCAATAACTTTTCTTTAGCAAAATCTAAATTAACACCTCTGAACCAGCTGGCAACAGGACATACCAGTACTGCCTTGTACTGGTATTTGTCCATAAACAGACGTTTAGTTGTTTTGACTAGAATCTTGGGGTTCAGTTTCATTCTCTACCAATGTGACTTTGGGTGCTTTTACTTTCTTAGTTAGCACGACATTGTCCCCGTCTGTGGTAATATTGAGCATGCCGCCGTCCTTTAGTTCTCCAAACAACATCATTTTACTCAATGGACGTTTAATTAGTTGATCAATAGTACGTTGCAACGGACGTGCGCCCATTTTACTATCAAACCCTTTCTTAATTAACAAGTCAATTGCATCGTTAGTAATCTTAATCTTAATGCCTTTTTCTTTAACTTGGTCACTAAGTTCACTAATAAATTTACCAACAATTTTAGTCATTGTTTCTTTAGCAAGTTTCTTAAATGTTACAATAGCATCTAAACGATTACGGAATTCAGGAGCAAAGAATTTCTTAAGTTCCTTATCTTCATACTCGTTTTCTTGTGCGCCAAATCCAATCTTATTTTTCTCTGCGGCACTTGCTCCCGCATTTGTTGTGAGAATAAGAACAATATTTCGGCAGTCTGCTTTTTTACCATTACTACCAGTAACAAATCCATTGTCCATAAGTTGCAACAGGATAGTGCTGACATCTGGATGTGACTTTTCAACTTCGTCAAACAACAGAACGCAATTAGGATTTTCTTGAATCTGTGTAATCAACAAGCCTGCATTTTCTTCAAAGCCAACATAACCTGGAGGGCTACCAATTAGCTTACTTAGACTGTGTTTTTCTTGATACTCTGACATATCAAAACGCAACAGCTTAACACCTAAATTCTTAGCCAGTGCTTTAGCAGTTTCTGTTTTACCACAACCTGTTGGGCCCATAAACACAAAACTACCGATCGGCTTGTTTTCTGATTTTAGCCCTGCTCGAGCAACAAGAATTTTGTCCACTACTTCTGTAATAGCGTTATCTTGTCCGTAAACTTCTAACTGTAGCTGACTTTCTAAATTAGCCAAGTTACTGCTTTCAGTTTCTGCAATAGCTTCAGCAGGCATTTGTACCATCTGTGCTAGTTCATATTGCACTTCGCTTTCACCTACGACACGTTCGTCTACCAGTTTGATGTTAAAGCGTGAGCAAGCACAATCAATTAAGTCGATTGCTTTATCTGGCAATTTTTTATCACTTTGATATTTCACACTTAGTTTAACTGCGGCACTTAATGCTTCATCTAAAATTTTAACTTTATGATGTGTCTCATAATACTTCTTAAGACCTTTTAGAATTTGCAATGCTACTTCTGGAGTAGGCTCATCAACAGTAATGCGTTGGAAACGACGCATCAATGCACGGTCTTTTTCAAAGTACTTACGATATTCATCCCAAGTAGTCGACGCAACAACTTTGATATTGCCCTTGCCTAGTGCAGGCTTCATCATGTTAGCAAGGTCGTTTGCACTGTTGCCTGCACTACCTGCACCGCTAATCATATGTGCCTCGTCGATGAACAGGATAGTTTTACCTTTTTTCTCTAGACCTTTAAGAACTGATTTAAATCGTTCTTCAAAGTCTCCTCGATACTTACTGCCAGCCAGCATACTACTAATGTCTAAGTTGAATACTTGATAATCTTTTAGGAATTCAGGTACTGCGCCCTTAACAATATTAAATGCAAGACCCTCAGCAATAGCAGTCTTACCAACGCCCGGCTCGCCTACAAGCATTACGTTATTTTTATTTCTACGTCCCATTGCAAGTGCAATGTTCTCCAACTCACTTATACGACCGATAACAGGATCAATCTTATTCTTCTTAACTGCGTCATTAAGGTTAGTTGTAAATGCTTTTAACGCACGTTCGCTTTGTGTATCAGGCACTTCTTCTTCACCGCTTTCAATTTCGTTATTCAAATAATCTGCAAACTTGTCCTTGTCAATTTCTGCTTGCTGGATATAGTACAATGCCCAACTACGTTTCTCGCTCATAATTGCAAGGAACACATCTGTTGGTTCAATCTGTTGACGACCATTGAATAGCACTTGTGTAAATGCTCGATTAAGAACACGCTCAACTGCTTGAGTTTTCTTTGGTTTAGAAACATTAGTGACTACGATATCGCTAAGTTTTGTCTTTAGATAATGTTCTAAATTCTTTTTAATGTAGTCTGGATCTGCTCCATACCCATGAACACATTTAGAAAAACTATCTTCGCATAGCATAGCAAAAAGCAAATGCTCGATAGTCAAATATTCATGTTGTAGTTTTTTGGCTACGTCAATAGCTTTTTCAAATACTAGTTTTAGATTTTCGCTGGGTTCTACCATGTTGTCCTCTATGTGGAGTTAGTTTTTATATTTTACAGTAATCTATAGAAATGTCAAGAGTTAGAATTGAATTCGTTACGAATATTTTCTAATTTCTCTTTGATTTCTTCATTTGTAATAGCAGGCACGTTGATGTGAACGATGATAACAAAGTTGCCTGCCTTACGTGTTCTTGAATTTTGAAAGCCCATTCCTGATGCGGCATATTCACCACCGTGACTAATGCCTGGTCGAACTTTGATTTGAATGTTTTTATCATCGATAGTGCTTACCTTTTTAGTACAGCCTAGCATTGCTTCAAATGCATCAATTTCTAAAACTGTACAAACATCATCACCACGACGTTCAAACTTATTGTCTGGTTCCACAATAACATTAACATTCAAATTACCGCGTTGTATATTAGGAAAGCTGTCGTCACCGAGCCCGTTATATCGAATGGTTTGACCATGCTCGATTCCAGGCGGTATTGTGATGTTTACAATTTGGCGCTTGTTTGATGGCAAAGTATATGTTGCTTCTAATTCTTTACCTATAAAACTATCTTTCAAACTAATACTAACACGTAAACTTAAATCTCTGTTTTTACGCATCATGTGTTCATGTGCCGCAAATCCTGGACCAAACCTAAATATATTACCAAATATATTTTGTAAATCATCCATATTCTGATAATTACCAAAGTCAAAGTTAGACGGACCACCGCCCATAAGTTGTTGGTCATACTGAGCACGTTTACTTGGATCACCCAACGTGTCGTATGCTACTGAGATTTCTTTGAATTTGTCAGAATCGCCACCTTTGTCGGGATGGTGTTTCATTGCCAGTTTACGATATGCTTTTTTGATATCGTCTTGGCTGGAAGTCTGTTCGACTCCGAGAATAGAATAATAGGTCATCAATAGTAATTATACTACATGATGACCCATCTGTCAACTAACTGGATTAGATTTGTGGACGTTTAATGCCCATTGTTGTCCCAGTTGGTTCAGCTGCCGTATCCGATAAAGCAAAAGTGCTTGTTGGAGTAGATGGTGTACTTACTGCTGGTTGACTTGCAACCGCTGGCGTTCCAAATCCTGCACTGCTACCAAAGCCGCTTGATGCTGGAGTTGTAGTTGGGGAGCCAAAGCTACTTGCTGGTGCACCGAATCCTGTTGAAGGTGTGCTAGGTGCTGTAAACCCGCCCGATGATCCTGTTGTTGGTGTTGTTGCTCCGCCATTGTTTGCTCCGCCTAATTTTTCTTGTGTACGACCAAATGCCGCAATACCTAACACTGCACCCATTGCGATGTGGAATAAACCAGCACCTTGTAATGTTAGAGGATTCCATTGTGTAATTGGTGCGTGTGTCATAGTCTGTAATAGACTCCATAAGACTGGAAATATAACCATGTCCATGGTACATACTAACATATACATCCACCCCATCATTGGACGCCATTTGCTATTCATCCAATCTTCTTTTTTTGTTTCGCTTACGCTTTTTACTTCTTCGCTCATTTTCCGCTCCTATTTATTTGTTACTTCTTTGCAATCATAGTTTGAATCTTTTCCTGAATAATCTTAGCCCAAAATGGCTGTGGGAAATTCCAACCTACAAATGCTCCTACCGCTACCCAAAATAATGTATCTAACATAACTTTCTCCTATTTAATTTTTAAAAAAACAAAAACAAGCCGTTGGCCGATAATAAAATACCAAACCCTGCTACCACAAAGCTACCCCAAAACATGGCCATACTAACTGCAAGAATACTTGCTGATAATACAACAATGGCTAATTGGTATGCTGTACTTGCATATCCAATCCATGGACTACCTTTTTTTGCTTCTTCACGAACACGTTCCATTTCTCTTGCTGTGACTGAAATTTCTTTCTTATCTGCATCCATGCGATCCGCTTCTGCTTTAAATTCTTTCTTTAATACAGGATCGCTTGTTGTTTTAGATGCAATTTCATAACTGACTAAACGGTTGTTCTTTGCTTGGTATTGCGCCCACATGTTGTTAGCGCCTAGTGTGTTGTTTAATACTGTGCTAGATAGTTTACCGCCATACCATGCGTTAACTGCCAACAGTAATGCAAATACGGAAATTACCATACCTGCTTTGTCTTTGATCTTTGCTTCACGCTCGCTACGTGAACCTGCTACCGGCTTGGGTGCATCTGGATCTTTTTGTTCTTTAGTGATTAATTTTAAAATTGTATCGTGTAATGCCATTTGTTTCGCTCCTTCATGTTATTTACTAACGACTTGCTATTTTTGTCGGTTGCGGCTTTGGTGTCGCGGCCTGACCTGGTTTCTTAGGTTGTGCTTGTGCTAACTGTTGTTTTTGCTGTTGTGTTGCAGCCAAACGTTCTTTAGATTTAAGGCCAGCAGGATTAACAACCTTAGTAGCTTGTTTGGATGTTTTGCCCTTGCCTACTTTCATTTTAAAATATGCAATGGACGCCAGCGCGGCTTCCTTAGGATTAACTGAAAGTAGTGTTGGGTTGTCAATATAAATGCTTGGATTTTCTGGATGAACAGCCGCCCCAATTTTAGCATATAATTCTCTGCCAGTAATATGTATAAATCCTCGGCCTCTGTATTTCCAGCCATCTCCGCTCTTTTCATCACCGTTGCCATTTTTATTTGCTAATGCTCTATTAGCAAGGGCAACTGGATTACCTACATACGGTGTTGCTTCTGCAGGTGTTTTGAAATTACTAGTGAATACTTTATAAATCCTTTGAGGATCAGTATAATTAAACTTTTCAGAAGCCGCTGTCCAGTTTGCTGTTTCAACTTGACATTGTCCTAAAAAACTAGACAAGTCGTTAGCTGTCTTTAATCCTTTTGCTTTGGCTAAGGATACTAGTGTTTCTTTATGTTGCGCCGGATTAAATGCTTGAGGTTCGTTAACTGCTATTTTAGGAATAACAGGTACAGGTGTTGGAGCTATCTGTGTAGGTTGAATAGCGGGTTTAGGTGCCCCGCCAAATAGTTCCCTTAAAATCATTTAACGCTTTCAAAAATTTTCTTTTGCTCTTTATACCACTCTTGCCACGCTTTTAATTTTTCTGCGTTTTCATGGCAGGCGCCGTAATTTTCGACGACTCGGTCGAGGAGACGACTGGCTTCAACTCCGCTGGGGGTTCCATCAGTTGCTTCGGCACGTCCGGCCACTTCATTACGACTGGCGCTGTCGTGCAAGCTGACAGTAGACTTAGGCAAAGTACACTGAGCATCAAGTTGCTTGCCAGCAACTTCTTTAATGATTTCTCTATTGACATAAACGTTTTCCTTAATAACTTTTATTTTAGTTACTATCTTTTCTTCTATTACTGTATTAACTTGTTGACTTTTTTCTTCAGCTACTCGTACCTTTTCTTCAAGGTCTTTTACTTTTTGTCTCCAAGCCATTTCTGTTCCATATCCGCCAAACATATAGGAACCGATAACCAACATTAATACACCTACCAGTTCAGCAGGTAATTTATATTGACTTATAACTGGAATCCATGCAGTTAACTTGCTTACAACGTATAGTGTAAAGCCTGCACCTGCAATAAAATAGGTAATCCAAATAAGCAAACTATCTGGGATAAGACTCAACATCCATCCAAATTGCCACATATTAAGTTCTCTCCAGTACTAGTGCGTACCCTTTGTTTTCAAAAACAAAAACATTGTCTATCTTTGTTATGTTATAGTCACCTAAATACTTTGTTAAGAAAATGCATTCGCTAATATCTTTAGTTTCTATTTTTAAACGACCTTGAGTACGTTCATATACTTCTTTTTTACGTCCAAAGTCTTTGATCTTCATGTTAATGGATTCAGCAAACACTTTTTGAAATCTAATATCGTCATCTAGTACAGCTACGTTTTCAATAAAACCTCTATTAAAAAAGTTAGAGAAGTTGTTCATTTGATTGTTAGCAATCCTGTCTTCATACTCTTCTGTATTTGTAGGGATTGCATCTTTAAGAATATCCAATGTAGCAGGCATACTTTTAAAACTTTTATAATATCTAAATTTAAAATTATCAATCTTTGTTAATCTAGCAACACCGTCTAACAATTCGACGATCCTATCAGGAACATGTCGATCTCTTTTTATTTCAACAAACACTCTATGTTTGCCGTTGTCAGTCGGACCGCTTGTTGCATCTGCATCTAATACAAACTCATAGCCCATCTCTAAAAAACGGGCTAAATCGTCTGCTGGTGCTTTATCTTCTACAGTAAAACTTAAGACAACCATATCGCCGTCTTCGCCAATTTTAGATTTAAAACTGTCGATGTCGAACACGTGGCTTACTAAGTGAGCCAAATCGCCGGCTAGTAAGTCTTCGTTAATGCGTTTCATTATACAGGTGCTCCTGCGGTTGGAGCCGCTGGTGTAGCTGCCGCTGGTGCTGCCGCCGCCGGTGCTCCTGCTCCTGGGGCCGCTGCCTCTTTCTTAGTGGGATTTTTACTACTACGTTCTTCTCTGATGCGGTCCATATATCCATTAAAAATATCAAACACTAATTTTTTAGGCATCATGATTTCAACTAACCATACAGGCTTAGAATCTAACTTGCCCTTCTTTGTTCCAGGACGTAAATCGTCTGGAGTACGAATTCTTCTAGGCTCTACTACGGTTGTTTTTTCATACAACACTTTACACCCTAAATCAGTCAATCGCTTGCCTGCTACAGGATCTGGCATTTTATCATAAGGCCACATGAACTCAGCTGTAACCCAATGTCGGTCAACTTTTGGTCCCGATGCTAATTCACCGTCTCTCCAGTTTTTATATACGTACATATCCATCTCGTCTAGGACTCGTTCAAAGTCCTTTAATATAGCCAAGCTGGAATTGTTATTATAAATGCTTTCTACGTTTTTGATAACTTCTAATATGTCACGCATGGATTTTCCCTGTTTTGATACTAATGTATTTAGCTGGGCTGAAATCATACCGTATCAGTTTATATTTTGTCGTAATCGTTAAATATGATTGTAGGACCTCTGTAGTTATCGAGGCGGTCGCTACATGTCCTACTTTACCCAGAGTAGGAGATAAACTGAATGAGTAAACAACGAGTGAAAAAGCGTTTTACATCAGACGTTAAAGTGATAGATTTTCAACCATACCTTCCTCAGAAGAAGCAACGTGTAGTAATGTCAGCACGTTCGCAGAATCAGAAAGCATACTTACAAAAACTGCAAAACGACGAAACTAGCATTGTATTTGCTATCGGGCCAGCCGGCACGGGCAAAACTATGTTGGCTGTTATGCACGGCATTAAGTTGTATCAGGAAGGGTTGGTAGATAAGATTATTGTTACTAGACCCGCCGTTTCCGTAGATGAAGATTTAGGATTTTTACCAGGTGACTTAAATGAAAAGATGGCACCTTGGACTCGTCCTATTTTTGACGTTATGGGAGAATATTATAAGCAATCAGACATAGCAGAAATGCTAAAGGAAGGTGTTATCGAAATAAGCCCACTCGCGTATATGCGCGGACGCACATTTAAGAATGCATATATCATAGCAGATGAAATGCAGAATGCTACTGTAAATCAAATGAAGATGTTGCTAACACGCTTGGGAGAAGGATCCAAGATGGTAGTGACGGGAGATTTGGCACAGGCAGATAGACGTAGCGATAACGGATTAATTAATTTTTGCAACCTACTCGCAAGTAAACCAAATTTAAAACACATCGACATTGTAGAATTCGATCATAAAGATATTGAACGACATGATGCAGTAAGGGAAGTGTTGGGAATTTATGGTGACACGTAATAGTCATTAAAAAAGGACCTTCGGGTCCTTTTTCTTATTCTAACTGTTCAACTCCGACCTGCGAAGCTTTAAGGAAATCAATCCCGGAATTATCCCGATAAGCAGTGCGAAACCAAACTCGTTTAATACCTGCTTGGTAGATAAGTTTGGCACAGTCCAAGCAAGGAGCATGAGTAACAAATAAATCCCCATCGAGACCAGACTCGTTACTTCTAGCCAATTTCGCAATGGCGTTAGTTTCTGCATGTAATACCTCTGGTTTAGTTTTGAGTCGGTAACGGCCTTGCATTGTGTTTCCGTCAGCATCTAAATAAGTGCCTTCATAAGGCCAACCTTCTATAATCTCTTCTGCACTTAGCCATCCGCCGGCACTGCACCATTCTACATTTTCGCAATCGTTATCCCAACCTGCCGGCATACCATTGTAGCCGATAGAAATAATTCTATCATCCTTAACAACAATAGCACCGACATGTAACCGCTTGGCATGACTAAGCTCTGCGAATGTTTCCGCAGTTTTCATGTACGCTTCTTTTAATTTACTCTTCATTCTTCTAATAAGTCTAGCTTGTCAGGTTTATCTTTCCATTCAGCATGATCTGGTAATGGGTCTTTCTTTTTAGTAATAACAGGCCACTTGACGCTTAGACGTTTATTAAGGTCAGTCCACATCACAACATTTACATTGACATCATTGTCAGCTACGATAGCATCGACCGGGCATTCTGGAACACATACTCCACAGTCGATGCATTCGTCTGGATTAATTACTAAAAAGTTTGGGCCTTCGTAAAAGCAGTCAACTGGGCATACTTCTACACAATCGGTATGCTTGCACTTGATACAGTTCTCAGTTACCAAATATGTCATAGATGCGACAATCTAATCAATGTTGCAGACAAGTTAATTTCCGGGTCAATAACCAAGGTATGATCAACCAGGCCTTGTTTAATAATTAAGATAGCTTTCTCTTGTTTAGCATCATCACCGAACAATGTGATGTTATCATACATCCAACGATATACTTCCTCCATCTCTTCTGGTCGAGCTTGACTACAAATTAGCTTACGTGCTTCGTTGATCTTGCCTAGCTTAAACAATTCTACCATGTCAATTTTGTAGTCCTGTTCACCAGTGTCGCCCTTTTCTGGACTATGCAGTAGCCCATCCAAGCTATTCATCTGCACCATGTTAATGCATTTACGCAAATCTGGATACGTTACTTTGACAACAGTATCTAAAACATCGGCATCGAATTTAATATCTTCCGAATCCAAAATATGTACTACACGAGCAAACATCTCTACTTGATCGATTTTCTCAATATGAAATCCTTGGCATCTGGAATGTAGGGCAGGGATGATACGATTAGGATAATTGCAAGTAAGTATGAAACGAGCGGTCGTGTGATATGTTTCCATGACTCCACGGAGGATAGCTTGTGCGTTAGGCGTAAGATAATCTGCTTCATCTAATAGTACTACCTTAAAATCTCCAAACGGAATCATCTGGACAAAGTTTGTAATTTTATCACGAATAGTCTCTGCACTGTTTTCTCGTGATGCGTTAATTTCCATAATGTCATATTCGTTAATTTCTAACTCATTAAACAATAATCTTGCCAGTGTTGTTTTGCCAATACCTGCATTGCCACTCAACAACAGATGCGGGATGGATCCATCTTTAATCCATCTCTCAACTTGCGCTTTTTGATGTGCATCTCTAAACACATAACCATCTACAGTCTTAGGACGGTATTTTTCTACCCATAGTTCTTTCATTCTTTTGCCTTATTAATAATTTGTTGTGTAATTGGACTAATTCTATTATCTATTAATGATAGATCATGCAATCTATCAGCACATTTTCGTACATCATCACTTAGTTGACCCTTACCAATAGCACTTTCTATAAGACGTGCAACATTATGCAATGTTATGACAGCGTCAACTAAATCAAGATTTCTCAAACCAATTCCTCAACGATGCCTAACACTTCTGCTAAAATTAAGCAAACGCCAGCCATTAGCAAGTTGCCTGTAATCAAACAGCCGCCCGCTACAATACGTACAGCACTCTTTACAATGCTGACATAAAAATGTCCCTTGCTAGTATCTTTAGGTTGAATTTCCACGTTTAAATAATCCTTTTATAAACTGTATTAGATTGTAAAATCTAAAATGATGAGTAGTCAGCATTGGAGTATGATGCGGACATCGCCCTTGCATGTAGTCGCAACTAGTTGAATAGGGCTTGTTACAAATATTGCAATTAATAGTATTCATGTCTATATTATACAGGTAAGAACAGGACTAGTCAATAGTCCTGTTAAGTTGGTTTACCAATTAGTTAATATTCGGAAGGAAGTTCGTCTGCTTGAAGCATTATTGATTTCACTTCGACCATTCGAACAGTAAGTTCTTTTCCATCTTCTTCAACTGTGATGCCTCTGGTCCATCGTCCATGTTCGACACATATCCAATCTCCAACTTTAACATCTTGTTGATCAGGACCAACGGCCCAGACCTTACCCCAACGAGGTTTGATACCATCGCTTTTGCCATCCTGACTACGTAGGATGATTCCGACTTTACTTACTTCATCAGAAAAGTTCATGTCTGAAACAAGGATGTTGTCCTTGAGAGGGATGATTTTACCTTTTACAACATTCATTATTCGCCTTTATTTGGTTTACCTTTAAAATACTCACTCATGATGTCTTCGCGTTTACGAATAATTTTGCCACCTGGACCAATTTCGTCTCCGCGAGCATTAACACGGGAATTTCCCACTGCTAATGTTAGCTCATTTTGAGCTCTAAGTTTTTCCATATCCACTTCTTTGCCGGATGCACTACGGTGGATAACTCTTTGTGATTCTTTCATTGCCATTTTAATCTCCTTGGATTATAACAGTACTTATCTTAGGAAGTCCTGCCAGTCTAAATTATATTTAATCGGGTCAATCTTATGAACACCTATAATATATAACACATAACTGGCAACACTTGACCCCCGACCAACACCCCAGAGTATGTTGTTTTCTCTGCTAAACTCTACAAAATATTTAAGCCATCTTAACAAGTCTATCATATTTCTTCGATCAAACTCTTTTAGCTCTTCTTCAGCTCTATTATATGATACAATGTCTGGACAGTTACATAACACCCAATTTTTGATATCAAGTGTTTTGTATTCTTCAGGCATGTTCCAATCTGACTGTAACGCTAAATCGTGTTCCTCTATACTAACATCAAAGTCGTTGGGGTACGGTTTTAAGAACAAAAATCCCAGTTGTTCTTCTAGTTGTCTTGTGTTGTTGTTTGAATTGACAAACATTTCCGGCGATAATGGTTGTCCATTATACAAGGCATCAAAAATGTCTTTTTCTTCAAAGATAGGATTACAGAATTTGTCAGATAGCATACAAGTATTTTAGTTTACTTGTATTAAATTGTCAAGATCTTTATTGCGTTTTTGTGATTGTTCTTGCCAAAGTTTGGCTTGACGAGCCTTGAGCTCTTCTTTATACATGTCAATGAACAGCGATATTTGATATTTGAGATCTGGACTGTTTGCGATCCAATACTTCTTACTAAGATCCTGAATTTTATTTTCTACTTCAGAATCTTTCAAACTACTCAAATTGTCAACTAACGGATTGATTACCATTATTCAAACACACCTACTAATTTTAAGTACACATCAGTACCGCCATTATATGTCCATGCTTCCACAATCTTGTCTTCAGTATCAGTTACTGTAATTTGTGGCGATGTGCTTGGAATAACAAATTCGCCACTAACAGTTTTGATAGCTCCGCCACCACCTGTCTCATTGCCGAATGTTACAGTACGATCAGCACCTAGACTCTTAAGGTGTAATTTAATTTTAGCATACAATCCACTCTCTGGCCAATTGCTAAATGTAATAGTTGCATCATTACTAAAACTAACAACTTGCAACGGGCCATTTGTGATATCAATTGGGGTAGTAGTACTAACACCTGCTATTGTAAAAACTGAACCATAAAATTCATTAAATTCTGCATTTCTAATGATGTTTGTGTTGAAATCGTTTTCAGCATTTAGTTTGGCTGTATTGGTTTGCAATGTAGATATTTCACTACCAGCAGTATCTAATGCTGATTTAATATTTGTGAAGTTGTCTCTAAATCCTTGGCTGTTATTATCCTGCCCAGCTATAGGGAAGGCGCCGTCGATATTGCTTGTTATAATTGCACTGGTCATGTTATAGTTACCTTGTCATCTTTAAATACTAGATATTTATCGTTGCCGTATCCGGTCACGGAATCTATTATATATCTATCTACGGTATAGTCTAAATTCTTAAAATCAAATCCGCTATACTTAATGTTTAGCATAATATCTGCACTTGTTCCAGGTTTACAGAAACAAATTGGAACTGCTAAAACAAATCCTAATTCTTGCTTACTTTCGTCCTGGACACTACGCATCCATAGGGGTAAGTAATTTCGTTCTCTCGCACCAGCAGTCAGAATCTTATTTCTCCAAATACTAATTGAACTTGGATATCTTGTACTATAATTTGGATCGCTAGCAAATAAGTTTGTTTGATCAACTGTTATTCTATTATCAGGTCTTGGTAAGAATGGTTCGTCCCTGTCGCTGGTTTTCCAAATAGCATTACTGGCATCTGTTGTAATAGTTTTAGGATCTAATGGACGTTTTAATGTTGCGTTCAAATACTTATTCCCAATTTCTAATGGGTCAAACATTTCCACATAAACAACTTCGTATACTACTGTGTTTGTTCCTGTAATCTTTGCCTTAGCAGATTTAATGTCACCAAATGTAAAACGTTTTCTCTTGTGGTTTAATCCCATAGCACTAACATATTGTGCGGCAGTTTTAGTTTCGATGCCGCCAAAGATAGTCATTCTTAAATCTCGTTGTATACCAAAGTTAGGATCATTTGGTCTATAGACACTTTCTGCTGGAAATACATTACTGTTATTAATGAAGTCGTTAAACAATGCTCGCTTGTTTTGATTCATAAATGTTCTAGCAACAATACTGCTATACAGTCTATCATTAGGTGTGTCTATATTTAAAGTAAACTCTCTACTAATGCTACTGTACTTAAATTGATCTTGCGCTTTAATTACGAATTTAAATGTTCTATCTACTGAAGTAGTTCCACCATCAAATGTTTGATTAGTATATACCCCATCAGAGAATGTTGTTATGCCTGGCTCATTTACAGTGCCATACTGATTAACTTTGCCTGTAATCTCACCGTCTAATTCTAAAGATAATCCTGACGGCAACGAACCTGACTCTAATGAATATACCAGTGTAGCACCTTCTATATTACTAGTTGCTAACACTCTAAGATTACTGATAAAATTTGCATCAATAGTGCCTAACAAACTATCAGTCTCCCAAGTCATTATACTATCAACATCGCCTAACGTCTTAATTGTAAACGTTCTTTTTGTGGCTGCAATAGTACCATCACTATCATATCTAGATGCTGTTATTGTAAAATGGTATGTTTCAGTAATGGTTGGTTGATATGGAACTACACCAAATAATTCTGAAGTAGCAATATCTAATTGTAATCCAGGCGGAAGTATACTAGCACTATTATCAGGATTTAACGAATCTAAATTATAAGTTATCGGGCCTAATTCAGGCGAGTCATAACAATCTAATACGATAGTCAAATAGTTATTAGCCCTGTGTGTACCAAGGTCCGTTGGTGTTAACCATATTGGGTTTCTTAAATATGTTCCGTCGACAGTGAATACACCATTGGCTGCTCTAGCAATAGTATTATCAGCACGTAAGAAATCGTCACCAACAACATATATTTTAAATTTTCTTTTACTAACAGTGTCGCTATCACTTACGGATACAATAAATTCATAGTTCCTGTTTAGTTTGCGAGGAGGCAACGACGGTATAAAATAATCATAAAATACGCTATCGTATATAAAGCTATCAAATCCGTTATCTGGTCTGTTACCAAAATCGTAGCCGGTCACATCATATAGGTCGTTGCTATAGTTCCCATTGCCAACTTCTGAATCAACGACAGTGTATGCTGGATCTATAAGACCAGTAATCTTACCATCATCGGTTAATGTTAGCCCTGGCGGTAATGTTCCGTCACCACTAGAGATAAAGTATTGTAGGGTTTGACCGGTTGCAGTGTCGTTATCAGATACACTGATTTGAAAATCTACAAAACTTGAGTCTAAAATAAAATATGTGTTATTTGGGCCTACTGGTAACGACCCCTCAGTAGTCGCAAATACAGGAACATCTGCACCTTCGATGGTTAATTTAAATGTTCTATCTGCTATCTCGCCGTTATAGGATGCTCTAATACAGAATGTAAATTCAGTAACTCTCGGAACTTCAAAAGGCGTTCCTACAATGTGATCACCAGCCAATCTAAGTCCCGCAGGCAGTGATCCACTAATAATTTTAAATGTTGCTGATGATGAATCGGGTACTATAGAATCATATGTTACAGGCAATCCAAGATCTACAATAGATCCTTCTTGTATTGTACCAAATGTGTACCCGGATTTTTTAGTCCAAATGTTTAACATGCTTCGCCCTTGATATAATATTTATCAAGGACTAAGTTATTAATTTAGGTCATCCCAAGTTGCGCCATTGTAGCCCGAAAACTTGCTAGTTCCAGTAAGGAAAACCATCATTCCAGCCTCTGGGCTAATGCTTAGACCGGTAAAATATGCATCTCGAGCAGTTGCATCAGCATAAGATGCGAGTTTAAACGGCACTAAACTTGATACTTTAGATCCAGTAAGTTCTAATTTAGTACCAACAGTTCCAGCAGAGTTGGAGACAAATAGATCTAATTTTCCAGGAATAATATTTGATCCAACAGTGCCAATAACGCTTGCTAAGATTCCTGAACTAGCACGATAAGCAACACCATCATACCCAGAGAATACAAGTTGTTGTATCTGGTCGCCTGTCTGAACAATTTGTTGGGATAATATGTTACCCCTGCTTCTAGCAAAAGAAACGCCACCGGTCAACACAGCAGTTGAATGTGATTCTAATATGTTAAGCGGCAATGATGTAGGAGACGAGGCAGCTACTAAAATAGTACCGCTACCACTTGCACCGCCTTGCCCTGCACTATAAATTGTTAAGCCAGTACTGTTTACGTTACCGACAACATCTAAAATACCTGACCCGTTTGGGTTAATTAAAATACTTTCATTACTGTTTAAAGTTGTAATGTTATTTTGAAAAACTCTAATTGACCCAGTGTTTAACTCACCATTTACTATTCCTGAAACATCGCCGACCAAGTCTCCAGTAAATATTGTACTAGTAACTCCAGCTAATCCAGATAATACTGTAGTCGAGTCACCAAGTGCAAGAACATCTGATCCAATAGTTATCGAACTATTAGCTAACATTGTATTAGTTACCGAGCCAACGTCAGTAGTATAAACACCGTTAGTTACTGTGGCTGCACTGCCTGAAATATTTCCAGATATCTTACTGCCTGCTAGACTAGTGATCCAGCTAGGGTCGTTATATGAAGCACTGGTATAAACACCGTTTGTTACTGATCCAGCATTGCCGCTTACGTTGCCAGTTACTGATCCTGTTAAGTTGCCAGTGATTGTTCCACTAACATCTAATGCCCCAGTAATAACAACTTTGCCAGTACCTGACGGATCAATGTTGATGTTTTCGTTACTGTTAAGTCCTAGTATATTATTTTGTGTTAATCTAATAGACCCGTTATTAATCTCATCAAATTGTGCTGCCGCGTTAATTGTTATGGCGTTCGTGCCACTGTTTGTGGTGATAGTTATATTATCACCGGCAATTAATGTTAGTAGTTCATTTGCTCCTGTTGAGTAAACAGTATCCTGTCCCCCAACTGCAACTGATCCAAAATATCCGGCACTGTTACCGCCAGTAGTAATTCCATCTCCGATGAATAATTTTTTACTATCAGTTGTATATAATAACTCGCCCTGTGCCGGAACAGGGGTAGCTACACCATTCATTAACGATCTTTCGTTATTGGTACCGCGTCTAATTTGTAATGCCATTATCTTCCCCTAATCCTTAAATGAAGTTTCCAAAATCAACGCCAAACATTGGGCTAGTAAATGATCCATAATCAATATTACCCAATGATGCCGCTAACTCTCTTATGTCTATGCCGTATACTGTTGCTTGTATGTCACCAGTACCAACAATGTTATGTCCGTTTAAATCCAAGTCCCCACCTAATTTAGGACTAGTTTCATCTTCTAAATTGCCCACGCCACCAATAGTAATAGCGTTTCCATCAGAAGTTAATGTAATGTTGTCACCTGCAACAAGGGATCTAAACTCAAATATAGTGCCAATTTTTTGTTTAAAAACCTGTTCGCCAGTGCCCAAGTTTGCCCCAGCAGTAACATCCCTGTTATCGAGCAGGCCAAAATTATTGTTTACTTTTTCAAATGCTGTGCGGAGATCGTCTCCAGTCCCGTCATTTGAGTAATTACCAATGTTAATTGTTTCTATGGTCATAATTGTCTCTTTTAGTATTTACCTTAAACCGTTGTTGGTAATTCTACAGCATATATTCTAATATTTAAATCGTTGTTTATATTAGTTTGTGTTGTTGTAGCTGTGATTTCTACCAAGTTTGATATATTGTTTCGACGTACTGCAATAGTAGCTAGGGCAGATGGACTTGTGTAAGTCACCCCGTATACTGATATATCTGGTTCAAGGGTGTTATTTTGACAAGCTATCATTGCTTCGCAAGTTTGCACATGTCTTAACCCAGTTGGATCACTATCATGATTACTTTCTATTAATATCGTTGCTTTGACTCCAGCTATACTTGTGTTAGAAAGGGTGTAAATAGTCCCGTCAATAGTGCCTACTGGTAATGTAATACTAGAAGCAGTTGTAATCACTTGGTTGATAGTTACCTGACTAGTGTCAACAACTCCGACAATTTTACCACCAACTCCGTCAACGAGCATAGTACTGTCATCAGCAAATACACTACCAATGATATCAGTACTAATAATAGTACCATCAGTATTGTTGCTTAATAGATTATAGACTTCGGTAAAGTTATTGTTTACCTTTGTAAATGCCGTACGTAACGGATCGCCGTCACCTTTATCAGCTATCCCAATATTAATTATTTGTTGTGTCATTATAGTCTCCCTACTGCAACTTCAATTATCCCTTTATTAGGATCTAACTTATCAGCAACTGCCTTACCAATAATTGTGCCTATTTGTGGATTCATTGCCTTACAAGCATATCCTGGAATAGCCGATGTAGTAATTAAATCACCTTTCTTAATAACACCCAGTACTTTAATTGGAACACGCCCTTGTAGAGCAACACATGCTCTTAAGCCCTGTAGTTCTTTGTTCATAATATATGCTGGATTTGTTGTAACAACACCAGCAACTCTACTGTCATTAGCTAATGTACTTTCTGTTACTTCAGCAGTGCCGCCAAATATTAACACTGTACCTGGTTCATATTCTCGATCGGCACTATAATATTCTGCCAAGTCAGCGTATGTGGCTTGAAGCTGACCATCTAAGTGCCAATCACCTTGAATATCGCCACGTGTCGCAGCCGCACCAGTAGTGATATTATCAACCTTAATTTGACCTAATAGTGCATCAATAATACCAGTTGCTTGCAATGATAATTTACTTGCACCTTGTAGTACCCATGCACCAGTTAACTTACCTGCACCAGCTTCACTTCCAGTTGTTATATCGGTAATAGTGGCAGTGCCTGTTAACGTAGTTGTACCGCCAACGGTCAATTTACCTGTCAGAGCATTAGTGCCAATTCCTGTGGTACTTATGACACCAGAGGCACTTATATCACTAGAACCAGTAATTGTACTATCTACCGTTAAATTATTTTTAACGTTAGTAGTACCAGTAGAATCAGTTCCAGTAGCTGTCATGAAAGCAAATGGTGCTCCACTCGCTCGTGGGCTATAGAGTTCAACGTGAGTACTTGCAGTATCAATTATCTTATAGCCATCGACCTTAAGTTGCTTGACGTCGATCTCACCAGCTGAGCCAGTTTTTACAATACTGTCATTACCGCCGTTAGTTGTAATTGAGCTAATTGTATATGTGTTTACATTGTTTGGCGAAGTGCCTGTAACAGCACTAACTGTTACTAGACCTACAGTATTAAATGCAGTTCTCAACCCTTCTTCAACTATTGTTTGACTAGAAATTTGTCTTGGATATGTCGCACTGCCTGTAAAGTTGCCAAGTATTGACTTGTTATCTATGTTGGCCAGTTCTGTTTGTGCAACACCGCCATCTTTAATACCTACCCATCCGTTCGTAACTTCAAAGTTAGCACTGTCAAAACTTGCAATACCACTACCTGCTTGGATAGTATCTAATAAAATAGCAGTACCTGATCCTGATCCTACACCAGTTGCTTGGAATATAACTCCAACTGTATTTGCACTTGCACCAATTGCTGTGAATGATGTATTACCTAATGCTGAAATTCTATATCGTTTGCCTATAACAAATGATCCGCCGGATACACTTGTAGCAGTTGGAGTAGTTGAACTAGTAGTTGCCAAAGTCAATGCTAGTTTGCTTTGTGCAATTGCCGCATCTGACTTAACATCCAAGTTAATAATAGTGTCAGGGTTGATTTGATAATCAACTTGCGCGGCACTAAGTCCTAAGACCGTTGCACCGATAGCATGTGTCGACGCTGTGCCGCCATATAGTTTACCACCATTAATTGGCGTCAGTACTGACAGTCTTGTTACTGTGTCGAATCGTTCAATGCCGCCCCCAGTTGTGACTGCGGCGTATTGGAATATTTCAGTACCAACCTGTATGTAACCAGATGTTGGGAATCCTGCGGCACTAGTAACAACGATTCCCGAATTAACAGATAGTTGTGTTGTTCCAGAAATCGCTGTAGTCAGTGTAGTTCTATTTGCGCTGGACAGTGTAGCACTTAGATCACCGCCAACAGTCGCTGTAACTGAATGTGTTGAATTACCTGCAAATGCTAGTATATCTGCTTGTGCTGGAGTGAACAACGCTACGTCGTTCATCTTATTCAATCTATCAATATTTGCAACAGCACTATCCACATACGTTTTATTTGTGGCATCGTTGTTGGCAATCGGAGTAGCTACGTTTGTTAGTTTAAAACCGCCAATGTTTAAGTCAGCAGTTGCTGGTAAAATACCTGCACGATCCATAAAGCCTGGACCAACAGGAGTTAACCCTAAACTTGCTAACGGTACATTTGTCTTGTTTAGACCTAATCTACGATCAATATACACGCCAACAGCATTTTCTGTTGGAACTGTATCATCGGCCATGTCAATAAATTCGTTGTCATCAGAGAACTCTCTAACTTCTCGACCTGTCTTAAATCCCAAGCCATCCAAGTTAGTAAGTGCGATACTTGCTGAGAAACTTACACGTCCAGTACCTTGGTCAACTGTGAAGAATCTACCTACACGGAAGAAACCGTTTTGATCTGTTGAGATCCAGAATACACGACCTTGTGTTCTTTCGTCAATTTCTTGACTTGTTACTGGAGTACCGCCACGACCATAAATCTTACTTGGGAAGTTAGTTTGGTTATAGCCGCCTGTGCCCACGTCTAAGAAGTCGTGACCAGTAGCACGACATGTACTAATGTTAACTAGAATTTCTGCATTTTCTTCAGACATTAAACCTGCTCTTAAAGAGAAAGAGGAATCTGATAAGTTAATGTTTGTTACCGCAGCCACACTAGTTTGCAAACCAGTTAGCACTGGTACAGCATTTTTATTGATATATGTGTCAAACGTTATATAACCATAGGCAGCACTCACGCCCATGTCATAATAGTTCCTTACGGTGTGTACTTTACCACTCCAACCAAATTGCATTTGGCCACCATCTGCTAATAATCTATTAACTTCTGATGTGGTTATACGTGAAATAGCAATTCTTCTATCGCCAATCTTTGATCCTAGACTTGCTCTTGCACCGCTATATTTGAAATATACATTTCCAGTTACTATTTTTTGTGCTTCATCACTGCCAGTATTGCTATATGTGAATGTACTTGTTCCCGTTACTGTAACAGTTTTGGCAGTCCCGTCATATGTATTATCACTAACGTCAACATCAACGAGGTTGCCAGTGACCAAATCGTGTGGTCTAGCAGTTGTTATAGTAACAGTATTGCCAGATCGTGCCACATAAGTTACTGGCATTGAGTCTAACTTTGATGACACTAAAACACTTGCAATACCAACAGCTACTTTACTTCCTTCTGCAACTAATGTGCCAGTTGCATATGAGAACGAACTGGTAGTAGGCGTTGCAGTCACTAATACTGCATCAGAATCATAAAGTGGGTCGCTACTACATTGTACAGTTACACGTTCACCCACCTGTAGACCATGTACCGCATCTAGCACTACTGTTGCAACCCCACCAACAGTTCTACTAACTGTTGAAATATCTGCATCAATTATGCTAAACTGTTTGACCTGCATTGAAATATATCTGTAGCTTTGGTCAATTTGAATAATGGATTCTTTATTGGGAGTTACGAATCCAGTTGCAGGGGTTGTCGACACAGTCGACCCATTGTTTGTATATTGGAAAGTGTAATCGTCAACAACAGTTACAGTAGCCTGCGTATTATTAAATGATACATCAGACACATCAATTTCTGCATACTTGTTGGTTTGTAATCCATGAGGATCTGTTGTAACAACAGTAGCAATATTTGAACCATTTCTTGCTACGGTTGAAACTGCAATTCTTCCACCCTGTTGCATGGCATTACCAACAGAGTCGGCTGAACTATATCCAATAGCTCTATAAACTGCTGGAGCAGTTACACTAGGATCACCAGTGAACGTCATAGCAGTACTTGGTCTAATTGGATTAGTTTCTGTTATGTTGTAGAATCTAAATGACTGTAATGCACGGAGAGTAATTAAATCGTTATGTGTTAAGTTTGCAGCCAAACCAGTTGCAGTTGTGTCACTATTGTTGGCACCTAAGTACACACGAATTAATGTATTTGCGGCAAGTGGTGGACTTTCTAAATCACTTACGTCCTCTGCACGACTAATTTCGTATCTATAAATTCCTACAGTTGCACCATGATTAATTTCAAGTTCAGTAATATTTTGTGGAATATAAGAACAATTATATAATACTAACGATGTGTCATTAGTTTCAGCTGTGCTGGCAAACACCCCGGCTTTATATACCTGAGCAATTTGAACCATGTTGTCTGCAAGTGTAATTGAATCTGGAACTTCTAACGGGTCACCACCTTCAGCAACAAGACCATAAACGCCGTGTGCTGTTGAACCGTTTAATGAACGAATTTGTCCGCCATTCTTTGCATAAAACGCCGCATGGCAATAGTAACTGAATACAGATACTGTTTCAATTAGACCTTTGTTTGTAGCAATAAGTCCGTAGCCTAAGTCGTTTATTTGTGTGAAGTCATTTGACAACATACTAGTATTACCAGCACCAATAATTGTTATAGTGTATGGTAAACTAGTCAATACAGAAATTGGAACCGGTGTCGATTGTGAAAGCAATAAGTTGTAAATGGCATATTGCCTTGTTGGAGCCGAAGTTGTACCATTTACAATTATTTCAGTCAACGTGTCTGTGATAAGAGTTTCGATTCTTGATAGTGAGCCGCTTTCGCCTGGATCTACTAAATTTGTTACTTGTGCATAGTCACTTTGTAATGGTGTCACTGTAGCATTTGTGACAATATCTAATGCTATTGTTTGGATATAATCAAATGCATCTAAGTAAATGCTTTTTAATGTAGGCGAAAGTTGAAATTCTCTACCTACGTAATACATTAGTGCAGTCTCTAGCATCTCACTGTTACCAGTATACAATAGATCGTGTACTAACGCATCAACAATATAACCAGTATCTCTAGTAGTCGTAGAAACTTTGTAATTTAATGTTGGATTATCTTGTTCTATTTTTGCAATAACTTGCGCTTTGATAAAATTCTTATTTTGTTTTAATAATGCAGCCGCATATTTGTAACCACTGCCATCAGCATGTACAGTATCAATTCTAAATCTATTTTCATTTATTTGGAAGAATGCAGGAGCTAGAGGTTTTCTATCTACGTTTGTAACAATAAGATTATATGCATCTGTTTTTGTAATAACACTGGCAGTTAAGTTGCCAGAAAAGCCGTCAACAAATTGTCCGCCTCTAAATGCTTGTTTGTTAACTGATTGTGAGAAACTAGAACTTTGTTGGCAATATGGACTCTTACTTAATACTTGACCAATTGGATCAAGCACCATCATAAAGCCTCCATGACCTTGCACACATATTTGTCTAACAATGACACTATCGTTACACAGGAACACATCCATGTCTTTATTATTCTTTGGAGGGTTGTATATACTTGCAGGATCGGTCTTGTTAATAATTGCTTTAATGGCCGTTATTTGTTCAGAAATTCGAGTATCAGAACCAGTTTCGCCTGCTGGCAGATTTGTTACCTGCGCTACAATACCACGCTTTGGACTAATAGATGAATTGTCAATAATTTGTTGAGCTAAGGTATTAACGTATTGAATACCTGCAAGTGTTTCAGTTAATTGTTCTGTGATAGCAACTAATGAATTACCTTGTGAAGTTAACCCTCTAAAGTAAGACTCACCAGAATTTAATACTCCGTCTATTAACCCAGTTTCTAAATCACCAGACATGTTGTCAACAATGTAACCAACATCACGAGCACACAGAGCTTGATTATAACTTAGTAATGGGTATGTAAAGTTAATATATCTAACAACTTCATCTTTAATTAATTCTTTGTTAGCACGTAATAAAGCAGCCGCATTAGGATATGTTATCGTTGTATCTAAAATTAATGTGTTTACGGGTTTATTTGGATTTTGTAAGTAATGTTTACCGTAAGTTACTGTTTGATAGATGCTCCAATCGCCACTGCCCACACTGGTTAGTGCAGAGAATGGATCATGCATTGTAACTGAGAATGTTGATCCGCCACTTACAGCAGAAATAACACCTTCGGCCTTAGGCAATCCGGCACCTTGGTTAGCAACAATGTATGCTCCCACCCATGCTGAATTAGTAACGCCTGAGCCCAATGTTATAGTAATATCACCGTTAAGTTGGCTAGGTGTTATTGTCGTTGCTTCAGCCAAGTCCTGACCAGTATAGTTAGTAGTTCTCAACCCATCAAAAATTTTGTCTCTGTTAAACGCAATAGTGGCCCATTTAGATTTTGAAACACGGTCTTTAGGACGAACAATAGTCCTACGCATTTCATCACCGATGATAGCAGTATTCGCTGGTAAGCGAATCGGCAAATCTTCATAGTAGATGCCACTTTCAATGTTAATAGTGATGTTTAAATCTTTTACTGATTCACCAAATTTTAAATTTTCACCTAACTGGAAAGAGCCAGATAGTACATCGACATCTATGTAGTCCTCTCCAGTAGCAGACCCACCGTCTGCTCCGTAGTAATAAACAATATTTCCTTTGGCGTTTGATGCAGAACCTTGTAATAGTTTTCCAGGAATTATATCTGTATTGTTTGGATTTCCTTGATCAACTTCATTGCCTGCATTGTTACTAAAATATATTCTAGTATATCCACTTGGAGCTGTAGTAATTTGTGTAACCTCTGAAAGATTAACACCGTTAGCATAAGCAATTACCTGTTGGTATGGTCCTGGTTCTGGCTCTGCATCTTGGATTAACGATTCAGCATAATCGCAGGCAGCACTTATTGTTTTGAAAGCATATGCTAACGCACGACCTTCTTTGCCAGGCGGCGTATTTGTTTGTGCATCATCGCCTGTTGTTGCAACAAACAAGTTAATACTACTTGCAAAACTTGAGTTGTCAACATAATATTTTGTTGCGGCTTGCAAATCATCTGCACCGTTTGGTGTGCCTGACCCTGCTAGAGCACCTGGGTGATCATATAATGTTAATGCTCCAGTCATTGTGTCGCCTTGTCGACGAACAATAGACTTTCTAGGCATAGCCTCATTGCTTAACCAAAAACCTTCTAACTCAGTATCATAGAATGCATCTGTTATTGAATGTACATCAGTTGCAGTTATGCTAGTTGATGATACTGTTTGCGAATTAGAAACAATATATGTTCCTGTGCTACCTAATGCACCACCAACAGCAGTACTTGTAAGTTGTTGAACGATAGTTGTGCCAGATGTAACTCCGCTACCCGATAGTACTTGACCTAGTTCAAGTGTGCCAGATGCAACAGCAGTAACGGTTAATGTTGTGCCACCGATAGATCCAGTTACTTGAGTAGCAAGCGGGGCACTGACTGAAATTCTGTTTGTGCCTTCTCTTGCATCATTGAATGTTGGATGGAAACTTAATTGTGCAGAGTTTACATACTTGAAGTAATAAACCGGACGTGCTGTTCCTGATCCGCTACCCGATGTTGATGCTTCAAATTTTGTTCCAGGTACTGAGCTGGTTGCGCCGATAGCTTCCCAGTCTGTGTTACCTGTTGTTTCAATAATGTATGTTCGCCCAGCAATCAATGCAGATGGCGCAACGCTCATATAGATATTTGATGCATTTAGTCCAGTAGTATTGTAGGTAAATGCAATACCATCAACGCCGCTATCGTAACTATGCCCTGGAATACTGGCATTTCCATCAGAGAATGAGTCGATAGTTTTTGTATATTCAGCGGCACTTTCTGGCTCATCTCGTAAACGAATTTGTCCAGCACTTGAACCACCTGTTTGTTGAATGTATCTACGATCAGCGTATCCTTTATTAATAGCAAGATCATCGATAGTTACTGTAGTTCCGCCTGGACCGTGTACTGCATTAAACTGATTAACTGCCAGTGCGCTTGGTTCTGAAATTTTACCAATTGTAAATCCGTTTGCATTCAAAGGATTAGATAAACTTGGAACTAAGTCGTAGCCAACTGATCCGCCTGTGGCAGAAATTGTTAATCTTGATGGGTCAGTAGTGTCAATAGTAATACCACTGCCTTCAACTAATTCCCTAGCTAAGATGTTTTCGCCAGTCTCATCCGAAGTTAGTACACTATTTGAGCCGTAATCTACAGGAGTATCACTTAGGTCTTTGAACTTAATAGTTCCTTCAGACCCAAATATTGCGTACAATTCGTTAAAATTAGCATTAACTTTTCTAAACGATTCGCGGATACTATCGCCAGTACCGTCATTACCTTGTACACCAATATCAATTGTTTGTTTTGTCATTTTTCTTATACTCCGAAGCTGGAACCGCAACCGCATGTCGACGATGCGTTGGGATTGTTAATTGTAAAAGAAGCACCCATAAGTTCTTCTTTATAATCTATTTCTGCGCCTGTTAGGTACTGCATACTCATGCTGTCTACTAACACCTTGTATTCATCTAATGGAATCTCGAAATCATCTTCATTGATTTCATCGTCCAGTGTAAATCCGTAACTAAATCCACTACACCCGCCGCCCTGTACAAAGGTACGCAGTGATATTTTTGGATTGTTTTCTTCAAGGAGAATGTCCTTGATTTTTCTTTTTGCTGATTCAGAGATTGTTATCATATTGATATTTATCGATACCGTTTTATAATCTTAATGTAAATAGTAATATGTACATTGGAACTGAATTTAGACTCAATCATTATGTAAGAACCAGCAATGCTGGCAAGGTTCATACTTATAGCCGCAAAAAAACAGTTGTGGTTTTTAGGTGTGACTGCTGCCAGGGAGTGTTTAATCGAGACAAAGGGAAAATGGATCCCAAGAGATTAAGCAATAATTTTTACCACGTATGTGGTAATTGCGATGCTAAAAAGTTTGCCCAAGAAAAGGGTGTCGAAGCACGTAGGGTTTGGGATATGCCAGTAAGTAGTCTGAAGACCATAGGACAACTATAAATAACTCACAAGGAGGAATCCCACATGTTAGGATTTATTAAAAAGTTATTTGGTGGTAAAACAGAAACTCAGGTCGCTGAGGTACCATACAAAGTTGAAGTAGCAGAACCCGCACCTGCACCAGTAGTCGAGCCAGTTGCTCAAGCAGTAGTCGAGGTTGTTGCTAAGCCTGCCCCTAAAAAGGCTCCAGCTAAAGCGCCAGCTAAGAAGCCAGCAGGAGCTAAACCAAAGGGTCCACGCAAACCACGTGCCCCTAGGCAACCTAAGTAATTACTTGGTTGTGATGTATTTGTGAAAGTTAAATGAGGCTAGATTTTTAGCCTTACTTTCACACATTATATCAAATTGGTCCCAGAATGTTGAGGCCCATTCATTAACTTCTTTATTCCAATAGAAGTTTGAGTGGGCTCTCATTTTTTGTTTCTTGTAACCACTGGCTAACAATTTAGCATGATCTGGACGAGTATTGGTACAGTGATTAATCAAATAGTCTTCACGACTAACTGAGTAGTGCATAGTTGGTCTTAGACCACGCCAAGATTCAACGACACGTAGTACCCTCGGGTCTGTAGGATCAATGTATTCACCTTCTCGAATCCAGTGATGATGTATATCCATAACAATGGGCAGGATATCAGTTAGTTCTAAGCAGTCCCCCAATCCCCACGAGTTTTCTTCGTTTTCGATTGTGATGCAGTTTCTTGCTTCGGGGGTAAGTTTTTTGTAGGCAGCTCGAATACCTTGGGGACCGGCTCGACCCGAGATGTGGACGTTGATTTTAAAGTCCTGAAATTGTTTACCGTAGCCCATGTACCTGACCATATCTGCATGATACTCAAACTCCTCTATTGATCGTTGAACAATATTTTGATCAACACTTGCAAGAACAGTAAACTGACCAGGATGCATAGAAAGACGGGTACCGCTTTTACGAGCACTATCACCAATAGGGCTAAAATTGCGCTCAAGATACTGAACAACGTCAGGCTTACGCCAAAAATAACTCCAACTACGCTCGGTATAAGCAGGAAGAATGTCGCTACTAAGGCGAACCATCCTAAGATTTTCATGTTGCTCCCCTACTCGGTCAACTAACTTTTTTGTGGCTGTAATATTGCCTACCATTATGTCCCACAGCTTTTGCTCTGCGACATCCTTGGTCTGTCTATTTAACCAGGATATGGTAGTTCCCCCTGTGTTAAATTGTTTAGCATCGTCCTTAGGACTAATACCATCAACTTGATCTGGGCGATCAATCCATTTACATGCGAAGCCTATACGTTTTTTCATATTCATATTATACTACACTAGTTGATTAATGTCAATATATACTTGTATGATTTTTGATTTTTATGGCAACTTTGGTGCTCTAAATAGTCCCCCAATTTTTGAAGCATTTGAAATTGGATTAAAGAAGCACGGGCATGAAGTAAGACACCATTCCGGCGATGGTGACGTAGCAGTGATTTGGAGTGTACTTTGGTATGGAAGGATGGCGTCAAATTATCCAATTTGGCAAAAATATCGTAACCAAAATAAACCTGTTATTGTTTTAGAAGTTGGAGCACTGAAAAGAGACGTTACTTGGAAGATCGGTATTAACGGAATCAACATGGGATCTTACTTTGTCAATAACAATATGGACAGTAGTAGGATAAACAGTTTTGGATTAACATTAGATGACTGGAAAACAGGTTCTAATATTATTATTTGTAGTCAGCATGACCGCAGCCAGCAATGGCAGGGAAATAAATCCTTAGATCAATGGGTAACTGACACTGTCAATGAATTGAAAAAACACACAGACAAACCAATTAAGTTACGCCCGCATCCAAGATGTCCAGTTCGAGGCATTTCAAATATCAAAATTGACACTACTACACCGTTTGCAACTGATTTAGCAACTGCATGGGCAGTAGTCAACTGGAATTCTAATCCCGGAATCGAATCAATAATCCACGGCGTACCTTCTTTTGTCGGTCCTACCAGTCTAGCCAGTCCCGTAGCCAATTTGCAGTTATCGCAAATAGCAAATCCAAATAAGCCTGACAGACAACAATGGTTTAACAACCTTGCTTGGACAGAGTGGACAGTGGATGAAATGACTAAAGGTATTCCTCAGGAATACATTATCGCCAGTTTTTAACTATAACTGGATCTTCAATAGTGTGAACATGTGGGTATCCATGAAATGCAATGATTGATGTGCTATCATGTATCGCTGGGTCTCTAATAGTTTTAAATTTACTTTGCGGACCTAAGGTGGTAAGCTCGTCCCTACTACGAATTTCCCACTTGTAGCTACGTATCCATTCGTCAGGGAAGAATTTGATTTTGTCTCTGCACAATGACCATATCCAGTCTTGATCACCGTGATATTTTCTAGCAACATTTGGATCTGTTTCAAACCTATCCCAAATTTCAGAAAACTTTCCTGCTGGCCACTTGAGTACAGCACTACCTAACTTTTGATAATCTGGTCTAAAGACACGTCCAACATCTCGTAGGCCTACAAATTCTTCAGGAAGGTAATCCATATAATGATCAATACCTTTTACAATGACCATGTCTAGGTCAATATAAAAATTAGTATCACCTTCTGGAAAATGATCTGCTTTAAATATGTAAGGCTTCCACCACCAACCTTGTATATTGTTGTGTGGTAGTAGTCTTACTTCTATTCCAGGATTTAAATCTTTAGGGTCATCTGTAAAGCATACAAATCTATGAGGCATCCTGAGATGCCTCTGAATCATATTATATAGATTATTAGCATAGGCAGTACTATACTTTGTACCGTGCTTTAAACAAATGACGTTTAACATTAACCTTCGTAGACTGCACTGTTGCCAGCATGTTCAAATACTTCAACTGAACGAAGTTTAACTCCGGCACCGACTGGATAACGTGCTTCAAAAAGGCGACCGTCTGGATGCGTCCAACTTGTGCCTGCTTGGTATGCTATCAAGATTTCGTTCATTGTCTTATAAGCTAATTCGGCAAACTTTTCGCAACCAACTGCTTCTACTAGACGCAAATCTAGTACACCACCTTCTGCTTGTTTACCTAACTTGGCAAGTTCTTTAAACTTTGGAAGATGCGGATCGTCCAATGCCATAACAGTGGTGTGGTCAAACTGCCACTCACTCCACTCTTTAAATGCCTTAAGTCCACCAAAGTCCATAACCCAGTTGCGGTCATCCAATGTTTCTGATTCGAAAATTAATTTGATACCAATTGAGTATCCGTGTAGTAATGAGCAGTGACTATGTGTACTTCTCCACTGTCTAAAACAGCATGAAAGGCCGCGGTCGTTACCGTATGTTTTTGTTGAAAGATATTTTGCCATTGTTGTTTTCCTTGTTAACAATGACACGCAGAGTTTATATTGCGGGATGAGCGTCTAAGTCCGCATATAGTAATTATACACGAATTACATCTAAAGTCAAATTTCTGATATTCATCCACTCAACTGGATTTACCCAATCGTCGTTGTGCCAATGTGTAAATTCTATATCAGGGAAGCTGTCAAAAATTTTCTTTAAATGGTATATCCAATAACTATGATTTACTGGCTTATCTGTGGCCTTGCCATAGTTTTGTGTGTCTTTATAAATGTTGTTTAACTGTTTTGATGCGCTGTACATATCAAAGCCTAATAGATTAACTTGTTTAGGCTTCATATAACATGCAACTAATATGGCAAATGGTCCAGTATTCCAGTGCCAAGGATCATCAATTCTATCAGTACCAATATAAGGCAATGGCGGCACAACAGAAACATTAGGATATTGTGTATAATGATTGACCCAGTCGGGTCTTGTATACACAGGAACGTTTTTATAAAGCGGGTTTGCTACGATTTCGTTGACCATGCGTCGGTCTACTGCTACAATTTGATTGCATACAAATTCTCTATGTATGGCATTGCAACCAATTGTATATCCTAACGATTTTAGTTCGTAAGATTTACGACTTTCGCCATTACCTACGACCCAAATTTCACTGGGACTGTATTTGTCCAAATGGCATCCATTCACCGGGTGTTCCTTCTCTTACGCAAATCCAGCCCACATAGTCGGTTGCTTTAGGTTGAGTGTTCCAACAAATGTCGCCTACACTAAATCTTCCTACTGTTGGCCTTGCATCGCTTTTAACAAATCGTTTATTGTTAAGACTAACTGGACCGTTTACAGTAAGTGCCATATTTTCTTCAGGACTGTTCGCACCAACAGAAACTTGACCATAGATTGAAACTTTTCTGTTTATATTTTGTTTGTTGCCTAGCTCAATAGAACCTTTACTGTCTACTTTAAACTCTTGTTCGTTATCACAAATAATATTAAAGTCGCTGTTTACTTTAAATCCATTGTTAGTGATAGTAAAGTCGTTGCCGCCAGCGAACTGTATTCCATGCTGTGATAATGTAATGGCGTTATCAGTACCAACGGTCACGATGCCATAGAAGTTGCTATCGTTATTAACTTCTAATGAATTTAAGCGACCTAATCTAGTTAAACTACTTTCAGTTACTGACTCGCCTAAACTATTTTTACTCAACACCATTGCATTATCAATGGCATAATATTTTTCATTTGACAGATCAATCGTTTCTGTGCTCCAGATACGATCTGGTGAACTCATGTACGTAAACTGTTTGGTGTCATTATTATGGTACCAAACAATACCAGTGCCATAAATGGTATTTCCGTTCTTAGCAACAAACGATAAAGGACTAGAACTTTCATTTGCTGTGACTAAACTGTCGACTTCTAATTTACCGTGGATCCTAACTACTGCATTTTTATATTTTGCATGGCCAATATCGATCTCGCCTGTATTCTTTAACGTAATTCTAGCAGTATTGTCCGTGCCTAATTCTAAATTTGAATTATTATAAGTACCAATGTAAGCATAGTCGTTTTTATAACTGCCCAATACAATATCAACGTTGTTTTCATGAATACCAATAGCACCATTTGGGCTATCTGTATTAATACCAAATCTATTGTGTACATGGTTAAAAAATGCAAATTCTGCAAACTCAACCGCACCCGTAACATTCAATGATTTTAAGTTACCAACTGTTTGTAATCCGCTATGCACAATTCCATCACCGAGACTTGTACTAGTAATAACTGGCACGCCATCAATACTGTATACTTTTTCTCTAGCTAGATCCAAGTCCATTGTACTCCACATCTTATTGCCTTCTTTAAAGACAAATTGACGTGTTGCATGTCCATCTGTGAATCTAAATCCCCTGCCATCCAATTCTTTTTCTGTATTAGCGGAGAAGGAAACTGGATCTTTAACCCCGCCGGCTTCATCACAAATGATGTGTTTTACATTGATTGTGTCGGCAGTAATTGCACCTTTGATATTGACATCTCTATCTATAGTTACCGTGTCGTTGAATTTAGTAGTTCCGACAACTTCTAAGCTACCGGCGTGAGTTAATGCACCTTCGGTGAATTTTACACGTAGTTTATCAATAACTAGTTTGTCGTCTACGATTGAAAGCAGTTGATTCATGGGATATCTCTCTTATTCAGTATTTAGCTAGAATCTGTTTTACGATAAATACTTCAAAAGAGAGAGTTCAGTATGCCAGTAGCAACAGCAGATGCGTTTAGACGCATAACAGTTCAACCAGATGATGTGACCATAGTAGCAGAACAAGTGGGTGATACTCTCACACTTGTTGCTGGCACAGGTATTAGTCTAGTTGCAAATCCGACTAGTGATCAAATTACGATCGTTAATACAACTATCGCCCCGGCTAGTACTGCTAATTGGGATACTGCTTACAGTTGGGGCAATCATGCAACTGCCGGGTATTTGAAGACAGCGCCAGAATATAAATTTAATGTTGCTGCCGACGATTCTACACAGAGGATTATAAACAGCGGCGAAACGATTAAATTTATAGGCGCCTCAAACATAGCAACATCTACAGATAGTGAGGGCAATGTTACTATCACAGGACCGAATTTATCAGGATACATTACTTCAGAAAGTGATCCAATATTTACGGCATCCCCTGCCAATGGAATTACCAATACAAATATTACAAATTGGAACACTGCTTATAGTTGGGGAAATCATGCAACTGCTGGTTATTTGACATCAATAGGCAGTATAGGCAATGATGTCACTATAGGCAGCATCAGGATCAACACGAATGTGATTCAAACCGTTGATAGCAATGCTGACTTAGAATTGCGAGCTTCTGGAACAGGCGATGTTTTAATTAGTTCTCCTGTACAATTTACTAGCACAGTTAGTGGTGTTACTGCAACGCATGTAGGATTAGGTAATGTGACTAATGAGTCAAAAGCTACAATGTTTACATCGCCTACATTTACTGGTACGGTTAGTGGTGTTACTGCAACTCATGTAGGTCTCGGTAATGTGCTAAATGTGGCACAAGAACCGGCTATTACATTAGGAACGACAGCACAATATTTCCGTGGTGATAAAACATTTCAAACTTTGAACTCGACTGCTGTTGGGTTAGGTAATGTAACTAATGAATCAAAAGCTACAATGTTTAGCAGTCCAACATTTACTGGAACTGTAAGTGGTGTTACTGCAACTCATGTGGGATTAGGTAATGTAACTAATGAATCAAAAGCTACAATGTTTAGCAGTCCAACATTTACTGGAACTGTAAGTGGTGTTACTGCAACTCATGTGGGATTAGGTAATGTAACTAATGAATCAAAAGCTACAATGTTTACATCACCTACATTTACTGGATTAACTACACTACAGCAGACTACAGAAGTTCTCAACACTAAGACTAGTGCAACTGGCACAGTGGCTCACGATTTTTCAACTGGTGCTATTTGGCATCATTCTGCACCGTCTAGTAACTTTACAGTTAACCTTACTAACGTGCCTACAACAGAAAATAGAACTACTGTTGCTACGCTAATCATACAACAAGGTTTAACACCCTATATTCCCAATGCATTTCAAGTTAACGGAAGCTCGGTATCTATTAACTGGCTTGGGGGTTCTGCTCCGTCAGGTAACTCACTCAAGTTCGATGTAGTTAGTTTTACGCTAATACTACGTTCAGGGGCTTTGCCAGCCTTATTGGGCAGTTTATCAACATACGGATAATATTATATGCCAAGATTATCAGCTCTTAGTTCAAGAAGTTTAACGGGCATTGGCATACTAACACCTGTAGTGATTCCAACACTTGCCTCGTTTTCACAAACTGGATTAAGTCAACAAGGTGGTAATTATGTAGCCGCAGTTGACTTTGGCGGCCCGTCCTATTACAATCAAATTCAATTCGTTGCCGCTGTTAGTGCAGACCCTGCAATATACGGCGGTTCATATAATCCTACACTAGCAGATACTTTCCAAACAATTTATGACGGGCTACTAATAGGAAGTAAGTTTAATTTTAGTTATTATAACAATTCAAATGTCTTGGTCACACTCACCGCTCTAACATTAAGTTCAAAAACTATAAGCACAAATCCGCAAGGACGTCCTCAGTTAGAATTATATACTGTTGAAGATATATATTCTTTAATTGGCTCTGGTTCGGTTATAGAAAATGAGCTAATGACTGATAACGCAGGAACCGTGACTATTACTGCGGCTAGCATACCAGTTAGTCCATATGTCAGTGGCGGAGTTTTAACATATAACTTCCAAGGAACAAACGGCGCAACAACAACCGCACGATCATCGGGTTCAAACACGCAGGCCGCAATTACGCTTTACAACGCACAAATTAGCTCACTTCGTGGACCAACAGGCGGAACAAGTTTAAAAATAAACAATGTTAACGATGCAAGAGCTGATATTACCAACATGGGCATTGGCTCCGGAACAACTTTTACTATAGAAGGATGGGTATATTTTAATCAGTTATTCTCTGGGTGGTCGCCTAATATATTTGCTATAGGTGAAAACTCACAAAACTTGTTTTGTTTGAGATGGGGTAATCTTGGTGCTGGAGTCGAGTTTAGAACCAACCTAAACAACAGTTCTATTGGCCAAGGCGGTCAGAGTGGTGGCTCTGTTACTGGCCTTGCCGCAGGTGTGTGGCAACATCATGCACTTACAGCTAATGGTACTACATACAACTACTACCTAGACGGACAGTTAAAACATACTACATCAACCGGCACCTGGGGGTGGGGAACAACAGCAGGAAAAAATATTGCAACCTGGACCTTGGGTAACTGGTTAGTCTCCCCATTTGGTAGCCAGCAGGATCAATACATGTGGAACTGGAGATATTCTACCGGTGTGTTGTATACAAATAATTTTACAGTTAACAAAACTGGCTTAATTTGAAACTAGCATCAATACAGAAAGTATCCGCCGCCGTAAATAGCATCCCATTCTTTATGCTACTTTTAACAGGATAGTTTCTTCATTAATGCGTCCATTCATCTTAGTGTCAGTAGCATTAACGTCATCCAAGAACTTACGCAACTGTACCTTGCCTGCCGCCTTAAATTCCTTCAGCTTTTCTTCAGGCTTACGGATAGTCTTTTGAATACTCTTAAACTCATCAAAGTTAGTAATTGTAGTACCTTTGACATTTAGCGTGTTAAATTCAGCGGCAACGTAACGTCCCAACTTACGGGTCTTAGTATTAAAGATCCACAATTCCCCAGCGCCAATAATATCAATAGGATTGATACTGACCAGTTTCAACGGCTCGTTTGTCTTCATAAACTTGAGTTTAGCAACAAGTTTGTCCTTGCTAACTGCCTTAGTCTTACGTGGAGCACGATTCACTTTTGCCTCTTGTGCAAGCATATCGCAAGCCATCATAATTTCTTGATAGAAAGCAATCAAGTTTTTAACTTGCTTTTTACTGCGGTGGCTGTAGCCCTCTTTCAATTGCTCGTCACCTTTACCGCTGGCAAGTTCTTCAAGCTCTGCCAAATCACGAGCATAAAAGTCTTTAATAATACGAGCATGTGCCGCCTTAACTTGCTTACCCTTTAGCAGGTTCAATACTTTGAACGCTTTTGGATCAAAGCTATCTGGATCTGTTTGGAATCCTTCAATAGCATCCTCCAATTCTTCAGTCATTCGATAGGCAGCTTCCTTAACACGATCTTGGATCGAAGGTGTGTATACTGCTGGCTTTGCGGCTTCAGCGGCTTTGACTTCATCCTCATCAACGTCATCTTTACCTTGTGCAATAACTTCTACAATCTGCTTACGCAACCACACTGTAGTGTCTCTACCGTCATTAAAATCTGCGCGGACTGCTGGCATACCTCGGAGCAAACAACTTGCAATAGCACCCATTGTAACATTGCAACGATTGTCTTTTGTTTTCTTAAATGCTACAATGTCTTTCTTGTCACACTCGATGCTGGTCATCCATTTAACAACTGCTGGCTTCAAATCTTTACCGCTAAATTCCAAACGGTAATATTCCATTGCAATATGCCAGTGACGCAAAAACTGATTTGCATCCATTTTTTCCACATCATCCCATGTAGGACTGTGATCCTTAACTGCACGGGTACGGTGGGCAATAACTTGTTTTTTAGTTATGCGAGTTTTAGATGCTGTTTTTGTAGCCAATTTGTGCTCCTGTTGTGTTTAGCAATATGTATATTATATATGAGTTCGCATCGAAAGTCAAGCGATTTTTTACCAAAAAGAAACCCCGGGGGAGGCTATGCCAACGGATCCGGGGTGTGTATTATTTTTGAGCAGCCTCTTCTTTAGCTTTCTTTTTGGCTTCTCTTTCTTCTTTGGTTAGAGGTTTTTTGGTAACATCTTTACATTTTGGATCTTTCTTCAAATCGCAATGTACTGCTGGTGTTTTTGGTGCTTCTGCTTTCTTTGCTGGCGCTGCCTTTTTGGCTGGTTCTTTCTTTGCTGGTTCTGCGGCAAATGCAGGAATTGCCAATGCTAGTGTAATTGCTAAAATGATATTTTTCATATCTTGCTCCTATGATAGTGTATTTATTTGGAAATAAAAAATGGGGCAATTAGCCCCATTTTTCTTTATACTTCAATAATGCAAGTTGTCTAGCTAAAAATAGTTTCCATCTAATTCTTTCTGGTAACTCATCAGCATCATCTGGTTCTTCAACTTTTGGACGGGCGTAACCTCTATGGATTGCATCGTCAAACTCAAGTTCAAGTTCAGTATCGTCAGCTAGAACAACAATTCTTAAAGGATTACTTCTTAGCAGGCTCTGCTTTTTTGGCGTCGCTTTTAGTAGGCTCAGCTTTCTTTTCTGCAGGTTTGGCTGCTGTGGGTGCGGTTGCAGGAGCACTAGCGGCTGGCGCAGGAGCGGCAACTGCTGGCTTTGCTTCTACTTTCTTTTCTTCTTTCTTAGCAGGTTCTGCGGCAAAAGCTGTAACTACGAATAAACTAGCGATTAAAGTTGCGATCAATTTCATGATAAATTCCTTTTAGGTTAAACACAAAAACTTCTTGTGTTATATATACAACGCCTTAGAACTGTGTTTAGTTGACACAGTTTGGTTAAGTCCACAAACTTTGACGGATTTTAATAAGACGAATCATCATAGCTTCATCTTCTTTTTCGTAAGCGGCTTCGATTTTACGAAGTAGTTTAAGTGCATCCGTACTCTTCTTTTTAAGCTCAGGAGTTTTATCCTCGCTACTCCAGCTTAACTTGCCACCGTTAGCAATTCGACTTGCATCACAATAAGCTGACCATCCACTCGCATCATGCGGATCTGGACGATTACGATAGGTAGTAGTCCACCAAGTGTAAAGCTCAATGATTTCCTTAGCGGCTTGGGCTTGGTAAGTTGGCTCTCCGTAGTTTTTACTAGTTGGATCTGCACCCATGTCTTCGCCAATAGTTAATCCACTCGCCCACTGTAGATATTCCATCCCAGCTTCGGGACTGCGCCATGTGCGCCAGCGCAACCAGCCTTTTCGATACCACGGCACATTAAACTTAGTCTTGGCTTCGTCACTCCAAATACAGTGATGCCATGCTTGCTCTACTTCAACAAAATCCACAAGCTCATTGAAAAGACAAGGAAGGAAGCGATTGCCAACATCTTGCCATTGCCCAGGCTTGATGTCTCTAGGGTGTGCAGTAAGGCTATGAGAGCGGCTGACCCAACGATTGTTGATATAATATCTAACGTCATTTAGTTTATCCGGAATGTAGTATACAACTGTTTGTAAAAAATCCAAACCTTCTTCAGCAATCCAGTAACGAATAGGATGAGCCTTAGCCGCGTCAGCGTACCAAGCATCCCACCCTTCGCTAGTCTTTGCATTACCCTTAGGAGTGCCTCGAATCCAGTCCGCAAATTTGCCGATGGTCCAATAATGACTACGCATTTTATTCCTTTTTATCACCAAATAGTTGTAGTAAATTGATGAAGATGTTAATGAAATCCATATACAGTGTCAGTGCTCCGGAAACTTCTGCATTGCCTATGTCTCGATTAATACTGACCATTTCTCTAATTTGTTGTGTATCATAAGCAGTTAACCCTAGGAAGATGATAATAGCCAAGGCACTAATCACAGTAGTTAACACACTACTGCCTACAAAGATATTCACAATACTGGCAATGATAATTGCAATCAATCCCACAATCATGAATTGTCCAATGCTGGTCAAATCCTTTTTGGTAAAGTACCCGTACACACTCATAACTCCAAACAGTATAGCACTACTTACAAATGCCATAAAAATACTACTTGTAGTATAGACTATAAAAATAGTAGATAGGCTCAATCCCATAAGTGCGGCAAATCCATGTAGCATAAGCTGTGCCCCAACTTTACTTACTTTGTCCATAAAAAAGCTAATTGCAAAAATAGCAACCAATGGAGCAAATAGAATAATCCATTTTAGTCCAGTGCCAAACAATACAGCCATCAGCTCAGGACTGCTACTAACCAAATAACTTACAACTGCGCTATTTAAAATAGCCATCATCATATAATTGTACACACGTGCCATTGCCGTGTTAATTTCTGATGCTGATCGATATGTGTTAACCCCACCGGTATAACTAGTTCCAAACATATTATTCTCCTTTAACGAATGGTTTCAGATCGGGCGGTACCCAGCCCACGGGTTTTAAAACTTTGCCATCTTCACGTTTACGCACCTTGCCAGTTTCTTTATCAATCTTGGCTAGATTAGTTCCGATGACTTCACGCCAGCCACCTTCACCGTCAAAGCCGCCACTATGAATAGCCCCAATAGTAACAACAATGAAATCTAGTAGTGCATCTAGTTGCTCTACTCGGTCTTTCTTATCTAGTGCAACTTGCAGTTCTTTCCATTCTTCATCCATTAAGTCCAGGTACAATTTGTATTGCGACTCGTTAAGGTCACCGACACTCTGATCGCTGGCCCTCATAAATTTTTCTTGATCTCTAAACGGATTAGTCATTTGTTAATTTTTCCCATGTTAATTCTTTTCCTTGTACGTGTGCTACCATTTTAATGTAGCCCTTAGCCATCGCATCGTTAATTGTATGCCTGTAGGATACAGGGCATTCTGGCAATACGTGTAGCATAGCACGTGGGTACAATACCAAGCCATCATTTAGATGAAAATTTGAATCACCTTGTCTGATGGTTTTAATTTCGTGTCGTTTCATTTTAGTGCTTCTAGAGTCTGCCGTTTAGCTTCTTCTTTAATCTCTTGTTGGTGTATTATTTGTAACCCACGGAACATATTTTCAACTATATGAATTATAGCAGTTTTTCCATCTTCTGTCAAGTGACTATATTCTGGACTTACGGTGCTCTCATGCCAAACTAATTTATTTTTAGATAATTCCAAGAGACCTCCGTAGACAAGGTCTTTGTTCATACTACGTTTGATATCAAATTTTCTCGCCATTTGCAAAGCCTCTAAAACGGAGAAATCGTGGAAAGCGTAAAGAATAACTGCCATCTTGATTTTGTGTAATGGCATCGGCACGAACTTCAACCACTTTGCCAACCACCTCATCACGGGCAATCCAATAAGCTTCACGGTCATTATCAGAAAAGCCACTACCAACGTTAACAACAATATTTTTTCCATCATCTTCACCTTCGCAAACAAATGCACCCAACTTACCTACATTACGACCAGTGCCTTCTTCAACTGCTACGATAGTCAGCGACACTTCAATAAATGGTTTAAGTTTGAGCCATGACACGCTACGTTTACATTCATAACCGGCATTCGGATCTTTAATCATAATGCCTTCATAACCGCCAGCAATAGCACGAGCATTGATATCTTTATATTGTTTTTGACCTTCTTCAGTACTCAAATCAATATCTTCGTGGCTGAGAACTGTTACGTTGGCCAATTCAGTTTCATTAAGAGTATACCATTCTTGAAGTGCTTGACTACGTTTAACTTGTGCAGTTGAGCTTTTACCTTTCTCAAATTCTTCAAGTGTTAACATATCAAACAAGTTAAGCACAGCGTCTGTGCTTTGCACATCACTTTTACGATGCACCTGCTTCATCAAATCTTGGAAACTGGATGACATAATTTCACCATCTAGTACCATTGCTTCTTTAAAACCTTTTGCAACTTTTGCAATTTGTTCTTTAACATGCGGGAAGTTAACTAGTTCTTTACCATTGCGACTGAACTGGTCAACACGACCATCGGGATGCACAATAGTGATAACACGTACCCCGTCCAGTTTAACTTCAATCAGTTTGCGTCCAACAACTTTGCTTTCGTGCCCATTGCTGTCATGTGCCAATTGGCAACTAAAAACTGGGATAGCATATTTCTTATATGTTTTGCCAACTACCTTATTAACAGTAGTTTCGCTAAAACCAGCTCGCAAGTCTTTAATAAGAATACGTCGGTACCAACCATTCCACTGTGCTTTAGTGGAACTCTTCATCATTGATTGGATCATGTCCCTTGCTGTATTACCGGTGACATTGCGAGTGACAAAGCCAGTAATAGCGAGAGTAAAACTATCCCAATCCATGCCAGGACCATCTTCATCTTTTTTCTCCGGTATTTGTTTTAAACCAAAAGTTATCATGGAGTCTAGTGCCAGACGGCAACCTTCAAAGAATTCGTTATTACCGGCCTCAGCTTGGGCAAGGATGATTGCTTCTTTGTTTAAACGGCTAGGGTGGTTTTCTAAATCAGAAATTACTTGATAGCAGGGATCGCTCATGATAGACCTTAGTTAACTTGATGTAACTATTATACAGTCTAATTATCAGTATGTCAAGTGATTTGTTGTGCGAAATGGTTTACCAACATACGCTGATTCCAATTGTTTTAGAATCTTACGCTTCATTTGGCGAACTTTTGGATGATTGTGGTCGTACTCAAATGCTTTCATGAAACGTCCCCAACCATTTGGACGCACACGTTTTGGAACAGGGCTGTCCAAATAGTCTTTAATTGCCCTAGTATCCCAACCAAATTTATCAATCATGTCCTGTGCCAAATTAAATGAATGTGCGCCCATTTCATCTCGGTGGCCGTAATACTCTTGTTCTCGGCGATCCTTGGCATAATATGCTGTGCTTTCGTAGCCTGGTATATCTTTAAAGCTTCTAGCACGATATTGTCTAGTATGGATAATTTCATGTAGTACAGTGTCAGCAAATAATCGACACATACGCTCCCAACGGTATAAACTAGTTTTCATAGTTTCTGCTGTTGTTGGAAATGCTAACTCTACTTCGATAAAACGGTCTTTGCCCTGTTTATCGTAGTAGCTGTGATATGCACCGCCAATCCAAACTTCACCTTTTTTAACGGGCTTGTATCGATTACTGGTTACTTTAACTGGGAGATGCGATTTGATGTGCTTACTCAAAATTCTAGTAATTTCGCTTATAGGTAAGCGCCTATCTACGATCTCAGGTTTGAGTTCGTAAAGCATTGAGTACAACGTTCCTCGATCTAACTGAGACCAATTAAAAGCCATAGTACACTCCTAGACATAGTTATTTAAGTGTACTATAGATTTTTTAATGTATGCGTATATTACGGTCGTTTTTCAATGACTTTGTCTGCCAAGCCGTATTCTACAGCTTCAGCCGCACTCAAAAACGTATCAAATTTCATCGCTTCAAATAATGCTTCGTAAGTCTTCCCCGCAGTATTATGTTTGACATACAGTTGGGTTAACCGTTGATTGATACGCTGGCTTTCTTCAAAACTACGCTTTGCATCTTCAAACTGTAGTTCTTGTACGTGAACGCTACCGCGTGTTCCAGGGGTACCTGAACTAACACGATGGATCATAGTGCGGCTTTCGGGCAAGACAAATCGTTTACCTTTTGCTCCAGCTTGGGCAAGGAATGACCCCATACTACAGGCCTGCCCAATAACGTAGGTAGCAATATCTGGTTTGATGAACTGCATAGTGTCGTAAATTGCCAAGCCCGCTGTAACACTGCCACCGGGGCTGTTAATAAACAAATTAATGTCTTCATTGCCTTGACTCTCCAAGAAGAGTAACTGCGCTACAATCAAACTTGATGTGTGTTCGTTAACATCTGTGTCTAACATCAACACACGGTCTTTGAGCAAACGGCTATAAATGTCATAGGCACGTTCGCCTTTTGCTTCGGTCTCAATGACCATTGGTACCAAATTTGGCATTATTGATAATCCTTATCTAAACTTACATTAGTCAAACCAGCGACGGTCTGAAACTTATCCCATGCCTTTTTAGCCATAGGATTCCTCTCTAATTCTTCACTTGGCAATACTGCTTCCAACCAAATCTCAGGACGGCGTGTTGGATGTGCGCCAAACTTGCGTGGCTGATGGAACTTACCTTGTTCCCAAAGTTCAATGCTGACACTGCGGAACAAGTCTTCTTGCTCATCAGTTCGGCCAGCCCATTCTGGCGCACTACGGCTAAATCCGCTGAATGAACTCATGGCGGGACTGCCGCCGCCGTAGCCATTCCAAATACTTTGCCACTGTTGATCATCATGCGGATCAAAATCTGTACGAGCAATGACAACTAATACATCATTGATGTTCACAACACCGTCAACAATGTCTCGAACGCATCGACTATAACTAAGTCCGATTTTCATGTTATTCTGCTTTCTCGTATGTTTGTGCAAAAATATCTTTTTTAACTACACCGTAGTCGTTTTCACCATGTCGAACAATAACATCTTCGCCAGGATTGTAGTGTAACTTCTCACCCCAGCTTGTATCAACTGTTCCTGAATGATCTGCTAATTTAGCAAACTTAATAATTTTCTTAGGTGTGCAAACACCGTCGCCTAAATCATCTTTAAGATCGTTAAACTTTTCTGGGCTAATAGGGTATTGTTCACCTTTAGGTCCAGTCATAATGTAATAGCCTGCAGGATACTTAACTGGGCCTTCTAACGTGTCAATAGTACCTGGCTCATCTGCAATCTCATAACGTTCCTTAGCAGGACGCTTGTAGGTTTTGAATCCACCGTCCTTGAACCATGCATCGGTAATACCTTTACCTTCTACAATATTAATAAATTCACGAATCATATTAGCCTCTCAAGCTAGTTTCAATTACTGAAATTTTTGGTCCTGTGCTGGTAAAATCCATACCAGCCATACGACCTTCGTAAAGTTTTCCGTTCCACTTCATAGGAATTTTTACACTTTTGTTGATTATAACATACAATGTATCTGACTCCTTGAAGTCTTGAACAACTGCCTCTACAATTTTATTGCTTGTGACATTTTTAACTTCACAAACATCACTGTGCCGTCGTATCGTACTCACGCTCGTCTCCAATCTTGAGGGTAACTTGTTTAACACTATCCCAACGGAAACTGCGCCAACCTTTGGCTTCTAAGTCATACACTGGCATAACTTCTTCGTTGACTTTCTTTTCTTTCTTAATTGGAAAATCAATTGGATTATCAGTGTTAGTCACATGTACTTTTTCTTCGACCAACGGAACAAGATCTGGATTGGTTGTGCATTCCATTACTCGTTCAGTACCGTCCTTTTTTGTAAAAGTTAATGTGACAGGCCCAAATGCTAAATGGCTAGTAAGCCATTTCTTAAACAACTTGAAATCTTTTTCACTTAAGGTCATCGCTTAGTCTCCGTTTCATGTCTTGATTTTCTAACTCAAGTTTTTCAATATGAGCCGCCATCTGCATCAATAGTGCATATGTATTTTGAGCAGTTTCTCTTAGCATTTGAACTACATCTTTTTCCGCCATTTAAATCTCCAAAATTTTAGTTGGGTCCCAGCCTGTTTGTTCGCTGTAACCTTCATTTTCGTAACCACGTGGATTACATACAACTCGTGTCTCACCAATCATGTAATCAAACGGGTGATGAGTATGACCGTGTGTCCACAGTTTGATCTGTGGATGGTCCATGATAAACTCACTCAAGTCACTGTGGTAGCCGCCGTTCATCAAAGTTTCATGAGCATACGTTGGATGCACACTTTGGAAACTTGGACTATGATGTCCAACTACAACAAACTTCTTGTCATGTTGTTCAGCCAGCACACTTTTAAAGTACTGCAATGTACGAGCATGACGACTAACAACGTCTCTAGCACTCATAGCGGCATAGTTACGTTTGTCGTTACGAATGATACGGAAGTCGTTCATCATGCCTTCAATGGCATGCATGGTCAAGGGATCACCCTTGTTCATGTCAGTCCACAGGGTAGCACCGATGAATGTTACATCGTCAATGACCTTAGTATCACATTCAAGAAAGTGAACGTTAGGGTACTTGGCGCACTCCTCACGCAGGTAATCGATACCAGCGTAGAACTTGCCGTTGTAAAACTCGTGATTGCCAGCAATGTAGATTACATCTTTAAACTGGAAACTGCAACGCTTCAGGAAATCACGGAAGCGAGCAACTCTCTGCATCTTGCGGCTAAGGTCTGCCAAAGCACCATTACTATATGGATTAAAGTCAGCGGCATGATGATCGTGTAGATCTTGGGCGATCATAATGTCTCCACCCAAAATCAATACATCGGCACCTTCGTTATTGTTTACAAAACAATCCGAAAATTCCAAATGTAAGTCACTGACCAACTTAATCTTCATTCTGTTCCTCTAACCATTCCTGAGCAGTTTCTTTAGTGAGCCGCCCTGCTTTAACTTCATCAACAGCATTTTGCAATGCCCGCTCAACTAGCTCGTTGAATGTAATATCCATACTATGCGCTAGTTTCATGTATTGTAACATGTCTTCGTCGGACATGTCAACTGAAATCTGCACACGGGGATCATAAGATTCTTGTAATACTATAGCGTTAGCTTTTTCCAAAATATCTGCAGGCTCTTCCAAATCAATAAAGTCCATAGTATCGCAAGCAGTCTTAAACTCTACGTCATGCTTTTTACATGCCTTCTTGAATGCTTTGATGTAGTCAGGATGGATCCAGCGATAGCAACGGTCGTTTGAATAATCCCATGCTTCAACACTGTAGACAGTTTGATCTTCACTGTCAAAAATTGCGTTTACACTGAACTGATTTAGTACAGGGCTATCGCAGTCCATGTAGCGAGCAGATTGACCAAAACAATCCCATTGATATTCGGTGCCACCAGTGACACGATAATTTACAGCTTCCAGATAATCTTTTAGTGAGATCATTGCAGTTTCCTTTTAAAGTCTTCAGTTAGGTCATCACTAATATCTAGTGCCCCCCGCAAAATTTGTTCTTGCACATCTTCTGGCAATTCTTCAAAATCTTCTTCGCTCATGGGACGACTCATCGCTTCAATTTCTTCTGGAGTTGAGTTCGCAAACATATTTTGGATCTCTGCCAAAAGTTCATCAAGTTCTTCTTGAGTGCCTTCAAATTGATTAAATGCCCCAGGGGCAAATTCAACTTTAAGTTTTTTATCGGTCATAGTTCTAATCCATCTTTCTTTGCTTGTTCTTCAATACGAGCTTGTCGCTCTGCTTCGTGCAAATCGCACAACGTTCTAACCCAGCCACCACCTCTACGCTTGCCAATGCCACCACACTCTTCGCAGGCAACATCTGCCCATGCTTCTGCCATACGCACCATGCCAGCAACATTGTCATCACCACCTTGGTAATAAAAACGTAGGCCGCCAAACTTTTCTTTAATCTGTTCTACAACAACTTGAGGAACAACTTGGCTTTCTCTATTCTTCCATTCAAGGTGTTGCTGAATGTTAGAACTCAATCTTTCAATAATTGGATACCAACCTTTGCCCACAGCAAAGCCGCCATACTTGCCAACATACATTTTAGGATAAGATTTCTCCATCCGTTGGGAAAACTTCTCATAGTCTATAAATTCTTGATCTTCGTTCATTGTGCCGCCTTTACATAATGTAATCGTGTTTCACATTTTTTCAAACTCCAATGCGTACTGTGCTCTTTAACTTTTGCTTTTACAATCACGGCAGGACCTAAGTTCAAATTATTCCTACTAAACCAAGAGGCTAGCCTATTGTTTATTATAGCACTAACGTTGAATCCTTCATAACTTTTTGAGCGATTTATCAAAATAATTTCTGCATCTAAATCAAAGATTGTTTCACCCAGATTACCCAAATATGCTTCCTCAAGTTCGTTGGCTTTTTTATCAAGTTGATTCTTTGCATAGTCACGTTTATAAACTGACGGCAGACATGCAATAAATCCAAATTTATTTGTTGGGATTGTTTCGGAATTCAGTAACGAATTAACTTCAGTTTGAAATTCATTATCGCCTGCAATGGCCGCAAAAACTAACCTGCGATAATATTTTTTGATTTCGTTTGCAAGCTCATGATCTTCCATAGTTACATTGAGTACAGTGGGAACCATTTTTGGATCCGTATCTTTATTCAATTTAACTTCGCCTAGAGTGTGGAGCATACAAACTTTATTTGATTGCTTGTAATACATCAGCACATTGTCATCCGCATAGACAGGCTGGATCTCTTTTACATATTCTTTATTGATGCGCTGTGCCGCACATGCCAACTCTAATACGGTTTGCATGGAGTACTCTTGTTTCATTACACGCTCCGAAACACAAATTTAATAATTGTATTTTACAGGAAAATGTAGTCTGTGTCAACCTTCATCAAGCGTACATAGATCTTTTTGGCTAACCGTTGCATTAATTCATGTTTGGTACTGCCAAAATGGCTAACATATGAGTTCAAACTTGGACTGACAAAATGGTTTTGAATTTTGAATCTACTCAAACTGCTTAGTCTTCCCATATAATGTAACGCACGATATTTGCCCAAATTACGACACAGTTCTATGGCAATTGATATAGCATAGGCATCGACTTCGTCTGGGTCAGCTAGATATCTATGATAGGGTTCTTGTTCGTGTTCCGAGTAAACAATGTAGCGTCGGCTTCTACTTTGTCTTTGATGACGTAGCTCATGCACCACTGCATCAAATAATTGTATTAACAGGTCAGTGACGTGCTTACGATCCCACAACAGCTTATCATCAAAATTATGAAATATTAAAACTTCTATGGGAGTTTCGTTTGTGCGGTCGTCTTCTGCATCGTAATAAGCATTGACGTAGAATTCTTCTGTGGTTAAGAATTTTTGACGTTTTGATTTGATTGTTAAATCAAAATCTTTGTTTTTAAATATGCGTCTAGTTTTTGACAGCAATGTTTTGAAAGTTATAGGATAGTCACAGGTTTTTCTTACTGCGTTACATACTGAGTTAACTTGCTCTAGTATGCTATTCATATTATAACCTATAAGTAATTCTGCCTTTGGATAAATCATATGCGCTGGTCTCGATGCGTACTTTATCGCCTAAGATTATTTTAATCTTATTTTGCTTTAATCTTCCACCCAAGTAGCATAACATAATATGATCCGCTGTATCTACTTTTACTCTAAATGTGTTGTTGGGTAATACTTCCGAAACAACACCGGTCAGTTCAATTAATTCTTTGTTCATGCTTTTGACAGTATCATTGCACCATCTTGTACTTTGATATTAATTGTGTCGCCTTCTTTCCAGCCCTGTTGTTCGCAGATCACTGGCGGTATTTTGAACATGACATTATCTGGATCTCCAGGAATCTCTTCAAAAAGTTCTTCTACTAAAAATGTTAATTTTTCCATCATGTATTTACTTTATAGTTCTTCATCATTGTAAGGAACAGGCCTCCATCCTAACCGATTTAAATCTAATTCAATTTCTTCGGTTACTACACCTTCAGGTACGTAGCCATTTGCTCTGCGGTGATCTAAGCCGTAACCAGTTTCTTCGTTGCCAATGCCACTACAGTACCAATCAATGTAGTCGCCTTCTTCCTTCATGTCGGCAACTATACCGCCAGCATGACGCCATGAGCAACCCCAAGTTTTACCCTTTAGTTCTTGCCAAAATTCTCTACTTTGCCAATCCATGTTGCACATTGCGGCATACAAGTTTTGGGCATAACTATCCGACTCTTTAACTTTATCGCATAGTTCTTTACTGCTACGCAAATCGTATTCCATGTTGTTCTTTTGCCAAGCAGGATCGTGGATCTTGTTAGCTTCGTCGATCTTAATTTGATCCCACATATCAATGTATGATTGGTTAGGTTCTTCACCTTTTTCCTCTGCCCGTTTAATTGCACCTTCCTTTTGAAAGGTATGACGTTCGGGACTTGATGCTACTTTTTTATTCATTTTTTCCTGCATGCCAGTCGCCCTGGAAACAATGCATCATCTCATGTCCTACAGTTCGCATGTCTACTTTTTTAGGAACTATAACAACGCACTTGTTGTCCCAAAAGAATGTACATGCCAAAACACCGTAGCCGTAACCGTTGTTGCCAAATTTTCGACTCATCGTATCACACGTTTTTTGTATGTCTTTTTGATCTACGTATTTTAATTCAATAGTAGTTTTGTTGGTAATGTTCTTACTCATGTCAAAGGTGCGTCCACCGCTGTTATCAAAGCTCCATTGTGCTTGTGCGACAATTGGCAACATCAATAGTACTGCAAGTGCCTTTTTCATAACTACCTTTCTGTATCTGTGTTAAATGGTGTAGTCGGCAGGATTCGAACCTGCAAAGCATGACAATGTCACAAGCCCGTCCCTCCCCGAAGGGAGGAGGTATACCAGTTCCACTCACGACTACAATGTAATTATACAGTCTATCACAATGTTTGTCAAAAAAAATGGTGACCGAAGTCACCATTTTTAAGTGTACCAAATTTCGGTAAACCCTTCGTCCAAAGTTGGTTCATCAAAACCATCAATCATGCTACGCATAACATGGTTTGGAATGTTCTTCCCTGGACGACTTGCCAAACGCTTTTCCAATTCTTCAGAATCTGGAGTACGGAAGACAACCGCGATGTGCTCGTAATCGGGCAAGGTATTAAACTTACGCTTACGGCTGTTCTGTGTAGTCGAAGTTTGATCCCAAATAACATCCAACCCGTTTGCTTGACAAACCAACGCTTGGTTAGCCATCAATCGAACAGCGATTGGCATATATTCGTCGAACACTTCGGAGTAAGTCTTACCTTGTTCCTTAGCGTATGCTTCAACAAAATTGTCAGTGGACACTACAGGAATATCCACGGCCCAGTCTTGATTCTTAATCCAAGTACTCTTGCCAGAACCTGGCACTCCAATTAATTGATAACATTTCATGATTGAAAGTTGTCCCTTCCTTTTGTATCTTTACCGATATCAGCTATGGTTGCCCGTAGCATTTGAATTTCTTGTGCGGCTTCTTCTAGTAAGTTAGCAATCTTGTCAGGCTTGCCTTCTACGACTGCTAGTCTACCAGGAATCTGCCTACGTATCTCTGCCCGCTTGTACAACCGGAACACTAGGCTCTGTTGTGCTACGGGTAAATGACTTTCATCTTCGCATCTCATTTTATTCCTCCCAAGGCAAAGGTGCGGGCCAAATCACATTAAATGGTTTGCCTTGCCTCTTTGCATAATCATGTGTATACCAAGTACCGCCTTTAGGTTGCCATTCCATTTGTTTGGGCACAACCAGCAAAACTTCGCACTCGTCTACAATAGCTCTATCACGTTCTAAGTAACCTGCCGGAGCATGTACAACATCTCCACCAAAGTGTCCTTGCTCCTCATCTGACTTTGGAGGATAGCAAACGATCTTGTAACCTAACTCACGAGCAATAGCGGCTGCTTCTACATCTACCCCTCGACAGTCACCGTGATGGAACTCTGTACCAGGCAGTTGAGCAAGTACCTTACGCACTTCCTTTGCCTGCCATTCCGTCATACCTTCACGGGTTCCTGTAATACCTATCTTCATGCTAGTTGCTCACGTACCCACTCTAAACGAGCTTGCTCGTCTAATGCAGTGTACTCGACAATGTTAGCACGGATAGCATCCACTAGTGGATAGTATTCTTCGTCCAGTTGGTGCTTGATGTCCTTGTTCATGTCCACTAACTTATCTGTACGTGGATTGCGAGCAACCCACTTTGAAGTCAAGTAGTATGGCGACTTGATCTTAGCACTCACACCTTCATCAGTATAAAATACATAACCTTCGTGCTTACATTCCTTAGCCAACACTTGTAATTGAGCCATGTTAGTCAGTATGCTTTCTGGTACAAAGCATCCAAGCGAGCGGCCCATTTCCATCAACATGAACGGGTCATGTTCAACAGGAGTACCCCACTTGTTTTCACGATAACCCAGTATATACATACCTTCCTTTTCAGGAATAATGTGTGGGTCGTTCTTGTGAACGCACTCAAACATAAATGTATATCCTTCCCAACGTGAGCACAAGTCCAGGTACTTTGCTTCGTCGATTAGTTCCTTAGCCATTGTAACATAGTCGCTGTCTGTGCTACCAGTAGTAGACACTAACAGTTTTCCCTTATACAATGTCATAGCAACCATGAAACCATTTACCTTACGGTGAGCAGTTACCTTAGTATCTTTAGTCAGCACTGGTGCTTCCTTTTCGATACCATAGTTGTAGATCTTTGTGAATGGATAAGCAACCAAGTTGAAATCCTTGTCCACAATAGACCCACGACATTCAGCAATGTACTCGTTCCACAGGTTGTCGTAGAACACTTTCTTCTTGTACTTTAGTACGTAGATACCTTCGCCACATTCTTTCATGTTAACTAGATTGCTAGTGCTTACATACTCTTTCAACTTGTCCTTAAACATGATGACCTTTAATTTCGTTATCTTTAATCATGCGGATTGCACGTTCCATGGAGATTACAATTTCACCAGTTGAGTCCATACCCACGTCTAACGCACGATACTTCTCCAACCCACTCACACCTCCGTGCAAGTGTCCGTGAAAGTGCAAAGCACCTCTGTGCATTTGATCCCACTCAGCAATTGGATAATGGAACATAACGCACTTGTGTCCGTCATATGTAATATCCAAGTACTTGTGGATTTCTTTAAATGCACTACGGAATGTTTCATCCATCAATGTCTTACGGTCATGGTTTCCCTCGACCAAAATCTTTACTCCATTCAAACGCATCATCATACGTCCAGCATCACTACCAGACATAAATGCTACGTCACCCAAAATGTATACCAAGTCATCTTGTTCTACTCGGGCATTCCATTCCTCGACCATTGCGTTATTCATATAACTCAAGTCGTCATTAAATCGTGCTCTTGTTTGTGGGCAGAACTTCATAATGTTCTTGTGCCCGAAGTGCAAGTCACTTGTTATCCATGTTTTCATTTTATTCATCCGCAAACTCGCGGATCCATTCAAATTTTGTTTCGCTAGCCTTTACCCACTTAAAGTGTTCACGACGTCTGTTGATCTTGTCAAAGTCGTAGCAGATAAAGATCCAGCCCTTGTCTTCAGAAAATTGTACAGAGTCGGCAACGCGGACGATTTGTACAATCTTGTCTTTGAATTTTGCTACAATCATCATATTCGCTCCTGCCTTGTTTCTGTTTATGTGTATATTATACAGTCATAACGAAGAGTTGTCAACCAAAGTTAACAAACAAGTGTTGCGTTAATACAACAGTCTAATGTACTGATTCTTTAGAGTCTACAGTACATTCTACTACCCAATTTGAAAATTGAGTAAATTTGTTAACCTCTACACCCAAACCAACTGCTTCATTTACAAAATGTTTTAGAAGTGCATTATACAGTTCGTCGGGCATGGTATCTTTGTCAAAACGGATTTTCAATCTACACTCCTAAATGTACGCCAATCTTCAATGTTAGGCTTTTCGTCTGCGTCGTATGTCCAACCTAATGCCTTCATCATACGATGCTTGACTAACAGGTTAGGACTACGGAAGCGGCCAGTGTCTTCAAAGCCCATCATAACACCTACCTCACAAACCGCACCCGACCGGCAAATGCCAGCATAGCAATGAACAACCACATTCATGCGATTGGCCAAAGCGTATTGTAAAAGACCTACAAGTTGATTTGCTTGATCTTGGCTACACTTCATTGCTTCTTCCAGCACTTCGTCCTTTTCTTCTACATCAAGGAATTCAAAGTTGTGAACTTCTTTGAACTTGTGTGCAGGTGTAGGACGCCAGCTGGCTGGGTCAACAATGCTGATCAGCATACTGTTCTCACCGGCTTCGTGATGAAATCTTTTTGGGATGTCATCTGCGGCAACGTTTTCAATCCAAGGCATTATCGTCTCCGTGTTGCACCAATGCGTGATGCTTTGTTCCAATCATAAGTGACACCATCTGGGCACTTGCCGTCTTTAATACTGTCAGCACCAAAGATGCCAACAACTTCCATTCCGTTACCAGTTATGATAACATATTCATTCATCACCTTAGCGGTGTGCATAGCTTCATCCAATGTCATTACATCGAATGTTGCCTTTGATCCTTTTACTTTATACATGTCGTTATTATAGCAGAGTCTGTTTAATCTGTCAATAGTTTATTTGTTGTATTTTTACAACGGAATTTTTTACCTAAAAAAATAGCACCCGAAGGTGCTATTCAAAAACGTTAGTTTTTAGATATCGTAGCGTGGGACCATTACAGTCTTAAGCATGATACCTTCTGGAGTGAATTGGTCCATATCCGCTGACAGCAAAGCTGTCATGATGCTTGGACTAAATCCGCTAACTAGAGCGGCCCCAGTCTTGTCTGCCTTAACAGGAGCGTTACCGCTCGCGTTCAAGTTCCAGAACACAATTTGTGGAACGGTGTAACCCGCATCCGCATACTTGCGTTCAATCATTTCCATTGCGCTGTCGTCGAAACGAGCGCATTGGTTGAACTGCATGTCTGACAAGATCAGCAACATGGCTGGCATGTCGCTTGCTGGTACTGAACCCTTAACCGCAACGCTTAGGATCTTGTCCATAGCGGCATGCAGGTTAGTGCTCATTTCCCAGTTGCTCTTGCTCATTTGCTCGACCTTTTGAACAATGTTACCCTTTAGGGTAACCAGTTCTGGCTTGCTGGAGAAAGTCAAGAATGTGTCCTTGAACGCACCCTTGTTCTTATCTGCCAAGTACAAGCCAAGGCTAACTGCAACGTCCAAACAACGAACAGTCGAACCTGGAACAGATGTTGTCATCGAACCAGATACGTCAACTAGAGGCAGGATACTTGCGTCACCTACGTAGTTAGGCAGAGCGTCCCATTGTGCGATCACATGGTCGGTTTCTGTCTTGTCCAGCTTGGTGTAGCTGTGAGCGATGCCCTTTAGGACATCATGTGGGTAGATTGCGGAGGCGTTAACCTTCACTGTCTTATCCCCTGCCACCAACTTGGCCACATACTCTGCAAACGCAGGAGTGTGACGGTTGAATGCCTTCTTGTAGTTGCGTGAAGCAACAGATGGCACGTGACTGAAGTTGATGTTATCCCAATCTCCTGCACACATTTGGGTTTCAACAACCTTTGTAAGTGCCACAAGGCTCTTACGGTATTGCTTAGGAGTCATTCCAAAGAAGGAACGAACTTCAGCGGCAACTTGACCCTTACGAGGAGTCCACTTTGCTGCCAGACCGTTCTTAGCACGTAGGGCATCGCCCAACATGGTATAAGCGGCAGTCTTCAATGCTGGTGAAGAGAAGACAAAGATGTCATCCCAACGTCCCACTTCTGGAACCTTAGCCAGCAAAGCCAAAGCGGCGTCTGGGTCACGCTTTTCTAGGTGTACTAGAATGTCGCGGAACAGTTGACGTTCACCTGCACCACCACGGACATCACGTGCCCATTGTGCGATGCGAAGTGCAACGTCTGGATTTTCTACATAAGCGGCGGTGAATTCGCCGGTGATGTTCTTACCACGGCTTGCGCCAATGTTATAGAACAAGTCAACTGTAGCCTTAGCTGTTGACTTACGAGCCTTCATACCATTTGCGGTACGGGCTTCTTGATTTGCTACTGCGTTTACAAATGCGTTCATTTTATTTTACCTTTACAGAATGTGTTTTATTTTCAATATGCGTGAAATTTAAAGTTGCTGTTAACATTCTAAAACTTTAACAGGATGAGTGTGCCAATTTGTTTATTTTCTGGTCTGGCCAATTATAGCACCCAGACCCTAACAACAATTCATGTTGTCTATTACATGTTTTTCTGTATGTAAATCATACCCGGTGCTTTGCCGGTCTATCTATTCCTTGAGCATCTATTTCTAGAACAGTATTTCTACTGTGCCCTACGGCTACCTTCTATAGCAATTACGTTAGTATTTTTAAATTGCTGTAGTCATCCTATGACTAAACAGGATCGTTGTTGACTGCTTTTATTTTACACAGGCCATCACTCTGTGCTCGTTGGTCTATTTCAATAGATACCTTCAACGTCTCCAGGCAAGCCCTTTGACTCCAGTAAACTACCATAGGGTCCAACAGTCCATAGTATGTATGAAGTTGCTGACACGATCCTAAAACTCTCTACAAGCATTATTGCTTGCTATGTATCTATTATAGTACATTTACTACAACTTGTCTATTCATTTTGGTTAAATGAAATAAATTATTTTTTAAAGGCTAACAAAGATACAAATCCCCATTTGGCATCAACAACTTCGATTTGAACAAATCCAGCTTGCTTCAAAGTTTCGATGTACCATTCAATAGGATGTATAAACATAACACCTTGTAATGAGTGTTCTTTAAGTTTTATATCTTCCCAACTAACGCCTTGGCTATGTTTCCATTGATAATATTTCTTTGATACGTAATCTGTGGTAATCATTTTATCGCTGATAAACACAAATCCGTTATCAATCGATGCGCCCATTTGATTAATAATATCTGTTTTGTTTTCGTTAAAATGCAACACCCAGTTAGCCATGATCGCTTTGAACTTTTGGGGAGGAAGGTTCGTTGAATATTTTGCAATATCAGTATCGCAAACATCAATCATATCCTGACTTGAATCCACACCTAGTAAATTTGTAAATCCTGCACTGGCTAATTGTTGTAAGGTGTAGCCTGTTGCACAACCAAAGTCTACTATAGGATCATCAGAATTGCAAAAATCAACACAGCAATCAATGGATTGACTTACAACAGTATCGTAGTTAGGTATATGCTGCCTAACATGATCATGGTAAATTACAGCAACTTGTTTGTCAAACTGCCAAGTCATGTGGTACCTCAAATACTATTCTCAATTCACCGTCATGTGCAGGTATATTTCTGAAAATGTCAAACTCACAATCAAGTGCAACGATAGTTAATGGTAGTTTTAAAATTATTTCTTTTGTTTTAGCAATAATGCTACCCGGATCATATGGGTTACAATTATTTTCTTCATACCATTCCCAATCAGTATATCGCAATAATCCCCAAGCAGCCAAACTAATATAGCCTCGGCCTCCTGGTTTAATAATTTTAGAAAAGTTCATAATTTGATCTGACATGTTTCTAAATGTGCAAGGTACACCATCTTTAAGTCCAACATCCATGTTAATGGTAAATGCGGCTTCCAGTTGACGATAATGACGATCAACCCAGGTGTCATCGTAACGAGCAATTTCATCAGCAAAATCACTATTACTATCAATTCCATGTATGTTGGGAATATAACGCCTCCATAAATTCCAACCACATCCAATATCATAAATTTTTGTAGGGTTAATTTCTTGTAAAAATTGCAAATAATAAAACGTTACAATAGAAACCATGGTCATGGGTTTTTTAACTACTAAGTCATTCCTGCCTAACAATTCTCTGCAAGTAGTACTAAATTTATTTTTCATAAAAATAATACTTGGCATATTGCTTGCCACACATGTTACAATGTCAAAATCTTTTTTGACTTGTTGGCCCATGTCTGTTTCTAGGAACTGGTTCTCAAACTGTTTGTAATTTATACTGTTTATCATTAAATTATCTTTAGTAATTTTACTATCTTTCTACTATAACTTATCTATTCATTTTGGTTAAACAGGATACATTTTTTACGACTTTTGCTCTACCAATTGAGCTACATTTGGCTGCTTTTTAGGCTTGACCAAAAGGTAGGACTCGAACCTACGACACAAAGTTTGGATGTAAAAATTGCTGTTAGTATCCCTAATTGGGGCGACACGGTTAAGTGAAGCTTCCACCAGCTAGTCAAATGGACTAGCACACGTTTGGTACCTGGTCACGGTTTCGAACCGCGGACCCTCTCCGTGTAAAGGAGACGCTCTACCCCTGAGCTAACCAGGCAAATTTAATTTACTTTGTTCAAGTAAACTAAAGGATTAACCTTGCCACTTTGTATTTCCAGCAGTGCTGAAACACAAGGGCTATGATATTCTTTTTCTGCTATGCTGTTACGCCTAATTTCTCTTGCCTTTACAGCCGCAATTAAAACTAGATTAAATCTATTTCCGCCTGCTTGTTCTACACAAGCTTCTGTGTCTAACTCTGGGCCACGACTAAGTGCTTTTACGGTCATTATTTTCTCTTTTTAAAAATTAATTATAACACATACTTAGCAATGTGTCAAATATATTGGTACCAGCGGAGGGAATCAAACCCTCTCAAGAACGCTAATCTGGCGCTAAAAGGTTTATAAAACCTCTCTGACTGTCAAGTCTCGCTGGCAATTTTGGAGCGGGGTAAGAGAATCGAACTCTCAGCATTAGCTTGGAAGGCTAAGGTATTACCACTATACGAACCCCGCATATCTTATTTGATGTCTTTACCTGCTAGATCAACTTTACCTGTTTCGTAAAGTTCTTTTCGCTGTGCAAATTCATCTTCTGTTAGTCCATGCCAGCCAATACATTTGCCAGTCGGACTTCGACCGCACCCGCATCGACCAATATCATCTACGTTTTCTTTTACTCTTACTTGCATATCGTCCTCTGGAATTAGTTTCTTCATATATGTCGGTACACGCTTGCCAAAAATACCTTCAAAATTAGCATCTGCTTGCGCCATTGAAATATTCGTTGGACGTTGTCTACTGCCTTTACCCATTTACTATCTCCTAACTAACTTGGTGGAGGTTAAGAGAATCGAACTCTTACGAAGACCTTGCAAAGGTCCCAGGCTACCATTACATCAAACCCCCAAATTAACTTGCTACTATATGCGGAATATATGGAACTGCTCTTGGACCACCATACAGTTGTTCAAAAAGTTTTTTAGCTTCTTGCGGTGTATCCGCATAGATTCTTTTCTTTTCTTCACCTTGTGGTGTTCTTACAGTTGCTTCATACATTGGCATAAAATTTCCTAATTGGTCGGAGTACAAAGATTCGAACTTTGGACCCCCGCGTCCCAAACGCGGTGCGCTAACCAGACTGCGCTACACTCCGAATAAACTTGGTGCCCACTGCCCGACTCGAACAGGCCACCTACTGATTACAAGTCAGTTGCTCTACCAGATGAGCTAAGTGGGCGATACATTACTTATAACATGGTTGCGGGACCAGGAATCGAACCTGGGACTGTAGCTTATGAGACTACTGTTTTACCGCTTCACTATCCCGCGATAACTTTATAGGTGCTCTCTGTTGGAATCGAACCAAACTGTTTAACTCCGTATCTTCCTGGCACTTTCGGTGTGTAGTCGACCTAGCACCTAACTCGTGTGATCCAGTGTAGTTAAACTTCAAAGAGCATTTATAAAGTGTCTAGCTACCTACACCACATAGGCCCTAGACTGAGCTGTTACTCTGTCCATAACATTTTCTTCTTCTGGAAAGGTTATCAATCCTTACCCTAGATAGTTTTCAGTATCCCTTAAATAGGGACTGTAAGGTCAGGTCCTAGTGTACCCCCTGGTCTATCGTTACAGGGACGCTATTTCGTTAACGTAGAAATAGTAAGACGAGTTTCTTGGCTCCCCAACGTGGGCTCGAACCACGGACCAATTGATTAACAGTCAACTACTCTACCACTGAGCTATTAGGGAATAAACTTTATTCTGCGCTTGGTGTTGCGCTGTTACTTGTTGTCGTATAATTTGCAGTACCACGTGGACCATTTGATGGCTTAGGTGACTTCATTACAATCTTACTGCATAGTTCAGCATCAATACATGCACGTTTCCATGCGCCACGTTGATGTGCATCTTTGAACTTGCCTGTTGCTAAACTTATTTTAAGAAGCGAACTCATTTTATAGTTGCTTGTTGGCTTTAACATATTTTTCCTTTTTTAAAATTGGCGGAATGACTGAGACTCGAACTCAGAAACCCTCTTTCGAGAGTCGACGGATTAGCAATCCGCTCCAATACCATTATGGGACCATTCCATTTAACACTTGGCGGAAACGGTGAGATTCGAACTCACGGTGCCTTTCGACACGGCAGTTTTCAAGACTGCTACAATAAACCGGACTCTGTCACATTTCCATAATTTGGTGGGCAAAGAGAGACTCGAACTCTCAATCCTTTCGGCGCTGGCTTCTAAGACCAGAGTGTATACCATTCCACCACTTGCCCAAATTCTTTCCATTGTTAAGTGCTATGTGCAAATTCTGAGATAGTCGCTAAACATACTCAATGCCGATGCAGTTATGTCAGGATCAGTCGCCGGCAGCTTTGACCCGGATAGTGTAAGCGTCCTTACACGATACCTTATAACACTTAACAATGGAGACGCTACGGGGAATCGAACCCCGCTTGCCAGGATGAAAACCTAGTGTCCTAACCGATAGACGATAGCGTCATTGTTTCTCTTAAATTTTTAATGAACAGTGTTAGTATTGCTACTAACTAAGTCTCTATTATATAGCGACTTGTGTCACTTGTCAAGTAAATTTTGGCTTAAAGCAAAATTAAAATTAAAAACAAGTAACAAAATTGATGAGCCATTTGGTCTAATCCCAAGTGACTCCAAAATGCCTTAGTGGTAATATCTCTATTGCCCCAATTCATTTTTGCCCAATCAATATGATAGTGTACAACACCATCTACCATTGCGGCAATAATTATCCATACTACATACAAATCACTAACATAGAAGCTGGCAATCAGCAATGCTATCAAAGTTCCTATGGCTTGCTCTAAGCTGTGACTAATGCCAATAGGATTCCCATAAATGGCTTTGCCTTTTACTTGAGCTTCTGTTTGTAAGACAAAGTCCACAATCCAATGTTTGATCTGTAACCAGGTTAAAATTATTAGTATTTCCATATGTATATTATATAACGTTCTGTATGTAATGTCAAGACATTTTTAAAATATTTTGGCCGGGCTTGTAGGAATCGAACCTACACCGTCGGTTTCGAAGACCGAAATGATATCCATTTCACTAAAGCCCGAATAGGTTTTCCGAGCGACCAACTATCTTTCTCAAGGACTCGCTGGCTTGTCTCGTATGAGAGAGTTTAGCTTGACCTTGTGTTGCTACTGGTGTGTCATGCTCAAGAATAGGGCACTAGCGCACAAGGGACTCAATCTCTACGTCTATCTCAGAAACTTTTTGGTCTCGCCACCAGGAATCGAACCTGGATCTACTCTTTAGGAGAGAGCCGTTCTATCCATTGAACTACAGCGAGATGGTGCTCCCAACTGGTAACGATCCAGTGTTTATACATTACCAATGTATTGTAATGCCTTTATACTATGAGAGCAGTATTAGAAAAGGACCACAGAGTTGCGGTTGGATGAGGCGACCAAAGTGTTATAGCACTCTCTCTATTTGTCTCGCCTAACATGGAGTTCTTTTGTCCTTAGTGTATTCGCTAATACCGTCAACACTTCATCCGGACAAAGTAAAAAGTCTATAACTCTAACCTAGTGTCGCTTCCGGCAAACACTATCGTCCCTTTCGGTTACTTTTAGAACCTTAGTCCTTTACTAATACTGCCGATATAATTGGTGCGGGTGGCCGGACTCGAACCGGCATGCCTTTCGACGAGAGATTTTAAGTCTCTTGTGTATACCATTTCACCACACCCGCATTGCTTAACAGTCCTTATTATATAACAATAAGCAGTCATTGCCTACATAATTTGGTTAACTAGTTAAAATAATTTTGGTGCAACCTGCAGGGATCGAACCTGCTTCAACGGTGCTTCAAACCGCCGCTATGACCACATCAGCTAAAGTTGCATTAATTTACCATATAGAAACACACTCCCGGAGACGAATTACCTCCCCGTACAAAGTATTATGGCTTCGAATGTGTTTTTATATGGTAGGGGCACAGGGAATCGAACCCTGATAGACCGGTTAAAAGCCGGATATTCTAGCCGTTGAATTATACCCCCATATGGTCCATGCTCTGAGAATCGAACTCAGTTCCTCCGGTTAAGAGCCGGTTACTTCGCCACTAAAGTTTAGCATGGGTGTTCGTATTAGAATTATCTTTTACGTGCCACCTTAGACCATACGGGGGATCTAAGGGACACTAAAGTTTAGCTGAGCTTCGCTTCATTGTGTTTCCTCTTTTGTTGAATTAGTACAAGTTGTTCGCCGCACAACTTGTAAAGCGGGGGTCTGTTGAATTTGTTAAAGTAGTTCCCCCATCGTTATAGGAACCATTCACCCGTGTAATAAACTCGAGCAGGACTCGGTACGTTACTTGGGATCCATCCAGATGATACTCACTGTATACCGATCCCACCGAAGCGATCAGTCGGGCAACGAACCCGCATCCTTTTACTATATCAGTAGTTCGAACATACCTTTATAGCGTGACTTCTCTTGCTAACACTCTAACAAAACTTGGAGCAGAACATTTCTGTTTTTATTCGTATACAGGAATATTACTCCATATACAAACTGCATAACTTGGTGTCGCAGCCGGGATTCGAACCCGGATCTCTTCCTTGACATGGAATGTTGTAAGTTGCTGACTGTATCCTTAACAGGATAACCTTTATATAAGCGTCCTAACCATTAGACGACTGCGACAAAATTGGCGGAAGGATGGCGTAATCGAAACCCTGGGCATCACTGCCTCCACCTGTGTTCAAAACAGGGCCAGCATCCCCGGCTGGACAACCTTCCATTGTTTGGTACCCAAGGTCGGACTCGAACCGACACGATTCTCCTTTTGAGAGAGACGCCTCATACCAATTGGGCTACTTGGGCATAAAACTTATTAGGGGTGACTAACGGGAGTTGAACCCGTACTACCAGAGTCACAGTCTAGGTTGCTACCATTACAACATAGTCACACCTAATAAGTCTTGGTAGTTCCTACAAGATTTGAACTTGTGACCTTCACCGTGTCGAGGTGTTGCTCTACCAACTGAGCTAAGGAACTAAATGGTGCCTCTGAGTAGATTCGAACTACTATAACCTGGCTTAGAAGGCCTGGCACTGCTCCATCAGCAGAGGCAAATTAAACAGGATAGATTTAACATAGTGCTACCGTTACACCAAACCTTTCGGCTACGGAGTCGAACCGTTCCTTTTCTTTTCAAGAGAAGTGAGTTATAATGTTTGCTGTTACTATCCTAAACTGGTACCCGCGGAAGGATTCGAACCTCCGACTCCCACGTTCGTAGCGTAGTACTCTAGTCCACTGAGTTACGCGGGTATAATAAAACAGGATGCCTTTTTTGATACGGCTTGAAAGCCGTTGCTCAACCGCTGAGCGAATCTGCCATAAGGCAAATGTTGGAATCGAACCAACGTGTCATAAATGACGTTGCTGTAAGCATCCTTAACTTGGCACCCGGACTAGGGATCGAACCTAGGCTAACAGAGTCAAAGTCTGTTGTGCTACCATTACACAATCCGGGAATAAAATTGGTCTCCATGGTAGGATTCGAACCTACAGCCTCCTGACTCCAGATCAGGCCGTCTACCAGATTGACATTACACAGAGATATTTCTCTTACCGGCCGGACTTACACCGGCAATATACTAGATACGTTAAATCTAGCCTTCCTAATGATACGTGCTTTCTTCACACGAATGACGATAAATTTAATGTAAGGCTATGCGAGCTCATCTGCATACTTAGGCTTTTTGTCTTCTCCTGCCCGGGCAGTTACGACTGTAGCGTCACCTTAAAACTTGGAGCGGGCTACAGGCATCGAACCTGCATCTTTCGGCTTGGAAGGCCAAACGTATTCCTCTAACAACCCGCATAAACTTGGTGGAGACCGAGGGAATCGAACCCTTCTAGTCAAGTATCTTGCAAGGATACTCCGTAACCCATTACTGCCCCCATTATAGAAACACACTTAAACAGTCCATAAGCGGTTACTCGCTGACTCCCTAGGTAACAGGGCGGATCTGTATGTGTTTCTATAATGGCTGTCCGACTAGGGATCGAACCTAGCTCATTCTTCGTTAACAGCGAAGCGCCTACACCATGCTTGCTCTCGGACAATAAATTTTTGGTATCGCGTACGGGGATCGAACCCGCCTGAGTAAGTTGAAAGCCTACGGACCTCACCAGAAGTCAAACGCGATGTAATAAACAGGATGCTTATTTTTCAATTAAAAGTTGAATTTTTGAATTTGCTGTTCGCATCCTAAAATTGGTGCCCCATGACAGAATCGAACTGCCGTAACCTGATTACAAAACAGGTGTAATGCCATTATACTAATAGGGCGAAAAAAACAGGATAGCATCTTTTTAGATTTTCGTATAAAGAAAAGTTTTATTAAGTTTGCTGTTACTATCCTAAACTGGAGCGGGTAGCGAGAATCGAACTCGCGAATAAACCTTGGCAAGGTTTCAGGTTACCATTACATCATACCCGCATTAACTTGGCGTACCTCCAGAGACTCGAACTCCGACGAACAGTTTTGGAGACTGTCATGCTGCCATTACATTAGAGATACACTAATTGGCGCCTCGTAGGGGTTTCGATCCCCTTGCCTCCGCAGTGACAGTGCGGTGCTCTCCCGATTGAGCTAACGAAGCATAATTGGTTCCTCCAACAAGAATCGAACTTGTAATGACCGGTTATCAGCCGATTGTTATACCATTTAACTATAGAGGAATAATTGGAGTACGGGGAGGGAGTCGAACCCTCGGTTTTACGATTTTGCAGACCGTTGCATTGGGCCTCTCTGCCACCCGTACATGTTTTGGTGGTAATGATTGGATTTGAACCAATAACACTCTCCGTATGAAGGAGGAAGACTACCATTGTCCTACATTACCATAATTGGTGGAGTATCCTGGGATCGAACCAGGCGTGCCCGAAGGCGGCGGATTTACAGTCCACTGCATCACCATTGATGCTTCTACTCCATGTTTGGCGCCGCCGACGGGAATCGAACCCGCCTTAGTTGGATAGACAATCCAGTGCCCTCCCAGAGGACTACAACGGCAAATTGGTGGATGTGGTAAGATTCGAACTTACTACACTATGTGAACGAGGTTACAGCTCGCCGTGGCTCTCCAGCTCCGACCGCACATCCATTAATTGTTAACACACTCTCCGCTATGCGTTTTGATGTTCGTCAAAGGAACAAAAGAGAATGTGTATATTAAAACACACTAACGACATAGGCAATTGGATCTCCCTGTCTAACCGAACCAACTTCGGCAGTATGCTTTAATATAACTAGTATTTTTTTATCCACATAAGGATAAGCCATCCACTAGTCCGCCCGTTCACGACATGTTTAAAGTGTGTCGCCCGGGCCTCGTTCCCGTACTTTATTACACTGTGCGATTCAAACGACACCCTTGAGCGTCTCTCGCTTTACTAATACTGCATTGTGATACTGTCTAGCACGACTTATCTTAGCATCAAGCAACTGTTTAAATTGCTCTTTGTTTAGAGTATGCTGTCTAGTAAACTCTGCTTCTCTAATCTTCTTATCTACCATTTTTCCTAAGCGGAAAACAAAAAACCCTAGTTATTTCTAACTAGGGTCCTTTTGAAATTGCTATGTAAGTGTTACGTTACATCGCGTCCTCCAAGGACCCTAATCTAGGTGTGCGATCTGATTCTAGACTAATAGTATTAATCGCTAACCAATAAGACGGCATTACGCCGCCACATTTGGCTATCGTATTAAACTGATGTTGTCTAAAAGTTGATTGCATTTGTTTTCTCTTCAAAATTGTTAGTAAGCACCATTACTTGCTAACATGTGTTTATTATAGTGTCTTTTACGACACTTGTCAACAACTTTCTGCATTTATTTTTGTTGTATTTCTACAACAACTACGAACACATTGCTTGCTAACTTGTCTCTATTATATAGCATTTCTGCTACCTTGTCAACACTTTTGGTAAACTTTCTTTGTTGTATTTTCACAACACTTACGGACTACCTTCTTTGCTAACTTGTCTCTATTATATAACAGTATGTAGCCTTTGTCAACATCTTTCTTGTTGTATTTGAACAACAAATTTTGACAAAAGAACTTCTGTAACACAATGATTGTATTATAGTTTTATTTATATCTTTTGTCAAGAACCATATTGAAATGTGGTATTTTTACGACATTCACGAATCGCCTGTACTACAAAAGCACCCCTATAAATAAAAACATTATACAAAGGATTAACAATGCCGTCAATGAGCGAGTACACTTCCGAATGGAATACTTACAAACTTAAAACTGAAACTGATCGAGGTATTATCGAAATCAAGTGGAGTGATGCAGACACACTTGCTCAATGGTCAAACATTCAAGCAGGATTGTATTTGCAGAACGAAGCATCATCTAGACAACTCTTTTACGAACACTTTACTAGATGGTATCAAATGTTTTGGAATCAACGATTCCGTCAGGGCATTTTTAATCTAGCCGACGATGCAGTTATTATGGACATTGGATCAGGAGTGGCCGTAATCGACTTGCTCCTTGCCAAATACTTGCCCAAGTCTAAATTCTACTTATTAGACAAAGAAGGGTTTGAATTTTATCCAGGGGTTTACTACGACCCCAAGTATCCCGAGTACCATAATTGGTCTCCAGTCATTGATGCTATCAAGACCAACGGGTTTGATGCTGACAGATTTACAATTTTAAATCAAGATTCCACTTTCCCAGAACAGGTAGATTGCATCACTTCTTACTTGTCGTGGGGTTGGCATTATCCTAAAGATGTCTATTGGAACAAGGTAATGGCTAGTTTAAAAGTAGGCGGCATGCTAGTAATGGATATACGACCATTAGAGGACAGAGATATCATTGCAGAAATTAGTGAAGATCTAAAAGCTGAACCAGTACTTCATCCTTTTGAAATCAAGTTGCCCAAACACGTAGATGCTAGACCATCACCTGATCCCTCAAAACCATCCGGTCACAGAGCTATGTGGATTAGAAAGGGATAATCATGTTTGAACCCGGTATCGCAAGGGATATTTTCCCTATTAAGATTTACGAAGCAGAGTTTCCAAACTTTGAGACAATTCAGGAGCGTATACAGACTGCAATTATGCCCTACTTTGATAACCCAGCTTCGGGTAATGAATACGTTAGTGGTGACGGAACTGCTATGATTATTCGTACGGGTAATGACTTGCACAAAGATCCGTTGTTTAAAGAAGTCACAGAGTTTATCGAGTTTCATGGAAGAGAGTACTGGAAACAAATTGTCTACACAACACGAGTTGATCCTTATATACTACAAATGTGGGCTAATGATATACCCCCTGGTGGATTTACTCCTGCACACAATCATAATCCTGTTCCTATCGGTGGCGCTTTTTATATCAACGCTACTCCAGACAAGGGTAATTTATATTTAGAAGATCCTTTAGAAATGGTTCATGGTAAAGCTCCGCGTGACTATATGCATAAGCCTTATCTATACACAGAAACAATTACAGTAAAGCCTGGTAAACTTGTTATGTTCCCAGGCTGGATGAGACATCATACTAGAAGTAATATGACACAAGAAAATCGTTATGTGCTAGGTTTTAATATAGGTGCTTGGCTAAACTTTATGCCGAAACCCACTGGCCAGTAAGATAGCTACCTGTAGATCCAAAGTTAACGCCTAGTATTAGGCGTTTTTCATTTGTGGTGTTTGGTTTCACATGATGTCTAATCCAACCAGGAAATAGTATAAAGTCGCCTGATTCAACTTCGACTTCATAATGTAAATGTTCCTGTGCCTTATAGTCCATCGGCTGCGAAGCAAGAATAGCATCTAATGGATTTTCTATTACTAAGTTTCCCATTGCTTTGTTAGCGTTCACATACAATACACCAGTCAATGGCATTGCGCCGTGTAAATGACTTCGTACCCATCCGCTATGAGGAGTCTCGTTTGCCCATACCTGTATAACTTTAGGTTCCAGCAAGTCTGAGTATTTTAGTTCTTTCCAGTAAATCCTTGCGTGTTCTTCTGCGAACTCTATTAGTTCTTTTGTTTCTGGAAAAGATTGCAGGAACGAGTTCGTATGGTATGTACACAGTGTTCCGTCCTGCATGGACTCAACATTATTGTCTTTTGTTTGCTCAAACAATGCTGTTAACTTGGGGAACAAGTTATTTTTAACATCATCTACATTGTTATATTTTGTCTTATAGATTTTAATAGCAAACAAATCTAATGTATTCATTCGTCTTGTTTCCTGGTTATGTCTGCATAACCATCTACTACATACGCATCAGGATTAAACCTTTTAATTAACGCTTCTTGCAATGGACCTACTGTGGGTCCTTTCCACATGCTGGCAACTGTTGTGGGCTCTCTTGTTTTCCAATGTTGGAATGCTACTAATGGAAATCCTATTTTTTCGGCTTCTAATCGTAATCCTGCGCCATGTGCTTCGCCATCTTTTAACGTGTTACTCATAATTGGAGTCTTAGTATTACCTAAACGCATTTTGATAACTTCTACTCCAGGATGTTCATGTGTAGGGACTTTTGGATGAGGGTGGATTAGATACATTTCTACTTGAAATCTTCCGTGTCTAAAAATTGAAACCGCACTCGCATCGTCTGACAAGAACACTTCTGGATTTGGCGGAAACACAATTGGCATGCCATTTTCCATCCACCAGTCTGCAAACTCTTTTACATTGTTCCATGTTTTTGGAATTTCTAAATTTAGATGCGGATTTATCGATGGAAAGAATGACATGTTTAAATCTGGTCGATGAAAAACTATTTCACTCATTTTGTTTGTCCTGTTGTAATTAAAGAGTTGTGTGTATCACCAGTCGTGTCACCATGCCAGTGCGCCGCAACACTTGTAGGCTGGACATTATCTGGCCATTGTTCTATACTTAAAAATGCAAAGCCTTTGCCATAAGTCGTTAGCCCATGAGAATCTTTTGGGTTAAGACGGATTGACTGCTTGAACAGTATACTAGTGCCATCATTGTTAACTTTATTAAAATACGGTTTTGGGTCAGCTACTTCTTTACCGTTCACTGTAGTATTGCCTTCTCCTGTTAGAAACATTACAATACTTTCGACCCCAGGGTGACTATGCTCTGGAGTTACAGAATTAGGGTCACCTATGTAAAGTTCTGCTTGAAACTGTCCTTCCCTATATAGCACAACTGCACTGGCATTATCGGTCCTAAAAACTGCATTTTCCTGTGGCGGTCTAACAGGAAAATTATTCTCTTCGTACCACTTAGCAAATTGTTCTACATTTTTCCACATGCTGTATTTAGTGCAATATACACTAGGTTATTCGTTTGATATCGTTCCAGTCTAAATCAGACACGTCAACTAGAATGTCTTGAATTGCCAGTGTTGATTTAAATTCTAAGAGTGTATACATTAGCTTTGCTAGTTCAATAGGTTGCATTTTTTTAGAATCAAATATCTTCGCCATATCAGTATCTACTAGACCAATAGTAAAATTCATAATATGAGGCCTTGCTTTAAAAATCCTATCATTAATTATTCTTGACTGTTCAGCTTTATCTTGAACATATTCTTCCATGTATGCGGGAACATTTTTTATTAGTATAGATTTACTATTAATATTAATTATAGTATTTGTAGTACCTTCCCATAATTGTATAGTGTCCAATAACAACTGTTTTTGTGCATTCGGTGCGTAGGCGTTGTTTATAAAAACATCACATGTCTTTAGAACGTTATTAATATGCTTACGTGTTGCTTCATCATTGATGTCGTGTCCGTTTGATCTACTGAATCCAAATACTGTATGTCCTTGTGCTGTAAAATATTCAGTTAGGGCTTTACCTATTCCATTAGTATGACCAGTAATTGCTATGTTCATAACGACTTCCAATTTAATTTTTTTAAAATATATTCTTGAACTAATATATTGCTTTCTCTTGGATAATTTTCTAAGACGTTAATATCGTCATCCATCAACTGTTGTAGAGTCTTGTCACTGTAATATTCAAATGGCTTGTTATAAACTAATTCAAGATCTCCGACATTCCACATTACTGGACCGTAATTTGATGCATATCTATTCTTATAAAAATTAGCAACAATTTTCATAGTGTCCATGATATTCCATTCATCATTTTCCCAGCTTATACCAGTATTCTCTATCAAACTCTCCCCTACACCATACTGTGTTGGTATCTGTTTAAATAGGTCCTTAATAGCTGGATACATATCAAAAGCAGTTTCTCGATAGTTATATTTTTTCCAGTCAGTGGTTAATTTAGAAAAGTTATCCCCACCGTTTGGTTTAGGAATATACATTGGAAATAATATTAAATTTTCTGTTTTCCAGTTAGTCTCAAACCACGTTAATGATTTTTCTAGACTCTCTTTAGTTTCATAGGGTAACCCTGCAATTAAACTAACTTGCCCTTTGTATATACCATTCTTTTTAAAATAGTCCCTTGCTTCCAATAAACCAGGTAGTAGTTTATCAGGGTGCATACCTTTACCGATTGTTTTTAAACTTTCTGGGTTAGTTGATTCTACACCGTAGTGATGTCCTACAAATCCCATGTCTAACATAATATCCCAGTCTTGTTTTCGTGATACTAATAAGTCTGCCCTAGCAAATCCAAAGAATCTAGGTTTAAATGAAAGTTTTTTGATTGCAGTTTGAAACTTTTGCAATTTTTCTGTATAGTCGTTGACTGTTTCATCTGCAATAACATATCGTGTAACACCAAACCGATCATATGTGTCCTGCAATTCTTCTCGTAAATCTTCTGCGTCTCTACTGTGATCTTCCTTAACACCTAATACAGGAAAGTTACAAAAACTACAATTGAATATACAACCACGACCAAACTCTACTACTAGAGTTTCATTAGCTAAAATAAAATCTCTATCCTCATAACATATTCTTAATTTTTTCATAGGAAAACTTGGATAGTCGGTATTGCCTTTGATTACCCTTCTTCCATTTATTCCTAATTGATATTTTACTTTTTCACCACCAGTAATATGTTTGAGCAATGCTTCTATTGCTCGTTCTCCAAACCCATCTACATACCAATCTGCTTCAATACGATAGTTGTTGCTGATTTGTCCGCCTGCAATAATTTTTATATTAGGATACGTATCTCTTACCCACTTAAAGTATAATTCTAATTTAGGCGACCAAATTGGAAAAGTACTACCGAACCCAATAAAAACAGTTTTGTTGCTAACTCTTGAGTTGGTAAATTCTTGTAACTGTTCTAAACTCCAGCCCATTACAAAGTCTAATACTTCTATGTCCCAATTTTGCTCTCTAAGATAAGTTGCGATCCTATGTGCTCCGCCTGTCCTCTTGTATACTGCGTGTACATTAGACAATGAACTAAAACCTGTTAAAATTAATCCGTGCATAGTTGTATTATAGTACGCCAGCAATAATGACTACGTTTGATTTTAAATGATATTGATCAACTTTATGTACTTTAAAAGCTAATCCGCAAGAATCTAATTGTTCTTTGATTTCTTCTACTGTAAAACATGCTCGTAAACTATTTTCAAAATCTAATCTAAAAATGTCGTCCAAGTAGGGCTCTTTAAATTTAATTATTTCTTGTAGTTCTTCTTCAGTATCAGGTCTAATAAAATCTAGTATAAAAACATCTTTCGGGGCTATCCTTTTAATGGATTCCCAAAACTGTAAAGGATCGTGAAAGTGATGTAAGGTCAAAGAAGAAATTACCCTATCATAGTATTGTGTAACATCTGTGATTGATTTTTGTTCAAATTTAATATTATCGTGATTTCTAGTCAGTGATAACATTTCAGAACTATTGTCTATTCCTACAATTTTGGTAGTAGGATGTATTACAGCTATTTCTTCAGTTAAGTCTCCAGGGCCGCAGCCAAGATCAACCATAGTTTCTGGGACTTGTTTTTTGACTGACACATAGGCCAATTTAAATAGATGTTTAATTTGGTCCCTATCATTTTTATAGTATGACTGCACTTGCAAAGGATCTATCATTAATTCTGGTTCAACGATTCTTTTCATGATATATTTATTAACCATATCATTGATGATATATAATTTATGAATCAGTCTTATACGTTAAGTCCTAGCAACTTCGAATTTGTGATTGAAGATCACTTTCCAAAATTGCCTAGCAATAAAAAGGTTGGGGTGTTTTTGTCTGGCGGAATGGAATCGAGTTTGATTAGTTTGATAGCCAGCAAGCATTATGGCAAAGATCGTGTTATCTTCTTTTATTCTGATAATATATTTTCCTCTAACGATCCTGCTAGAAACGTCTACATTCACACTAATATAAATCGAGCTGCCAAACTGCTTGATATAACTCCCACTTACTTGGATTTTAATTATACTGCTCACGTTGATAATCGCAAACAATCTATACAGGATAAAATGCAAAGTTTAAAAACAGATTATGCTGTTGATTTTGTAATGTTTGGCTTTACTAAATTATTTTTCGACGTAGAAATTTTTAAACAGCAGGACATGACTATTGAAAAAATCAAAGAAATTGCCTACGCTGATCCTATTAAATACAAATCTACTATTGAAGAATTTCATTTAGACACTGGACGATATACTGAGCATTTATTAGACATAGATATTCCAGCCGAAGTATACCCGTTGCTCAGGCAAACTTCAGGATTTATTAAGAGTCCTTTTAATCAGTTGAATAAAAGTGAAGTTGTTGACCTTTACAGGCAACTAGGATTACTAGACAAGTTATACGGCACGAGCTCTTGTATTAGAGATAGTTTGACTGTTACTGGCAAGCATTGCGGTGCTTGTTTTAATTGTCAGCAAAGGTGGGATGCATTTAAAATATTGGGTGATATTGAAGACTTAACTGAGTACAATTCCGACAATATTAAACATTATAGAGAACAATTAGAACATGCTATTCATTCATAAAACAGTTAGTCTATGTGACCATTGTTATAAACACATACCCGCGGTTGTCTACGAAAAAGATGACAAAATCATGATGACTAAGCGTTGTCCTGAACACGGTGAACTTACAAGCATTGTTGAAATTGATACTGAATTTTATTACAGACTGCACCATGATAGAGACATTGACTCTTTTAATCAAATTTTATTTGAAGCCAGTGATAGGTGTCAGCTAAGTTGTCCTCATTGTTATCACCTACCAGACAACAAGATTACTGATAGGCCTATTGCAGAGATCATAGAGCAATTAAGGCAATTTCCTAAAGATAGTGCGCCTATGTTAGCAGGTGCTGAAGCTACTCTTAGACCTGACTTTATTGAGCTGTGTGAAGAAATTAACACACTGGGATTTAAAAAATTCGAGCTTTTGTCTAACGGTTTGCGTTTTGCTAATGAGGAATGGACTAAACAAGTTTACGATGCTGGGTTAAAGACCATGTGCTTGGGACTGAACCATCCCAGTTATCAAGGTGAGTCAGTTCATGCTAAACAACTTGTTGGCTTGCAAAATATGATTGATATAGGCTATGACATTGGCTATGTTGGCTACACTATTGAGGATTACGATCATTTAGAGTTTATTTTAAACGAGATCAAGTCTATCCATCATCCTAAAATTAATCACTACAGGATAAGATGTGGTAGTTTTATCGGGCGTAGCAGTGACATTCAACGAGGTTATCTAAGTACACTAGTACGATTAGTCAAAGAACAACTTGGTGGCAATGTAACGGCTTATTCTTCGGATGACAATCCATACCATGTTATGTTACAATGGAATGATATACTACTGAGATTAATCCAGTGGCCGGATGTTACAAATATCGACTTAGAGGAACTTGCGACAGGACCGTGGTGTCAATTTTATGATGGCCCAGTTACTAATTTTGTACATCAAGTTATTACTAGAGACGCTTATAAGAATATGAGTTTGCCAAAACTTGATACTGTCCCTGAAAAATACCAATATAGAACGATGTCTGGTAGTCACACGGCCTACTGGAAAAACAACTGGCAAGGCCCTATAGAATTTGAATCGTTTGACTGGAATCTAGATAGTATTGGGGTTAAATTAGCCTCCGCAATCATACCTATAAAAGTAAGGAACTAATATGTCTGGAACTAACGTAATTTTTCTAACCTCAGTCATGACTCACTGGCTTGAAAGAAGTATTGGTGCATACCAACTTTCCAATTTTATAAAGAATCATGGTTACACAACTCAAGTGATAGATTTTATTCACTTACTGCCCAAAGATGTATTAATGATGCTTCTTAAAAAATTTACTAGCGACAAAACTCAAGTATTAGCAGTGAGTACAACCTTTATATCTGAAGATGCCTATATCGGGGCTAACGCTATTAACAAGCAAAAGAAACCCGGAGTTATGTTTGAAAGTTTATCAACATGCTTAATAGAATATAAAAAACTTTTCCCCCATGTGAAAATAATTGCCGGAGGAGCTAAAGCAATGAGGTTTTATAATACTGGATTGTTTGACTACTGTTTTACAGGTTACGGTGAATTGGCATTACTAAACTTCTTAAAAGCAGGATCAAATAGGACTGGTAAAATTATTGAAGGCGATCTTTATCTTGCTAAATTTAAAGCTCATGAAATCGATCACAAATTTTCCGACAATGATGTTATTTTCTCCAACGAAACTTTGCCTATTGAAATAAGTCGAGGTTGTATATTTAAATGCAAATTTTGTGCGTATCCATTAAATGGCAAGAGTAAACTAGATCACGTTAGGGATACACACTTAATAAGAGATGAGTTGATCAGCAATTATGAAAAGTGGGGGATCACAAATTATATCATAAGCGACGATACATTTAACGATAGTAATGATAAATTAAAAACTCTACATGATATGATTGTAGATCTGCCTTTTAAAATTAACTTTGTGTGTTATCTTCGTCTAGACTTACTTTATCATTTTAGGGATTCACAATTAGAGATGTTAGAAAACATGGGGTTAAAATCTTGTCACTTTGGTGTTGAAAGTTTTAATCCGACAACGGCAAAATTTATTGGTAAGGGCATGAGTGAAAATAAAACTAAAGATTTTTTATTATTTTTAAAAGATCGATGGAAGGATAAAATTAGTTTCATGTGTACGTTTATTACTGGGTTACCATTTGAAACAAAAGAAAGTTGTATAGAAACTGGTAAGTGGTGCAACGATAACAATATAACATTTTGGATGATGCCATTGTTTATAGATCCTGATAGAACATACAAAAGTGACATAGACATCAACTATGAAAAATATGGATATAAGTTAGAGGATGACTTATCGTGGACTACTGAGTATATGACAATGGATGAGGCTATTCAAATTGCAAGTGAGTTTACTTCGGATCCTAGTAAACACAAAATTTCTGCTTGGAATATGTTTGCATTACTATCACTAGGCGTATATACTGCTGACGAACTGTATCATTTATCTTATTCAGATTTAGATAAAGATCAAGGCAGGACACTGATGCAGAAAAAGATGACTCAATATGTACAAAGGTTAATGACAGTGTGAATAACTTTATTACAAAAATAAATTTTACTGCAGATGTTGAAAAAATGAACGCTGACTTAGACAGCGTATTAAAGCATTTTCATTGGACATTGCCTGCTAGCCCTATCCATAATCAAATAGGCATTAGGCATAGACCTGACGCTGACAATATTTGGCTTGATAGCTCGGGCAGTTTATACAATAAAGAGCTAGGAAGATTTACAGGACAAGAAGGCGACTTTTCAGAATGGAATCCGCACTTACCAGAGTATACACGTACAGTTATTGAACAATTGATGACTTCTGAAAATATTAAAATAGGCCGTGCTAGGTATATGTTAGCACCCCCTCGACGTGGCCTCACTGTACACAGGGACTTTGAACAACGCTATCATTTTGTTTTACGCACAAATCCAAATGCATTTTTTGGCGAACGGGTTACAGAAGATGATGTAACTGCTAAATGCTATCATGTTCCTGCAGATGGATCATTTTATAAAGTAGATACGTTACGTGATCACTTTATATACAACGGCGGCACTGAAGATAGGATACACTTAGTATTAAATGTGAATGGAAATCAAAATGGATGAATACAAAGTTATAAACAGATCTACACCAGAGTGGGAAGAGATTTATAAGATTGCTCAAGAAGATAAAACTCATGATCTATGGGAGAACTATCAGTCTATTAAGTTAGACGAATATGAACATATGATTGTAAATGTGCGTGATTCTAAACCAGCAGCATTTCACGGCATTTTTAATCACGGACGATGGCCTGAGAATTACAGTAGGATATGTAATAGAGCATATATAAACCCATACTTTAGAGATCTAGGACAAGGTCTGGAAATAACCAGTAACAACATCAAATTTGTATTGGACAATTATTCTAAATGGGGTAAGGAAGTGTTATTCATTTCCAGGGGTGTTCAGTACGACAATGTTGAAGTCAGTTGGCGAAAATTTAAAAAATTTGTGCAATATCTTAAGGATACAACTGGGTATACTGACTTAACCTATGATGATCGTTTATATAAATGTTGTAGATCTGGGTGTAAAGAATGCTACCAATTTGCTGTATGGTACAATCCGTTGGGAGTAAGTAATAACATATCAAGTATCAGCATGTCTACGTGGTCCAAGTTACCTAAATGATAAATATTGATATTAAACAGAGAGAATTTTAATGGATTCTGCAACAATTAAGCAAACACTAGTAGACGAGGTCGCATATTGGGACTCCGTCAGCATCAATGCGTTTTACAAAAACGCCGCGTATAACCCAACACTGGGCTATCTCACAGTGAAGTCATTTGAAAACGGATATATTGCCGTTAACCCAACAACTGTAACTTACTATGATACGGTCTTTGGCATTGAATATAGAATTGCTAAAAACTATAATGAAAACGACTGGGCTTGTATGCAAGGATTATATGCATTAAGTTTGGATGATGCTAGAGGGTTTAAAATTTGCCAACCGTTGGAATCAAGTTTGGCTACTGTTAATGGTGAACAATGGATGTTTACTGCAATTCAGCATCCAGATGCTGAATTTGGAAAACCCTGGGTTAATAAAATCCCGGTAGCTGGTTCAAGTATCATTGTTCGATACGCTGAAAAAGCAGTGGATTTTCTTCGTGCAGTTAAACAGGTCAGCGGCACACATGGCATGGGATTAGCACCAGCAAAGGCTGCAAATTTAAGTGAATTTTGGAATAACGGAACAGGTTGGTATTGGAGACGAGTCGATAACTGGTCAGTACCGTTTAATGATGCTGTTAAAAACACATTAAGCGACACTAAATCCTCATTCAATTATTTGGCTGCTAAAGGCAAACCAGAAGTACTTAGTGCAATAACACACTTAAATGATAAAGATACATACTTGGAAAACTTATGGCTACCATTAACACAATAACATTCGAAGTCATTTCTAATAATGGAGTAGTCAGCATTGACGTGCCCGACTTCTTAATAGAAGAGTTTGGGCGAACATTAGTTTGGCCGGAAATGCCACATCATGTAAAAATGATTTCGCCACTAGACGCTACAAAATCAATTACGACAAATTTTGCTTCTTAAAACTTCTCTAGCAGAAGGTTTAACACTTAAAAATAACTGGTAAGTATCATCGGCCCCGGTATATGCATCGTGTACTAGGGTCGTATTTATGATGTAAAGTCTGCCTGGCTCTATACCATCAACGTCCTTCATTTGCCCTGAATCTTCATCATAAAATCTTACATGAAGATCATCAGCGTTCACACATGCCCATAACCTAAACCACAAGGAAGGTATAATCGTATCAATGTGCGGATAAAATTCTGCACCTGCATTCCATTTAAAGATGTTTGATCGACACCAATGGTTGTCCAACACTCTCATGGGACTCAGTGATGGCATATTCATAACTGGTGTTGGGGTAGTAAAGTCCAAGTCTAAAAATGGTGTGTTGGGGTGTTGCTTATTCCAAGCCATCATTGATCCATTGACTGGATCGTTATTGTGTAATACCCCGTGCTCGTTGACTAGAGCTAGGCCGTACCTTGGCAAGTGTGTATGTGTAGTTCCCCACTGTTCAAAATAGTTATTATATGATTGTATATCAGTCATAAACTGTTTACAATCTATTTTTATATCAAGAGGGGTTAACGGTTGGGGATGAAACTTTTTATATTCGTCATTGTCTATTACATCAGTAAATGACTTGCATCTTTCTAATGCACCCGACTTTGTGAATACCTCAATAGTTTCTGAAATTACTTTATTAGCATCTACTTTCATAGTTTGTATTTTATACGGGTTACTAACTGTTCGTAAGTTTCATCAAATATAGATATCTTTAACATGATGCGTTCATTAGGCCCATTAAACACCGCATGTGGTACTGTTGTGTTCAGCAAGGCTTGTTGATAGACGTACTCGATATCTTCAATGGTAATTGGCGCAGGTGTATCTGTCAGTATTAAATTAATTGAGCATTGTGTTCCGTTATCAACATGCTCTGGTATTTCTGCAAATGGCTCTAACCAATAAAATCTTGGTCGCCCTTCAACTTCAAAGTCTGCCATTACTCTTTCAATATGTTCGTCAGTGTAATGCCCAATGTGCCATCGGTCTAATCGTAGTTCTGGATACCTAGAATCTTTATAAGGTTCAGACTGCAACTTTGCTATTGCGGCTGATTCTAATAAGACTCTGGTATCCAGAGGATAGTTTAACAGTGTCAAATATTCCTTCATGGAATATTTAATTAACTATTCAATACCCTTGCTACGGAAGTGATTACTGCGGCAATACGTCCAATATCACGAAGTTGTTCTACAGTGTAGCCTTCCTTCTTCAATGTTTCGTAGTGCGCCTTGACGCAAAAATGACACTTGCCAACGATACTTGCGGCCAAACTGTATGCTTCAAAACGTGCCTTAGTAGTTCCGCCGTGGCTAGCAATAGCATTCATACGCAACTGAGCCGGCAGACCAGTTAGTGCAGGATCATCGGCCATCTCAATGTAGGGATACCATATGTTATTCTGTGCCATGATTGCGGCTGCTGTCAGTGCGGCGTCACGTTCTTTAACTTCATCTAGTTCATCAGTTTGACTAATCATACTTGCTGAAATAAAAGTAACAAGTTTACCGTTACCAGTTGCCATTGCGGCTGCTAATGCACAGCCATTTGCTTCAATCTCTTTAAGCGTACTGCGCTTAATTACCGCATCCAGATTTAGTTTAGTGTCCTTGGCATATTCTGGTAAGCCTTCTTTAATTTGATCAATCCAACTCATTTCTTATCTCCTTGTGTTTCTTTAGCAATTGATTTGTATCCATTATATGTAGGGTGTACATTATCAGGACTACGTGCATGGTTGCGTGAATCAATGACGTTGTCGTTGTATTTTTTTGCAACCATCAATACTGCATTTCTTTTTGGTTCTTTAATGTTAGGTAAGATCCAGTATACTCTATCTGCCTTGACTAACTGCCTAAGCGTGTCCAATTCTTCATATGTATTGATACTTGCATAATCATTCGAGCCCAAGCTGATAATCACATTTTTTGCTGTGGTGTTACCTTGCGTGTGCAATATATGACGATTAACATAGTCATAACTGTTGATACCGCTCTTGGCATAAGTCACACATTCTTTACGAACTTGTCCTACGCCTACTGCTAAACTATCACCCATAATTAAACATTCTAACATATCAATATTTCCCTGATGCTAGTACAATTTGACAAATGTGTTCTAGTCGTTCAATATGTTCAAACGCACGCCATGGACTTGTGTCAATAGCAACTACACCGTGTCCTTTAATTCCCACAATGTCGTAAGCAACATTGCCGTAATCATCTAATTCGAGATTTTCATGACACTTGTCTGCAAGTTCTTGACTGATAGGGGGTACATCACCTACATTAGGCGCAACCTTAGTATAGCGGTTCAATTCTGGAAACGCATCGCTAATAGTACTTAGGTCAATACCGGCATGCATAGCGGCGATACAGTAAGTCGGATGTAGATGAACTACAACCCTAACATCGTTGTTATGCTGTCCCATTGCTCGCTGTAAGCCAAAGTGCAGAGGAATCTCCCCACTTGGTTTTAGATTAGCACTAATATCAGTGTAGAAATCTTCTTGCCAGAGCAAACCGTGAATGCTGATCTTTTTAAATTGATCAGGTTGCATTGTCTGTTTACGGACGCCACTGGGAGTGATGTAAAAGTGATCACGGTCGTGATGACGAATACTTACGTTGCCATCACGACTGGTAATCCAGTTGCGTCTATATGCTTCAACTAATGTATCGCATATAGTTTCTAACATTACAGAGTCTCGCCGCCAACTGTGCGGTTGCAAGCACACAGTTCACCAGTTTGCAATGCGTCAAGAATACGCAGAGTTTCTTCCGGGCTACGACCAACGTTCAAGTTATTGACAGTCACATGTTGGATAACGTTCTCTGGGTCAACAATGAATGTGGCGCGGAGTGCGGCTCCTGCTGGTGCGTAGAATACACCCAACTGTTCAACCAAGCTCAACTCACCACGTTGCGTGTCGGCAAACTGGGTGTGAGTGATCTTCTTCAAATCAGCGTGTGCCATTTGCCATGCTATCTTACAGAACTCATTGTCTGTTGAGCCTGTTAGCAATACTGCATCGCGGTCAGCAAAGTCGCCTGTTAGTTTGTCGTATGCGACAATTTCAGTTGGGCAAACGAATGTGAAGTCTTTTGGATAGAACACGATTACTTTCCATTTGCCTTCAAAGCTCTGGTCTGTAATTGTGAAGTATGCATCTTCTGGTTGTCCTGGCTTAACGCCTGTGACTGCGAACGCTGTTAGTTTATCACCGATTGTTTTCATATTTTTCTCCTGTGTGTAAAATGAAAATTAAGAACTTTCGTTCCTTGTATATATTGTACTTTTATTTAATCTACAAATCAAGCATTTTAATAGATTTTAGCTATAATTATTTCAATAAGGCTTATAGGAAAAATCAATTATGTTTTTCGATTTTTTGTTTCCTCTAGAACCTTTGCAATGTTTTTAATACGCTCCACATCTTCATATGTTGCGTTATTTTTAAAACGGTTACATCGTTCACAGATGATCCAAAAATTCTCAATGCTATCTTCTCCACCATAACTTTGTGGGATAATGTGATCAGTACTAGGAGTAGCGTAATCCTTTTTACCGTGATTATTTTTTCCTAGTCCATAATCTAATTCACTGCCACAGCAAGGACAATGTGTTTTACACAATGCTAGATAGGGCGCATAATCAACTCCCCAAGTAACACTGTTCACTTTTGCCCAAACTGGCCGCAGGTCATTTGTTTCACATACTACAGCAAAAAGATCTCTACTGTAGTATGTTTCTGGATTGTATTTTGGATACAAACTTTTATTCATCGTCTTCTTCTGTATCCTCTACCTTCATAATAGGGATAGTGATGTCAAACGGCTTACTGGCAAGACTCTTGCCTTTTGCTTGTTCGTAAATTGCAATGATACCACTTGCTTGCTTTTCTCGAACACCCATACCTTTGTAGTTAGTAGGATATGTGCGTTCAAATGCGTGGTTAATGCTCAAGTGCAGATCTTTGCCTGTTTCAAAACGTTGACTTGCTTCGTAAAACAAATCTTTGAACACTGAATCAGAATATGCGTCTTCTGCAATTAGAATTTCTCGAGCTTTCAAGAATCCCATTACAGTGGGCTCTGCAATTTTATCATTAGGCCAGTATTCTCGATAACGGGCCAACACATAAGTCAACGGGCCGTTACCATAGCTTTCACTACATTCGTACAAGTGGCTAATGTGTGTAATGCAACCAGGAGCACGTTTCTTATATGCTGTTTCGCAGTTGGCATCAGTAACTGCCTTTTCAATGGCCAGTGATGCCTTATCACCCATTTTGCAGTTTTGCTTGTGGATGAAGAATTTTGCCATTGGCTCGCTGTCTGTGTTCAATGCCAGCAACTGTCGGCTCTCTACGTTTACGTCTTCGGTCTCGACATAGAAGCAGGGAATTTCTGTTAGAAGACCATAATAGATCAACCATACAGTCATATGCTGTTGACCATCTGAGCCGTAGTAACGATCCTCTTTAGGATCATAACGACATTGCAAGGGTGTGACACAATTGATGTCCCACTTGCCGTGCAATTTTTTCATATGTTTAGGTTCTGGCCAACGCTGACGTTCATAGTTAATATAAATCTTATCAGCAGGCACCCATGCAAATTTCAAAGTGTTCTTCACACTCTTGGCAATAGCTGTCATCTGCGCTGGGATTTTAATTCCAATTCGACGAGAGCAGGCTTTTGCTACATCTGTGATTGGAACACGTTTATCGGGAAGTCCGATACTGGGGTCAAACGGTGCAAGTGTAGCACCAATATTCTTACTCATAATAACACCTTTTTCTATGTTTACTGTTAGTTTTGGCTACGCCCCAACAGACCAAATAAAATGCTTATTCAGTAAAGTAATTATACTATCAAATATAAGGCAAGTCAATAAAAAAGGCTGTAAAAACAGCCTTTTTGGTAAACCTATTTAAAATGCATTATGCAAAAATTTCCAATGCAGTTCCGCACTCGACACAGAACTTGGCGTGAGCTCGATTCTGTTTACCGCAGGTTACACATTTTGGTTTGTGTTGTACTGTTACTGGTTTGGTAACAGGCTTATTGTCACCCAAGTCACCTACTAGTCTCAATACAATGTTGTGTACAGTTGACTCCAGTGTGCCTACTGTGGTCTCTTGAAACTTTTGTGTACTCTTGCTACCCGGAACTGTGATTCCTACATCGTTCCAATCCATAGTAGCCATACCATCATGTGATTCCATCTTGTTGATGATACCGTTGTCAGCGCAATACTTGTCTACTGCGGCACTCGCTGCCTGTGCAGTAACTTCACCGTTCTTACTAAGGTCAATACTACGCAACATACCACCTACATTGTAACTAGCAGTATTGGTAGTAGCATAAGTGCTACCACTTGCCGTAATCCAGCTGGTATTAAAAATAGGACGTGGAATTTCAAACTGATATTCAATACGAACAAGTCCGTCTTCTAGTTTGATACCACGTGGTCCATCTTCGATAGCAGTAGTACGTTCAATAAACTTGAACTTGTTACCTTCGGAGAGATTGCCGTTTTTAATCCAACGCTCTAAGTCGACAGTCCGACCCGGGTCAATGACCAGTCCGCCAGGAACGACATTCTCTCCGTCGATAAACACATTTACCACAGCACGGGTTGTATTGAGATTTTTAAGTAAGATGCTATATTCGCTGGCAAATGGAATATAGACTGTGTCCTTGAATTCACGTAGGACTTTTGAGTTGGCTTTTATACTCGCAACGAGTTTTTGATTATACATCATGGTTCTTCCTTTTTACGGTACACACTCTAAGTACCTAGTTATTAAAGAGTGTTAGTTGTGGACCATCCACAAATTTATTTATTCTACTGTTAGTCGCTTGATATCTTTTGGCTTTACTTTAATAAAAGTAGTGTGCCAGTTATCTTTATCTTTAAGAGGAAGATCTAGAAATACAGTTACTAAACTACCTTGCTCTTCATTGACCATACCTTCACCGCCGCATGTGCCTACGAATGGAACTCCGTTGTATTTGCCAAACACTCGATCACCAAACGTCCATTTTGCTTTAGGACGATTCAATGCAAAGTATTCAGCTAGATTCATTCTTCATCCTGATCGTTGTGTAATTGATTCTTGAAAAATTCAAGTTGGTCAATCAAATGCTGTACGCCTGGCTCATTCATAGTAAGTGTAGTATATCCCATTGTGAATGCCAAACGATTGTCATCTGTAAGACCAAATGTGTAATACGTCTTAGGTTCCTTTTTTGGCGCAGGCGGTTCAACATAAGGAACTGCTTCAGGCTTTGGAAACTTAACGACATTGTCGTATTCAGCTTCACGTTCTTTACGGCTTTTAAAAAAATCAAACATCAAAGGCTCCATGTTAAAATAACGAGCTACTGGCGGACACACTAGCGGTACACTAAGAGTTAGTATAAATCCTAGTGTGGCAATTTCAGTAAGGCCGGAATGTGTAAATGCCAAACATGTTCCGACCCAGAAATATACAAAGCCTGTCCAGAATAAGTAGTATCCACTACTACGTCCAAATAATTTCATAGTCCTATTTGTCTTCCAAACAAGCAATATACTTCAAACCATTTAGTAGGAGGATTCTCTAGGAAGTAAGGATTAACACGAAATGTTATTTCCCAATCCCTAGAGAATTGAAAGTGCCTGGATCCAAATCTAATGTTGAACCAGAGATTGCTCATTTGGTAACCTCAACACATGTGAACTTCATAACCTTAGTTGTTCCAGTAGCCATTCTTTCAGCAGTTTTGCCGGCTGCTACACATTCTTGTTGAGTTCGGAAACCAGGCACTGAAGTCAGCGCCATGGAATCCTTATCACTCATCATACCAACGTGTGCGAATAGTATTAGAGTCCAGAGCATATTACTTGTTCATCATCAATGCGTTGAAGTTGCTAGGAACAACAATGGTCTGCACCTTGCCGTTCTTAATACCTTCGGAGATGTTTAACATGGCCTGTGCTTGCATGAATGCAATTGAGCTACCACTGTTATTAGCCAATGCTGCCATACGACGCGATTCAGCTTCGGCAGTCTTGACTTCAACTTCTTTCTGCTTCAATTCGTTTTTACTGCGAACTAGCGCATTAGCACTTTCAACAACTGTATCGGCTGGCACAACATTACGAATCAGCACTTGGCTAATCATAATAGTACCGTCAAGTTTTTCTTCAGCCAAGTTGCGAACAATTTCGTCTTGAATAAACTTTTCCATCTCACCACGGTTGTCTGCCATGTCCAGTGCTTCATATTTACGTGCCGCTTTGTAGATAGCATTACGAGCATTTTGAACAATGTAGTTATACATCACGTATGTATCGCCCTTGAACTCTGCGTGGAACGCTTTATTCTTAGTGCTATACAGCTCACTCACTTGCTGTGGGTTAATGTTATAAACAACCACAGCGTCAAAGTCTTTCATAGTTGAGTTGTCTTTGGCTACAGGTGTCATATTTTCTAGCGACACATTAACGTCTTTAATTGGGAATGTAAGAACGTCACCAATTAGTACTTGGTTAAACGTACCTGGAAGCAGTTCTCCACTTTGGACTTGTTTATCAAAGCCAACACGGACACCGACCTCACCAGTTTCGATACGAGTACAACCTGTAGCAAAAACAGCGGCGGCAAGAACGGAGAGAGTAAAAATACGTTTCATTTTAGATAATACCTTGTGTGAAAAGAAAGAAGCAAATAACAAACCCTAGTGCAAAATACAGTGGGCGAAGATAACGATCATTGATCATAAAAATCCTTAAAAGAGAATTACAAGTACAGTCATTAACATTACTGTTGCCAGTGATACAAGTATACTATAACCTGCAGTCTTTGTCAAATTCCATTTGTCCTTACCGTTCAAATTTCTCCAAGCAGTTATGCCAAAGTGAATAAGAGCGGCAAGGATAGCAAATGCTAGCCAAAGTCTAATCATGACTGACCTTTATTTGGGAAAGGCCAAGCACCAGATTGGATTGGCGCACTCGTATAACGGTAACGTTCATTACCACTGTACAACCGGTCGTTGGTGCCTTTCTCAAAGCCTTCACGATAGTCCAATCGTTCACGACCAAACTTGTCGTCTACTGCATTGTAGCTGTTTTGCCATCCTGCTGAGTAGCCTGCGTAGAACGCACTATTACCCAACTTAGGCCCTGTGTATACAGGCTTGCTACCTACCGCAGTAGACTGTACTGATTTTGTAAACGCATCTTCTGGACTCACGTTCAACTCACCAATAACTTCATATCGGCAAGCACGACCCTTAGCATCGTTGTAGTCACTTGGAATGCTTACAACATCACGTGGATTGATCTTAACAATCACTGTGCGAGCACCACCAAAACTAGCCAAGTAGCTCATAGCACAGAAGTGCAAGCCTGTTGAACAAGTACGATCCTTGTTGTCGTCAACATCATGTCGTTCCATTTCAACAACTTGACCGATGCTGTTATCCATTGTACCCGAATGGCAATCTTTATAGTCTTCACGAACTTTCTTGTAAGCAAGGAAGTGACCGTCCGGAGTAATTGGCAAATTGCTCTTTTCCAAGAAGTTATACAGTTCAGTAACTGCTCGCTTGCTTGGGTTCTGATACAAGTTTTCCATAAAGTTGACCATGGGCTCAATAGGAAAGCCTTCTTGCAACATGGCAATCATACGCACTGACAAACCAGTGTTCAGTTCTTTACCTTTCCAGTATAGTGTTTCGCCTTGGATGCTAACATTGCCAGCACCGTAGTTCAACACAACCTTTTTAGGTTCAATAATGTCTGGGAGGGCGTCCCAATCTTCTGCTTTAATTGCGTCCAGCACTTTTTGGTAAGTGATGTGCGTCTTGCTAATGGTATGCGGTTTGTTGTCAATTACAACAACAATGTTACTACCTTGAATCAAAAATGGATAAGCCATTTTAAACACCTTTCTTTTGGTCAATCATCGAAATATATTCTGCAATAGCATGACTGTTATTGCAACCACCTAGACTGCTCAACAATGGATAGCGGCTGTAAATGGCAGTACTTTCACTTACAAGGCTTTTCTTCAACACTTCAATTTCAAAGTTAATGCTATAACGAGTACACATGCGATGCAAACTGTAATCGGTCAAGTCAACTTTTTCTGCTGTTGCCAACTTACTTACAGTCTTAACATAAGGACTGTTTGTATTATTGATTAGCTCCACAATTTGTTTATTATACTGGATCAGCAAGCCTCTGTCAACACTGCTGTACGCCAAATTCAGTTTTTGTGCATCAGTCATTTTGGACAATGTTGAGATGACAAGTTCTTCTACGTTAACCCAATTTTTTTGAGTTTTGATAAAATCCAAATCACCTTTACGCACACCCAAAACATCAACCCGCAGTGTTTTAAATCCGCATCGCTTCAAATCTTCAATAAATTCCTTACCACTGAAGTTATTACCTGCTTTGCTGATTACATTGTAACCACTCAAAGGCAAATAGTAGTGTGTAGAGTTAGTGTCAAAGCCGTCAGCTTTGCCTGCATCACGCCATACCACTTCCTTAGCACGGTAATAACCACCGCGGCCACGTTCTTCCAAACGCAAAATGCTAACGTTCTTACCACTGGCAGAACTTTGAGCACGTTCTTTCTGCAAAAGCGCACTCGCCAGCATGACCTTTGGAGGCGACTTGATAAACTTTAAAAACGCATCAAACTGTGCAGGCTTTGTTTTGTCCACAGGTTCCATAACAAATACATGCGAGCTGTAAGGCATGTCCTTACTGTCTGTATTACGCCAGTGAAACTTAGCACGTTCTGCCGCACCTACTTTAGTATCGTTCTTAATAAAGTATGCACTGTCGCTAACACTAATACGCCATGAATGAATAGACGCCTTAGTAGTTTGATCGTATTCGTGATCAGACTTCATAGTGCTACAGGTATTGCTACCGCGGGCCTTTGTAAAGCCTCGGATTACAATGTTGTACTTTTTAGACAGCGTTGATTCCAAAATCTTAAATGGGATCAAACGACCTGTGTTGTAATGGTTAGGAGTTTGATCAAAGAACACATCTTTAGTGTCTGTGATAAATTTGATGGCCGCAGTGGACATCAAAGTGTCATCACGTTGCTTGTTCAACCAAATTGCACGTTCCCATTTGTTAGTGAACGTCTTTGCCTTTTCTGCAATGTGTACTGCCAACTGAGTATTCAGTGCTTCCAACTTTGCTTTGATTGCGGCAATAGTTTGTGGAATGTATGACAAGCCTTCACGTGACGCTTGAAAGTCTACTTCACCGATAGCAAAGTGAATTTCCAAACCACAACCCAACAAGCGAGACACGTCGCCCAAATCCTTATGGTTAGCTTGCGGCACTTCAATAGGGTAAGCAATATTGCCCATAATGGCAACACTACGGCCTCCATCGTTATGCGAATGCACGCCTGGGATGATGTCGCGTTCTTTGTAAGACACGTCACGGAATTGAAAATCGCTAACACCGCAAACAACAGGGCGCAGTTTAAAATATTTGTAGACATGACGTGCTTCGTCGTGGAACTTACTAAAGTCCCAACGGTCGTTAACACTGAACTTAACTTCCACACCAGTGGGTTCGTCTGTAGTTTCAGTCATCATTTTAGCAATGGATGGCACACCTGCATCGTTAATGAACGCAGAGTAAATACCCTTAACACCGTTTTGGATAGCGGTAACAGTAAAGTTGTCTGTGTAGCTGAATGGGCTCTTACTGCCCAAACCCAACGCACCAATAAACTCGTTGCTATTAGTCTTAGTGGATTCAAAGTAAGTGGTGTAAATTTGTGTCACTTGTTCATGCGACAAGCCAGTACCGTAGTCACGGATGGCGAACCAAGGTTCCAATTGATTGGGCAAATGCACATCAAATGGTGTTTCGTGTTTGCCTGCGGCAGCATGACTGTCCACAGCATTACAACTCAGTTCGCGAACGATAGCACGGACCTTGTTAGCATACAAGCCCGAGCTCAAAATGTTAAATGCTTTTGCCGAATTGCGAATTCGAAATTCACCAATTTCGCCAACATTGCTCAAAACTGCTTCGTTAACTGGAGCATTGTTCAAAATCATTGGAAACCTTTCTGTGTGTGTTTGTTTACGCTATGTATGTATTATAGCGCCATCTGCATTGAAAGTCAAGTCAGAATTGTAGAAAATGGGGCAGTTTGCCCCATTTTGGTAAACCAAATTATGGTTTAAAACGCATCGTAGTAATGGAACTGCTTTTCTTTCACTTTGGTAAGTGTTAGTGCAACCCCGTTCTTATTCATAAAGATGAATGTTCCGTTAGCAGGATCGATCTTTTGGATTTCACCTGGATGGAATTGTGTTTCTTCCCAATTCCAATCTGCTTCCTCGTCATTGTCGTCTCGGTCAGTCCATGGAAGACCTGCATCTGAGATTTTGAATGACAAGTGAATATTGCTTTGAAGTGGGTTGCCCTTCCATTCACGAGACTCCAAGTGCTTTTGGTCAATTGGAATACCTTTGAAGGTCAATTGAGTAGTGTACTTGTTGCCGTCGTCAAACTCTGGCTTGGCGTTCAACATCTTCAATGCTTGCTCCGGAGTTTCGTTGTAGCGGTTCATTTCTTCAACCAATGCCTTCAACATGTCAAAGTTGAACTGATTGAACAAGCTGGCAATAGAGCACAATTTGGTGATGTGTTCTTTAGCCTTCAAATTGTCTTCACAGTATTCAACAATGAATGCCATGTCTAACCCCTTGTAGTCGATCATGTAGTAGATACGACCTGGGCGGTTACGCATGTGTGAGTCAACACGCCACTTGTCATTACAAGTCAACATGAACAGTTTCTTTGAAGGAAACACGCCATCCAACAAAGTTAGAATAGCTTCTTGCTCGTCGCTTGAGTAAACTTTCTCGAACTCGTCAAACAACACAATGCATGGCTGGTCGATAGTCTGCATGAACGCATTAAACTTATCACCGTGAAATGGAGCATTGATAACAATAGTTGGAATGCCTGTCTTAGCACCTTCGATAGATACTGCCTTAGCCAGCAATGACTTGCCAGAACCTTTTTCACCTGTAAGCATTACACCAGTAGTAGCAGGACGATCACCAAACGTATCTAGGATACGTCGGCAGTTAGTCATGTGGTCACCGTAAGTCTTGCCTTTGATCTCAAAGTCGCTGATATGCTCCAAGAACAATTCGCCCGACATGGGATTCTCTTTGATAATGTAGTTACCAGCAGGCAGTGCTTCGTGGAGGTCCAGTGCTTCTTTAGCAGACACTCGGAACTGATTACCTGATTTCAAAAAATATGTCATTTTATTTCTTAGTTTCGATTGAAGATTTAAACAGTAGGCCGCACAAGATCATTAGTCCCCATGCCTGCCACCATCCAATTGCATTAACTCCGGTAACTGCACCAACAAGGCAATAGTTCCAAAGTAGCATTACTGGTAAACTGACTAGCAGTCCAAAACACACAATGAGGCCAACTGCTCCAAAAAGTGCAAAAAGGATTTTCATATAATACTCTGTTTGTTTGTATGTGTTAATTATAGCAGAGGTAAACGATATTGTCTACCCCTGCGTACAATTTATTTGCGAGCGTTTGCTCGAACTTGCTCAAATGTAATTTCCTTCACAAGTCGACCATCACGGTATACTTCTTCCAAAGCATCAGTCCATTCCATACCTTTGTCAGTCCAACCTTTTGGTTGGGTAACAGCAGATTGAAATTCACCTCCGCTTGTCCAAAGTGTCACACGGCCTGCTTTTGACTTCTTGCCCGAGTCAGTAATTGGATCTTTCTGTACGTCTACCCATTTACCGTTAATTTCCGCACTCGAGCATTTCATAGCAAAACGCTGTGTATCACGATCCAGTTGTTGCAACAGAGCACCGCCCATACCAAACGCAATGTTATCAGCACTCCAACCGTATGCTTGGAAGCTACCAAGGATACAACGGATAGTGTGTTCGTTAACGCCGTCACCTTGGATAAGGCGAACGTTGTTCAATACACGGAAGCCTTTATCGTTGGTAGTGTATCCAAACTTGTCTCCTAGGATCTGTACAAGTTTTCTACAAACAATTTCAGGATCACCAGAGTCTGGACGGATGACAACAGTAGCGCCACTATCAATAACTTTCTGGCGAAGTTCTTCTCCCCAAAGTTTTTCGGTAGCGTTGTAGATATCATAACTATCGCTAACCACTGCAAGAATACTACCAGGCTTAGCAAATTGAGTAAGCATATTGTCATAGGCGTTTACTTCGTTGTCTCGACCCCAACTGGTAATAGTACTGTGCTCGGCTGCTGGAATACTAAAGCCAGCAATACCAGCAGAGTAATATTCGCGAGCAAAAAGAATGCCACTAATAGTATCTGTTCCCATAAAGTTAACGAGGTGACTAGCGCCGCCGATACCAGCACTCTCCATGCTAGACACACCCCGAGCGCCAAAGTCGTGCAGTTTAAAATCAATAGTACTAGGGTCACCTGTTTTCTCCAATGCGTCAAGAATGACTTGTTTAATTTTCCAGCTCTGTGTGGCTACAGTAACTGGATACCAAACTGCACGAAGCAGAGCAGTTTCCAACCAAGTAGTTAACCAGAACGCCTTAGGATCAGTATTTTCAATTGTTGCCAAAACATTGCTAACAGGGACCACTGTGCCTTCAGGAACACTCTTAATAACGACAGGAAGGTAACCTCCGTGTGCTGATAGAATGTACTCCCATCCTTCTCGGTTGAAGGGCTCTCCGTGAGCAGTAAGGATCTCATCTGCAATATCAATGTCGGCTTGAGTAATTGGCTCAAGTAGGTATTCCTTAATAAATGCTTGGAGTCCAAACATCACAGTAGAATCGTAGCGACCGCCACGTGACTCAATGTAGGAGTAGACTCCTGTAGTACCTACTGGGTACTGTTTGAACATGCTCACTTTGTATGAGTCAGTATTCAAAATAAGATTTTTTGCGAGTTTCATTGTAAAGTTCCTTTACGTATTATGCCAGGCGTCTATCGCTTGGACTTGTTGTTAGTATAACATAGACCCCATGTCTATGTCAACTAATTTGATTAATAACATTCCTTGTAAATTGTATAACGAGGTTTTGGATACAATTCAGAAAAGTTTTGTTCTTTAATGTACTTGTTCATATCACCAGCATTGAAAAACATCTTGTTAAACACGGTTATGTGCTTACCGTCAATTATTTCGGTTACTGTAAGATAATTGCTTTTTGCGACTCCGGCCATTTTATGCTCCTAAAAAGTGTTGGATAATTTCGTAATGATCTTCAAAACATTCTTCGCTCTTGACCTCAGCAATGGGAACCCAACGTGCTTTTTCTGCATCGTCGGAGCCTTTTACTTTGGGCAATTCGCCATCTGGCAATTGAATAAAGAATGCGTGTGTAATAATGCGACCACGTGGACTACGGTCAATCGCATCAAATACCTTACTGCGTTGAATACTGCCGCGAAGTACTGGAGCTGGTACTTTGATTAGCGTTTCTTCACGCAATTCGCGGATCGCGGCATCTTCAACTGACTTGTCTGTGTTGGCGTTTACATATCCGCCTGGCAATGCCCACAAGCCCTTACCTGGTTCAGCACGGCGTTTGATAAGCAAGATGTGTCCGCTTTGGATCACAACTGCATCAGCTGTACTGAATATTGGAGGATAAGGCAAACTTGCGTATTGCTTCTTGTAGTTGATAACAAACTCGCGTTCGCGGATGATCTGTTCGTACTCTGCTGTTTCTTTGAACTTCATTAGGAAGTCAAAGGTAGATTCTGGAACAACGCCTTTGATAAAGCTCATATTGACATCACGCTTGAAGAACAAGTCTCGAATGTTAACGGCACTTAAAAACTCAATAAGCTCTACGTTTTCAAATCCCCATTGTGGGAACATATCTAAGTAGAATGAACTGTCATCTTTCTTGTGACCGATGATGCCAACCTTGTCGCCGGGCTTAGTGTGTTTGGCAACTAGTGCCTGTACACGAACTGCCCATGCTTGGTCGTTGTAAATTGTATCTGGATTTTCTTCAACGCTGATTAGCATTGAAAGTCCGCCTGCCGCATACTTAATCATCTGTGCTCGTTCAGCACTTGTAAACGGGTTTTTGTAAGTGCGGGGTTGTGCGGCACTACCTGTAATAATCACCAGCTGTTCACAAAGTGCTGTGGCACGTTTGATAATCTCTAAGTGAGCATTATGTATGGGTTGGAAGCGTCCAATAAGGACTAGGGTATCGTATTTTCTAGACATTGAAAAATCCTTTCAATAATGTCAACTTTGCGTCTATCGCATCGCTTTGTTTTATTTATGCTTTAATTATAACATCAAAGCATTCTTGGGTCAAGCTAATTTGGCTCTAATTTCCATATAAAAAGCATGGTACTTTGCCATTCTAGCGATGTCCTTTTCAGTAACACCCTTGAGTCTTCGGATGTCTGTGTTATGACGCAGATCAGCCATTTTGACTCGCATAGCATCTTCGCTAGCAAAAACGCCTTCCTTATATTCTTCATAAGTTTGGCCAGGTTGCTTGGTAAGAGCACGGATGCCAGTGATAACTCTTTCGGTCATACCAGCTTCACGTAAGTCTTTGTAAGTGACATTGGTGTCTTCAATAACATCATGTCCCAGTGCCATACACATCAATTCTTCGTCATCACTCTTTAGGTAGTGCATAACTTTGAGTGGGTGCAGGATGTAAGGATTGCCGCCTTTGTCAAATTGACCGTGATGGGCAGTGGTTGCAATGTGCAACATTTGTGCTAACATTTCGCCTTTTCTCATCTTTTACTCCTATTACTTACTGTACTTACAGTATAACGCAAGTCCGCCAATCTGTCAACCATAAAGAAACCCGCCGAAGCGGGTTTAATGTTTAATACTAATTAGTTAAACGATTTGGTTACTGACACTACAAAAGTATCTTTGTAAAGACGTTGACCATTTATTGTATTAGCAGATTGGAATGTGCTTCCTTGATTGCTGTTTGTGTAATACTTACCAGCAATATTCCAACCTTGCAAGTCATATGCAACACCGACATTGTAGTCTGTATAGTTCAATGATGAGCTGTTTTCAACTAGTGTGCGGCCAACATGACCAACTGCCGACAATTTGCCAACTAGTGGAATTGTTGCGTCTGCCTGTAGGTAGTTAGAACCTTTACTGTTAGCAGTACCAAAGTAGTTGCTTAATGATTGACTAGCTTTAACACTAACCAACTCTTTGTAACCTACACCAACGTACAATTCGTTCGTGTCAAAGTTATTACCACCTGTGGTAGTTGTAGCACGTGGATAGAAATAATTCATAGTACCAACGTCGATTGTAACGCCTTTATAAACTTCTTTCTTAAAGCCAGCGTATACATCTGACTCAACGCCTGCGCCATTTGTATACATTTGACTTGAAACAGAACTGTTCCAGTTACCGACGTATAGCCCACTTGAGTGTGCGTAATCAATACCGCCTTGTACTGCTGGAGCATTTTGGGTTTGACTTACGCCACGGAAACGGTAGTCGGAGGTCAAGCCCAAATTGCCTGTAACCTGTGCTTGGGCAACAGAGATACCTGCTACCATCATCAATGCTAAAAATAGCTTTTTCATATTTGTATTTCCTTTTAATAAAGTGACTGTACGTCACTTGTACATTATATAGTATTGTTGATTCTAGAGCAAGATTTTTATAGTCAAAAGAAACCCGCCGAAGCGGGTCCTACTATTTTGGATGACACGGTATAGTTACCGCGCAAGGGCTGTTTTTTAGGCAGCTAATTCGAAACGCTCAGCGTTTGCGGCGCGAGCCACAGAAGCTGGAACTTCGAAAAACTTGAAAGTAGATGTTTTTGCATTTACTAGATTTTGCTTGATTTAGAGTCATCGCCTACTCAGTTGCCGTCTTCAATATCTCACCCTGTCGAAACCATGGCAGGCCCATTAGTAAGTATGCTAACCGGTATACAAAGCCTTCTGTACACCACGGAGGAATAAATTCCTGCTTATCCGTTAAACTGTCGCTAACATACTTGCTGGTGGACCTGGCGGGAGTCGAACCCGCGTCCAAGATGCCTTTTCTCTAAAGGAATTACAACTATACCGCTATTATACGGCATAATATTTATCCTGTCAAACTTTTTGGTTGTTAAAGCAATAAATACATACATAACATTGGGAGCGAATCAATGGGTGATATTTTTAAAATTATTGGCGACTTAGGTATGCCAGTAGCGGCAGCACTAGCAGGTGGGTACTTCGTGTACCTTACTATCAAATTGTTATTACAAGGAGTACTTGGTTCAATCAAAGGTATGGCCGGTATTATCACAGCACTAGATAACCGTGTCAAAACCATGAACCACGACGTTGTACGTATTGATACTATCGTATCGAATGCATTAGGGTTGCGCCCAGATGTAGAGCGAATTGCTCGTGCTGATGGTAAGAATGATGCAAGAAGGGATTAATTATGTTGTACATTGATTACTCTTGGGACCTTAGTCCAAGTGGTATTAGATTAGATGAAGAACTTAACATAGACAAATTAGGCTGGAAGGCCGGGGATCTGTTCGAAGTTACAAACACCAACGGTCGAGCGATGTTAAGAAAAGTAGATCCTGTAGTAGCATTTGCTAAGGGATATAGAGTAAACTTTGGAGAAGAAAATGGACGTAGTTGAGTTAGTCAATAAGTATGGCTTTCCAATTGTCATGGCAGTTGGAATGGGCTTCATTATCAAGTACGTTTGGGAATGGGCTACAAAGGAAGTTAAACCAGTTATCTCAGAAGCCAATACAGTGCTGATTGCGCTAATTGATCGTATACGTATGTTAGACAATGACTTGATTCGATTGAATCAAAAAGTAAATACAGTACTGCACTTGCGAGGCAAGACTATTGAATATGAACGTGTTGAAGCTGAGAAAGAAATTAATGAAGTTAAACAAAAGAAAGAAGATGATAAAACTGCTAGTGCAGGAGAGTCATAAAGAACACCTACCTTAGGACCGTACTTGTACGGAGGTGTGGCCGGCTGCTGGCTACAAATGTTGGGAGTCGTGCCCCGGAAGACATTTGTAAAGTGAGCATTTTTTACGACTAAATATTCAATGGATAAAATCATAGCAACGTTAGTGATGACGCACATCACAATAGTATGTGTAACATTATACTTACACAGAAGTCAAGCACACAGGGGCATTGAGTTTCATCCCGTAATAAGTCACTTCATGAGACTTTGGTTATGGATGACTACAGGGATGACTACCAAGCAATGGGTAGCTATACATCGTAAGCATCATCAAAATACAGATGTAGAAGGTGATCCGCATAGTCCGCATGTGTTCGGAATTTGGCAACTAGTTTTTGGTGGTGTTAAATTTTATAATCTAGCAGGTAAAGATGCACACATGGTTATGAAATACGGCATGGGCACACCTAAAGACTGGATTGAACGCAAACTTTATACACCCCACCATCGCCTTGGCATTCTCTTAATGCTAGTCATAGACTTATTGTTCTTTGGGCCTTGGGGATTTTTAGTGTGGGGTGTTCAAATGATATGGATACCATTCTGGGCCGCAGGATTTATTAACGGCATCGGACACTGGTGGGGTTATCGCAATGGCGAAACTAAGGACCGCAGTCACAACGTCAGTCCTTGGGGAATTTTAATTGGTGGAGAAGAACTACATAACAATCATCACCTAGATCCTGCTAACCCTAAACTAAGTCGTCGCTGGTTTGAGTTTGATATTGGCTGGATGTGGTTTAAGATTTTTGAATTGCTAAAGTTAGCTAAACTTAGAAACTCTTCGCAATAAACTCTGCTTCGGGGATACGGGTATGTGTATTTTTACTACCTAACACAACAACAATACGTCTTCCTATTTCAGTATCTAGCATCATAACAATACAACCTCCACTGGCTCTTATGTAGCCAGTTTTGCTGACTATGAAGTTATGACGTTTGCCAATAATAGGATTTGTGTTATTAAAAATAAACCACTGTTTCTTTAGTTTAATTTTAACTTGGCTTGTTTTACTAGTTTCAACAATTTCTGGATACTTTGCTGACTCTAAAACAATTTTAATTAATTCTTCAGCTGTGCTGACATTCATTACACTGAGTCCAGTTGGGTCTATATACTTTGTTTTTGTTAGCCCAAGTTGTTTGGCTTTTGCGTTCATAGCACGTATACATTCAACAGTTCCGCCGGGGTAATGCTCGCAAAGCATTAGAGAGGCGGTGTTATCGCTTTTAACCATTGCCAACTGTATTAGTTCTTTGCGTGTGTATGGTTTGATAAAATCATTTAAATCTTGATTTGCATCTAATACAACCATAACAGTCATCAATTTAGTAATACTGGCAATGCTACGCTGTTGCTCAGTATTTTCGCCTTGTATTATTTTGCCGTCGGCACTTGCCACCAACCACGATGTTGCTGTAATTGGCACAGGTTTGGCATTGGAGGCGTTTGCTTGCCCAACATATAAAAGGGCAAAAAATGCCAATAGATATAAGATTCTATACATTTGTCTAGTATACACTCTGTTATTGGCATTGTAAAGTTATTTTTCGTGTGCAACAAATTCACCGTTCCAGTTGTCGCCCAAATCTTGGTGTTTCATAAACTCGCAACGTTCAATCCAAATCTTATAGTACTTGTCCATTTGTCCGCCAAAGTTACCCTTTAGCTTTTTACACATAGCGGCAGCTTCGTCAAACTTTTTAGCTTTGTATAAGTCATGCATTACTTCGTGTGCTATCTTATCTCTAGTGTAATCAACACCACGAGTACGTAACACAGTATAAATTAAGTCTGCTACTGTCTTGCCTTTTGGTTGCAAGTTGTCTAGCAACAAGTAGAAGAAATCATCTTTAGTTCTGTTGTATGTTTCTGCCCCAACAATGGCCAATACACCGTACGCTTTACAACGTGCTTCTAAACGTGCCGCAGTACTAACCATGTCACCTAGAATGTCATAGCTGTGACGTTCTGTTGAACCCATCTCACCGATAAAGCCAATACCTGTGTTACAACCCCAACCCATTGCGGCTGGCGGTAAACCTTGTGCTTCCATTAGCTTGGTATATTCGTCTACAGCATCCAACATTTCTAATCCTACCTTAACGATAGTACGAGCATGATTAGGATCTTCAATAGGAGCACCGTGTATGTGCATTGACGCATCACCTACATACTTGATAACCATGCCCTTGTTATCTAACATTGGCTGACTGATAGCATCCATGTATCCGTTCATGTACTTGCCTAGCCCAGCGACGTCATCTCCATAGTGTTCGCCAATTGGTGTAAAGCCACGTAGGTCACTAAACATAACACTTACGTCTTTTCGCACACCACGCTTGATTAAGTCTGGATCTTTTTGTAACAGCTCTACTACTTCTTTTGAACAGTATCCAGCAAACTGTTTCTTAATAGCTTGCTTCTGTAAGAACTCGCTTACAAACTTAACGCCATAAGTATGCAGAGCGACAAGAATAAGACCAAACGAGATTGCTGTCGCGTCTGATAAGATGAGCCAGCTATTGAAAGCGTACATAGTACCAGGAATGATGGCACCAACAATAACCACAGTAGCACAAATGCCAACATAAGTCCACCTCGATAAGAAAATTAATAAAATGCCAAATGCTAGTAATGCTAAAACTTCAACTCCCTCGGCATAGTCGGGACGTTGTATAACTACTCCATTAACCATTGTGCCTATTGCGGCTGCTTGTACATCCTGTGGCCATACAGCGCCCTTGCTTGTTGGCACTGGATTGGCAATACCTGCGGCTGTTGGTCCTACGATAACAATAGCGCCCCCAAAATCTTTAGGTAGCTCCATTAGACTTACCTGTTTATTTTCTTGGCTCCAGTCAATCCATACACGACCCAACGCATCAGTAGTAATTGGACCAAATTTAGGAATTCGCATTTTTTCAACACCACCAGCGAATAGCTTAATCTGTGTTGTTGAATCTCCTGCTACTACACGAAGTGTCTCCATAGCAAGGCTTGGATAGATATCTCCGTTAACTGTAATGACTAATGGTAGTCGGCGATTAACACCGTCAATTTCTTCTTTAGTATGAGTTGTGCCAACTCCTATGGCATTATTTTCCAACATTGGCACATTGGCAATTAGACCACCGTACGGAGTAATGCTGTCTACAAATTCTGAATTGATAACTGCTGTTCCAGGCTTGCGTGGACTGTTCTTAGTTTTACCCTCGTAAGGTGTTGATGAAAGAACTACAGGATATTGTTTTAGGGCATTTGCGAGAACAGCATCGCCACCAGTACGATCAGACTCAGCCATGATAACATTGAGCACAACAAGCCCAGCGCCACGATCGTACAAATCTTTAATAATCTTAGCATACTCTGCCCTCGGTAATGGCCATTGGCCATACTTATCTAAACTAGCTTCGTCTATGTTAACTGTATAGATATTATTTTCTGTAGGTGCTTTGCTAGTAATTAGTGTATCAAAATAACGTAGCCTTACACTTTCAACAAATGTAGGATCTGCAACACGTATGCTCAATACTAACGCTAGTGTTAGTAGTGCAGTCCAAGGGCTTAACAATGTTTTCTTAAATTCTATTTTCATGATGGTCTTCTTACCTCTACATCGTGCAGGGAACCGTCTTCTTGTGTCCAATTTGGCAACAGCTTACTAAAAATTCGACCATATACTCCTGATCTACCACTAGACCCTTGTATATCATATTCTATCACTCGAATTTTGTCGTTGTATTTTACTATAAAATCTTTTATTATATCAGTGATTGCTGATATAACTTGTGCCGCATTACCAGTTCCGAGCATGTTAACTTTTCCGTTGCCGGTGAAACTGATCTCCCAATAACCGCTGTAGTCGACTTCTTCGTTTTCGGCGTCGTCATCATAACCTATTTCATCGCGGTCCGCATCTACGTGATCGTATTCTGAATTGCTGGCCCTGAAGTCGTACTCCACACCACCCACAAAAAATTCAGCGTTGGCGTAGCGTTCTCCGCGTGAGGTCCATTTCCACGGAACTGAAGTCGCCGCCATTATTTCGTCGATTCTCATTCTCGTCTGTCCGTTTCAGGACCCTTTGGCATATGATCCTTGCCGTAGCTAATCTTACTACCTAGTATTGCTTCCAATGCAACATGTAACGCTGGTCCTGACAAATGTTTACGTAGCCAACGTTCTGCTAAATTATTGATAACCTTTTCATTAGCATGTACACGCCCACCGCCTTTAATCTTATCATGTACATAAGCATGGCAAGCTTCGTGTACAGCAACGGCAACATCCTTGGCTGCTTTACTTTCTAAATTTGGTACATTGATACTTCCGCCTGGACCAGATTCTTCAGTATCTCTAAACATGGGTGGTTCATTACTCTGGTAAACATAATACATGCCAGGCTGTAATTCATTATCGTCGTCTGTTACTCTGTTACTGCCTAGGATATTTCTGATAGCATCATAGCAAGTCCAAAGTGTTGGAGCAGGTGCGCCGCCGACTTGTGTTGTTGGCAGCATGGGTTTGTCTTCAGGATCGAAGTCCCCATACCGTTGTTTTAATTCGGCATCGCCGGCTTCTGCTTCAGATAGTATTTCGTGTATTTTCATATAAATTATTTATCGTAAAAAAAGCCTGCCGAAGCAGGCTTGATAAGCGGTGTATATTAGAATCTGTAAACTACACCTGCTGTAAACACATTAGAACCACCTTGCTTAGTTTGAAGTCTATCAGCACGAATGTTAAATGTTAGGTCGTCTTTCTCTTGTTGCATTCCTACACCAATTTGATTAACACCATCTGTATGGTGCAATGCTGTAGCATTGAACATGTCGTATTTGGCTACTAACCCAACAGTTCCAAAACCGTAGTTGTCATTAACAACACCAATTTTATTGGATACTGTTGTGCCGGGTAACACTTCTATTGCGCCATTGTAGCCAGCAACTTTACGAGTTCCGTATGTTGCGCCAATTACTGGACGAACGATTTCTTCAGGATCTAATGCCGGACCTACTGCACGTAATGTAATGGAACTATCTCTTCCTGACGTCTTACCTGACACGTTAGGTAACGAGCGATTAATTGGCTGCGTCGCTAATAATCTATTATCGCCGGATGTATTGACAGTTACTGTAGGAGTTGCACTGGCATTGTAGTCAGTCATACTGTGCTGTATAGTACTGCTTAAATCAAATCCGCCAACATCTTTCTTAGACAATGTTGCACCTAATTGAACAGTATCTGCCTTAACATTGCTGTTATTGCCAGATAAGTATGTGTCGAGTTTATTAACACCAAAGCCTAATGTCATATCGCCTTCGATGTCTTTACTATGTCCAACTCCAAACAAATTGGTGTAACCTGCATAGCCATCGTTCTGGTGATCATAACGTTTGTAGACAACTGTCTTACCAAACTCAGTACCTCTAGACATCATGCTGTGTAGTTTGTTTACTGTTTGAACTTGGTCAGTTCTTAAGTTAACTGACACTGCGTATTTGGCATCACGTCCTACGCTGTCACCTGTTACTACATCATAGTCACCTGTAACTGTTGATGATTCATCGGCTGTAGCACTAGCATCAGCATAAACACTTCCAGGAGCAAAACTATCTGCTGTAGTTGTGGATACAACTCTACCGTAAGTAAAACGTGTAGGTGTAGTTACAGTGTATAGTTCATTGGCTTTAATAACTCCTGCGGCATTTACAGTTATTGATTTACCGTTGTTTATTGTTGTTGGAGTTGACTTGGTGTTAATTAAGCTACCTGCATCAATTCCATTAGACACACGTTGTATCTCACCAATAACTTCAGATCCTATTTTTGTATCTAACACACCCTTAGTTACAGTTCTAGTAAAATCTTCAACCTTAATTACATTGTAAGTTTCATCAACAGTGGATGTTGTATTAACTGTGCTGGTTGTATCTGTATAGCTACTAGTAGGAGCAAAGTCGTCTGTAGTTACAGTAGTAGTTGACCTTGCGTAAGTAAACAACGTTGGGGTTGTTGATGTTCTAGTGATCAGTCCTGAAGTAGTTGCAGATCCTGTACGAATAGAGTAATCAGCATTTGGTGTCACTGTAGGAGTAGCCAATGTTACTGTGCCAACATCCACATGTGTTCTGGCAGCACTGTTAGGCGCCACAGAAGTTGCTACATCGTTATGCGTAGTGTCTACAATGTTTGAATAATATTCTGATACAGTGATAGGAGATCCAGCTGCCGAAGTTGTAGAGTTATCGCTGTATGTAGTAATTACCGTAGTTGGAGTAGTAGTTAATCGTCCAACACTAGTGTTTGCTACATTGTTAAATGTTCTTGTTAAGAAGTCGCCAGCAATCAAAGCAGAAGATGTTACTACACTGCCGCCTGTACTATCTAAGAAAGATGAAGTACCATTTGTTGTTGAGGTACTGACCACAGTCACTGCTGGAGGAGTAGGCGTTACTGATCCACCACTTGTGTCTGGCGCACTAGTTCCTGGGTTAGGAGCAACAGCACCAAAGGATGTTCCATTCAATGAAGTCGTTCCAACTACTTCGTCAACATACAGTACAGGACTTAATGCTGTGTCATCTAAGTTGAACACACCAAAACCTAATAAGTAGTTGCCAGTCTCAGTTACTGAATAAGTGGCAGTTTGCCAGCCAGTTGAGCCGTAGCTACCTGTTGAGTAGTCTCCTGTACCTGGGTTGGTAAATCCTAACAAAGCGTACTGACTTGTATAGTTGTTCAATACCGCTGTGGTAGACGGACTATCTATCTTTACCAGTGTAGCAATTGATCCGTCATTGAACGGGACGTAATCTGTTGAGATATATTGCCATGCCAGTGAAAATGTTTGTCCTGCTGTTAATGCAACAGTCTTACTGGCCCACGATGCTGTAGTAGGATTGCCTTGGCCGTTGCCCGTTGTTTGCGCCTGTGTAGTAAGTGTTGTTTGTATACCAGTGGCACTAGACGACGTTAGACTTAGGGCACTGGTCATATCGCTAAATGACCCGGTAGCTATTGACAACTTACCCATGTAGCTACCGTAGGGATTAATTGTCCATGTATTTGACCCAGCTTGTAAAGTTTGAGAACCAACAGCACTAAGACCGTTGCCGCTCCAGCTTCCGATATTTCCATCTTCAAAGCCAATGTTCTGCGCCATTGCAGACTGTGCCAACATCATAGCCACAAATGTAGCTAAGATTTTTTTCTTAAATTTCATAGTTTTCGCTCCTATTTGAAAATTAATTTTGAGTGATAGTAATCATACTAGTCGCTCCTTTGTTTATGTTTTGTATAATAGTCTGACCATCTTGAATAATTGTTAGTGTAGCACTCCTATTCGTGTCAAATGTCACTGTTGCATTGTGACTCGCTGCCTTATACAATGTTACCTGACTAGCATCATCATTATAATAATACATCAACCCTAGGGGCTTATTGTAACTGTATCCGGGTAGTATTGGGTCGTCTAATTCATTTGATAGAAATGATCTATTTTGTTTGTCCAAATCACTTTCTGTGTAAAATTCTAATAGATCAGCGTTTAAATCATTTCGATCTAATGCTTTATTATCATCAAGTTTGTTTTCTTCTAGTCCATTAAATTTCAATAGATCAATATTCAGTTCGTTAAAATCTAACCCAGCACGATCTCGTTTAGTGTTGACACTATCGTCATTTACTTCTGGCGGTTTGCTAACAATTAACAAGTTATTAATGTTGGCTTGATCTATTTTAACCACTGCAGGCTCGCTTGGTCGGGTATACGCACTATTAACTAATGTTGCTTGGTACGGCACGTCCAATAACACTATTCCGGCTAATGTGCTAACTTCAATAGCGCCAGTGACACATGCGCCTTTGTCATCACAACTAGGCAATAGCATGACAAGACTTCGACCTAACTCGTCTACAGTCATACTAAAATCAGTGCCCCGTACTGCGATAGTTGCTGTTGGAGTTTTTATTGCGACTTGTTGAGGATTGTTTTTAGCAATCTGACCACTAGCATAACGAGCAGTACCCAGCGCCATATTAATAGCTAACTTGCCTGTACCTTTTTTTGGGTCATAGACAAAATCATCAATAATCAACTTACTCTGTTCTGTAATTTTAACAGTAGTTGCATCATCAAAAGTAATTGTTGCCTTAGCCTTTGCTGTGCTAATAGCATCGTTCATTTCTACGCCCGTGTTGATGCTCGAGGATAAACTTTTCTTATCTCGTACGATCTCTGTTGGGCCCGACTGCTCAGTAACCTTGCCCACACCTGCAAACCCGTTAATCGGTTTGAGTAACAGAAATATTATTATTAGAGCCGTTACTGTTGATAGATGCATTCTTAGCCATGCCGCCAGTTTGTAATAATGTAACCAAATTTGGTGTACCTGGAGTTCCACCACCTGCTACTGTGATATCAGCTGTATGCATACCTGCACCGCTTGTAGTATGCGATACGTTATTATTACTACCTGCAATATTGATAACACTAGACAACACATTACCGGCTAACATCTGCGTGACATTATTATTGTTACCAGTTACATTATTAGTAATAGTATCAGCAATACATGTTTCGCATTTGATAAGTTGGTTGTTTCCAGACCCGTCAGCTGACACGTTAACAATAGTTCCTGTACCTTTAGTCATGCTGTCCAGCACTAAACTAAGAGTGTTGCTTGCACCAATTTGAGTTACCGTAACGACGTTGAAGTCGCCTTTAATCATTGCCGGAGTTGTTGAACTTGTTTTTGCAACGTCTCCGTTGACTAGGTTTCCTGCGCCCGTTTGTGTTATACTTACAGTAGCATTATCGCCCACCTGTTCTACGTACACATCATTGGCCCATGCTCCCGATGACAACATTCCAGTTGCCATTAGTATTGCGAATACTTTTCTCGACAATCCGCCACCGCCTTTTATTCTTTTAATCATTTTACTTCGCTCCTTGATACATCGCTAGATTGTATCGTTGTTAGTTTACTTCTTGATCTATTAAAGGTGCCACCTTTTTAAATCTCCAAATACCCTTCTTCTCGCCTTGTATTATCATATCATATACTGCCTGTTCGATAGCTACTCGAACAGCATATGTTGTTGGTTCATTTAATGCCATACCATTTTCTAATTCTAATGCTTTAGTTCCCGCATCCACAAACCTTAATACACCAACGTTGTGCTGTGTGCTGTAAATAGTTTTACTCACAGCGTTCGACAGTAGGATCTCTCCACTATTCACGCTTATCAGTCTCAAACTAATCACAACTTCATCAACACGGTACTGCTGACTTCCACCGATGCCTAAAAATCTAGCACCGTTACCTCCACTGCGAATATTGCTGTCATAGCCAATAATCCCACCTTCAATCATTATACCTGCCACTGTCATTGGTTTAAGTTGCTTCGCATCCTTACCTTCGTATACTTCACGTTGGTTACGGATCAACTGTCGTTCTTTAATAAGATTATCTAATCCTACACGCTCTACTACTTTAAACCAATTCTTACTGTCCTGCAAGCTCTTGATTAAGAATACTTCAGACCCCTGTGTTACTGCTTTACTAAACAATGCTAACTTGTCGTTTGGCTTCATTTGTCCAGTTTTATCTTGGAATCCGTAAACTGCAATAGTCATCGGAGGCCCATCCAAATCTGGTATCACCTCAGTTAAGCTCTGTCGCGGTTTTAACACTACAGGCCCCTCTTTTTTCGCCATGTCCATATGTACTGCGGCGCATCCGGAGAGCATTATTGTAAAAAATATTGCTAGTATAAGTCTCATATTAGAATGCAAAGCTCGCTATAGGTACAATTATTTCAGTGGTGCCAGTGGGTGCAACGATAACCAACTTTACTTGCCCTAATGTGGTATCTTTAGACCATGTTATTGTTGTACCTTGAAACTCCATAGTTCCAGTATTACCGCTAGTTTCGGCAAACAACTGATCTGCTAATTGCTTAGATAATTGTGCGTAGATACGTGCTTCTACGTTGACTAGAAATTTAGCTAAGTTGGTACTCTTGGCGGCAGTTTCTGCTTTGGCAATTGCCGCCGCCTCTTCTGATTTTATCTCTTTCTTCTTGTTTTCTTCCAACTGATGGATCGACAAGACGTGAGCCGAGAACCCATTGCCTGGTATAAAGGCTGGGCTTTGGAAGTTATGTAATAGTTCAGCTGCCGACACACACGTAGGCAACAGTACTAGTAATAATAGTTTTTTCATGGTTTTCGCTCCCAGAAGACTTATTTCTCTACAAAGTATTTAATCTATAACAAACTTTAATAACATTAGCAGATTAAAAAAGGACTCCTAAGAGTCCTTTTATGTATAAAAATGTTGTTTTATTATTGTTTTGGTAGCACTGTTGCCAAGTATGCAGGTGATGCACTTTGTTGGCTATCGTTAAAGTTAAAGCCTGAAGTTATTTTAATATCTCCGCTGGCTAGTTTACCTAATAGATCTTTACCGTGGCGTGCAATGCTGTAATCCAATGATCTAGTGTTTAAGAACAGTATAGATTCAACACCGTTTTCTCTATTATAGCTTTCGTACGCTAAACGTGTGTAGGCCAGCATCATAGCATCAACATCAATAGTGCCATCATCATACAGTGTATTCCATACGATGTCTTCCAATTTAACACCCTTAAATCTATTACCTTTGCTGTCAGTGTAGCTTTGTTCAACTTCAGACAAGTTAGTAATCAACGCATTAAACGTATCTGCAAACAAATCGTAAGTCAATTCGGGAGTACTATATACTAGAATTTCCTCATTTAACTTGTTAAGGCCTTGCTTGTTAAAGTTATATTTCGCGGCTTCTTTAACACCTTTTTTAGTCTTGTTAAATGTGTTAGCACTGAAGTTAGCACTTGTGGTTTCAACAGCATCACCCTTCTTGGTAAAGCTGGTCCATTTCATGTTCTTTGGTGCACCTTTTTTAACAATCCGTTCAATGCCAGCTTTCCATACAGGCCATGCCGCTGGTCCTTTAAGGATCTTGTCACTGTTTAGTCTACCACCAGAATCTGCACCGGCTTTGATTTCAAATTCTTCGCCGCCTACTTCTAAGTCGCCCTTGTCTTTTGCCTTGTTACTTGGACTTCCCATCATACATAGTGCCATTTCTCCAGGACCAACAGCGCCACTAGTTTTGCCTGGGCTCCAAGAGAATACTTTTTGTTTTGCAAACAAATCAAGCATAGGTTGCCATTCTTGATTTACGTGATCTCGTACATTGCCCCTATCCGAGCTTACTAGTGATAGCATGTCAATAACATCGCCATCTAAACAGGCCTGTAAGAAGTTCTGTATTTCCTTCTTATCTATTTGCTGATTTTGTTTGCTGATATCTAGCACCATTGAGAACAGGGATTGTCTAAATGTTGTGGTAAAGTTTCTAGCATTATCATGCAACGATTTTGCTCTGGCGCTTAATGCATCATATTCGTCTGGCTTAATTGCAACGTAGTCTTGTACTTTGTTTCCTAGAGCAACTAACAAGTCGTTTACTGTTTGAATAAACTCCTCTGCGGCTCTTAACTTCTCTGTGGTGATTTTAAGTTCTGAAGCAACATCTTTAAGTTTCTTAAGAGTTGCAACCATCTCATCTAAATTCTTTGTAAGGTCTGCTGTAATACGTTTTTTAATCTCAGCAGGCATTTTTAAAGAATCATAATATGTAATATTTTGCCTTGTTTCTTCAATAGCTGCCTGTAACCTTGCCGCACGTTCCTCAGTGCCAACAATTGGTTCATCTACTGCTAGTTCTTCAGCTTCTTGAATTGCTGGTTCTTCTTCGGCAGGCTCTTCAGTAGGCTCTTCAACAGGTTGTGGCTCAACTAACTCTTCTGGCGAAGCTTCTGGTGCTACTGGTTCTAATTCAGGTTGTTGAGCAATTTCATCTTCTGATGGTGCGTCATCAACTACTGCTTCTTCTGCCTTACCAGTTGCAAGTAAATCACTGACAAACTGTGCAATCCTGGCATTAGTAGATTCTAATTTATCTGCAAGTTTATCTAAAATCCCAGCTTTTTCTTCAGGAACTTGACTAGCAATAGTGCTAATAAGATCCAGCTGATTAATAGCTTTTACGGCAGATAAGTCAGTTACGTTACTAGTATCTGTTTCAATTAATAATGGTTTAAACTCGGTATATCTCATAGTCTAGTATTTAGTGTATTTCAGGGAACAAGCAATCCTGAATGAACACTGCTACATCGTCGTCGTTTAGCCCTAAACTGGACATGACTTTAGGAGTATGCGGGTTTTGTTTTTGATTCTGTGCGTAGTAATTCTGTGCATCTTTGGTATTGACCGCTTGACCTTTAGATTCGTCTACACATTCCAAATAATGATTTATTACAATGTGTGCCAATGATTCAAGTTGCTTTAGTTCGTCACCATCACTAACATTACCTGCGGCAATCATTCCTGGACTAAAGATACGTTCTGCCCAATCTGGAAGTTTACGTTTCTTGTTCCATTCATACCTTTCAGCTTCTTCACCAAAGTATTGGATCATTGGATGATTAGCATCACCTGCAGGACTATAGTCAATAAAGCATCCAGTAATTTTGTTTCTACCTGCTACTACATCAAAACCAAAGATAGGAGCAGGATTATCTAAATGCGGGAAAATGCAACAATGCATCATCCATAATCCCTTAGTCTCACGAGCATCTACAACATCAATGTGTGCTCGGCGATATCGACTGCTGGCCCAAACTTTGTTGACCCAGCCAGGTTGATTGAATCGATCCATACCAGGTTCATGAATTATACTGCCAGTTGCATAAAACTGTGACTCAAAATATTGCTCAATTTTAATTAGCGTGTCCCAAACATTACTCTCCATGGTACAAGTCTCGCATCATCTTAATAGCATACTCAAATGCCACACGAGCCTCATCACCTAAGTCGTCTGTAAGTGTTACACGAATGGCCATCTTCATAGCATCGGCGTTCTCAAAGTCGTAGAACTTGCCACTGCTGATATGTGCTACCTGCTTCTTAATGATTTGACCACCGAATAGGTCGCCCATATGGCGGCAGTATAAATGCGCCTTAACAAGATGTTTGCGTTGTTCATCATTACCTAGTTTGTGTAAGTATGCTTGGTACTCAAGTGTTGCAGGAGTTAGGTAACAGTAACTACCATCATCCAACTCTAGGAAGTCTGCAAGTATTCCCTTGAGGCGAGGTAGTGCTGGCATTGTGACAAGGAATCCTTGACGCTGACAATACCATTCAATGGGGTCATAAATTGCAAGTAAGTTATACAGATAGTTCCTGTAGTCTTCCTTACCGATCTTGCCGCTAAGTAACATCTTAGCGAACGTTGTTTTCTCTGCTTCGTGATGTAGATCTTGTGTAATCTCTCGTAAGCTCATTCTTCTTCCAATTTAATTTGTAATGGAAAGCCACTTGCACGAGCAAGTTGTGTTGACTCTACTGCTTTTGCTTCAGCAATTTCAAAACCATAGGTTCCAGCCACACCACTGCCGTCTTCATGAATTTGCGAAGTGATATTTCTAGCTACATCATCTGTATGCTTAAACACTTCAGTAAGTATACTGATTACAAAATCCATCGGGGTATGGTCATCATTTAGTAGGATAACTTTCCATTTTTTAGGCTCTTGTATTTTTTGTTTAATTTTTTCGTCTAATTTAATATCTGCTGTGGTCATAGTTCTCTCCAGAAGTAGGGGAAGTTTCCTTCCCCTTATTATATTACTTAACCTCGACGATGTCAATCAAGCGTGGTTTCTTATCCTCAGGGATAATTCGCTCAATAGCAATCGACAAAATGCCGTCTTTAATTTCGGCACCCTTAACTATCATGTGTTCAGCCAATGTAAACTGACGGACAAAATCACGGCTGCTCAATCCCCTGTGCAGGTATTGACGCTGTGCTGGTTCATCAGATGGTTGACTTACCCCCTTGATAGTAAGTTGCTCTTGGTCAACTTCAACAGTGATTTCATCTTTCTTGAAGCCTGCTACTGCTACTTCAACAGAGTAATGATCATCATCTGTTTTTACTACATTGTAGGGTGGATAGTTTGTGTTAAGTTGATTTGCGAATCTGCTCTCAAATGTGTCAAACATTTGATCAAATCCTACAAGTGCTCTGTTTAGAGCTTGTGTGTCGAATCGTGTTAATGCGTTCATAGTTTTCTCCTTTAGTAAGCAAGAACGTGTTGGGCAACTCGCCCATTAAATGCAACCCCAACCGGGCATTGCATGAAATTATTTATGTCAGATTTCTTCTAAATTCTTAATTGTGGACCACTTTTTTAGCTTTTCAATTTTAGCCTTAGTAGCTATTTCCAATGCATCTTGAGTTATAATGCCCATCTTTTCCAAAATGCATATCATAGCAAGCATGTCGCCCAACTCTTCTTCCAAGTGTTCGCGGTTAGTTTTTGGTTTGCCGGGCTTATAGTTGTTTAAGCCAAAGCGACTGATTTTACTAACTGCTTGGATTACTTCTGCACATTCTTCCTGCAGAATATCCATCACTTCTTTAACGTCTGAATTCATTCAAACTTCCTTCTCATTTTCTTGAACATTGTTTGAACTCCAATGGCCTGTCGTCGAGCATCTTCTAAAGCATGATGCTTATATGCTTGTGGCATTTCTGGATCCATGCCTAAGTCAAACAGGGTACGTGTATCTCGAACATCCCAGAAGTTCCACGGGAATGGTTTGCCCATCTTTCGAAAGTAATGTTCTAGGATGATAATATCAAATGTTGAACCGTGACTCCAAAAACGACTGGATCCCACACAGAACTTGTAAAACTTTTCTAATGCTTCTTTACAGTCCACACGATTGTCTGGATTGAATGCTTCGTCCTGTGCGGCTTTATCTTGATCCGCCCACCATTTGATTGTGTTGTCGTCCACATAGGGATCAGCGAAAGTGCATGTATCTACATCAATGCGTAGATAAAGTTCGTCGTATACCTCATAGCCATTTGGGTTGAATGTCACTGCGCCCAGAGTAAGAATCTGAGCGTTTGGGGTGGTAGCTAAAGTTTCCAAGTCTACCATTAAATGCTTTGCCATTATAGCCTTTCGTGTTATGTTTAAACTATTATAGCATAGTTGCAACAATAATCAAACCATATTGGTTAATAAAGTTTTTTAGGTAATTGCTCTTTTTCCAACTTTTTCTTATAACGCTGGACTGCGGCTGCTTTTTTGCGTTTGCGTTTAGTTGTTGGTTTTTCGTAGAACTCTTTTTTACGTAGTGATTCTAACACTCCGTTATCTTCTACTTTCTTTTTGAATCTGCGTAAAGCTCTAATCGCATCTTCACCTTCTCGTACATATACTTTTGTCATTGTTCCTCTTCTTCCTCGTCATCGTCGAGTTCATCGTTGTCTGTTAATTGAGCTACGATTGCATCTAAGTTGTAAATCCTATTTTTACTAATAAGTCCATACGGAGTTATTTCGTCACTAGTTATATAGTGTGTATTAGGTTGTGCTAACAAAAAAGTAGTAAACAGTTTAGTAGTCGGATCACAGTTATCAATATCGACGATTGTAATATCGGCCTGCATTGCTACACTCAACAACCAGCTAATATCAGTTTCATTTTCATCATAGATAAAAACATTAAGTTCATCTATGTTATGACTTAAAATTGTTTGAAATTGTTGTTTGACATTCAAAGAAGGTTTGACCAATAAGTAACTCAAATTTAAATTGAACAACTTATCAGGCGGTGTAATAACGTTTATTTTTCCTAAGTTCATTTGTTAGCTTTATTTTTAATTCGTTGCCAGATGGATTCTTCAGATTGCTCGCTGTTTTGGACGTAGGTCACTGTCGAGTCTTCTTCACCTGTTGATCTTTCTGTTTGACTATGTAAGTCATTTTTTTTTTGGTCATTGGGTTCAATGACTTCAGTGAGATCTGGTCTGTTGCGTGGAAAGTCGGGATCAGGCGTTAGCTTGTTTACCTCGGTTTGCAACTCAGGAAAAATTTGGTAAGTTGATGCGATCTCTTCCTTTCTTTCCTGTGTTGTGTCTTCCCACGGCAATGTATTGATGATGCCAAGTTGTTTTAGTTTTTCATGATGCTTAATAGTATCATCAGGGTTCTCAGCCTTCCATTGGGACTTTGCTGATTTTTCCTTTTCTACTTCTTTCTCGGCCTCTTCGATCATTTTGTTCCATTGTTCTAGTGGTATATCTTCTACCACTTCTACAGGCTTTTCCTCTGTTGCTGTTATATCACCTCCTAGTGCAGTCAACGGTGTTTCGCTTGGAACTTCTTCTGTGTGTGTTTGTTCATATCCATAGTTATCCTTAGGATGTTCACCATGGTCAATAAATTTTTTGATAGCTACTTCTTCAGGAGCAGGTTCCGCAATTTCTTCTGCTGTTGGCTTTTCTCCGACATCTGCAACATACGGATCTGGAGTATGTTCTTCATCCTCTTTCTTCCAACCAAATGTCATTTGTGCAGCCAACAACATGATAACTGCTAATGGATCAAACACTACAATGATTGTAATAATAACCCAGGTAACTGCTTTTTCTAAAACAGTCTCATCAGTCTCGCCGTATACAAATGCCGCAATATATTTTAACGGACCAACTTCTGCTTCCACCTTACGTACTTCAGCGGCAATGGGTGCCCGTTCTTCACTAAGCTGTGTAATTGTTTTCTGTTCGGCTGTAATCTCAGAAAGTAATCTAGTGCGTTCTTTGGCCTGCCCTCTACGTAGCGCAACTGCCTTGTCCGCACCTTTTTCATCTTGACTTCGACCCATAACTTGGTCCACAGCCTCATCCATTTGTTTGAGTGCTTTGCGGTTAGCATCGATGTTTTCCTTTGCTGTCTTAATCTTCTCGTCGTAAATTGAAATCTTTGATATTACATCGCCCGACACTAAACTTTGATCGCTGTGTGCTTTTGATAAAAATCCAAAGATGCCCATTGATGTAATAAGCATTAACACAATTACCGCAGTAGTCATGTAAATTTTCATTAATCTCGGAGCACGGCTCCAGTTTGCTTTTAACCAACTAGCGCAGACAAGTTTAGCAACTTCTAGTGTAGTACCCATCACTATGATAGGAATAACAGCCGCAGAGAAAATAGCAGCCAAACCTACTACGGAATAGTAGATTGCGACTGCTGAAATTGTTAAACCAGTTAGTAGTAGTAAGAACGCTAAAGCCATAATTTATTTATCAGCAAAAACCCATGTATTTGTGTTAGTTTTATAACAAGCCCATTCTTCAAATGAACGCTGATCTGATTTTAACGTAATTACACTGTAAAGTCTACGGCACATATCACCATTTAAGGTAGTAGTTACCATCACTTGTACTTGACCGGTATGATATCCATCATATGAATACCATGTAGTTACTTCACCGTTGTCTAATCTGTTTAGCGCATGGAAGACAGCTTGTTGATGTTTAAGACTGTCTTCTTTATTCAGCCGACTAAACATGCTTCGGTAGATATTGAAGATCAGTGTTGGTGCGTTAGTTCCGTAAATTTCAGTTTGATATACTGGCTTATCCCAACTATTGGCATAGGCTGTATTACTAATGAATATTACGGCCGTCAATAACTTCCCAAGTACCATCATACTTTTGGCAAGCATATCCTCTCCCTTCAATTATACGACCGCTTGGCAGTTGATGCCTATACGGTGATTCAAAACATTGTTTTGCCACACCCATTTTTTTAATGCCAATTTGTTCAATAGGGTCATCATTGCACCTGACCACTGTTTCACTAGACACGGTGTCCTTGCCCTGCTTACGTATCTCTTGGCTGGTATGGCAGTATTGTTTGTGTTGCTTTGGAGGAGCACTACTGCACCCCACCAAAGACAATACTGCTAGGCCTAAGATGATTGCTTTCATCTCAGTTACCTTTTGATTCTTTAATCAATTGATCAAATGTAGCCTTAGGCATTTTTAGACGTACAAAAGTATAATGACGTTCGCCCATAGTAAACTGACCTTGCTCACGTTGCAAGTGTTCACGAATCGCTGTGTCACTTACCTTGTAAGAAATTACAGTACGGGTTGACTTCTTGTCATCAACAAACTTAATTTCAGTTTCGCTGTTTACTTTTGAGTTAATGCGTTTTGCAAAGTTGTTCATTGCAATAGCATACATCTGTTCTTCAGCCGCTTGTGCATAACGACTTTCGCCTGCACCACAAGCATAGACCATATCTTTGCTCCACCAGAACCAACCTTCAACTCCTGATTGAGCACAGTCTTGATACCAGCTAGGCTGTGCATACGTTTTACGGTCCTCGACGGTCTTCATACCTGAACAGGCAGTAAGCGCCGCAACGATTGGAATAAGGATTAGTTTTTTCATTTTGCCAACTCCTGACTTTGAGTTTTAACGGTGTCAACACCTTTATCAAGCATCTTAGCGATGCCACCAAAACCTACTGTTGCCAGGACCAATCCAAAAATAGTGCCTGCGATAAAGCCTCTCATATCATGCCTTTCTGTGTGTGTTAATAGTAAAGCCTCTACAGTACATAGTATACTATAGAGGCCAGTGTTTGTCAAACGTTTTGGTTAAATCAATTATTTGAAAAAGATCAACGCCAGTAAAACTGCTTGGATAATAAAGCCAACTCCAATTGTCGCTACATTAAGCATATCTTTGGCAATGATTGATCGAGCAAACAGTAAAGTCAATCCTCCCCAAATCAAAAGGATGATGTCAATTCCGGGTAACTTATCAGTTAGTCCCATTCCTACTGCCAAAAATGTTGGAATTGTTGCGGCATGTAATACTATGTTAGCAAGCCAGCCTAAAGTTTCAGTAGAAATATGAGCAAACTTATCTTTGATCAGATCAACAACTGATTTTACGAATTGATTAATTTTTTCCATTTTTTGGATCCCTATAAAATATGTGACGACCAATTTTACCAATCTTCTCTTTACCCCAACGTGGGTTTACGTAGTCCCCATGAAAATACAATGCATCCTTCATTATGTCAAGCCTAAAGTTTTCAAGCAAAACTTTTTTGGCTACAGCCATACTTTCATCGTACATTTCCCGCGAACGAATTGGTGGACGTCCGCCGTTTTCACAATACCAACTAAATTGGCAAACTACTTTTTCCATGAATACATTTTTTTGGTAAACAACTCCGCATATATCGGATGGGAATTTTCCGCTTTCTGCACGATTCATTGTTACTTGTGCAACCGCTACCTTACCCTCAAACGGCTCGCCGCCTGCTTCGTGGTAAATATTTTTTGCTAGACAATCTAGTTGTCTTTCGCGGTCTCTAATTGATACAACATCTTTGGAACTAACAAATTGTTGATCCTTTAGTTTATCAATTTTACTTACGGTAATCTGAGATACTGCTGTACCCACAATTAAGATACCGACTATCAAGGCAATAAGCCTAATTACTTTTTCCATAGTGTTCTCCTTTCACTTGGTGTTGCAAAATGCAACATTACATTAAGGGAGATGACCGACTACTTGGCTTCCAACCCTAAGCAGATACTGTCTTCTCTCCATCAGCCACTGTAAGTTCATAACACTTACAGTACCTTTGGCAAGCCTGGCATTCCCGGAACTTCGGGTTTCTTCATTGGCCAAGACTCGCGGATTTGATAGCAACTTACACTCACAAATCAAATCTACTATCTTAGTTTCTTTCGAAACGATACTTTATATAGCTTTCAAAGTTCAATATAGGACTAAAACGGTCCATTATCGACGCATTCTGGCTATATCTTGTGCTTCTTCATCTGAAAATATTGGTACTGCATTTGATTTATGCATTGTACCAATACCTTTAATCATAGTACCTGTGTAGACCTTATCTGGTGCTTTAACACAAGGACCACCAGTAAACGGTAAGCTACCAATTTTAGGTGTTTCTCTATGATAGGATGGAGCTGTCTTTAACGTACCAGACTCCATCGCTCGCTTACGTTTACGTTCTTCTTGTTCAATGCCGTGACGCTTCATAAGATCCTTCCAACTTTCATCAAGTTGTTCAGCCTTACGTTTGTGCTCGGCGCTTGCCCATTTCTTTTTACCTTTTTTCTTACCTGTTGTAGTAAGTGAAGGATGATGTAAATGCATTGTCATACGTGTATTATACGACGACTTCTGTTAAAAGTCTAGATATTTTGGCTACACATATGACTAACCAAAATTACTTGCCTGATGCTTCTTTTCGAGCGTTCTTAACGGCTGTTACATCATTTCGTACTTCTTTACAAAGTTTTGAAATTTCTTGCAAATGCTTACGTACACGGGTACCTGCCGCACCTACTTCTTTGTCGTAAAACTTTTCAAAATCGCCCTCTGCTTCTTCTAAAAGTTTTGCGAATTCTTGGAATCTATTTGTTGCCATGTTAATCTCCTATGTTATATTAGTTAGCTTCAGTACCTAGCCATGCCTGTGATACTGAATATGTGTGTTACTGTGTTAAGGTCTGTTCCAACCATTGTTTACAATCAGTCCAGTTTTTATAAATGTGGCTCTTGCCACCTGCACTTCGCCATTCATTACAGTTACTATGTCGGTCATCAATCAAAATATCGTCGGGACTTTGACAATAACGATATTTGTCGTGACTAAATGGTCCAAAGAAAACTGGGATTCCTGGGAAATGTTCGTTAGCCCACCAAACTTTGTCTTGTGCGGCGTATGGCACACTGTAATCATGTGGTAGTGCTGTTAAGAAATACAACCCCACATTTTCATGTGTTGTTGCATATTGTGTACACCATTGAACTAGTTCTTTGGCTCCATCTTTTAAAGGCAGTGTGCGGTAAAATCTACTGTCTGCCTTTAATCGATTCCAATCGGATTGCGGGATGCGTTCACCAACGGAGTGATCCCAGCGCATTTTTAGGAATTCTTGAGCGTGGGCAATCCAATCTGCTACCACGTCGTCCATGTCTAAATAAATGTTCATGATGTAATTATACTATCATGCATTAAAAAGTCAAGTGTTTGTTATGGTTGAACTACGTTCTCAACCAAGTAATCATACCAAAATTGCCCAGTTGTAAATTCGCCAGGATTAGTTACAATAATAACATCGCCCGGTTCGCCACCTATGCTTTTGAAATATTCTTCTCGAAATATTTCCCTCCAAGTAGTCGGGTTTTCTTCTCGGAACTGAATTGCGGCTAAGGTCACCTTATCAGGTATTACTACTAACGAGCCACCGTTGACACCGCCGTCAGCAAATTCAAAACTAATCGCTTGCTCAGCAGATTGTCCAATTACAGCTTGGGGTGCTTTTAAATTAACAGATATCACTCCATTTACCGCAGTAGCAGTTTCAACTTGTCCAGTTTCGGGATTAGTATAAGTTACTGGTCCATCTGGAACCCCAGTAATTGTAACAGTGTAGGCTTCTCCAGGTCCTGGATTGGGCGGAACTCTTGTTGTTGTGCCAACATTTGGAATGCCGCCGCCAATAGTAACAAAGCTGGCACCTCCGGTTGATCCTGTATAAACGGTGTCGCTGCCATTAACAAGTAATCCAGTAGACCCGTTAGCGAATACACTAGATGCTCCAGAAATAATAGCATGACTAAAATGACCATCTGAATCATATAAATCGCCAACACGGCCAACTGGCCTGTTGTTAGCAAAAACATTGGCACTGTATGTACTTAATGCAGGGGCATGATTTACTGGACGACTTACACAAGGAACACCATCTGGATGACTAATCATAGTATCGTTTTGTCGAACTATTCCGATATTTTCTATGAACACATCGGAACTACCTTCATCGCTTGATTGGGTAGTTCCTGAATTCCAATTCCATCTGCCTGTAGCGCATGAAGATCCACGTGCTCCATCTGTAGCACGTACTAAACTTGCCCCACTTTTTTTGGCAACGACTGGCATAATTATCTTAGCGCAATGCCTGTAGTTGTTTGGATGAATTGATCAGCAAATGCTTTGTCAGTTGCTTCTGCTACAGTTACAGTTACTTTTGATAGTTTAATATCCTTATCCGGATGTACTGTAAACAAGTAAGGCATTAGTCCAGGACCTTGCTGACCCATGCCAATAACCATCGGACGGTTTAATTTATAATAGGATGGGCCGTCCTCTACTAACTTGGCAACGATTTCTTCGCCGCTTGTTAGTTTAAATGTTACTACTTCGCCTTCGCATACGCCTTTATCAATTAACATCTTGTTTTTCCTTTTTTAAGTGTTCGTTGAGTTCATGGAACCCGCCAATTAATTTATCATCTAAAAATATTTGAGGTACTGTTCTTGCATTTGGAACAGACTCTAATAATTCTTCTTTTGTATAACCATCACCAATCTTACGTTCTTCAAATGGTATATTTTTAAATTTTAATAATGCCTTTGCTTGTTCACAATAAGGACAGTTATACTTACTCCATACGATTGCTTTCATTTTTCTTCCTTTAAATCTGCGGCAACTCATCGTAGTTAAGTTGCTCGCCCATAACACCAATAACATAATTAGTGCTTTCGCTTTCCTGTAATGCTGTTTGTTTCTTGCTAGTATCGCTGTGCTTGTTGAACCAAGGTATAGGTGTTGACTTTGGAGCAGGGTTGTTGTACTTAATACCAATTTGTTTCAAGGCGTCCACTGCTGTGTAATCCACAAAGTCTTTTAGGATGTTTGCATTAAGACCGATCACAGGTCCCATTTTGAACAAGTAGTCTGCCCAATCCTTTTCTTCACGGATAACATCCATGTATAGTTGATATACTTCTTGTTCGCACTCTGCTTTGACTTCAGCAAAACGACTGTCATCCTTGACCACTTGATTGATCAAGTATGCTGTCCAGCCTTTATGCAACAACTCGTCTTGTAAGATCAAACTGATAATGTTGCCATTACCAATAAAGATTTTATTCTCTACCATTGCTAAACTTGTAGCAAAGCTAACCATAAAGCGGAATGCCTCTAATGCGTACGAAGCGTGTAGTGCTAGATAGATTGCTTTAATGTGTTCCTTCTCTGGAACAGCATCGCCTGTTTCTTTACGGCAGTTGATCACATGAAGTTTATCGTAGTAGTCGCCTACACTACTAGCCATGTCAACAATCTCTTGAGTTTCGTGGATAGTGTTAAACACTTCTTTGGGCACGTTGTAGATGTTACGGATGATGTGACTATAACTACGACTATGTATGTTTGTTTCAAAGAATGTCCAGTTGTAGATTAGAGCTTCTAACTCTGGCAAACTACAAACAGGTGTGAACACTTGACTAGGAGCACGACCTTGTAAACTATCCAATGCTGTTTGGCGTAGTAAGTTGCTGGTAAAGATATGTTTGACCGCATCACTAGCGTCCTTAAAGTCGTTTGCATCCTTGCTTAGACTAATCTCTTCTGGAACCCAAAAGAATCCACGTGCAGTAGTTTCGAAGTCTGCAATCTTCTTGTACTTTACTTCTTCAAAACGTTGGATAGTAACTGGACCCGCTGGATCTAGAAACATCTTACGGTTCAAGTAATCTGTCTTTGTGCTTAAATTATATTGCGCTTTGCTCATTTATGTGTTCCCAATTTATTATTTTCCATTGATTCTCTAAGTACGATTTTTTATCTTGTTGATAGTCTAATGCCCACGCATGTTCCCACCAATCTATTAACAGTACTATGTCTTTTTTAATTTCGTGATTAGTGATAGTTTTGATCTTTCCACTCTTAGAAAGATACACCCACCCGCTACCTTGAATACCCATTGCTACTTTTTCAAATTCGTCTTTGAACTTATCAAATGTCTTGTAGTGTGTTTCAATTAATTCTAGTACTTTGCCTACAGGCTTATTCGAACTACCTGTTGACTCTTGATATTGTTGGAATAGTATGTTGTGTAAAAATACGCCTGCTTCATTAAACACCGGATCGCCTTCACCTGCATTAAATCTCTTTGCGTATGTTTTTGCAAGATTGCTGTAATGATATTCCAATGTTGCTTTTGAAATTGCAGGAGCCAAGTCGTTCATATCATAAGGTAACGCATCTATCGATAATGATGCTTGTCTTCCCTCAGTGATAAACTGTTTGATAAAACTATAACTCATATTCTAAAACTTTCCCCACAACCACAACGATCCTTTTCATTGGGATTGTTAAATTCAAATCCTTCGTTAAGTCCATTGCGAACATAGTCTATTTGCATGCCAGTAAGATATACACTGCTTTTTGGATCTACAAATAGTTTACACTCGTTGTATTCAATACATACATCTTCTGGTTGTGGATCATCTACGTATTCTAACACATAAGCAAACCCAGAGCAACCAGTTGTCTTAACACCAACACGGATGCCTGCACCTCGGCCTCGACCAAGTAGCATCTGGGTTACTTTGTTAGATGCTCGATCAGTTAAGTGTACCATGTCTACTCTTGTAGTCTGCTACTGCGGCTTTGATAGCATCTTCTGCTAGGATACTGCAATGTATCTTTACTGGCGGCAAGGCTAGCTCTTCGGCGATTTGGGAGTTTTTGATTGCTCCGGCTTCGTCAAGGGTTTTGCCTTTGACCCACTCGGTGACAAGGCTCGAACTTGCGATAGCCGATCCGCAGCCATACGTTTTAAATTTCGCATCTGTAATAAGACCTGTATCATTATCTACCTTTATCTGTAATTTCATAACATCACCACAGGCCGGTGCGCCCACCATGCCAGTACCTACAGAGTCGTCACCCTTATCAAAGGAGCCAACGTTGCGGGGGTTTTCGTAGTGGTCAATAACTTTAGATGAATAGCTCATAATTTACATGCCTCGCAGTCATCTTCTAATTCTTCGTATTGGTGGCCATTGACCTGAACTCCGTTAACTTGAGTTTGTTCTGGAGTAGGTTCGCCAGCTGCCTTGCTGCCTGCTTTGTTAATCAAACTGTAGTAGAATGTTTTTAATCCCCACATATGTGCTTGCATCAAATTCTTAGCAATCAATGTAGTAGGAACTTTACGTCCTTCAAAGTGTGTAGGATTGTAGAACGTGTTTGTACTGATACTTTGATCAACATAGGCTGCGATAACTGCCGCAGTCTTTAAGTAACCTGTGCAGTCTTTTTGTTCCCACATTAGTTGATATTTGTTTTTGAGCTTTGCATACTCAGGAACAACTTGTGTAAAGCTGCCTGCTTTACTTTCCTTAGTTGAGATGAGCGACATAGGCATTTCAATTCCGTTAGTCGAGTTGATAACAACACTACTGGATTCGACAGGAGCAACAGCCATTTGTGTAGCATTACGAACTCCGTATTCTTTCATCTGTGTACGCAGTGTTTCCCAGTCTAGTTCAGGAGTAAAGTCTGCTAGTTCGTTAACACCGTTAGCACGTAGTTCCCACGGGAATATACCTTTGCCGTAACGGGTATGATCCGACCCCAAACACTTACCGCGCTCTTTGGCTAGCTCAACACTTGCTTCAGTAAGATAGAAGCTTTGATGTTCCATCCAAGATTTAACTTCACGTAGTGCATCTTTCTCACCGTATAACATACTACGTTTGGCATGCCAGTAGGCTAAGTTAGTAATACCAATGCCTAATGGACGAATTTCGTCGTTGCTTAACTTCGACTGAATTGATAAGAAATCTTGATAGTCCAATATATTATTGAGGCTTCTATGTAGAATGCGACAAGCCCGGCGCATATCTTCAGGATTACGGAAGGCTCCCCAATTAATTGAACCAAGAGTGCATAAAGCGATACGGCCATCAGCATCATCGAGACGCTTAAAAGACTTAGTAGGTAAAAGTATTTCACAGCAAAGGTTACTCTGGTAAATGGTATGGTACTCTGGGTCGAACGGACCCTGGTTCATGACATTGTCAATGAACACTAGATAGATACGCCCTGTATCAGTGCGCTCTTTCAGTATGCCCGACTTGAATACTTCTTCAGCGGACATGGTCTTCTTGCGAAGGCCTTTTTGTTTTTCATACTTAACATACAACTCTTCAAACTTAGCAGTGTCTTTGTAAAATGCTTCGTACAAGTCTGGTACTTCGTTGGGATCAAAGAATGTTATGTCTTCTTTGTTTTTAAATCGTCTCCAGAAGAAAGCACTAAGCACAACCCCATAATCCATATGACGGACTCGGGTTTCTTCTGTTCCTTGGTTGTTCTTAAGGACAATAAGATCATCAAACTGATGATGCCAAATAGGATAAAAAACAGTAGCACTTGCATTACGAATACCTCCCTGACTGCAACTACGTAGGTCACCGAACCATTTCTTTAGGAATGGTATCATACCTGTATGCATAATCTCACCGCCTCGGATGGGACTGCCTAATGGACGTAAGCGTCCGATTTCCAAACCAATGCCAGCACGTTTGCTGGCATACTTGGCCATCATCTCACCAGAAGCAAATATGCTATCCAAATCGTCGTCACTGCGGATAAGCACACAACTAGAAAACTGCTTAGTAGGAGTGCCAAGCCCAGCCAACACAGGTGTAGCAAGAGTAAACAGACCATCGGATGCCGCCTGATAGTATTCTTTAATGTAACGCATCCTTGCACTGTTGGGTTCTTCTTTATGGAAGACTGTAGCCGCTGCCACCATATATCTAATCTGTGGAGTTTCATAAATTTCCTTTGTCGCACGATTGCGTACCAAATACTTCTCTATCAACTGCTCGATAGCCGCATAGCTATATTCTTCATCTTTTTCATGCTCTAGCATGTCATTCATACGGTTCCAGTCGTCTTCGCTATACCATTGCAATAGCTCTGGAGTATACAATCCCACTTCAATATTCTTTTTAACAATATCGTATAAGTGCGGCGGATTGTAATCACCATACACATCTTTGCGTAGCATACTCAAACGCTGTTTGCCCGCTACGTGTTGGTAGTTAGTGTGTCCGACATCTGGGTTATGTTCCACATCAATTAAGTCAACGATGGCACGTAATGTAATTTCGTCAATCTCTTTTGTTGTAATGCCGTCGTAAAAGTGTGGTTGGGCTTTGATCTCAATCATTGACTGACTAACATCAGCAATTCCCTTGCATACTTTCGCAACCTGCGTTTGCCATTTTTCTAATGTTAGCGGTTCTCTTTCACCGCTTCGTTTAGTTACTATGATTTTTGTCATGTTATCTGCTGTTCTTCTTGTATTTTAATTAACGGTATCTTCAACTGTTTAGAAAGTATTTAGTGGCTACCAAGCTCCAACAAAATATTGTTGTTTCATAGTATTTTAGCGCGGTTATTGTAGTTTTTTTTGGTGGGTGTGATTCATATCTTCAGTGCTCAACAAATAATATACTATTTTATTGTTGCTGTCAAGGAAGTTGAGCATTAACTCAATGCTCTATATGTATACGATACTATGCCAACATCGTTTTCACTTTTGTTCTTATATTGAATAAGAACGCTGTCGTTTACAATTGAAGCTTTGAATTCTAAGTTGTCTTCTACAGTCAAGTCTATTGCTGTGCCAGAACCTGCACCCGGACTTGTAGCAATAAAGACTGTAACATCTTCTTCAAAGTTATTGTTTTCGGCAATAGCGCCGACAGCCGCCCAATCAGTGCTACCTAGGGTAGCAATTCTATATCTGGTAGTAGGTTCAAAATATCCAGCATTAACAGTACCAGATGATCCTGTATACTCGTAGTCATCAGTCATCTGGATATTAGAATTTGTCTTGTCCACTGCGATAAGCATTTTGCCTTTACGCATTCTAATGTGACTTGTGCTTTGGTACATGTACTCAATTTCGTATCCAGAAGTTTCAGACAACGGAAGTCTAAACAAGTTAGTGAACGACCCTACTTGACCAACTGCGACTTCGTTAGTAAATGCATTGGTAAGTGATTTCTTGCCAATCACCTCACCGATGTATGGATACGCATAATTAGATGTAGCAAGATCGCCGCCTCTATCAAAAATGTCATGTACACTTGAATTACCAATGCTGTCATATTCAATGTGTCCATAAACTGCATTTGTGTTATCGGATCCATCATTACCAACATTAACAAATCTGTTTAAGCTACTCATGTTGCCACTGCCATTTGCAACTTTAATACCTTGTCTATTGATATCTTCAAATGTACTGTCAGTGATGCTATTGTTACGTGGACCAAACTGTTCACCAGTTGATGTCATGTTTGCGTCTTGACCAAAACTTACACCCATATGCATTGTTTTATAACTGTTGCCGGCAAATGTGTTGTTTAAAATATCTTGTTTAGCATACACGCCGTATGTCAATCCAGACAAATTCATTCTATTAAATTGATTTGATTGGCTAGTTACTATTGAACTCAGTGCATACATTCCAATGCCGATGCTGTTAGACTGTACTGCACTAACAGTTGTCCACGCACCAGCAACACCAATGTCTTCAAATACGCTACTGCGAACAGCGTTCATTTTTAATCCAGTAACATTGTCTTCTGTAAGTAATAGTGTAAAGCCCCTCATCAGAATGTGCTTAGGCTGATTATTGAATGTACTGCTAGTTATTGTGCTAGGGTTTCCAATAGTAGAAGTATCGTTAATGAATTCAAATGCTGAACCTGTACCAGTGTATTGAATTACCGTACGTCCTTGTCCAGCGCCAACGATACTAACATAACTAGGAATATAAATTGTATCACTAATTGTGTATATTCCAGGCGGTAGTTCTAATGTGTAACGTCCTTGATATAATCCAACAGTGGCTGGATTAAGATATAATTGATCGATAGCTCGTTGTACTGCTTGTGTGTCATCAGTGCTGCCGTCTTCACCTAATGCACCAAAGGCAGATACGCTGACACGTTCGTCCAAACGATCTTGAACACTTCTTAGTATGGGGTAATTGCTGTCTGGGCCAGTTTGAACAGTTGGGTCATTTTTCTTATATTGATATTGTTCTACTAAATCTAGAATACTATCATTAGTTGTTAAGATCTTGCTGTTACCAACAAACGGCGCACCTTCTGCAACACTGCCGTTACCAATGAACAATTCTTGTGAGTCGACAGCCCACGCAAGTTCACCACTGGCTAATTGTGGAAGCCCAGTACCTGTATTTTTTTGCCCTCTTCGGACTTGTATTCTCGAAATTTGAACAACAGCCATGAAAATATCCTCTTATGTGATATTTAGCTGTTTTCTCGGTAGTACTGTTCTACACGGTCATACCATCTGTTAGTCCAGTAGTCAAATTCTGAGGGTTCTAATACGAATTCCTGATACTGTGGTTCTCCCCATGTTCCTGGGGCAATTTCATCAGGTTTAACGCACATTAGAATAACACCCTTACGTATGTTAGTCCCGTGTATCTCATTATGAGCACATGCGTATGCTGTTAATTGGATAAAGTAATCGTCGATGTACTCTCTCTTCTTGGGCTTGTTAGTTTGCTTAAAGTCCAAGATACTTTCATCACCTGCGTGTATACCTACACAGTCAGTAGTTCCCGCATATAATCCAGGAAAGTACAATGGCACTTCACTGCCCCACACTTCCTCAATTGATGGGAATCCACACTCAATCACTTTCTTAGCCATTACTAGGCTTTGTTGTGCATAGGGATTACTTACACTTTCACGTAACACATCACCTTTGATAAAGTTCTCTAAGAACGTGTGCATACGTGTGCCTCGATTGGCAGCTTCTGTTGTGATTTCAGTAGCCTTCTTATCGCCAACTGCTTTACGCCAATTGGCTAGTGCTATCCTACTTTCTGCTGGTTTGGTTTTATCTAATACTGTAGTAACGGAAGGAACCTTAAAGCCATCCGGACAAGCGTATAACCGCTTGCCCGTGCTTTCATCTCTTGTTAATTTGGTATAAGTGTATTTTGGGTTTAATAGAGTCATATAGTCAAGTATACATTAAAACTTAACTAGTGTCAACCCTGTCGTTTTGCCGTTGCTCTTTTGGCTGCTGATGATACTGTAGTATCTGTGCCGCCTCGAGTTTGCTGTGCTTCTGCTTCACGTGTGTTTAGCTTTACACCTTTTGGGTCAAAGCTACACAACTCCTTGAAAGCAGGATTTGCATCATAATATGTTTTGAATGTATTTGCACTATCTATGCGTTGGCCTAATACGTTTTCGGTCTCGTTGCCTAAAGCGGCCCAACTGATAGTTTCTGGATTCTCTTCACTGTCGGCAGCATTTTTCTTTGCTGCCAACAGATCGTATAACGGGTCTCTAGCCTCAGTTATTTTTTTTTTGAAAGCATTTGTGCTAGTCTGCGGCTATATTGCACAGACTCACGCATTTCTCTTCCAGCAGCCTCACCGCCTAACTCAGCGCCTGCTTCTGCTTCTGGAGGGCCTACTTCTTCGCCTGCTGGCGGAACTGCACCGCCTGGGCCTTCGCCGCCTGTAAGGATACTAACTGCCTGTGCTAGGCTTTGTCTATTTGTTTCAAGTGCTGAGTAGATTGAATCTAATGCTGGACGAACATTTTGTTCAAACTGTCCACTGATGTCACTACCCATTTCGTCTCTTATAGAGTCTAATAAATCTAACATTGCTTCTGACTTCATAGCAGCCACATCTTCTAACCAACCAGTGACGCGGTCTACCATGTCTTTTGAAGCCATAATTAATTCGGCTTTTTCTTCTTCGCCTTCAGTAAGTCTAAGATTTTTAACAACTGCTGTTGCTGTACCTTCATCTAAGTCATATCGTACGATTAATTCATTTACAAGATCGTCAGCATCTTCTTCGATCATTAAACGTGAACGTGCTTCCTGTGTCCAGCTTGCTGGAATAGAAAACTGTCTTGTATAATGGCGTAGATCTGCCATTGCTTCATTGTACTCTTTCAAGTTCTTTGCCTTTTTCTTTGTTTTTGGCTTCTCGTCTTTCTCAACGTCTTGATCATCATTTACTTCGCGTTCAGCGATCTCTTGATTAATTACGTCCAAGAACATTTTGTTTTTGTGATACGTGTGATCTGTATGAACAGCATCATAGCTCTCGTTTGTTTCAAACTGGTGTTGTTCTGTACGCAACTTGTTACGTGCATCTTCCAACTGTTCCATAGTGAACTTTTCCAAGTTTAATTTATAGCCAAACTTTTGGGCTAGGCTTTCATTAAGCCTCTTACTTGTGACTGGTTTTGTGAAGTCTGTTATCTGCATGGTGCTTTCCTAACTTATTGTTATTATTTATCTGAACATAGCTCTAAACGTCAAGGATATTTTATCCTTATAATACGTAGCTCTTTGTGTAGTTATCTCGTGTCGCCAGAGGAAGATATCTTTCTTCACTGGGTCTTGTGTCTTGGTATAAAAGTGCTTGAAATACTCACTGTCTGTGTGGTTAGTCCAGTACAAGTTATCTAATTCTTTAGTTTCAATCAAACTTTGAATATTGGATATTTCGTGATATCTAGCTGAAATTATTGCTGTTGACTTTAGGTTGAAATTATCAACAACATGTGTACCTGTTTTGTACAATTTAATAAGATCCCAACTGCCGTCTTTTTTAGACTTAATCAAATAGTCCTTATAACCAATTGCTTTGTTGGGCAGTACGGACAATGGTATGTTGCCCTTGACTTCGTTGTAGAAGCTTTCTAGTTTTTTACCGGCTTTTTTAATATTCATTTTTTACAATACTTGGATCTTGGAATCCTACTTTTATCAGTAGGCTTTTACGAATCATATTTTCTGCAATAACATGCTCTCGTTCAGTCAACGCAGACATCTTAATAGGATGTGTTAACTTGTCCAGCATGGCTTGTTCTTCATTTGTGGTATATATTTCAAAACCATTTAACAGCTGGTTAATTTTCATAAACCAGCCAACCTCTTGATGTCAAATACATCCTTAGTTGTTGCCTTAGTAACTTTACCATCTGTACCAGCTACTCGTTTAGCTAAGCCAGTAATGTAGGAAAATTCATCCATTCTCTCACGCATTTTCATTGTGGTAGCTCTATTACCTGTAGCATGATCCATTTCAGAATCTAAGGTACCTACGCCTAGATCATAACTAGCTTTAGATGTAATAGGCTTTCCTTGTGCATCAACTTTATTTGTTGTTTGCAACGGACCTGCATTATAACTCTGAGTTGACTGACCAGTTTTTAAATCTTTGGACTTTGAAAATCCAGCAAACGCAGGACTGTTGTGTTTAATAACTGCTCCAGTATTGTCATAGATGTATTCTCCAAAGCCGCCCATGTAACTCACAGTCCCGTCTTGCTGTAATGTTAATTTCTCGCCATTGCCTAAATCTCTAGATTGGCCGGCTTGTAGTCCATCAATGTTTGGCATAGGTGGAGCATCGGCATCGTCTTCACTTTGTTCTGTTGTAGACGTATCGATTTGAATTTGTGCGCCTGGTTTGATCTCTGGAGCTTTCGCTTGTCCAGGAACTGCCGCTTGTGTATCTGGCGTTGGGTCGTATGTTAAATTGCCTTGTTCATCTGGCTTAACTGCCATTGGGTTCTTTTTAAGATCAACTGTGGTCATTGTAGACCCTTCTTGATCTGCAAAACTCAACGATTGGCCTGGTTTGTAATCTTTAATAGTAGCTACTGGCCCACCAGCTTCACCTAATATATCTTTAATTTTCATAATTGTTCTCCAGGCTCAACGAGTCTGCCTTTAATTTACTTATGTGATTCCTTAACTGCTCTATGTAGCCTTTGGCTCTTAATATTTTAAACGTTATGTTTTCAACACTAAGTTCACCTTCTCTATCTAATCCCTGTTGGCGCAAACGTTTAATATCATCCGACGTTTGCTTTACAGCTTGTAAGTTATCACTGCGTAATGCTGTACGTACCTTACCAACATACTGTTTATATTTAACTTTTACTTCAGCACGGTCTACAGTATCACTAACCGCTTCTGGCACTTTGAGCCACTTATCATCTAGCACACTATACACGCCCACGCTGTGATGCACTTGCTCTGCATCCTGCACGTAGACTTCTACGTCAATGTTTTTGATCTTGATATCATGTTGAAAGTTATACTGATTCTTCTTAGCATCAAATAACTGTTTAAGTAACTGTTCTCGATCTTTGGGAATCGTAACGACCAAGTGTAGATCTAAGTCGCTGTTGCGGCTATAAGTGTAACCAGCGTTACTGCCGCTAATTGTTATGTCCTGTAACCCAAGCGGGTCAATGTCTATAAATTTGATAAAGTGTTGTGCAACTTCTAATAAATGGTATCTGATTTCAGGTTTAAGTTTTCCCTTGGACCAAAGTTTAGAGTTTAGTCGCTGATGAAAAACTATTGCGGTGCTTACTAGATCTTCTTGTTGCATAGGTCATTATTTAATCGTTAAAGACCTAGGAACTTTAAAATGTGTGGAAAGTTAACTGCATTAACCCAGCCACTGCCTGCGGCAAATGCTAGACCAACCATAGAGTACATGGTCCATTTACTTTTAATTTTTTCTAACTCTGTAATCTTACCAGCTAACTCGGTATGTTGATCACAACTATTTTTGTTCATTATAGTCAGCTGGTCCATTATTCCGTCACGGGTACGATCAAGGCAATCATGCATGTCTTTGACATCTATTTTGATGTCATCGAGCTTTTCTTCTATATTGTCTACTTTGGTTTCTAATACGCTTACACGTTCTGGAACTGTAGCTAATGCTACAACTGCCGCTGATTGTCTGGCCATTTTGGGCTCTTCCTATTTTTATGAATTAAAGTGTCTGGGTCACGTTTCCCAGTGTATTATTAATTGCCTAATGATGAGCCTATATCAAGTATTTATACTAACATTTCAAATGATATGTTCTTGCCAGGCAGGAATATTGCAGTATCTTGCGGAACTGTTTCTGTTAAATTGGGAATGTAGGGCACTAGATTGAATAATTGCTTTAGAAAGCCAACATGGTCGTCTCCATCTAAGAACAAAAACTCACGCTCAGTGAACCATTCAAAAACCCATACATTTGAAAGACCCTTGCCTTCTAACCCATACTTCTTTGGATGACAAATTTCCACTGACGGTGATTTATTGTACTCGAGGTTAGCCCTCATTCCAATTGTTTGTATCACAGTATCAAAGTTTTGCTGTTGGCTTCGTGCTTGTCTATTCTCAGCAGAGTTTTGGTACTGCTTTGTATTTGTTATATCAACTAGGGTATACAGTTTATAGTGCATAGGCAGTATTTAACAGTCGTAAAAAAGCCCCACTGTAAAAGTGGGGCCATCCTTCCCATCCCTAGGAAATTTAACTATTAATTGCTTGTAAATTCAGCAACTACAGCCAATGTGATATCAGCAACGTAGTCACCAGATGAAGTGCCTAATGTACCTGTACCTTGTAGTGCTAGGTAAACTGGGTCTGTACCAATTGTTCCTGCAACACCAGCAACTGTGAAAGAGTCGTTAGTTGCACCAACGTCTGTTCCTACTGATAATGCTTGAATCAATGTGTTCAATTCAGCTTGTGTGTGGCTACCTGTGCCTTTGTTTACGCTAACAATAAGTGTGCGTGGACCTAAACCGTTACCAGTTTTAGTGTCATAATTTACTGTAAATCCAATTCCTGCCATGATATATTCTCCTCGTTGGCTTTGTCTACTACTCTGTAGACAGCTTGCAACCCTGCAAGCCTTTGTAATATTATTTAGCCACTATTGGAAAAAATACCCGATATGGGGTAAAAATTGGGAGATTAAACTGGATCTTTGCCAGTTTTACGAGACTCTTGAATGCGTTGTATGCCACGTTTAAATTTGCTACTGTCACCGGCACGTATAGCATTAAGGAAACGGCGCTCTAATTCTGCGGCTGTTTCGATATCATAGTTTTCTCTAATAAGAGAAAGCAAATTGACAGCACTTTGAATGATGTTTGACCCGCGAGATTCAATGACCAAGTCAGCATTTCTGCTAACGCCTATATCATTCAATTCCTGCAATATACTTCTTGTACTTTTACGCATAGTTTGTTTTTGTTATGTAATGTATTTATTGGATTGTAACACAACATATGACTAAACGCAACCTTGACTTTTTGTGCGGTGCAGTATATATTAGTATAAATACTATCAGTAGAAACACTGAGTTCTACACACACAGAGGTTAATCAATGAAAAATATATCAAAACGTATGCTAGGCATGTTAGAGCGACTAGCAGAAATGTTTCCAAACAGCTCTTATCAAAGCCGCTTAGACACTTATCTAAGCACAAAAGGCATTACCGATGCCGCACAACTCGAAAACTACATTCGAGAGTTCAGTTATTCTCACAAGGAACAATATATATGAAAAACATTTTAGACACATTATACAGTATCTGTATTGGCATTGGCAAAGTACGAGCAGCATCCGCTATGGCTCGTGCAGGCATGCACGAAGAAGCCAAAGCAATCATGCTGGCAAAATAAATTTGTTACGTCACATGGCGTAAATACACACAGAGAGGGAGTCTTATATATGACCACAAAGTTTTCACACGTTAAGGGTTCTGAGGTAGAGTTTAAAGGTGGTGGGCTTCGCGACTTTTTCCTATACAAAGACCTTGGCGTAGCAGATGCAACACACGGGCGTGTGCTTGCTCATATCACTAAAGCTAACTTACCCCCAGAAGGTTCAGGCGGTACAGGTTGGCACATCCACGTAGCTGAGTTCCAAATTGTTTACATGTTAAAGGGTTGGGCAAAGTTCATGTACGAAGACAAGATCCATTTAGTCGAAGCAGGCGACTGCGTACAACAACGTCCGGGCATTGTACACTACTTGTACGACTACAGTCCAGACATGGAGTATTTGGAAATTATCACTCCAGCAGATTACGGCACAGAACCAGCAGAAGGTCCTTGCGATATACCCAATCCAACACCTTGGGAGTAAACCATGACACTAGTTTACATTCACGGCGCCAGTGCCACAAGTGAAAGTTTCAATTACATAAGAAGCAAGTTAGGCGATGGAATAGATGTCAACTACGATAGCCGTAATGGTTTTGAAAATAATCTAGCAGATATCAAAGAGCAAATAGGCGACACTAAAGATGTGTTTTTTATTGCTCATAGTCTAGGCGGCATTTACAGTTTACATCTAGCCAATACTATTCCCAATCAAGTATTAGGTGCTGTTACTCTAAGCACACCATACGGTGGTGCTGAAGTGGCAGACTTTGCCAAGTTCTTCTTGCCATTTAGTCGACTAATGCGAGACATTGGGCCAAGTAGCTGGGCTATGAAACAGGCCAACAACATCAAGATCCAACACCCGTGGACCAATATAGTTACAGTAAAAGGACAAAGTCCATTCATGCATGAGCCCAACGATGGTGTAGTAACCATTGCTAGTCAGAAGCATCATATAGATATGGAACTAGTGGAAGTAGACTACAACCATTACGAAGTTGTACTGTCGCCGGCTGTGATTAAAATTATTAGAGAACGAATAAAAAAGTTCACAAAATAGTTGCATTTATGCTTAAAGGCATATATAATACATACAACAGCGAAACAGAAGTAGTTGTATAACACACAAACATAACACACAGGAGATTAATATGTTTACATCATTTGATACAATCATCGACACCGTTCAAGGTGCCCAAAAGTCTTTCGTAGAAACCTACGTTACAGACAAAAAGATCCAAGCAGAGCTAGTCAAGCTAACAGAAGCACAAGCTAAGTTTGCTAAAGGTTCTTACCAAACTACTCTAAGTATTGCCCAAGCAGTTTACAAGACTGCAACTGACGCAGTTCAAACTAAAAAGGCAGAATAAGCATGACTGATTTCACAACACCAAAACTACCAGAAGTTAAATTCAACAAGAACGGATATGAAATCCGTACAGACATTCTTGGAATGGCAAAAAGCCTAGTACAAGATGACTTCCAATCTAAATTTGCAGGTTGGGAAATGACTGCTACTCGCGATGAGAAGACTGGTCAGATCGTTAGTACAGTAGCAATGCCACAATTTCCAGGACTTGAAAAAGTTTTAGAAACTGCGGAAAAGATGTATGCCTTTGTTAACACAGGTGCAAAGAAGTAATACATCCCCATGCATAGCATTAAGTAGGTTGATACTATAAAAACAAAAGGACTCTTCGGAGTCCTTTTTTATTCGTATGTTACTGTATCGCTATCACCTAATGCCCATTTAGGATTTGTTTCCACTACATATTTTTTAGTGGCAACTTTAAAGTCTGGGAACAACAGTTCCTTTGGATTGCTGGCAGCATCTAAAAATATGCAACGGTTGTTGGGCTGAGCCGCATACTGTCCATTATCCAATTCAATAAAGTTAAAGCTCTTATGATCTTCGGGCCACTCACTATAACTAGTGTCAATAGTGTTTAGGTCTGGACTAGCGTTATCTACTGTAAACAAGTAGCTGCCTTGATAAAACTGTTTGTCTTTAGCATAAACTTTGCAACTTAGATTACGCAGGAACGCTTTTTGAATTACTGCTATATCATAACTAAAGCAGTCCCAAATCTGTAGTGTATCCAATGGCAGGAACTTGTCTGGTTCAAGATTGTCTTTACGACTTACATAAGCATGTAATGGTAGCTTGTCATATAGCGCACCGTATCTAGGCAAGTAAGCTTCTATACGAAATGCTTGGCTACGTAAGCTCTTGATACTGACCCAGATACAAGGCTCATATTCACCGTGGCCTTTTTGGTAGTCATATAGAAATTCCTTACGTACAAAACAATGTACGGGTGGAAGGTTCGCAACTAAAAAACTCATTGCTTATTTGTTTTTTCCTGCTTTCATATTGGCTAACCAATGTGCCATGCGTTGTTTTTCGCCTGTGCTATTTTTAGCAGTATTGCGTAGATCACTAACACTGGCTTTAGTATTAACTCCACTACGTTTTGCTAATCCTTTACGTCCAGGATTCTTTCCGTCTGCAAAGTTTTCGCCCACGTTGTATGTTGGGTCAGTCTTTTGACGCTTCATACCTTTAGGCTGTTTAGGATCAACAGGATCAATATCGGTTGTAGTGAGACCTGTCTTCTTCAAAGCATTGATGTAGTTGTGTTCTTCTTCCTCACTACCAAACGAGAAAATAGCACTTGGTGGTCCTTTGCCAAAGTCATGCTTGCCAAGACCTTTCATGTCACTAACATGTTGTCCAAGTTTATACCAATCATACACATCATCAACATCTACTCTAACTGTGCCTGCGGGCATAGTAGGTTTAGTTTCTGGACCACGAGGCTTTTCATTTGGATGATAGTCTTCGTCTTTTTTGCGGCCCTGACAGTGAGCACGTTGGCTAAACCCTTTAGGGTTACTGCAATTGATATCACTTTTATATTTTGCACTCCAAGCTTCTGCTAGTATGCCAGCACGTTGGAATAGTTCTGGATTCATTTTACCCCACAAACGCATAATAACTGCGGCTTTGGCATTAGCTTCGTTTTCTTGTGGACTACCGTCCTCACCACTACGGTCATTGAGTTCACCGTTGATGTCTTGTTTATGGTGTACCATTTCGTGGGCCAAGGTACGTAACACATCCATAATGTGTCTGTTACCTATGTTGATCTCAATACCGCCTCCAGGCATGTATCCGCCAAAACTTTTACGTTGTGCCGCTTGTCTAGGATCTCTGACTAGTTTAATAGACGGTGGACGTTTAAGTCCTAACCTGTCGCCAGCAAACTCAACAAAGGCTTTGACAATGGCATCAGTGCCGTCATCTTTAACAGGCTCTTCACATAATTCTAAAAAACGCATTATTCTTTTGGCACACAGTTAGGAACTGTTTTGCCACCTTTCTTCTTAGTGCCCACTGGCTTATAACCTTTCCAGCAAGGATTGTCTTTGGGGTTCTTTAATCCTTCTGATAAATCTTCTGGAGCGAATCCAATATAACTACTACCATGCTCGTCACCGGATTGTACTACAAATGCACCACCGTCTTCTGATTCTATCTCACCAATTTCCCAACCCATACGGTCGAGGACTCTTTCAACTTTCTGTTGTAGATCCTCATCACCTTTGTACCAGATTCTTGCGTACTTGCGTAGTATATCTTCTTCGCCATCGTCGCCGCCATCATCATCACTGGCAGCAAACTCATCAATGTTCTTATCAATGCCACGACTAGCGACACCGCCCTTACGACGTTTGTCTGCTAGTTCAGCAATACCATGGCGTATCTGTTCTAAGTTCTGTTCCAAGCCCATAAACATTCCACCCTTAGCTTTGGCGCAGATGTTTTGCCATACCGCTAGATCATTAGACTCAGATGCCTGTGCTAGTTCTTTTAACTGGGCACGGGCTTGCATGATGCGACCTTTTAAGCTCATTGGGTTGGCTTTTTCATGTCCGTAGACAGTGGGATCATTGGGGTCGCCAGTCATGTCAATTGGAGTTTCTAGCAGTTGATATATTTTCATAATAATACTTATCTTGTTAGTCAACCTTCCAGGTTAGTCCAGTAGAAGTTCTAGTTAAAGTACTGCTACTACTGATGAATACGTTGACTGTTTCGCCCGGGTTTAACATTAGATTATAGTCGGATAAATTAAATGATGCTGTACCGTTAGGGCCCACTGTTTGTATGTTTGATATACGTTCCACTGCGAGGTTAGTGGTAGTTTCTGTATTTGAGTATTGACAGAACATGCTAGTAGTTGAGTTTGGTATATTTTGGAATACCAAAAGCGAAGCTGTACCTATGCCATTTTTTACCACATAGATCACGCTAGGGTCACTGCCTTGAAGTGCCACAGTAAGACTTTGTACAATTATACTGGACTTGTTGACACTTGAATTTCTAACATAAGGATTTTGTATGCTCATCAAATGATGTACTATGTCTTTGGCTTTAGTTGTAGTGTTAACGTCATACCAGCCTTGACTTGGTCTAGTCTGTGTAATTGCACCTTGTATAGCAGTCATCACACTGGCGCCAGTAACTACGACATTACGACTTGGAGTGACGGCAAGATTAGTAGTTCCACTTCTGTAGACTATTCGCAAGCTGGGTTTGTTAACGTGCGGCACAAGATACTGTCCGCTCCATCGTTGTGTATGGACCAAAACCATTTTGCCTGTTGCTGGATCTTCCATGAAGAACCGCACACGGCCAGCACCTAACCAGCGTAGGTCAACTCCGAACACGTTTAACTTAGTAGGATCAAACTCGATAGTTTGATTGTCCCAATCGTCAACATAGGTCCATGTATCACTAGGAGTGGCTCCAGCATATAACTGGCTGAATGTGCCAACTGCTAGTGTGCCTGTTCCTGAACTGCTAAAACTGTAAGTACCGTTCTTTGCTCCGGGACTATAATAGGTAAATGTAACACGGCCACTACATCCTTCTATGTCCCACAAGTTAGCAGGACTGGCTTGTGCTTTCAATGCCAGGGCAATTTGATTGGCAGTATAGTTGACTCCGCCGCCGTTTGTAGCAGTGATAGCAACTGTGTAGGCAACACCGTTCAATGTAATCGTAGCAGTTTGATTGCCAGTCGGAGCAGTGGTAATGGTCAGTGCTCTAGTTTCTGCACGGCCAGCACGGCGATGTAGTATACCTATCTTACGGCTAGCATCATTAGCAGAACTGCCGCTGTAGCCAAAACTGTAGCCATCTTCACGGTCAATAGGTCCAGTGTTCTGTACTATGTTGTCAATGCCTAAGGAGTTCTTAGTAGGATACGGATCTGTTGATTCACTATCAGTTGTAGTGAAAGCCGCTGTCCAACGGAACATTGATCCTTGGCCTGGCTGATAACTCATATAAGCGGCAGTGGCTAATCTTGCGTAGCCGCCTGCTGTTGTTCCACTTTGAACTTGCCATGTTGTATTTTCAGTAACTGTAACTGTGCCGTTGTTTAGTTGAGTTGTAATCCACACATCGGGATCTAGTCCATACATAGCGTCTGCTTGTATGACTGGAGTGATACCAATTGCGAATGGTTCATCAAACGCTGTAAGTGATGCGGCTGGCATATCGCCAACTACAACTTGACTGCCTTCATTAGACACATAGATTGGATTAGTGATACTATTAGTCGTAGTGTTTTTACTAATAGGTATTGGATTACCTGTGTCGTTTTTAATCTCTACTTCTGGCATTGTGCCGATATTAACAGTACCATCTACTGTAATACTGCTGCCGCCATCTTGTACTGTAACAGTACCACTAACTGGTTGTGTTGCTTGCCAAAATGTTCCGGTAACTGCTATACTGCCATTAGTTAGTTTAGTTAATACACCATCTGTAGTGTTACCGCGCATACGGTCCCAAGTAGAACCGTTAAACACCATGTTGTGACTTTCTGTGGGCAATGACCAAGGAGCAGTTTCGCCGTCATTGCTAGGTAAATCAAATGTGAGATCGTTAGTACCGTCCCACAACTTTACCTTGTTGACAATAACGTCACCTTCTAAATTAATGCCGTCTACGTGTACACGAATTACCGGTTCGCCTATATTGTTATACTGCATTGACTTATGTAAGTCCAACAGATTAGGTTCGTCTGGATGATCGTAGTTTGTTGAGTTAGGATGTAGTACGCCCATATATTATAATCCAAACCTTGCTTTTTCACTGTTGAAGTTTGCTAACACTTCAGCGGAAGTTAAGGCATTGGTGTAAACACGAGCAATGGCTATTCTACCGGCATGGCGAGCACTGAAAGTTGTGCCATCTATGCTGGTACTGCCGCCAACTACTTCTGTTTGTACTATGCCATAACTTTGAGCAACATTGGTTTGCTGACCGGTCTGTACGCCGTCTTTATACATTGTTGCGGTATTGTTTGTGTCGTCAAATGTCACTGCTACATGTGTCCATACGTTTAATGATAAGGTTGTAATGGAGGCTGTTGTCAACACCCCGCCAACAGTTTGACGTACAGCCGAACCTCCAGCATAGAACAAGTTACTGTAGGAACTTATAATGCTTCGGGAACTGCCTAGATTGGTAAAATATACCCAGGCTTCTTTGGTATAGTTGCTGCCGTTAGGTATTGGATTTCCGATAGGCACGACTGTACTGGTACCGTTGTACACAATATAGCCACCATTGCCGCTGTTGTATGTTCCGTCGGTGATAGTGTAGGCTGTGTTGTCTACAAGGTTAGTCCAAGTAGATCCAGATCCTGGATAACTGGCTACGTTACCTGCGTCAAGACTTACTACTAGACCAGGAGTAACAGTAGTAATCCAAGGACGACCTTCAACTAGTCCGCCTGTATTGGCGTTATCATCTGCACCAGGCACATTACCATTGTAGGTATCTGGTAACTGTGTTATATCGTAGGTTGCTCTAAGGTTGCCATCTTTGGCACGTTTTTTGGACGATATCTCAAGTTTCATAACTTGACGTTCTTGTTTAGTTAAGTCTTCATCTAACGGACTGGCAATGAATAGATCACCTTCTACTAATGTAATACCCAAAGCAGTTTCAATGTCACTAAAAAATTCTGTTGGGTAATCTATGCTATTGAATCTTCCATCACGTGCTAGACTTAGATAATAATATGTTGATGGTAAATCTTCTGCTAGGCGAATCACTTCAATGTAAGCATTGAAAGTTGCCGTTGTTGTACCAATTCCTAATGCTGTAGGAGTTCTTAGTAGTCCACGGTATTGTGTTCCGATACTAGCCATTACTCACCTCGCCATTGTGCCGCAGGATACATGCTTGTAGCGTTGCTTCTAATGTCTGCAGGATTTTTACTCTTGTGCATGTCATCACCACTCTGTTTAGTTACAGCATCCACGTCTGCATACTTCTCATTTGGACTGTTACTCAACGGGCTCATTTCGCCATCATTAGGCAACAAGTCTACAATTTGTTTAAACCTGTTAATTGATTCTGCATCGTGTGACAGCGGCATCGTCTCTGTTTCTGGGGATTGTATTCCGCCTAAACTAATAGCAATACTTGTGCCGTCTTCCTGACCAGGTTCTTCTACTTGGTCAATTATATCTAAAATACCTCTAATGATTTCGGTGGCTCGCATGTTTTTATTCCTGTATCCTATATTTATACGTTAAATAACAGACTATGATAAACAAAGAATCTTTCCAAAGCCTGCTCGCAAGTTTAAAAGACAACGGCAAATACCGTGTGTTCAACGATATTTTACGTGAAAACGGCAAATTTCCACAGGCTATTTGGTATGGTCCATATAACATTAAAACGATTACTAACTGGTGCAGTAACGATTACTTGGGCATGGGACAGCACAAAGTTGTACTAGATGCCATGCACACTGCATTAGATATGACTGGTGCAGGATCGGGCGGTACTCGTAACATTGCAGGCACGAGCCACTACCATGTAGCATTAGAACACGAAATCGCTTCACTGCATAATAAACAACGTGCTTTATTATTCAGCAGTGCATATGTGGCCAACGAGTGGACTTTGATTTCATTGGCCAAGATCATTCCTAATATTGAATACATCAGTGATGCTAACAATCACAACAGTATTATTGTAGGCATAAGTCATAGCCGAGCACAGAAAAGTGTGTTCAAACATAACGATATGGAAATGTTAGAAGAGTTGTTACAAGCCAGTAAAGCGGCTGGTAATACACCTTGTATCGTATTTGAAAGCGTTTACAGTATGGATGGCGATGTTGGCTTAATCAAAGAGATCTGTGACCTTGCAGACAAGTATGGTGCCATCACTTACATTGATGAAGTTCATGCGGTAGGCTTGTACGGCGCACACGGCGGCGGTAAGTTAGAAGAGTTGGGGTTACAGGATAGAGTTGACATAGTCAACGGAACCTTGGGAAAAGCGTTCGGAGTTCAAGGCGGGTACATTGCAGGGGATAGCGATGTGTTAGATGCTATACGTAGCATTGCCGCAGGATTTATTTTTACAACATCAATGAGTCCAGTTACTTGTGCAGGCGCTTTGGCTGCTATCAAATACCTAAAACAAAATAACGATGTTAGGATTAAGCATCAAGAACGTGCAGCCAAACTAAAACATCTATTAAGAGAAGCTGACTTGCCTATTATGGAGTGTAGTACTACACACATCGTTCCTGTGCTTGTCGGTGAGGCTAAGAAATGCAAAGCTGCCAGTGACTTGTTGTTAAATGAGTTTGATATCTACGTGCAACCAATTAACTATCCTACTGTAGATGTAGGCACTGAACGTTTAAGATTTGCTCCTACACCAATGCATGATGATGCAATGATGAGTCAGTTAATTGATGCGTTGAAAGTTGTGTTAGACAAAGCTGGCTAACTGGGTTACACCAAACACCAGTGCCGCACGTACTTGTTGATCAGTTGCTTCTTGGTCAAGTTTATCAGTACTGATTAAGTCGGCTAATATTTCTTTAGCTTCATCACTAGACATTTGTCCGTTCTGTACTGCTTCTGAAACTTGCAATGCCATTTGGGCACGCTCTGCGGCCCATGAATGTCCGCTAGTCATTACTTCATGTAATATATTACCGTGTCCCATTAGAATCTTCCTTGTACTGAACCTGCTATGATATCAACCTGTTGTTGAATAATTTTCTTCTTAAGGTCACAATACAACGGACTCACTGGACCTTTAGCCAATCGTTCTTGGTATTCTTTAACAGTCGCATTAACTGTCTTAGTAAGTTTAGCAATATCCCTAGTAGGTTTAGTTTGACTATAGATATCAAACCATTCTACGTTCTTTGCTATTGAGTTAACTTGAGTTGCTTGATCTGCCTTGCAATCAAAGTTACGTGTTTGTTGTTGTAGGTCAGTAATTACCTTAGCTTGGTTAACATCCCATCTACTGGGGATTAGTTCCATTATGTTTGCACAACCTGTTAATGCCAGTACTACTAATAATGTGACTAATCTTTTCATGTTATACCTTTGCGCTTGCTCTTAACATCCAACCGTGCTTGCGATGTGCATCAATACGGCCTGCAATGAAATCACTAAAGCCAAATTCTTGATTAGCTTCGCTTTGTTGGAACACTAACTTTAATAGTTTAACAATCTTTTCATTATCAACTATTAGTGATTCCAACATTGCTTGTCTTGGCAATATCTGTGTCTCGTCTTCAATTTGTGTCAGCATACTAAAGCGAGTATAACTGGCTGGAACATAAGTTCCTAACGAGCGAATCTGTTCTGCAAACGCATCAATACTGCCGTATACTTCTTCATAGATGCCGCCAAACAAATCGTGATATTGTTTAAAGTCACTACCTTCTACATTCCAGTGAAAGTTATGTGCCTTTAGATAAAAACTAAATTCTGTAGCAAATGCTACTTTGGCGGCTTGTTGTAACTCATCCATTTTTAATAGCCTTTGGTTACTGAGTTATGTTTGAATGCAAAGTTTGTTCCTCCCAAACCATATCTTGTTGCGTTAGCAGAATTGCTTGCACCTAATTGGAACTTCTCAGCTCCGCCCCACTCCTGGAACCAAATACGGATAGGGTACCATTTGTTTGCTGTCATTGCTACGCCTACTGTTGCGTTGTTTCTTGCATTACCAGATTGGGCAAACAAGTAATCACTTGTTGTGTCGCCTAATGTAGTTGCTGTAGCTGGTGCACCGATCCAAATGATACAGTCATCATCTACTGTAGCAAAGAAGTTAAAGTTACCTGTAGCAGGTGCTTGTATGTAACCTTTCCATTCAAAAGCATAACCGTTTTCTGCGTCTAAGTCAGTACGTAAGCCAAAGCCGCCGTATGTGTCAACTTCGTATGCCGCTTGACTGATGGGGCCGTTTGCTGGCTTCATAAATCCAACGTCAAACTCATAGCTAACTTCGTCAATGTAATTTTCTGAGAAGTTACCAACATACTTGCGACGATATAGACCGTCAATCGGTGTACCTGGAACTGTGTCTACAGCACTTGCAGAAATATTGCGATATGTCATACCAGTTGCATTAAATGCGTCAACATAACTACTCGTAGCAGTAAATGTGCCTGGAACTGTTGGATTGCTTCCGCCTGAACCTGCATAAGGTTCGTTAGGATCCATTCCTGGTGGAATAGTTGGGCCTTCATCGCCTTCGTAATTAGTGTCGCCGGTCATGGCAGCATCAGTTCCAGCCTCTTCCATCTGTACTCTTCCGTCAGTTAGATCTGCGTCAAACGTCCACGGGGCACTGGTATCGTTATAGCTTACACGATGTCTAGCAATTTTTGTAATTTGATAAGCATCTTCATTGTCATCTAAAACTGTAATGCTCATTTCGCCGGCCTCTAAGTCAGCACTTTGTTTAGAAACTAGATAGCATACTGCTTCGTTTTCATCTACATCTATACATTTAAATCTTTTAGACCCTGTTTGTTCTAAAATATATCCCTTAACGCTTGTTGTTCCGTTATGAAATTGCACTTTAATATTATTTTTGTTGTTAACATTAAACAGTTGTTGTTTGCTTAGTGGGCGGCCCATGTTTGATCCTCTTAATCTATAAAATATTTATCACTGGCACCAGCTTTGTTTAGCTTCGCCATAGTACTCACGTGCAAATCCATTAGCAATTAATGCGGCACGTAGACTTTGTCCGTTTACTAGGATGTCGCCCAATACACGACCACCAAATTTATCCCAACCATATAACGTAGCTTGGAATTTACCACCAGCTTTGGCCGCAGAATTAATAGCGTTCTTAGTAAAAGCAGAAGCCGCTTCACCTCGAGCTTTTTCACTTTCGCATTGTGCTCTAAAGCCCTTCTCTGGAGTATCAACTCCGAATACTCTAACGGCAAGCTCTGGCTTCAATGGCGCTGGTAAGAATGGTGCTGAAATTACAACAGTATCACCATCAGTTACTCTTAAGATTTGTGCGTCATATGTAACGCCTACTGGGGTTTTTTGTGCGATTGCCAATGCAGGCAATGCTAATAATAATAATAGAAACTTCTTCATAATAGTCCTTAGTTAACTAGTACTATTTACCTTAGAAGCTGTTGTTAAACCATCCTATTTTCTTACCATCAGCGATGCGCTTGTCGTAGGCTTCTACGCTACCGGGGAAGCGCCATGCCCATACAGCAACTAATGCCATAAAGACCGCAGTACTGATAATGCCAATTGGCTTTACTCCGGTGACAAACATTATAATCAAACTGGTCGTCATCATAGCCAGCATGAAGTATTTCATCTTGATTGGGAACACACGTTTCTCGCCCCAGTTGGTTAAGAATGGACCAAACAGTTTGTGATTATACAACCAGGCATGCATACGTGGACTGCCTTTGCTAAAGCAATAGGCCGCAAACACAACAAAGATAGAGTAAGGCAACCCAGGAGTGATAACTCCCAAGTATGCCATACCCAAACTACAAAACCCTAGTACTTTCCACAAAAATTGTTTCATACTGATATGTAGTCTAACCAGCTGTCGTGCCTAACGTGAAATGGCATTGACTTACGCTTGTTTACCAACTCGTAGTAATCAGGCTTGTAAGGCTTGACCTTAGGCTTGATCTTGTGGTTTGCACCTTTGTTAGCGTTACAAGGACCGCAAGCAGTCGTTGTGTTTTCAAAGGTAGTCTTACCACCCATACTGGTTGGCAACACGTGGTCCAGCGTACATTCACGCTTTTCCAACTTGTCGTGGCAGTATTGGCAAGTGTAACGATCACGTAAGAATACGTTGCTCTTTGAAAAGCGAATCGCAGTCTTAGGCTTCATGTAGTCTCTCAACATGATGATGGCCGGGACTTGTGTTTCCCAGCGGGCTGATCTAACAATCCAATCGTCGTGCCAAGTAACCACATTGGCTTTATCCAAAACCATGTAGCGAATAGCTTCTTGCCAATCGACCGTGCTCAATGGCAAGTAGTTGACTGGCATACCGTCAGCGTTCAGAACCAAAGTATCTGACATTTTTAACCTCTTTTGATTGTGTTACAGACCCAACCTTTGAAGTATATATTATACACTCAAACTGTATTTAAGCCAAGATTGATTGAGCAAACTCGTTTCCGGAACGCTCTATAGATAAATTCCATTGATCTTTGAGGTCATTGTCAAAAACGGATTCATAATCAGCAGTGGCAGTTAGCCAACTCATACTATGATCTCGGGGAGGAGTTCCCTTCATTTCAGCCATTAATTGGTTTGGTGCCCAACCGCAAAGTCCCAAAAACAATCTAAAGTATTTTGGTGCATCGCCATCGCCCAATCTTACCAATAGTTCTTCAGCACTACTAATGGAGAAATCGTTGTTGATTTGCATTGTGTTAGAGCATGTCCACTCACTACTGTGAAGCATACTTAACGCTTTGATGTTAACGGGTCCACCTAAATAAATGTACCCGGGTATGTTAAGTTGCATACCAACTTGTTCACTAAACTCACTTACTGACATTTGACTGCGTTTGTTTAGTATCAAACCCATACTGCCATTCTTGTGATGTTCGGTTAAAAATATTACGCTCTTATACCAGAAGTTATTCTTTAACTTAGGTGGTGCAATTAGTAGTGATCCAGCAAAATTCATATTGTACTTATGTTAAGCGAAACGTTGTACAGAACTTTTTACGTCCGCAACTGTAATAGTACCATCTTTATTTTTATCTAACCCTTTGTTCTGAGCATACACTTTACCACTAAATCCAGTTGCGCCGTCTTGTCCTAAAACAAAGTTGTCGTCCTTACCCACATGTGCTGGCATAAACACTGCCATGTATAAGTCACCTAAGCCCATACCAGGTTTAACTCCAACCATCTTAAAGTATTTGTAAACATAATCTAATTGTGTCACTGCATCCATTGTACGTAGTTCTTCAACTGAGGTACCTAAACTTCTTGCAGTGTTTGGCATGAACTGAATAAGCCCAGTAGCTCCGCTCATCTTGTTTACAGCCGTTGGATCAACTCCAGACTCTTGTTTCATAATAGCCAATAGGTCTTTACTGCTTACACCCAATGCATCAGCTATCTTGTTTAACTTTTTGTTGAAGTCTGGATCTTGGATTACAGCAGTGTCAATATTGGCTGCTGATGTATTGTCTGGCTTGTCTAATACTTCTTTATATTTTTTAGCAATCTCTGGAAACTTTGCGGCTGCTTTGCGAGTGTATGGACCCATCATGCCGTCAATGCCATCTTTGTTAGGACCATAGTCACCTAAGTCAGCACCAGCGGCTTTTAATTCTTTTTGTAGTTGTTCTATATCATTCCCGCTAGTTGATCCAGCTGGAGCATTGGCTGCAGGTTTAGCATTGGCATCAGTAGAGCCTGCGGCATCTTTGCCGACGCCAGCAACCATTGCTTGGCCTATTGCTGTTGCTAAGTCTACTGCTTCTTTAAATTCTGCAAATCTCATTATTAGTTCCCTTTCCACACAGGTAAAGGTCCACCGTAGTTTCCACCTTTAACTTTTTTGCCTTTAACTTTTTGACGTTTACGATTGATAGTAAACTTCTTTTCTGTGTCGCGAGCACGTAAGCCTTGACTGATACAACTACTTAACTGGCTAGCACCAAGCTCACCATCTGGCTTTGTGCTGGTACACAACTTGCGACTAGCTTTGCCTGACTCCATAGCGGGAGCATTTACTTCTGCTTTCTTCTTTTCAAACTCTGCATGTGGATCCACAGGTGTCTTAGGCTTTTTGCTATACTTGATAGCCTTGCGGTTCTTCTTGTGTTCAGTTATAAATTCTGTAGCTCTCATTCGCAGTTCCATTTACGTAGTGCTAATGCTTTGCGAGTTGGCTTGCCATTAGGCTTTTTCATAGCGCCCTTCATACCGCCCATTCTAGCACAGAAGCTCTTACGGCGTTTGGCTGCTTTGCTGCCAGGCTTTAGTTTACTGGGCTTAGTAGTCACTGCCATTTGTAATTTGCTACCTGGATTCTCACGACGATAACTAGCAACACCTTTAGCGTTCAGGCCACCCTTCTTGCTTTTGCCCTTGCTTGTTCTCCAAGCGGCTGCTTCGTCTAGTAGTTCACTATCATCAACTGACTCTAGGTCATCCCATATTACATCAGCATCAACGCCGTGTGCTTCAGCTAAATGTGCAACCATTTCTTCTATCATATCAAACTGCTGATCTAGTTCTTCGTTGATTAAACCACTTAGCTTTCTAATACGAGTTAGCTCACTGTCTTCATTGTAGTTGTCGTGTTTGTCGCGGATAGCATCTAGCTTCTTTTCACTAGCACCTTCACGGCCAGCTTTGGCCAATGCTTTCATTCCGTCTTTACCGTACTTTTCATTACCTTTGGCAGCACGGCTCATAGTTTTCTTTTCACCGGCCTCTGATACTGATTCAGCTGGAACACAGTTGTTCACACGTACTCCGCCCTTGACTTTGGTCTTGGGATTGCCGATCTTCTTACCCGTCCAGCATTTGGCATCCAGTCTCTGTTTAACAGATTCGTTGATTAGTTCTTTTAGTTTCATACTAAACCTCTTGCGATTTAATATTTAGCTAGACTCGTAGTCCATCCATTCGTAAACATTAAGCCATTTACGTGCGCCCACAGTCTCTTTTAAGTGCTTTAAATCCGCACAGGTTTTGACACGCATCCGGGGTAGTTCTACAGCAGGTACAGATTCTACTTCAACAGGCACGCCTTCTTGTTCTGCTATGTACTCTGCTATGTCTAGAAACGAGTGCGGCAATCCTGAGCCCACGTTCCAGATCCCGCTGCCTTTAACTGTATTGATAAAGTCTAACTGTAGCTGACAGATGTCCCCAACCCACGTCCAGTCACGCTTGATAGTCTCAGCAGTATCCCATACCGTTATCTTGCCTTCCTTACGAGCTTGTTGACGCCACTTGTGCATGGCGTTTGCACGGCGTCCTCTAAGGTGCATCCACTTGCCGTAGACATTAAAGTAACGGAAGCCCTGTACCATTACGTGTTGCTCTTGTTGGAACACCCAACGATCAAATAGATACTTGCTCCAAGCATATGGAGTTTGAGGATTGCACGGAGCGTACTCACTAAAGTCCTTAGTGTTGCCATATACGCTACTGGAACTAGCATACTGTAAGTTTACCCCGTGTGCGTTACATTCATTGAACAGATGCTGACTAAACTCTAAGTTCTGTCGCATGATTGCATCTACATCAGTACAGGTCATATCTGCAATGGCACCTAAGTGTATGACCCAATCGTATGGCGTCACGTCTGGAAATTGGTTTGGATCCCAATCGTAGCCGTCAACTTGAAACCCTTCTTGTTTACTCAAAAAGGCTATCATGTTCCGGCCAATAAACCCCAAATGGCCTGTTACTAGTATTTTCATTATTCGATATTTATTGATAGGTGTTGACAATGTAAAAATTATAGCATATAATAAGCGCATGGACAAATACAAAGACTTTCCTGAACAACCTAAAACTATGTCAGAGGCTGAGGGCGAAGCACTGTTTCAAAACATGTTGAAACAGATCGCCAAGTTCAAGCCCGACGAGATCATTGCTGTTAACCGCAGTGGCTTTAGCTATGCCATGTGGGTAGCGCAAATACTTAAACTACCACTGGGTGCATACTGGCCTAAAGATGGTAAATTGATTGCACAAGACACTAGCAAGCGATTGGTCTTTGTTGATGACAACATACTGCAAGGTACAACCTTTTTGGATACTAAACAGTTTATGGATGGCTATCAACATGAGTGGCGTTGGGCTGTACTATTCAGTGACTGGCACACACCAGAAGCTGTTCGAAATGAAATTATACAAGGCGCACGGCTTCCGTACTTTGCTGAAGAACCCATGTGGGGCAGTCGTAAAGTTAGTGCTGACTATGGAGTGAGATATCGAGATGAGTAAAATTGCATATGACTTAGATGGCGTGTTGGTACCTGACTGTAATCAAATCCCATCAATTGGCGGGCTTGATGACTTCTACGCCCTGACCCATTACATGCGACCCTTGTTTAAACCTGAGGGCGAGTGGAGCATCATTACAGCACGAGATCCAAAATATAGATTCAATACAATGGATTGGGTAAACGCACATTTTGATAATAAGCCCAATCGAGTTTGGCACGAAATTGGAGACATGGCCCCTGCTATCTATAAAGCAGAAGTCATTAACCAAAATGGAATTGAGTTCTATATTGAGAGTGATGCTGGCATTGTTGAGTATCTTTCAAATCATACCCAAGCAATCGTAATACATTTTGATAAATTTTGTAGCCAAAGTTTTGCCTTTTAACCATTGACTTGTTCCAATAGTGGTGCTATAATAACAACATAGCAACCACATAGAAAGAGTTAAATGCGAACACTTTTGTTACTTTCAGTAATTCTAATTACTGGTTGCAGTTCATTGCCTAGGCCCTTGTGTCCAGGTACACGCTCGTACGATCCACAGTACTGCCGTGGTCAAGAATTCCAACGACTCAGCAACTTTCCCAACGAAGCATTACAACGCGAAGCAAAATGTAATGCTAACATTCAGCCGCACATTAATTGTATTTGGGGCCGCCCATGAAAATTAAAATTAAGAACACAATGTGGGATCGCAGAGCCGCATACTTCTTTGAGATCAAAGAGTTTAATGAGTATGAGGGAGATGAAGTTAAGGTCAAATGGTGCAAACCGCATGAGATCGCAGTTAGCACAGACAATCCTGAATTTCCCTTCCGTATTTTACAACGTGTTAACATTGTAGAGATTGATGGGCTACCATACGCTTACGATGTTAAGCCTAAGGTAGAACAAGTTCGACTGGTAACAGGTAGTAACGGTAAAGTTTATGAAGTAACTTCGCATAGTTGCACATGTCCAGGTTTTACATTCCGTGGAACTTGTAAACACATTGGAGTTAAAGAATGAAATTAGTAAAAGGTGATTTACTAACACTGGCCGAAGCAGGAGAGTTTGATGCTATTGTGCATGGCTGTAACTGTTTCTGTACTATGGGTGCTGGTATTGCCAAACAGATTAAAGAACAATATCCAGATGCCTGGGATCAAGATGCAAGGACCATGTCAGGTGACATCTTCAAGCTAGGCAACTGGACAGAATTTAACACAGGCAAATTTGTTATCATAAATGCCTATACACAATTTGGTATGAGTAAAACTGGCGAAGATGTATTTGAGTACACCTCTTTTGAACTTATACTACAAAAACTTGCACACCTGTATGGCAAGAATCGTTTTGGGTTTCCCCTAATTGGTATGGGTCTCGCTGGTGGCGACAAGCAACGAATATTTGGATTGCTTGAATGGTTTAGTGACGAGTGTGCTAAACAAGGTGGCAAGGTAACTGTCGTAGAATACAAAGGAACATAATGGAACCAAAATACTTGTACACAATCAAATGGACTCAGCCATATGCTACAAACTTCCAGCGGCCATACATGCGTGGACTGCAAGAACAAATGGAACAGGTAGTTGAGCATTGGCTTGAAGATGGCGACTTCACTGAGGCAAAAGAAGTAATTGACCGAATCAAACGACACAGTTAACATTCCAAAACTTGTATCGGAATATCTAGCACGGTTCCCTTACGTATATAAAATACCTAAGAACTGTGACGAGTATGATGATATAAAGCTGTGGTGTGAGCAAAAGTTCAATCACGAGTTTAAAGATTGGTTTTGGTTTCCAGGTGGGCGGTATGATGATCATGCCAATCTACATATTGTGCATGAAAGATGGAACACCTTGTTTATTTTAAGGTGGGGCGATAAGATATGAAAATGTTAAAATGTGATGTGGGTATGTTTAAACTTCCAGGCATTATTCTCAGTGCTGAAGAAGATGAAGAACTCACTGAAGAAAAGTTAAATGAAATCGAGGAATGGTGTAAGAGTGAACAGGGCACCGGTACACGCATGACTGGAACTATGTGGAGTTTCAGAAAAGAAAGTCAAAGAGAATGGTTCATCTTGAAATGGTCATGAATTCTTTTCAAAGAAAACTGTTAATCGACATCGAGTCTGGCGGAATAAAGCCAGGTGAGATGATGATTATATCAGCTGGCAGAGGCACAGGCAAGTCTACATTTAACGCAATGTACGGCAAACTATGGAACGATATAATGGATAAGCCACTAGTAATGCGTTGGCAACAACTACCTGGACGTAAGGTAAAAGCTCACATAACAGATACTAGCCGCGGCCTCAGAGATGCTGACATGGATGAAGTACAAAAATGGATTTGGACTAACATACCTACAGCCAAACGGCTTAGCTTTGACATGTGGTTATTCAAAGAGGACAAACACATTACAATGTTTTTAATGAAGTGGTCATGATTAAAAAGAAAATGTTAACCGACAAGTCCGGCAAGCTGGCCGATGCGTACATTGAAGCGGCAGCTCGACAAATGGCCAAAGATATCGACACCGAGGTGCTTATGACAAGCATGGAATGGAAGCCGTTTGAATTAAGTGAAGGACGTGTATATGGTGCTCGTTACCTAACAGTACACCCCAGTAACGGTGCTAGGTGGAACGACATGATGGCGTGGATGGTGGAAACATTTGGTCCTACTGCACATGACGGAGTATGGACACCTGGTATGCGTTGGTATGCTAACAATGCTAAGTTTTGGTTTCGAAACGAAAAAGATCTTAACTGGTTTATTATGAAGTGGAACTCATAATGATTGTACAAGAAAGAAAAAGCAAATACAAACATAAAATTACTGTGCCACGCACATGGGCAATTGGTGATATTAGTGAAAGATCTATGAGGGAATGGTGCGAGATCACGTTTGGACCTGGAGGTCGTAAACAACGATGGCGATTTGGGTGGGTTGATGATAACAACACTTTTTATTTCCGTAACAGTAAAGATGCCATGCTGTTTACATTAAAGTGGTCGTGAAACAAAATGAACGAATACACTGGTATCCTAGTTGACAATGTTCCCACCAATGTGTTAGTATGGCTTGTAGACACATATGGCCCTATGGGCCAAAGATGGTTTGTAGTAAACAATACCATTTACTTTAAAGATCCAAAGGATTACTTTTGGTTCGAACTAAGATGGACAATAGTAGATGAAACAATTTAGAGAAGAAGCTTCTAGAGATTTAAAATACTTTGAGAGTAAGTTTGAAGCACGTATTGAAGACAGCAAAGAATATAGACAGTATACAAGACGTATGCCTTACTACATGTGGGATGGTAAGATACCATTTGAGTCTGAAACTCAAGTAGTTCCTATGAAGTGCATTCATCTAACTATCGACAATCTTGATCGTTTGATTAGAGAACAAGAACGTATGGAACATATGGAAGACGATGCTAACTACGGCAAGAAGATTGTCAATATGTTACATGCTGACGAGCGTGTGCGTGATAGTAATCCAGCGGTAGCTAAAGCATATCGCAATTACCTAACGCTTTTAGAACTAGCAAGGAAATAAAATGATTAAAGGAATTAATTCAAGTGGACGTTACTTAACTGTATCAGGCGGTAGCCCGTCTAATACCTACATCAGTCCTGGAGCAGTAGGTTCAGGCATGATGCGATATAATGGCAACATGAACTGTATTGAAGTTAATGACGGCAACTCATGGATACAGCTACAGTCGAATTATGCTACGGTTGAACTAAGTCCGGATAGTGAATCGTTACTCGAATGGGCACGTAAAGAGCGCGACAAACAATGGGCTCGTGATGAAAGAATCCGCAAAAACCCAGCACTGAAGAAAGCATACGAAGCTATCCAACGTGCAGAAGCCAACTTTGATATCTTAGATAAGATTGTTGGCGAAACACAATACGATGAAGTACAGGCATCGCCATGAAAGTAATTGACTTAGGTGAACTGAGAAAGTTCAAAAACAATCCTCATTTAGATCGACGACAAGCAGTCAACTGGTTGCTTGAGCGACTAGGCCCTTGTGGTGATAGATGGAATATGAAAGAACTAAAGTACATTGAATTCCGTAAGGATAGGGACGCTGACCTGTTCCTATTAACATGGACATGACATGGCTCTTGGTCCTAAGAACACAATGTTTGACATGTACAGCAGTCCCATGCCTGACGAGTTTAAACGTTTCAAAAATATAAACAAATTTATGGTTATTGACGACAAAGTATATGAGATACATGATGTAGTTGTACACATGTTTCGAATGGGTGATGTTGAAGATCCAGATCTGTATGCCGCTGAACCACTTTGGAATTGGCAACAAAGTGAAATTGGACAGTGGGTCATGGAGCGCAGTATGGACACTCCCGTTTGGCATCGAATTGGTGATCCTATGAACTATGGATACACTTATCGAATTACAGCCAAATTGAAAGGTCCAGACTATACTTATTGGACACTCAAATACGCTGACACTGTTAAATTACCTTGACACACTGACTGATCTAGTGTATAATTAACTTAAGAACTGCCCATAGCACAAGGGATAGTGCAGTAGCCTTCTAAGCTATAGATCCAGGTTCGAGTCCTGGTGGGCAGGCCATTAACACAGACAGGTTCAGTATGAATAAGATTTATTACGAAAAGGTTGGACGTAAGTATGTGCCTGTGGCTGAATACGACAGCCAATTTATGGATAGCTTTCCAAAGGGTAATCATCTAGTAATGAGTTACCCGGGCGGCGCCAGTCGCCGTTTTAACATTGACCCCAACTATGCCGCAATGATTGCCGCTGGTCGAGTAGCAGAAGATGCCATCTGTCGCGCTATCAGTAAGGCTTCTGAATTGCGTCCTCAGGTTACACCTCTTACCAAGCAACAAAAAGCCGCATGGGAAAAACTTAAAGAAGCATTTGGTGACGAGATCACTACACTTCGCGGACTCAGCATTCACGACTGTGCAGAAGCTGGAGTCAAAGCCATGCAAGACGAAGCAGATAAATTATTAAGTAATCCAAGTGTTCGTAAAGCCTACGATAGATTCTTGTTGATTGCAGAACTGACGAGGGAGCAACAAAAAAATGGAAATTAAAATTGGCAGTATATGGTCCGGTGGTGATCGTAAGTTATTCAAAGTTAAGGGCCTAGTTGAAACGCCAGAAGGTATGTGGGTCCACTATGAGCAAATGGGCACTGATCAATCGTACAACTGTTTGACTAGTGCATTTACTACTCGCTTTACTCAAATTGTTAATCAATAAGGAATATCATGGACGCACTTCTCGTACTGGTTATTGTTGTGGCTGCATTTGGAGCAGGATTTGTCTTGGGAGAGCTAAGTCAAGCACATAAGTTTATTCAAAAGATCAGCACAGATCCGGACAACATGATCAACATGCTGAACAAACTCAAAGTTGAGTTGGCTCGTCTTAAGGAATTGGAAGCTACTGGTGCTCCGTTGGACAGTATTGAAGTTAAACTGGAACAACAAGGTGCCATGTACTACTGCTATCGAGCAGAAACGAATGAGTTCCTTGGGCAGAATACTGACCGCGATGAACTGCTCAAAGCTGTTAGCCAAAAATTAAATAATGCAAACATTTTGGCTAAACAAGCCAAAGAAATCAACCAAACTGCTTGACCTGCTGGTATAGTAATGCTATACTAGTCTTACGTTGGTGATACGCACCGACACACACAAATAGGAAACAACATGAAATATTTTAATCCAGAAACTAAGACTTTTAAACTTTTTAACGCATTGTACAAAGGTCAGGCAGTTACAGCCGCTCAAGCAGAAAAGCGTTTTGGCATCAAGAACATTGCGGCAGAAGCCAGCCGTATCCGTAGCAATGGCTATGCAGTTTATACCAACAACCGCACAGCAGGCAATGGTGTTACTGTTACTGAATACGTAATGGGCAAGCCAAGCCGTGAAATCGTTGCTCTTGGTTACAAAGCCAAGTCACTAGGCATTTCACTTTAATACTGTACTAGCTACAGATTAAACAAAAGCACCTTAGGGTGCTTTTTGTTTGATAAATATTAGACTATGAACAAACCATTTAAACTTGCATTCTTTGGCGACGCTATCTGTACAGAAAGCCGCGCTGTTCCCACTGTTGATACATTCGTGGATATTATCAAGAAACACTATGGTGCTGATTGTACACTGGTACATCAAGGCACTGCTGGTGGTGTTACTATTCCCGAGATGTTAGACCAAATCCGAGCTACGGAGATGGACATTGCCTGTGTGTTCTATGGACACGAAATCAATGCCAATGCCAATTTGTATAAAGATCACCAAGCATCAATTGAACTTGAATTGAAAAATCGTAATATAGCTACTGTACATTTTGTACACAAGTTTCACGACAATCACACGTTCACGTGGGGCCTTACTGATGAGCTTGTATCCAAGTACTCGGATCTAACCCGTACTGAACGAGTTGTTACCAACTACGAATCCAGTGACAACGGCATCGACTTTGTGGGCAACAACTTAGCGGCTGAGCGTATAATCAAATATATTGATCAGCTACGTGCTTAAGAACGCTTTAGAATACATACGCCAGGACTGGTCAAGTCACCCCTGGCGTTTCGTTGCGGAGACTTACAATGCTTTTACAGCATTGGCCACTGCTATTATATTTGCTTGGATGGCACCTAATGTGCCCTATGGCTTGACCTATCCCTTATGGTTAAGCGGCACAATTTTAATGATATTTTGCGGCATCAGCCGAAACAGCACGGGCATTGTGGTCATGAGTATACTCATGACCGTTATCGATGTTGTGGGCTATGCTCGCTTTTTGTTAGGCATGAACTAAATGAACATTGGATTTATTGGCATAGGCAAACTGGGTTTGCCCTGTGCAGAACAAATGGCCCTGGGTGGGCATCAAGTTACGGGCTACGATGCCCTACCAAGATCCAGCAATACCATCACAGTAGCACAGGATCTACGTCAAGCAGTAGAGGGTCAGGACATTGTGTTTATCGCAGTGCCCACACCCCACAACCCTGCTTATGATGGACGTGCGCCCACAGCACACCTAACACCTCGAGACTTTGATTACTCAATAGTTGAGTCCGTACTACAACAGGTCAATGAGTATGCCCATGCAGAACAGTTAGTGGTATTGATCAGCACAGTACTACCCGGCACTGTACGCAGACAACTTAGACCCTGCATTACACAGGCTCGCTTTATCTACAACCCCTACCTCATTGCCATGGGTTCAGTGGCTTGGGATATGGTCAACCCAGAGATGGTTATGATTGGCACAGAGGATGGCAGCTTGACTGGCGATGCTCGACAGCTGATTGAGTTCTACAAGACCATCATGCAAAACAACCCACGCTATGAAGTAGGCACATGGGACGAATGTGAATGCATCAAGGTCTTTTACAATACCTTTATATCCACTAAGATTGGCCTGGCCAATATGATATTGGATGTGGCCGAACGTCAGGGCAACATCAACGTGGATGTAGTGACCAACGCTCTAGCTCGTAGTACCATGCGTATCATGGGTCCACAGTATATGACAGCAGGCATGGGTGATGGGGGCGGTTGCCACCCTAGGGACAACATAGCACTTCGCTACATGGCACAGGAGTTGGGCATGGGCTATGACCTATTTGATGCTGTGATGAATGCTCGTGAACAGCAGGCTCAAAACCTAGCTCTACGTCTATGCTCACTGGCCCGTGAACATGACATGCCTATATACATACACGGACGTGCTTACAAGCCTGGAGTGTCCTACGAGGATGGCAGCTATAGCCTATTGGTTGGACACTACTGTGAGGCCGCAGGATACCCTGTGGTCTATATAGATCCATTGACTGGTCACAGTCCAGAGGGTCTAGTATTGGGTGTTGTGTTGTTGGCCCACAGTGCCAGCACTACCTACAAGTATGCCAACGGATCAGCTTTGGACAGTCTCTACTGTGAAATAGCCCCGGGCAGTGTGGTAGTTGATCCTTGGCGTCAATACACCAACAGCCAGCACAGAGTCGTACACTGGGGCAACACTAGACCCCAAAGCGTCCTACAAACTCATCAACACCCACATCTGGCATAGAGCGTAAGTGGGCATAGTTGTAGTCAACTATCGCTTTGACCTCATGTGTGAACTCCACACGCTGAGCAGGTGGCCATGCTTGAATACTCCGCATGACATTGACCACTGCCAGCATACGATCATTGGCATTGGCCATGCTGTCATAGCCCTCATCCCACCATTGACCAAACGTTTTAAAGCCCAATGCCCGCAGGTGTGCCAGTGTACCTGCTGAACTCAGCATGACAAATGGATGCAGCCAAGTAATGGCTTTGAATGTTTTCTCTGTGACATGGACGGCTGGATTGTCCAATGCTCGTTTACGCCCTATGCCGTAGAAGTTGGTCTCTGATATGACACTGACCAAACTGTTGGCGTACAAGTCAACTGATGCTTGACTGCGATCCTGTGTAGCCCTAGTAAATTCCTCATCCACAACCAAGGGCAGTAGTTCTGCTGTGGCATCAATCAAAGTGTCTGTAATGTTCAAACGAAGTCTGGTATCAGCATGTCGATGGATCTCACTGGCCAGCTGATGACGCAGACGATCTGCATAGTCAAATAGGGGCATACTAAAGTAACTGTGATCCAGCAGAGCATGTTGATGGCACATGGCTATGAATATCATTCTATGGTCATGATGTGCATAGTTAAAGCTCAAGAACGTGTGTGACCTTGGCCCAGGCTGATACTGCACCGCTAGATCTCCATCAAAGTGCTGTCTATAGTCCCTAATCAAAAAGGGATTGGCATAGTGCAACTTCATGCGATCGTTACGGGGCCATGCTTGTTGGTCAACATACTGCTGATATATCACATCAGCATTGGGCGCATTGGTCATGTAGATGACCTGTCTCAGTGGTATAGCCCAGTGATTGAAGTAGGCATGCATGGCATCAAACAGCTCGCCGGGCATGTAGGTCTCGCCCTCAACAGGAATCAATATGTAGCCATCGCCACGCCCTATGTGTCCCAATATGTGACGACTATGCGGATAGTGATCCAGTAGGCCACTACCTATGGTAAACTGATCTACAATTCCCCGTGTAGAAGCTATGGGAAACTTGAGTTCATATATGGCCCTGTCGGGTATACGGCCGAACTCAATGTGGGTTAACGCTATTTGATCCGGCCTAAATCTACGATAAAAATTAGGCCGTCGCCCATCATGTCCCATAGCAGTTGCACCCTCAACTGCCAGTTCCTCCAGTAGAGGAGGATAGACATTACTAACAGGACCTTGTGGAGTCAAGTAGTTATAGACAAAATTGGCTTTCATGTGCATAACCTGTGGATAACTTGACAGCCCACGAGACCAATATGCGCGAAGCGCTCAGCGCCAGCAGAAAAATTTGTAGCGTTAAAATGCATACTTAATTAAGGGAACAGGTCCAATCTTATAGCCATTCGCACCACCAGAGGCCGTAATAGTATCTACACTGGCACAACCTGACATAACATGAACTACTACTATACAGGCTATAACAAGGATAGTCAAGTGCAGTTTATCCATGCCGAGAGTCTCGTGTAAACATTACACGAAACTCTCTCAAGTCCGCGTCTAATGGTAGTCCGATCATGCCCAATCCAAAGCAAGCCAATCCATATAGTAAGTCAATGAATAACAAGTACATTAGTGTGGGCCATATGGGTTAAGGGGACGATCTGTTTCACCTTCCTGAGGTGGATATACAGGATACTGATTGGGATCGGTGTTAGTGTTCATAGTATAATATATAGCAAAGGTCTAGCTGTGGGCTCATGCATATCGACTGTATATACACTGTACACTATACACTAGACAATATAGTCTTCTCGACAACATCGTTCCAGTGTGGGATCAATCAACAGGGCAAGGTCTACACACTGCTCAGGTATCCAAAACATCATGTGCGTGTATCTATCACTGATGAATCCCGTTTTAAATTGGATTAACTGCCATAACCGTTCTCGAACATCAAGGCTGGAGGTGCATTTGAAACATAGCATACGCATAGTGATTGTATTTACTGTATATACGTATGGTCTAGCTGTGGGGTCCTGTGGGTACACTGTATAGCAAAGGTCTAGCTGTGGGCTTTACTGTATATACAGTGGAGGAGGCGGAAAAGATAGGAAAGGTAGGGAGAGTATTTGAACATAGCCACTCGGCACCACAAGCCTATCAAAAATTTCTGCACAGGATTCCTTATGCTAGGCCTATCAAATGACGTGTTCGCCCGGTTCTGTTGCACTTTTTCACACCTTTTTGCACCTTTCTACACCATTTGACCACCGTTATCACCGCCTATTGCAACGGTTTCTACGGTGACACCATTGTGTATATACAGTGTGTCGATGATATGAGTGGAGCTGACTCCTGTGTAACTGCTATATACAGTATATACAGTGGAGTTGAGCTGACTCTTATCGACTGTATATACAGGGAGCATGCGATGGATCTAGATCACTATACACAGTATATACGGCGTCAACTCAGTCATATACAGTATGACACGAAGAGTGCTACACGAAACGCTCATTATCAATTGGGTCTACTAATAGGAGTTATCGCTCAAGCGGCGGCTCATGACAATAAAATAATAGATATTATACAGGCGACTTTGGCGGAGAATCCACACAGGATTAAGTAGTATTAGGCGGCGGAGGACATCAAAAATTTGGCTAGGATCGGCAGGTTTTCAAAACCATTTCCAAACCAAAATCATATTCAAAACCTTTCGCCCAGCCTCGCCGTCCATCCCCTTAAGCAGTTCGAACACTCTCTACAGTCTACCTGTTTTCTTATTATGTCTTAATTATAGCACTGGTTCACCAAAATGTCAACCGGTGTGACGAACCCATGACGGCCGTGTGGGTATTATTTTGGCTCTTGACGTTTTGGTGGACCTGCGTTATAATACATTTTTAAAGGAAATAAAGATGCTAGAAGCAAAAGACGCAAAACGTAAAATTGACAGTTTGATGTTGCAACTGCAAGACATGCTAGATCAAGTTGGGCTTGACGAAAGCGAGCCTGTGCAAAATGCTTTTAATGCATTAGCCATTGTCTTAGACGATGTTGCGTATTAACAACACAACGAGTGCGGGTTCTGCTTGACAAACGGGCGGACCTGCGCTATAATTATGATATGATGATGACAAAGACACGCAGAACTCCACGCAAGGACAGCTCCTATGTCATATACGAGATGACCAGCGAGCTTGGGGACTCATACATTGGACTCACCCGCAAGGGCACTGTGACCCCGGTTAAAGCGGTCCTAGAGCGGTGGCGTAAGCATAAGAGCCGTGCTCGTAACGAAGATCGTCGATGGGCGCTCTATGTCTACTTGAAGACTGGTGGTTTGGACTTGGGCTGGACCCATACAATCATCGCCATCGTGCGTGGCCGTGCTGAAGCTTATGCATACGAGCGTGAGCTGGTCAAGATGGCTGAACCCACACTCAATGACCAGTATCTGTAAATGGGTATTGGTTGACAGATTGGGGGAGTGGCGCTATACTGTATGAACACTAACGAAACGGAGCAGATATGAAAACAGACCACACCATGTACATATACAAGGCAGATCGTCGTAAGAAGTCGGGCGAACGACTGGTGTCCACTACAGTATGGCGCAACAGGGATGCCGCAGAGATGGCACGTGAGGTGCGTGAACTCCAGTACGAGCTATATCCTACCAGCAAGGGATTCCGCATAGAGTTTGTGGCTACGATGAAGACTGTGATTAACTTGATGTCGGGCAAGGAAGTACAGATCCCACACGATACTCCACGAAGCTGTGATCCCTCTAGTGAACTCTACTGGAGCATGTAATACCCATTCACACTGTCAGGTCTTTTAACTAGGACTTGACAGTTTGGGGGACTGGTGCTATACTGTATGAACACTAACGCAATGGAGCAATGAAATGAACTTACTCAGCACCGCAAATCCCAAAATCCAAAAGGGCACCAAGCTAGGCTACCTCAGCTTTATCTTGCACCTTGCTCCTGCAGACTTGAGCGGTCACAATACATGCCCTAAGGCTACGGCTGGTTGTAAGGCGGCATGCTTGAACACTGCCGGTCGTGGTGGCATGTTCAAGAAGGGTGAGACGACCAACATGATCCAGAAGGCACGTATCCGCAAGACATTGAGCTTCTTTGCAGACCGCGAGCAGTTCATGAAGGACTTGGCTAAGGACATCCGCAAAGGCATCAAGCAGGCCTCCAAGCTGGGATTGACTCCCGTGTTCCGTTTGAATGGTACTAGTGACTTATCGTTTGAAAAGTATGAAGTAGAAGGCGCTAAGAACATCTTTGAGCTTTTCCCTACTGTACAGTTCTATGACTACACTAAGGTCTTGGGCCGTAAGGTCACAGACATTGCCAACTACCACTTGACCTTCAGTGCCGCAGATGGCAACGATGCAGATGTGAACAAGGCTATTGCACAGGACATGAACGTGACTGTGGTCTTTGATCGGATCCCTGCTGAGTACAAGGGCAAGCCTGTGTTCAACGCAGACGAGACTGACCTGCGCTTCTTGGATCCAAAAGGTGTGGTCTTGGGCTTGAAGGCTAAGGGTCGTGCTAAGAAAGACCGTACAGGCTTTGTGGTCTTTATGCAACAGGCTTGACATTTTGGTAGACCGGTGCTATACTATAGGTTAAGTTAAACAAAAGGAGCGAGCGATGCGTACACAGACAACGAAGCTTTTGGAGATGATGGACGAAGGCCTTATCTCAGCTGAAGCCGTAGCAGAGATGGCACTGGCCTACATGAGCGAAGACGAAGTGGCAGACATGATGCGAAGCAACGATATCCTGGACGAGGATGAGGACGTGGAAGATGACTTCCCGTTGAGCATGGAATACGACGAAGGGGAATGACATGCTGATAACTAACGAATGGGATAGGGACAATCTGAACTTTCTATTGAGTACAGATGACGCTTGCCTCAAACACTGGCATGCCCAAGCAGACGCAGATGACTTGGTCTATGCCCAAGAACTGCTCGCAGCCTACAGTGAAGAGCTGATCCTTAAGGCCAAAGAGCTTAGGATCGAGTGCGAGATGGAGCTTAAAGGTACCCATGAAGCTAGTGTGGTTATTAATGGAGTGCTTGACAAGTTCAAGAAGTGACGCTATACTATAGGTTAAGTTAAACAAAAGGAGCGCGAAATGGGAACACGATCACTGACTTTCGTTTATGAAGGCGATGAAGCAATCATCAACATGTACCGCCAATATGACGGCTACCCGACAGGACACGGCGCAGAGCTGGCCACGTTCCTCTCGCAGTTCGAGGCTATCACCAATGGCATCCGTGTAGGCGACACACGTAAGATTGCCAACGGCATGGGTTGCTTGGCTGCTCAACTTGTGGGACACTTCAAAGGCACTGAGGCAGGCGGCTTTTACCTGTACCCAACTAGTGCCAAGGACTGCGGTCAGGACTACGAGTACCACGTATACTCTGACACACGAGGCCTGTGCGTTCGCATTACCGATCGCGGGTGCAACATGTTTGGTCTCACAATGTCGGACAAGAACGATGCTGTCTTTGATGGTACAGTAGCAGAGTTCACAGAGTTTTGCACAGAGCGGGAGACAGCAGAATGACTTGGGTGACTTGGATTAGAGATCCCAAAACGGGTGCGACCTTTAAGGTCTCTGTACAGGCTGATGATGTGGGCACGGCCCGTATGATGTTTGAAGGACAGTACGGTAGCCAAAATGTACTGCACCTCCCAAGTGCGGCTTGACAATAGTGCGGACCCGTGCTATAATATACTTTTACACACGTTAGGAGCGACTAATGGCTAGAGTAGTAACGATGGAGATGTTAGCGGACATGAAGAGTTCTAAGGCAGAAACTAAGAGCTTGGAGATGGAGAAAGTGGAGAAGGTCTCTAGCGAGACTGACGACGAGATCAAAGCACGACTGCGTGAGCGCTTTGGTATTTTGGATGACATGACACGTGCTGTGAAGAAGGGTGCAGTACGAGCAATGATCGTGTCAGGTCCCCCGGGTGTGGGCAAGAGCTTTGGTGTTGAGAAGGTCTTGGGCAAGCATGACCTTATGGCCAACGTTGCAGGCAATGAGAAGCTGAAGAAGTATGAAGTGGTCAAGGGTGCGATGTCAGCGCTGGGCCTGTACAGTAAGCTCTATCAATACAGTGACAGCAAGAACATTCTCGTGTTCGATGACTGTGACAGCGTCCTGCTGGACGACCTCAGCCTTAACATCCTTAAGGCAGCATTAGACAGTGGCTCAAAGCGCATGATCCACTGGAACACAGACAGCCACATGCTAAACCGTGAAGGCATTCCCAACAGCTTTGAGTTCAAGGGCGGTGCTATCTTTATCACCAACATCAAGTTCGAGAACGTTAAGAGCAAAAAGCTCAAGGATCACCTTGAGGCTTTGGAGTCACGCTGTCACTATCTTGACCTTACCATTGACACAGAGCGTGAAAAGATCCTACGTATCAAGCAGATCGTTGAAGACGGCATGCTGGACAAGTATGATTTTGAAGCGGGTGCAAGAGAAGAGTTGATGAACTTCATTGACAATAATAAGAAGAAGCTGAGAGAACTCAGCCTGCGTATGGTGCTTAAACTGGCTGATCTAAAGGCCAGCTTTCCAGAACGTTGGACTGGCATCGCTGAAATGACATGTATGCGTCGTGGTTAACTGATTCGCTCCCAGAAGACTAGACCCTACACTGTCTAAAATCCCAATGGGGTTTTGGAGCCCTGGACTCGCTCCCCAGGGCTTTTTTTTGGTTGACATTTTGGCAGACCTGTGTTATACTATACACTAGACACTAAGGAGATCGCAATGGCAATGGTAGAAGGCAAACGGGTGCAAGTTGGTGACACTGTCAGCTTTAAGTGTGACATCGAACAATGTGGGACAATCTACAAGATAGAAGGGGACAGGCTGTTCCTGGAGAGCAAGTACGGGTTCCAGGGAGACTACATTGGCGGGCAGGAAAAGACCATACAGTCTGCCAGGGATTGTTGGATAGAGGGTTGACATTTTGGTAGACCTGTGTTATACTATACACTAGACACTAAGGAGCTGATATGTTAAATGTAGATAAGATTGTTAAGGTATACAACGGTCGGATGGGTTGCATGTGCGGTTGCAATGGCAAGTATTCTTATACTGCCGACGGTGCAGTTAACCATGGCCCCGGCTACGATGTTACGGCAAGCGTTAACGAACGCTCCGTGCGTATTATGGCTAAGAAGATACTGGCTAATCCAAATGTGGAGTTTGAAGACAATTATGCGTTCGTAGAAGATCGCGCCCGTAATAAAATGCAAGTGGTTTATTTTAAGGAGAATCAATAATGGGTGTTATGAAAGATTTGAGTTACGATGTGGAAGCACTATTCATTGACGGGTGCAGTCCCACAGAGATCGCCGAGCAACTATCAATCCCAGTAGACCTGGTCAAAGGCTTCCTCACCAGCTTTGGAGTTGATGTTCGTGACCTGGAAGACGAAGTCTATAGTCCTTACAATCCGTAAGGGTATTGGTTGACAGATTGGCGGACCTGCGTTATACTATAGGTTAAGTTAAACAAAAGGAGCGATAGATGAACATAAGCAACATTGAGCAGTATGTGGAACAAAAGAACAGCTGGGGCAAGATCTTTGGCTCCAAGCCACTTAGCCTGTTGAATGCGGCAGATCGCCAGAAGATCGCCAATAGCTTGGATGCAGACCTTAGTCCAGAGAACCTCACATGCGATGGCGAGGTGCGTGGTGCGGCACTTCAGAACAAGGCACGCTACCTGCAACGCTGTGCTCAAGAGTTGCAGAGCATTGACCCTGCTGTTACCTTTTATGAATTCAACTAAGAAAGAAGACTATATGAAAACCAACCGCGAGAAGAATCAGGAGTTTGATTCCAAGCAGTCCGGCCGGGTGCGACCTAAGGAGCCCGCTTACAATTGGAAACCATTGGAGGACGTGATCCGTTCATGGATCACGAAGGCTAAATGAGTAGACTGGAGCTGTTTGGTCGACCCTATGTAACCTTTGATCCCGACAACAAAGACCATAGGCGATATTACTATCAGTTCGTTGAAACGTCAAGCTGGGGCCAATGCCCTGTTAGGTTCGTGGTGCCAGAAGATCACGGAGATTTGGTTACGATGATTCAGCGGAGTTTGATTGCTCATTACGTTTCCAAAGAGTTCAATCGTCCAAAAAAGGTTGCTCAAAAAGGCAAGAAAACGGTTGACAGACGCAAGGATTGAGTTTATAATTAATGCATACGATAAGGTATCGTATGTTTTTTTAACACACAGAAAGAGGCACACAAATGGCAACAGATAAACAGTTTTCCGTAGTTGGTATTTCCAAACTGAATGGCGATTATAAAGTTCGTTTCGCCAACGACATCATGCGTATCAAAGTACTCGCTAAAGGCGGACACGAAGACATTCGCTTGGCAGACCTTGAGGCTCCCTTGTCCAAGATGGATGCTGTAGTCGCAATGTCCAAGCTGGATGAGTTCCAAGACGTCATTGCTAAGGCAACTATCGCAGAATATGTGGAGCGCAATACTCCACGAGCAAAGCCGGAGTCTACTCCTACAGCAACTAAGAAGACTGCTGTTAAGGCCCCAGCTAAGGCCAAGGCTGCTGTCACTGAGAACGAGGACGCTCCCTTCTAAACACCAGGGGAGGCAACTCCCCTAAATATATCTATTATGAGCTGGACACTTTATGAAGTTTGGGCCGACGACAATGGCCACGAAGAACTTATCGATACAACCTATAGCGAACCTGAAGCAATTCAGATGGCCAAAGACGCAGTAGAGGCGGGTGCGGACTATGCTATAATCTATCGTGAAGATAAGGAAGGCGAGCTAATAGAGTTAATGAGATTTCCGGGTCCTTAGCTCATGTTGGTTAGAGCAGTGGACTCATAATCCATTGGTGCCCAGTTCGACTCTGGGAGGACCCACCAGACAAGGGGTGTTGCGTAAAAACAACACTCCTTTTCTTTTGGTTGACTGATTGGTGGACCTGTGTTATACTATACACTAGACACTAAGGAGCTGATATGATAGACACAGGATACGAAGTAGAGTACAAGGGCAAGACATTCCGTTGCACTCATGGTTGCCCATTTGATCGTGGATCGGCAGACAGCTACTACGGACGCATCCGTAACCCACACAAAGGCGGAGTAGGCGGCGACAGTGGCCCCCGTATTGAAAGCAACGAGATGACACTGCAAGAGATTGCGGACTACGGCGCTGGCTACAATTACAATGAACAGTTTGGCGACAAGAAGTCGTGGGATTAAACGGTTGACATTTTGGTTGAGCTGTGCTATAATATACACATACACTAAACAAACGGAGCAACAGATGGAAGATTTCAAAAGCTGGGAAGAGATGTCCGTGTTGGAGCAGTACGCTTGCACCTACTGGGATATGTACAAGGATGCCTATGGCGTTCGTCCCCGCGGTGTTGATACTTCCAGCTGGACTGAAGCAGAGTTCGAAGCTGAGTTCGTCAGCTTGAGCAAGACCATAGATGCCAACTACAAAGAGCAGTTGGTTGCCGAAGAGAAGGCCACCATTGACTTTGAGATGCGGGTGCAGGGGTTGATGACGTCGGGTGCTAAGGACTACGAGATGGCCATGCGTTGGATCCATGAGGCAGAGGGTAGCAATGGCGATGACGACTACCTTTGCTTCCTAGTGGGCTTGCCTTATGGATACTTCCGTAAGGTTGACAAGGTTGCGGTTTGATAGTATAATATACACATACACTAAACAGGAGCGCACAATGAATCCAGGTCCAGGCTTTATCCGTTTTGTTTTTGGTCTTATCCTCACCATGAGTGCAGTTGGTGCCAGCGACGAGGCCAGCATCAGTTCAATCCTCTTCTATGCGTTCTTTGGCATTGTAATTATGGCCAATGGCGTGCAAGCAATGAAGGCCGCAAATGAGTAAGGTATCAGTCACAGTAGATCAGCTGAAGGCATTCTTCAAGATTGATTGCACCCTACAGACTAAGGCATTCAGTTCCTACAAGGACTTGAAGAAGACCAGTCGTGGAGTCTATGTACTGACCACAGAGGACGACTTGATTGTCTATGTGGGCAAGGGCGACATCAAAGCTAGGCAGGACAGTCATTGGTTCAAGGCACATGGCACTCCTAAGAAGCATCAGATCGATCCCAAGGGCTGGAAGTGGTTGCGTGAGAACCACACGATCACTCCGGGCCTATGGACAATCAACTACATTGAACTGGCTCGTGAGACTGAGCTGAGTGCAATGGAGGGCGGCCTAATCCACATCCTGCAACCCTTGGCCAATGATGAAACATTCAAAGACCGGTTGACAGAAGACTGATTTCATAGTATAATAGACACATACACTAAGCAACAAGGAGCACACTATGTCTAAAGATTACGATAACTTCAACAGCTTTGACCTCAACGAAGCCTGCGATTACTTTGACTGCGAGCTACAGAAGAACTGGAAGAAGATCAATAAGTTCGTAGTGGCCGATGGCGCAGACACTGCCACAGTCCTAGAGGACTTTGGATTCGATCGTGATGAGATTGGCCAAGCAGAGTACGAGGCATTTGACGCAGGTGTCAAGTATGTTCTAACTCGTATGCAGGAGAGCTTTGAGGCGGCTGGCCTAGAGCTGGAGATCAAGGAAGCAGACCTTGGTGAAACCATGGGTTATATGCTTACCCGTGTGGATGACGATGCAGAGAGCTTCGTCAAGCGGGTGCTGAAGAAGCCTGTAATGGTAGTTGAAGGTTGGGTCTAAAAACGCTTGACAAAGATTAGAACTGGTGCTATACTGTATAAACTGTAACACACTAAGGAGCTGATATGAAAACGATTCAAGAAGTGAATAGCGCAATCATGTTTGGTACATGGACAGACACAGAGCTGTCCAGCATGATAGATGCAGTCAAGTTCAACCGTGCCAGTCTAGCCAAACAGAACAAGCGCCAGTTCACCTTAGGCAGTGTAGTCAAGTTCACCAGCAATAAGAATGGTCTTACATACCAAGGCAAGGTAGAGAAGATCGCGATCAAATACGTCACAGTGGCCACGACACAGGGCCGCTGGAGAGTGCCAGCTAACATGTTGTCAGCGGCATAAGGTTTGCTCCAGGTCCGAGCCGGGGGGTAGTGTCCCTAGTAGCAAGTTCGCGACCGCAACCAGCGGGGGGTCTCGTGAGAGATGGCCCCGCATCTATTCCAGGAATACCCAACTAAAACGGTTGGGTATTCTACTGTGTGCTTGACATTTTGGTAGACCTGTGTTATACTATACACATAAACACTAAAGGAGCAGGCAAATGCAAAAGGTAACAGTAGTAGACATAGCGGCAGATGGCTTTTACGCTAGCGAGCACATGAGCGGCAGTTGCGTTAAGGTAACACTGCAACGCGGTACAGAAACTGTGACATGCGGTCAGATACTGATTTGGGATGAGGAATACGCTGAGGATTGCTTTGAAGAGTGGCGAGATTGTGCGCTTGCAGGTGAAGAAGGATACACTTACACAGCGTAAGGTCTTTGACAGCAGGGCTTGACATTTTGGTTGAGCTGTGCTACAATGTACACATACACTAAAGCAACAGGAGCAGTAAATGAGAGACGCAATATTGGCAAAGCTGGCAGAGGTAGATGACATGCTACAGGCTGCAACCTTAGACGGCGACAAGCTGACAGAGATGGAGTGCTTTGCGGAACTGGAAGGTGCTTTGCATAAGTTAACAGAAGCGGTAGACTACTATGTGGATTAATAACACACTACAGTGGACGGGCACTGTGTGCCTACTGGCGATGTACGTGCTGATGAGCTTTCGCCCAGACCTGCATCCCTGGAACATTGTAGCAGGCATCCTGGGCGGAGCATGTTACCTAGCATGGACCGTTAGGGTTGGCAACCGCCCACAGTTGATTGTAAACGCAGTGGCAATAACCATAGGACTAGCAGGGTTATTGAAGGCGTGGGCTTGACAAAACGGCTGAGCTGTGCTATAATATACACATACACATACACTAACAAAGCAGGAGCAATAAATGAGTAAAGCATTAAACAAACGGATTTCAAAAGCATTTGACGCAATCTACAGCAAAGGCGACAACGGCTTGGACTACATGGACCGCCATTGCGAAATGGACGCGGACCTTATGCAGTTCTTTTATGATGACGCTGTAGACACACTGAGCAAAGCAGACAAACAGCGTATGGCAGACATGCTAGAGACTGTGGTAGCTGACATGGCATTTGATTTAGTTTAAGCATTGACAAATTGGTTGAGCTGTGCTATAATTGACACATACACTAGCAAAACAGGAGCAAGAAATGAAAGTAGCAGACCTCATAGCAGAATTGCAGTACATGGACGCGGATGCAGAAGTCCATTTCTCATACAATTACGGCGACCATTGGCGCACAGAAGTTGCCCCTAAGGTGGGTAGCATTAGCCAAGGTGTAGTGGAGTTTAGCGACTATCATCGTATGGACAAGATGGTGGACGACGAGGACTGCTACGATGAAGACACAGGCGACTACAAGGCCGATGTGCGACGTGTAGTGGTCATTAGCTAAGGAGTTGATATGATTACAGCAGACACACTCAGCGCCCTGACCACATACAGTCCACAGTTCCTAACACGAGCCGCAGAGCTGGCAGGCTATAAAGGCCCTGAGTTCACGTCCTGTAAGTTCCTGGGCATTACCAATGGCGGACAGTTCTGCTACTTTGCAGTCTATCCGGTCAAAGGTGGTACAGATAGTACCAAAGTATTCCTCACATATAACCATGCTGAGGACCAGGTCTTTGCCGACTACCAATTGACAGAACTGGCATAAGACAGTATAATAAACACTTAAACACACTAAGGAGCTAGAATGTACAATGTCATCGAGAACCCCATCCCCAAGAGCAACTTGTTCACCAGCCCAAGCCTAGCAGAGATCCAAAGCTTCATCAAAGCCCTGCCCACTAAGGAGCAGGCCAATGCTAACCTAGTGTTCATGTTCACGCTCAACAGTTGCAATGAGTTAGTAGAGACTAACATATTGAGCAAGGAAATCTTTGCTTGACAAAGGCTTGGACTGAGCTTATACTGTATGAACACTAACACAAAGGAGCGAGCAATGGTAACAGCAGATCAAGTAGCAGAGGGCAAGCAATTAGCTAACCAAGCCAGCATGAAGTTCTTCCAAGAGCGCTTGGGTGGACGTGATCAGTATGCATGTGGCTTTGCTTGGGTAACAGTACACGGCGTTCGTAGCAATAGCAAGCAGGGCAAGGAGCTGGCACAAGAAGGCTTTAGCAAGAGCTACACAGGCGGACTACAGTTGTGGAACCCCAGCGGCCTGCATGTGCAGAACGTGGACACACTGGAGGCGGGCGCAGAAGCCATGGCCGAGTTCCTTCGTAGCTTGGGCTTGGAGGCTTATGCAGGTTCAAGACTAGATTAAAGGTCGCCGGCTAAGCGAAAAGATTCCGCTCTGGCGGTTTCTTTTTGACAAAAGATTCTAGGGGTCGGTGGCTATACAAATAAAACTGTTGCTAAAAAACAACAGCGCAAAGCCTAAAAAAATCTACACACGCTAAAAACGGACCCATATGTGTAGAAACACCCCCACCAAACTCTAAGTACTTCTCTTTATTTTTCCGTATTCTAATTTTTAACCCTGCAAGACCCCTTTCGCATATATACTTGTACTATGCAGATACCCTCCGCCTACGATCCTGTACTGTATGAAATTATATTAGAATGGTTAAAATTATGCGCCAATACTACGTACTAACCCAAGACCCACGCTTGTCCACTGTGTTTGAGTTTATTCAAGACCATAAGTTACAGTTCGAAGTGCATGCCAATCGCACACGCTTTTGGGTGCCCGAGGGATCAGTGCTTACAGAGTTCTTGCTACGCTACAGTGACTTGGAGCAAGTTGACCATCGTTTGGACTTAATAACTGGCCTACCTCGACTGTAAGTACTCCCAAAAATTTTTTTGCGCTAGAAATTTTTCTAGTTAAAATACATCACTGTAATCTAACTCAAATATAAATACTTGCTCACACAAGGAGTTCCCATGATCTACTCTGTCATACTGCCCAGTGGTTCAGTAATGCGTTTTTATATTGAGGATGTGGCTAGAACATATGCCGTAATGTATAAGGGGACTCTTGTTACGGAATCCCCTCCACGTCTTAAGCTAGTAGCTTAACAATCTCTTCTGGCGTTTCAGCCACTTCCCAAGTACCATGAGGCGGGCAATGCACAAAAGTAATGTCTTCAACCACTGTGTCACCACCTTCCTCTTCTGGCGGACGAGTCACTGTGCTACGATGGATACTGACAATGTTTGACGAGTTAAGTACAACTTGTCTGCCCTTGAACGCTGGGTTTGCGTTGGTTAATGTAATAAACATAAAAGTCCTTTGTTGGACTAGTACTTAGCATCATGTATACGCTAAACGTGGATTATCTGATAAACGATGCTTTAAGGCCATTGGGCGCACAAGTTGGTGAATTGACCAGAGAAATATGGCTTTGCGACATCGCTAGGGCAGGTATTTGCTACACTAGACTCAGTGACAGTGAGATTTTAATAGAATCACGTGATTTAACTAAAATTGTCTTATTCTACACAAATCCCAGTATTCAGCTGTCTTTGGCTTAGGTCCACGTAAATACTTGATGATTACAGAACAATATCAACAACAGGGCACTATATATGGTGATGCTCCCTCTACTGGGTCGCCTATTAGCGGTGGCACGGATACTGCACGTACAGACGCTAATGCACGATCGGACATGATGCGTATTATGAGTAGGTTGGAAATGGTCGAGCGAGATTTATCACGTGCGCGGCATCGTATACAACAGTTGGAAACAGCTATTGGGCTTATAGAACAACGTGTTAATTCTAGGTTGAGCTAACTGCATTTCTGGCGCGAGCGCTGGCAGCTTCGCTGCTTTTGGGCATCTGGGCCGCACCTGCATAAATATTATATTGAAATTAGGGATTCACATGAGCACAGCCGCAGAACAATATCGCCAACTAGTTAATAAACTGGTCAGCATCAACGAAGAATTAAAGATCGGGGACATTGATCCACGTACAGGACGCAAGATCTTATCAGCCATGACTGACAGTGACGGCAACGTTGTTCGCAGTGGCACTGGGGAAATTTGGAATGTCAAGTACGGTCCAGCAGAGCTCAAGCCCGCAGCCGTTGCTGAACCAGTGGCTGTTCAAGCTGAACCCGTCAAGGACACGCCGGTTGAACCTGTTAAGGACACTCCTGCTCCCACACCAACTCCAACTCCAACACCCGCTGTTGCTGAACCAGACAAGAAAGTGGAACCATGCGGTCCTGAAGTTAAAGAAAAGATCCGTGCAGAGAAAACATTCAATGCTGCCTATGCCATGGCTAGAAAAGCTGGATGCCCGGACTTTGATTGGTGTCAAATTGTTTCAGTGCCCGGACAAACAGCTACACCAAAACCCAGTGGACAAAAAGTAGACTTCACCGGACAAGCAACACCCTTAGGCGGTAATGCCGAAAACCCAATGAGCTTTGCACCCAACAGTAACTTTGGTGCTGAAGAAGGCTACGAGTCTGATGAGTACATACTGGAAGACGAACTAAATCGTGTACGTGAGATTGCTGGTACTCAAGTGGTACTAGAAGCTGGCGCTGATATTCCCGAAATCAAAGCTGCCAATAAGCAGGCTGCTATTGAGATTGCTCGTAAAAAGGGTATCAAGAGATTTAGATTCTGTGGCAAGTACAAAGTACAGGCTAAGAAGCCAGGTCAAACAGCTACGCCTAAACCTGGCAATCAAAAGGTAGACTTCACTGGTCAAGCAACACCCTTAGGTGGTACAGCTGAAAATCCAATGAGCTTTGCGCCTAACAGTAACTTCGGCGCTTAATCCAAACAGTATTCAAAGTTCCAAGTATCGGCGTTGGCCCTAATAAGACTAGCGCCGTTCTTTTCATGAAACTTCTGTGCCATGGCAGTTTGCGGACTTAGTGTTACCATCTTCTTAATAGAGTCGGGTAATTGGTCTCTAACAGCAAATATCAGCTTCTGTGCCGCACCCGCACTATAACTCCAAATAGTATAAGCAACAGCAACGGTCAACTCATGTTCAGGCGGTGCCAACATGCTCATTTCACTTTCTGGTACTGCATCACATAGAGCTATACACACTGCGGCTAAGATTTGATCTTGCTCAGTCCATAGGTATATGCTGGCTCTTGAGTTGATGCGATTCTCAATGGCAATATTGGGACGAACTGGATCGTCCTTGATGACTCCGGCTCGTGGATCTTCTAGTGTGGTAATTTGTTCTAACATGGCGTGTTCCTTAGTAAGTGTGACAGTATTATATGCGTATTTATTATATTATTGCAAAAACTCTGTTACACTTGTGTTACAAGATATCATCAGTGGGTCCAATGTTATTCAATAGCTGTCTCAGTTTAGTTGATTCAACCTGTGCAGTTATCTTAGGAGCACTAGCACCATCTTCCAATGCTGCCGGGGTAACTGTACTTTGTCTATTACGAATACTGTCCAACATGCTGGATCCTGGACGCTTGGTTGCACTGTCTTCCTGATCAGCTTCATCCAAGTCAGTGATACGCAATGTGTCAATGTCAAAGGCCAAATCAATCTTCATGCCTACACCACTGCTACTACGTGTTTTCATTAACTGGATTTGATAGCGACCATGTTCACGCATAGCACGACTTGTAAAGATACCAAACACGTTATCCGCAGTTTGGATCTTACTCAATCCACCCGAGATGTGACTGTGATCAAACTCGACTTCTTCCACAGCACCCCTGTTCAACTGTGCCGCAGTAACGAACACACACTTCTTCTCCATGGCCAAGTTACGCAGTTCTTCACTCACATACTTGTCCTTAATAAACAAGTTCTCTGCTGAAATCTTCTTTGAGATTGGCATCAGCAAGTCCAAATAGTCTACCAGTAACACATCAATCTTGTGTCCCATTTTGATTTCATACTCTTTCATATAAGCACGAATATCATTACTGGTCTTGCCCGAAGGCATGTACTTGACTTGATAGTGTCCAGACTTCTTACCGATCACGCGAACTTTCATTTCAACGTCATCAATATTTTTAAAAATCTCTCTACTGGGAATGCCAGTCATCATCGAGTCCACACGCATACTGACCAATTCCTCAGCCAACTCCAGTGTAATGTAAACTACATTAAGTCCTTGTAAGGCCCAGTTAACTCCCAAGTTAGCCAGGAACAAACTCTTACCACCACCCGAACCTGCGGCAAAGATATTAAGCTCACCTCTGTTCATTCCACCAAACAGTTTGTCATCCACACTCTTCCAACCAGTACTTACTTGTCCGTTCTTGTCTTTGATCCTTAACAAGCGAGCACGGGGATCAGCAAAGTAATCAGTACCCATGTCCTTGGTCAAGCCAATCTGTACTGCCTTCTTAATCATTTCTTCTACAGGACCATACTCGCCCTTCTCCAGCAGGTCAGCTGATTCTAAAATTGCCTTCTCAAGTCCTTTGTGTTTGATAAACGTTTCAAAGTCGCCCATTAGCCAATCAAAGTGTTCTTCCCTAAGATCCATTTGTTGTTTAAATGTACTGCCCGTGGCTGCATTGATAATGTCTATAGTGGGCAATACATTATGTTCCTCTACATAGCTCTGTAAAAACTCTGCAGATCTTTGTAACTTTCTATCAAACAATGTTGGATCAAAAATGCTAGTACAACGAATAAACGTTTGTGCATCCGCCAGCATCATCTCCAAGTATAAGTGTTGTACATCAACACCATAGTCCGTATTTTGTTTTGTCATTCGTTCTCTCTCACATGCTTCCAATAGTATAACATACTTGTTAACACAATGCCTATTAATACGGCATATGCTAAATTTAAAAATACTGTTAGTGCAGTCACAGCAATCATTATAATCAAGTCCTCTTTAGGTTTATTAAAGTTAAAACTTGACCAATCAAATGTATGATAGCAGACTACACACATCACTCCAATCAATGCCGCGATCGGAATTGATTCAATTATAAAGCTGGCAAAAACAATGTAAGCAAGGATGGCTAGGGCATTAACTACACCTGCTAAACGTTGATGCCCACCTGCTTCTAAGTTAATTACTGTTTGTCCAATCATAGCACAGCCGCCCATGCCTCCAAACAAACCAGTTAATACATTACCAGCACCTTGTGCCATGCTTTCCTTATTGGGTTGATTAATTCCGCCAATAGTTTTATCAACCAGGTTAGCAGTAAGCAGTGTTTCAATTAGTCCAACTGCGGCCAATATTAAACTGTAGGGTAATACAATCCACAGCGTTTCTAATGTGAATGGAACAAGGGGGAGATGGAAACTGGGCATAGCTCCACTAATATGAGCAATGTCACCCACAGTCTTAGTTGCAATATCAAACACGTACACTACTGCCGTTACAAGAACAATACCAAACAAGCTACCTGGTATATGGCGTGTAAGCATGGGAGCAACGGCTACACCAAAGACAGTTATGATAATTAGTCCCAACATAGAGTACAAGGCAAATCCTTCAATGGGAATTTGATTGAACTGTGCCATAAAGATCACTAGGGCTAGACCATTTACAAATCCAGTCATTACACTGGGACTTACAAGTTTAATCAACTTACCCAACCTAAGAGCACCAAACGCTAACTGTATAACGCCCATGAGCACAATACAGGCAAACAAGTATTCGACTCCATGTGTAACTACCAATGCCACACTGACCACAGCAAGACTGCCTGCACCTCCGCTAATAAGTCCAGGGCGTCCTCCAAACAGAGCTGTAACCAATCCCAAGATCACTGCGGCATATAATCCCACTAGCGGGTTGACCTGTGCCAATAATGCAAATGCAACTACTTCTGGAACCATCGCCAGGCTTGTTGTAATACCGGCAAGTGTGTTGCGTACTATATTCATTATTCGTTAAACCAATTCTTTGCTCGTAATTTTATTTTTAATTCTGTATGCATGGCTGAGCTAATAATTAGCCACAATGTAGCAAGTCTGCCCAAGGTCTTGACAGCATCGCTTACGTCTTTAACACCTTCGGGCCAGTCGGGCATACTAACACTCCACCCATACTCCATTGCTTGTTCAACTGTCTTAGCACCTGCTTGATCTCTGTCAGGTACTAGTATAGTGCGTCTTTGTAATTGATTGATTAGTAAATGTTGACCTTGACTGATCTCACTGCCCAATAGTGCTACACCATCAATGGCTAATGCATCAAACGGACCTTCCGTAACAATCACATACTTGCGATCCCAGTGTTGTCTATCCAAGTTAAACACATAGCCAGGTTGCTGTTCACTTAGATACTTGGGAGTACCGTCACTAACTATACGAGCCGTCCATCCTACGATCTCGTTCTTATAGATGAATGGTATGATTAATCTATTGCTAAAGCCTACCTTAGGAGTCCAATAGAATGGATAGTCCTCTAAGTACAAGTCTCTGCTGTGCAAGTATTCCAATACTGGTAATAACTTCTTAGGTGCGTTATCCAAGTAGCTGGTTATCAATTCGCTTTCTAATGGCAGTGCCCTGGGCGTAAATGTTGGCACTAACTGTAACTTGATGCCAGAGTCTGCATCTTCCTTCAATCTCAATGCATCAAAAGTCATTTTGGTGATTAAGTCATCCGGGATGCCAAACCAACGCATCAAGTTTTTCAGTTTAGGACTTACTGTACGTCCGGGTTGCCAACTGGCTTTGAATCCACAGTTAAAGCAATGGTAACTGACAGCATCGCCTCCGTTGATAATAAAGCCACCGCGCTGTCGTTTGTCTACATTGTTGCCATTGTGTGGACAACAAGGAGCATTAAAGCTAATCCACCCGCTAGGGGTTTGTTTTCGCTTTGGAGGTAAGTAGGCTAGTAATGTGTCAGCAATCAGGCTCATATAGCCTATATTTTAACTGATTACTTGGAAAGAGTCAAGTGTTCCGGCAGTCTTAGTATATCGAACTCGAATATAAGTATATTCGCTAATGTCAATGTCTGTAAATGCTACAGGTGTACTTCTAGCCACTGAGAATGTTTGACTAGTAATTTCACTGTTCAAAAATACTTCGTGTCCAATTGTAGGACTCTTAGTTGCTTCAATAAAGATAGTTCCCACAAAGTCAGTTACATTAACAGTTACATCAATAGAAGTTGTTGCTTGCGCCTCATAGAACTTTGTTGGTATTGCACTGCTGTTATAGTATATTACCCACTGCATTTGATTACTGCTACTATAATCAGTCTGTTGCTGGAAGTCATCATAATTTTGAACTGGGCGGGCACTAGGAACAACACTGCCTAACAATTCAATAGTTCCGTGTCCACCAAACTTTGCATCACCGTATAACAGAGTCTTTGTAGTGTCGGCATTGACCATATACACACTAAATTTTAAAAATTGCGTTTGTAGTGCTGCCAAGTCTGATTCAGCTATAGTTACCTTAGCAAGCCCCTTTAACGTGGGTGTAGTGCTGCCGTCATCTAGTACTGTTGCTGTATAGGTGTTAATCTCGTTGTCACTTTGATCCATGACAACAAACTTGATATCCTTTCCGAAGATATCGATCCGCTTTTGATCTGCGTTCTTAACATCTAGCTCTATGACGTTATCCACGCCCTTATATATTTTAACTGGTCTTTGGTACACGATTTTCCACTCCACAGGGTAGGGCGCATCCAACGCTGTCACATCTGCTATGAGTTGGATCCGATTTGAGTATAAATAACTTGAAATTTTTTGCATTGGTAGCCTCAACATATATTTATATGGCAAAGTTAAGACAAACAACTGAACAACAATTACCCTTTATAAGCGTCATAAACTACGGTGAAGCTGAGTACGTCGGGATCATAATCAACCAAGATCAATACGTAACCAGTTTCTACGATATCGACGCACTTCGTACTCCAGAAGAGAAAGGTGCATTTTTAGAAGTCGGAGAAACATGGTGGTGGGAATCAAATAGACAGATGCCCATTAACATATTCCTGCGACGTGAAATTGAACCATTTCGATACTGTATTAAGACATTTAACAGTAAAGATGTGAGGATCCTATTGGGTCCTGTAGTCAATCTAATGAATCTAAGTGTGCGACGCATCAAGCGTAAGAGTGTTCAGTTAGTTAGAAAACGTTAAGTAATACTTTCACAGATTTGGTTCATCTGAACCACTACCACTGTGGCGTAGGCAATGGCGTGTGACTTTTTAAAGTAGTACTCGCCATCCTCGGGTTTTGTCCATATCTCGTTCATCACCGTAGTCCAATCTTTCCCAATCAGATAACGTTTGGCTGGACGAATCATCGCCAGTACTGCTGCCAATTCTTCTATAGACTTTGGCGCCATTTGTCTTAGAATAGACCCATGCCCATTCACATGGAACAATAAGTTCACGAAGTCGTCCTGTAACAGTAAATCCCATAGTGGTTCAGTCTCCATTAACTTAATCAAATGTGCTTCATCTTTTATTGTTTCATAAACTCCAACATTGAGGAAGTCTATTTTAAAATAACCTCTTGCCTCTGCTTGTTTGTAGTCAATAGCTGACAAGTTAGTAATCGGATTGTACGGGACAGAAGTACAATATACACCAGTGTTGTGCTTTTTAAAAGTACCATTATCTTCTATAGCCGCAGTGACATGCTTGAGCTTTTCAAGTGCAAGTGTTCTATCTGCAAAGTCTATATCAATATCTGGCATTAGTGTTTTACCTGTGAGTCAAACAAGTACAAGGGAAGTTCTTCGATAAGTTTGTCTGCCCATTCATCTGCAAACTCTGCTGTATCAAATCCCGTAAACTTTACATACACTGCTAATTCTTCTTCAGCAATAATTACTTCCATGCCTAATGGAATTGGATCATTCATAAGTTTGCTTCCTTAGCTACCTGCTTTACTAACTCCACATCGTCAAATTGATTGTGGAATTTCTTTTTCCAAAACACTGGATCAATGATTGAACCAACGGCTGTTAGTTGCTCGTCATTAAAGCCGCCTAACAGTTTCTTTCCACTAACAGAATTTAATAGTAGCCAAGGACTTATCTTTCCATCTTTAACATCATACACTGCTCTGTTAGTGCTTACATAATTAAAATAATGATTCCATACACTGTCGTTAGTGTCAGCCCAATCGGACATGTGTTTTATACTACGTTCCAATGCTGTCTCAACATTTTCTGTTTTAATTAGATGCAATACGTATTCTTCATAAAGCCCATCTCTACACCAATGATCAAGTCTAACACCACTAGTAACTACATAGTCAATGTACTTGTCAGGATACAAGGGATTAACATTACTGACAAAGCTGCCAAACTTTACAAATGCATTGTAGTAAGGACTGTGTGCAAACTCATCGTATGTTTTAATTTTATCTTGCTTCTGACTTATTAGATAGAACCTAACGTATGCCTGATACGCAATCTGTACGTGCTTCTCAGTTTTAGCCAAGTGACGACGCTTTTGCTCACACATGTGAACAATCAAAGTTTTTTCTTTAGTAAACTTACTGTTACAATGCGTACACGTATACTTTTGTTCAGTCACTTTTAATTCTAACATTAGAAATATTTTGCAATCTTTTTGTCTTCCCAACAATGATCTTGGGCTAATTTTTTAAGGTCTTTGACTGGAGTCATCTCTGCTAACATCTCTAGCTCATCAACTTTACGTGATGGATACATCTCCATCAAAAACTTTAGTCGCTTGCTATCGCCTGCTTTCTTTTTATTGCCTAACCACTCGTGATAGAATACTTGCTTCTTATCATAGTTGCACATGCACAACAACTGCCAAAGTAGTTTAGGATGCTTTTGTAAAGTGTTCCAATGCTTGTTAAAGTATTCGTTCACTGCCAATACAAAGTGTTCTTGCTTTTCTCTGTTTTGTCCTTTAACGTTACTTACATAGCGATTAAGAATAAAGAATTCACTCTTAAGTGCTTTGCGTTGCTCGTCATCCATCTCATCCCAAAGGTCTTTTGCATTGAGATCTACTGCCGCTAGTTTTTCTTTAAGTTCTATCTTTGCCATAATCTTTACTTAGTTTGTGTATCATTATAACACGATCCAATGCCCGTTGTAAAGTGATATTGGTCTTGGCAGCTCTTCGTATCTCGCCCCACATCTTGCTGTCCATTAGATGATCGTGCAATGGTCGTCCATCCGATGTTCTCGGATCAAAATCGTAACCAACCTCTACTCGTGTGCTAGGATCAGCACCGAACTCTCTAGCATAAGTTACTCCGTTTGCTTTTTCGTAAATATAAGTAGCACCAGGTTTAAGGGTTCCCATTTATATTTTACTCTTATGTTTGAATGCTTTATCGTGATGCCAATTCTTAACTTCGATGTAATCTAATGATGAGAAAAGTTCTAAAAGTTTTTCATCAGGCCATCCGTAAGGTTCACCTAAATTATTTGTTTCAATAACAATCATAGGCAATGCTCGTTTAATAGTTTCGATTGCTCCAGACAATGCATGACCTTCATAGCCCTCGATGTCTAAATGTATTAAGTCAGGATTAATGTTTAGAGAGTCAATAGTTACTTGAGGTATTGTACCTGTCTCTACAGTTCGTATGGCTCCTAAATTTTGGGCACCACCAGTTATGTTAGGATTAAAATCTAAACCCAAGCTGTCAAATTTTGAACCAAGACATGCTTGATATTTGAAAACATTTAGTTCTGGTACATTGTTTGTTAAACACGCAAACCAACGATGATCGGGTTCGAACGTCATAACTTTTTTAAATAATTTACTATATTGCTTAGGATACAGTCCAGCATTGCCGCCTGCTTGAATAATTAAATTTCGTTCTGACTCTGGCAACAACTCTGATATCTCAGTTGGTAAAAGGTATGCATGATATTCTAATCCATCAAACACGTGAGTTGCTTTGTTAAAGAATCTCCAAGTTGTTTTATCGTCGGCAGGCCATGTCCAATCTTTTCCTAAGAGGTCGCTTCCTCTTAATTCTAAATTTAATTCAGTCATTGTTCTTGATGTCAAGATTATCTCCAGTTGTTTTGAACTATTTCTAATTCTGTATTATTACTAGGCTTTTGATGTCTAGATGTAAAAATCAATATTGAAGGATCGTTTATAAGTGTGTCAACTTTATGATGCTTCCAATTGATAAAATTTTCAGGTGAATAGTTTTCTATCAAATCATATTCTACATGTTCACTAATATAGGATTGATCTCCGTATCTAGGAACTCTTTTATACTCTTCGCATATTTGTTCTCTATCTTTAATATAGTTATTATATAGATAAGAATAGTCACCTGACCAATACATAATAGAACTATTTACTATTTCTTGATAAGGTTCTTTAACCATTACGAACTTGTTAAGTACTTGTAATTTATTGATAACTTCGGTAATGTCTTTACATATTAATACATCTAAATCAAAATATAAAACTGGTCCTTCAAATAAATTAGGACGGAACAATTCGATTTTATTCCAAAATGATTGCGAGTCAGTGACTAATGGAACTGTATTAAACTTTGTACTAATGTTTGATAAACAAGTAAATTTGAATGGTATGTTTACATGCCTAGTTACTTGATTGAATAATTTATCTACCCATTCCTCAGAATATATCGAATCTTTATTAGTCTTTAGTACACAAGCAATGTTCAACATGCATTTTCTCCATTAGTATGAGAAAATTGTTTAACATTTTTCTTATTACAAAAGAATGGATTTATCCTAGCATAGCTAGGTTTAGTTGCATAAAAGCCAACATAGAATTGATTAATAGCAACATCGGCGGCAATATATCCAAATTTATTAATACTGTTTAACAAAAATTCAGCACCTGCTGGTTTAATTATATAAGCATGAATTCCTTTTATGTGTGTCATGTTTATACTTCTGTATTTTAGTTTATCAGTAACGACATACGGATACGGATCTATTGTTAATTCCTGATCTAGTTGCAGGTATTCTTCATAGTCATCTGCTGTTCTGCTTGCTGGATCTAAATTTAAAATAGTATCAAATGTATCCAAAATATTATTAGGCAGTGGCCTAATCATTAAACCATCGTGTTCAAATATCAGAATAGGTTGCTGTGTTGCAACACATTCCTTCCATAAAAGAAAATGACTTAGGAAACAACCTATGTACCCCAATCTTAATTTTTTAGTAACGATTTTAGGATATGGAAATAAATTATACTCTTGCAAAAGTTCGTAATGACAGTCATACACACCGTCAACTTTTGTAACTGTTATATTAAACTGCTTGGCGGATTCTATACACTGGTCCGCCAAACCTTCAGAAAGTTCATCATTAAACTTTCTTATAACCACTGCTTTCATTTTTTACCTTTAATCGCCCTAATACGTTCCGCACGTTCATAGAATTCTCTGCAATCTGTATCGCAGAACACTCCTTCAGTTACTGGTTCATCGCATGCCAAGCATAGTCCAGTTTTTTCAGGAACCTTCATTCTCTTGGCTAACGCTTTGGCTCTAAGTGCTTCTTCTACTTCTTGTGCTTCATCTAACGCATCACTCATATCTTACTTCCTTATAATATCTTACTAACATCAATAATCTCGCTTTGTCTACTTATCTCCTTTACGAAATAAGCACACTCTGGCTTAGGTTCCATTGACAGTGGGGTTGCTAAAAGTTGATTGTTTTTCATTTTAGGAAAATACCACTTGACATCATTGTAAAAATTTACAATTTCTATCTTGCGAAACTCTACTCTAAAACTACTTAGTGGATTAAAAATTAATGCTTCAAATCCTCTATCATTTAAACTAGTTAGTGGCAAAACTTCTACATCGCATCCACTAGTACTATCCCCAACAGCAATACTCCAATCAATAGGCATTGCTACTTCTTGATTGCCTATACGCAATACCATTGCGGGGCTGTTAAATGATTCTAAAAATATCAGAGGCATAAAAAAGAAGTCTGGTTCTTTTGGATCACTGTTGTCCAATACTGCGAACCTCGTTCCTTCATCTACCTCGTCTGGTAGGTTGTTCAATGAGAACAACCTATTGTCTAATGTTAATATCTGCATAAGTCCTTATTTTTGCCAATCCACTTTGTCTAATGTAAATGGGTATTTGGCTTCCTTGTAAAATTTCTTGCGTTGCGTAAGATGCCTCTTGGCGAATTTACAGGTGCTGGTGACGTCCCAAATTTGGACGAAGTCTTTGTCTTTGGCTTTTCTAATACCTCGCCCAATTGATTGTATAACGCGGACAAAGCTCTTTCCGGGTTCCAAAAGAACCAGATTAAAAATCCTAGGGATATTAATACCAACAGCGGCCACACCATAAGTCGCCACAATAATCTTATTATCACTTGTTTTAATTTCGTCATACTCATCTTTCCTGTCTTTCGTTTTTACTTCGCCTGAGATGAACACTGCATCTTCTATTTCGTTGATTAAAAATTTGCCTGAATCAATTCTGTTTACGAGAACTAATGTGTTGCCTGATTCACTGATTTGTTTTATTAATTTGCTTATGTACTGCATCCTGTCACTGTCTGTAACAAGATACTTTAATTCTTCTTGATATCCTTTGAATTCAGGAACATCTAACATTTGAACAATGTTTACATGACAGTTGCTTAGTACACCCATCTCTTGCAGTTCGTGTGCTTTGATGCCACCGACAACTGGCCCAATGCTGGCAAAGATACTTTCACTTTCAAAAGCTTCTTTAGGCACAGTACCAGTTAGCCCCCATCTAATACAGGCATTGCTCAAGTTTTTAGTAAGTAAATTCTTCAAAACTTCCGCTTTAGCCATGTGTACTTCGTCGACAATAACTGCCCTAACTCCATCCAAAAATTCTGCTAGTGTCAGCACATCGTGTTCAAAGTTTTTACTTTTCTTCTCGAGAATGTTTAAACTTTGCCAAGTGCATATAGTATGTGTTTTACCCAAGTCTTTACGATCTCCGTAATAAACACCTACATCTAACCCAACGCTAATAAAATCTTCTTCAGTTTGTTCAACTAGACTCTTGTTAGGCACAATAGTAATTGTTCGACCATATTGTTCGCACAGTTGACTTAGTGTTGCTGTTGTAATTGTTTTACCTGCACCAGTAGCAATCTCTTGAAGTGCTTGTGGATTTTTTAAAAACGTGTTAACGGCTTCTACTTGATAGTCACGTAACATGATAGGATTGCCTTCTTCAGGATGACCTTTGGGCCATACCTTACCTTGGTCAGCCCAGTAACTTTCAGTTACTGCATCAAATTTAAGTTTGACTGGTTCACGTAAGTCTTCAACATCACTGATCTCAATACCCATGTTAGCAAGTATCTCCATGATCTTTTCTAACTGACTTAGGTAGCCATTACCACCAATGCCAAATAAACTATTGCATCCATCCCATCGACCTAACTTATATGCCGGGTGATATTTGGCAAATGGATTCTCATACTTAAATGTATTTGCCAACTTGCGTCGTGCTTCTAGCTCAAGTCCTTCTAACTTGATATTCACTTCGTCTTTAATTATTAATTTACACGATCGCATCTACGGTTCCAATTACAGGCATTACAGTATTATAGTATACAATCAAATCGCATTCATTGCAATAGACTGATGTTTTATTATTTCTAAGTTGGTTACTAAAGCTAATAACTGCTTTAGGATACCAACTATTCTTTAAAAAGAACTTGGGAAGTTTGCCATTAGATATTACAGAAATTTTATTGTCAGCATCTAATTGCTTGTTGTAGCCAAATTCACTGACCAGTTTGTTAAACTCTTCGCCCTGACCTTCATTGTCGAATCTAAAATAAACACCCACATTGGGAGTTATTTGCATAGCATCAAGTGCGTTCTTAACCAAGGTTAAATTCTCTAAACAACTTTTAACATTGTATTCATCAAAAATAAACAGTACTGGCACACGCTTGAGTTGACGTATTGCCCTAGCTACGTCTTCTAGTTTATAGTCTACACTGTTAATAAAGATTTTATTATTTTTTCTAGTGGCAATTTTATTAACTAACGACTCATCTTTAACAATCCCGCTGGTAACATTGTACTGGAATCTAAGTTTACGATCTTCTAATAACAGACTATTTTCAGTAGTACCAATGTCTTCTATCAACAAAGTTTTTAAAAAAGAATGATGTAATTCTTCTATGTTAAACATTTTTTCATATTTGTCCTTGTCTATTAATGCAATCTCATCATACAAGGTTTGTACTTGCACTGACTTGTCAAAGTGAAACTTTTTCAATGCGTTGACAAGTTTAAATAAATTCTTCTCAGTGAGTAAAAATCGATTGTGATGTCCGGAGACAACTCCGTAACTGCCATCTAAACTTTTTCCAAGTTCAGATAATATTTTCTTAACTTCTTTATTAAACGTGAATTCAATATCAATTAAGGGAGTGTTATCCTCACCTTTAACTATGTTGATTCGTTTAATCACGCTTACTGTTTTAAATTGCTTGGACCATGATGGAATTTTAAGACTTGGTATCAAGTCGTGTCCAATAAAATTTAATGACTCAAGATTTTCTTGTAGAATTTTAATCAGCAAGCGCCCTTGTGACTCAGTAATGAAACTGGGTATTTTGATTAGCCTAGACAGATTTTTCAATATGCGACGATCTCGAACTGGAATGGCCGCACTAAGATTTTCAAATCCGTTTGCTTCAATTTTAATTAAAAGTTGATCAATGGTTAACATATGGTAATTATATACTACTTGACAACATATGTCAAGCATTGTTTATAATTTAATTGCGTGTGAGGCAGATAAGTAATATTAGTATTTAATGAGGGAACCATGCCAAAATACGCAGTTGTAACAACTTTCCATGCCAAAGGCTACGAGCAATATGCTCAAAAATTTATACAGTCATTTATTAAAAACTGGCCTGAAGAAATCCAATTATATTTGTATACGGAGGATTGTGTAGTTGCAGAGTCGGCTCCTAATATTATAGTTAGGGACTTGCATCAATCAAGTACAGATCTAGTCAACTTTAAAACTAAATGGAAAAATGACCCTAAAGCAAATGGTGACATATCCGGAGTTCCCAGATTAGCTGCCAGGAAAGATAGCCACAAACCATTTAAATGGGATGCCATTAGATTTGCTCATAAAGTCTATAGCATTTTTCATTGTGCTAAAAATTGTGATGCGGATATATTAATTTGGATGGATGCAGATATGATTTGCCATAGTCCAATAGAGTTTGATACTGTATGTAAATTAATGCCAACTGATAAAGACTTGTGTTACTTGGGTCGTGAAGGTAAGTTTAGTGAATGCGGATTATACTCTATGAACTTAAAGTCCCCTATGATAAAAACGTTTTTACAAGAGTTTCAAAAAATGTATGACCAAGCAGAGACTGGTATATTTTATTTAGAAGAGTGGCATGATAGTTTTGTATTTGATGCTGTAAGAATTAAGATGCCGTTTTTAACGCACATCAATTGGAGTGCTGGTCTAATTAAAGGCGAAGGGCATCCTTTAATTAATAGTGTATGGGGTGCATACTTAGATCACCTTAAAGGCGAACGTAAGGGTGAAGGCAAAAGTCGAAGCAAAGATTTAATAGTTAAACGAAACGAAGCGTACTGGACTACTTAACAGCCCATTGTTTCATATGTTGCCACACGTTGCCAGATGACATATCTTCAAAGTTCCAATGGCATTGTGCTATATTTTGTATCCACTGTGTTCGATCAAACTCTTTAGGATTTTCTAAAAATTCTAAAGACGTATGACTAACTGGTGTTGCTTGACTACGCACCGGATCTAGAACAAACGTAGGTACTCCCTCGATCGCACTAGCAACACCTGGGCTAGAATTAAAAGTAACACATGCTTTTGCCTTCGATAAGTCTTCTAATAGCGATACATTAGTACTAGGGATGCCACCAAATTTTATTAAGTTCGACACAACATTTCCACTAAACCTATCTCCAGGATGACCTCGAACAACTATAGGTGTTGACGTTATTGCTTTGATTTGTTTTATTGTTTGCTTGGCCCAAGTTTCTACATCGACTTTGCCCATGCTCCACCCGCCACTGCGTTGAAGGCACAATAAAATATAGTCCCCTGTAGTCTTCCAAGGCTGCAAATCAAACTTTAATTCTTTCTTAATGTTGTTCCAATTAGTGTCCAAAGAATTAGTATTACAGTATTCACCTGTGTTAGGAAACACGCCGTCATAACTAAATCTAAGATATGTATTAGCATCATTTCTATATAAAAATAAATTGCTATCTATAATAATAGTTCTTTTATTTCTAGATTTTTGAAATTCTATAACGTCACGTCGCAATTTTAAATGGGGAGTATTCCTGCTTTTCTCATGAACAAATCCCTGTAACACTGCTACATCACATTCTACTGGGCCACCTGACGAAACTACAATGCCCTCATCACCAACTTTGTTAACTCCTGCAATGAAGTCAGTTAGCATTTTGGGTTTGTCTAAATTCTTATTTGCATAAGGGATGCCATTAAGATACGAAACTACTTTCATTCATCTGCCTTCATTTACAACACCCCATGCATATCCGCTCTTAAACTCGTCTAGTGTAAATTGACAATAAGACAAGTGTGCTACTAATGCTTCTAGCTCATCTCTAGATGGTATATATGGAGTTTCGATCTTAGAAAGATCATGCAAGCATAAGCTGTGTGCCGCGTTCAATCCCATGGTAAATGCGGGCTTACCTAACATTAATGCTTCTGTTGCCGCAATACTATTATATGTTACTAAACAGTGTACATCATCAGCCAGTGCATCAGCAATCGTTTTATTTGATATTCTTTCTTTTCTAATAGGCTTTAGTCTAATTTCAATAGGCCTATCAGTATGTTTTTTAATAGTTTCTACAGTAGTGTTAAGCCACTCATCTAAATCCATTCCGTATAACATCATAATTTTATCTGACGGTGGGCAAATTAGAATTTTACGTCCTGGGTGAAACTTCATAAACTTCCAATTCGTTGGACTTACACGATCCCACGGACGTTCAATAATAGGACCAATGTTTTGTAAATTGTTTTTAGTTGCTCTATGGTATACTTTTACTTTAGTGTTGTTTCCAAAGTACCCAGTATCTATTGCGTAGAATGTTCTGTTAGTTTCCCAACAGTGTTTGATAGCGTTCCTACTCGACCCGCCGACGCCTCTTATTACCAAAGGCAATGTTGTGTTTTCTTCAATGGACCATTTACTAATGTGTCCGTTCGTACCTGCCATAAAATATTCTAACACTTCATCAAACTTGCCACCGTGTTTAAATTTTGTTACATCTGATTCTATGGCTGCTATTTTATCTTCTTTCATAATGTTTTCCAACTGAGTTATTATTTGTTCCTTAGTGACACTGTAGTATGTGTTTCGTGGGTCTATAATAAATTTGCTCAAGTCAGAGAATAATTTTTTATAAGGCCCTTCATATACATGAATATTAGGCTCGTCGTTTGATTCAGGTAACTCAGTCATAAGTACGTTGCAAACAATATTCTGTTAGGATTCTTTCCTTATGCCATTCGCCGCCTTGTGGGGTATCTGAAAACTCAGTAAAGCAAGGAGTACCTAATGTGTAATGTAATAATTTAGCATCTGGGTTTGGCCCAAACTCGTCTGGTAACCAATTCCACTCTATGGGAAGTTCTCCTACACGTGAATCATCAAGCCAAGTAAACCTATGCAGTTCTGCGCCCGTTGCTTTTTCAATAAACTCAGGCGTAAGTTTTCGATTAGGAAAGCTACTACAGTTCCATAAAATTACACTAGACCAATTTTTACGTGGATAATCTTCGTTTTTTGATCCAAGATATTTAACAGGCATCTTTGTTTTGTAATCATGCTTGACCACTAGCACATCGTTGTAGGGATTTTGTAGTTCCCACAACTTGGTTATATCATCTCGAACAATCATATCACCATCGATGAATATTGCCCAACCTGTGAAGTGCATTAGATGTGGAACTAAAAATCGACTGTATATAAACTGATTACTACCGTCAGTATGTGTTTCTTTATAATCTTTAAACAGATTCAGTGCTAACGGAATAATTTGAACTGGCTGACTGGCATGCCTAATAATACTGTTAACACAAGTGTGAAATGCTATTGCTTCACGTGGGTCGTACCCAATAAACACTGGAATCATTTTCTTTCTATGTCCTCTTCAATACAGTTTTTGCCATACTGTATTTCTACAAGTTTGCATGGCACATCGTAAGGATTTGTTAGTTGGTGCCACTCACCAACCGGTACCTTATATTCTAAATGCTCTTTCAACATTGTTGGTGGCAGGGCATATCCACCTGGCATCATGCTATTAACAATACAAGCGCCGTGGGTCACTAGCCAATATTCTGCACGTAACGCATGACGTTGCATACTTAAACTCTCGCCTGGGTCAACTGTTAGTTCTTTAACTTTGCATCCAGGAACTTCATGTAGTACACGATAATAGCCCCACGGTCTTTCAGTTTTAGGTGACTTCCATTCTTCAAGTATCCAACTACTTGAATTGGCTTTATCTTCACCACCTACTCCAAATACAAAACTTAATCTGGGATCTTGTATTTCCATTTCTGGAATATTTTTATCCGTACGATCGCCACCATTAGCAAAAATGATTTCGTCGTTAGGAAACAACTCAAGTGTTTCTTTAATAAAGTGTTTGGCACTGCCATCAAGATCGGCAGCATTGTCAAAGAACGCCACTTGGTCTACAAATTTTAAAGCCTGCACTAATGGTACACGTTCCCATATAGGCATGAAGGGTCTACCCTTTTTTCGAGTAAGCCAAGCGTCTGAGTTGATGCCAACAACTAGCCAGTCGCCTAGTTCTCTAGCGGCTTTTAAATATTTAAGATGTCCGGAGTGTAGCGGATCAAATCCGCCAGTAACTATAACTATTTTCATAGTCATATTTATATGCTTACATTATGGCTGTATTAAAGAGTGGCGTCTTCCATACCTGCTGTACGCAATTTGATAACATTAGATAACTGCCACTGTTTAACATCTAATGCTTTGGTAATGCCCAACCATTTGTTTCTTAGCAGGGCAAATTCGTTGATAATTTTTTCAAAGTCTACAACATCACTCTCACCGTCGACATATTTTTCAACATCTCGACTGGTAAGAGCCCGTTGATAATTTTCTAGATATTTACGAAAATGTTGACTACGCAGACGACGTAATTCAATATTTAGGTACTCAAGGATAGCTTCAATTTCTTGAAGTTGATTAAATCGTTGTTCCACGATACCGGGCATACTGGCTGCTGCCTTTTCTATATTTCCCGTTATACGAGCATCATTTTTTGCAGCCAATAATTCGGCATTGTAGTAGTCCACAGCATCAGGGATGAACGATATATCTTTACTAACCTTGTTATACCACATACTTAATAGTCTTCTTCTTCGTCGTCGTAATCTTCATATTCTGGTTCTTCGTCGACATCATCTTCTAAGTAATATTCGATAGCGTGATCCAGATCTGCATCTGAACCACGAGCATTTTCTAATACTTTATCTTTGATGCCGTAATCAGCAAGTAGATCAACATATTTTTCTGCGATTACTGCAACTTCTTTTTTGTCGATATACTCTTTAAACAATAACCAAATGTCGGAAATTTGATTGTCAGTCATTTACCACTGTCTCCTCTTCGATAACATTTTCTTGTGGTCTAATATTTGCGAAGTCTGTCATCACTTTGTCAAGACAACCGTCTTCGTTTCTTTCCCACTCCTTGCGATAGTATTTAAGTATTTCACCATCAGAAGTAGTAAAGCTAAGTCTGTTGCCATCCTTCTTCAACAAGTTTTTGCCTTCAGCTAGGTCAGTCAACCCACTGTAAGGATTCATACCTGTTTCATATGGAATCTTAACTTGGACGCTTTCAAAAGGTTTAGCATAACGTGTCTTCATGATCTTACATGCGGCACGAATACCTTGTACTGTACTTGTTTTGCCGCCGTCTTCGTCTTCTTTCAACTTCAATTTCTTCATAGCAACTACGATAGAACTTGCGTAAACGAAACCTTGTCCGCCACTAATCTTGTCATCTGGATCAAACATATCTTGCGATGCGTATGTGTGATTAGTACAAACTAATCCAACATTGTACTGTCCAATCATATTCACAGTATTGCGTACAAGACTGGTAAGTGCTTTAGGCTTACGACCCATGTCACCTTTCATGTCACCTGCTTCAAACTGGTTAACGTCTGTTGGTGTTAACAACATACCCAACGAGTCGATCACAAACAATACTTTTGGACGAATTGCTTCATCCATTACTTTGTATTCTTTCATGAACTCTGAAATAGTTTTTGCCACGTCATCAATCATAGCCATGTTAAGTTTCAACAACTTTTCTTCGCTAGTATCGACGCCAAGATCCTTCAACCATTTCTCATCAAGTGCGTTTTCGCTATCCACCAAAACAACATAGATACCTTGTTTCTGTGCATTTCGAATTAAGTTACCTGAACAAATAAACGACTTGCCAGCGCCCGACTCGCCTGCAAATACAGTTACCTTGCCCAAAGGAATACCTTTGTGCCAGTCACCGCTGATTAGGTAGTTAAGTGCATAGTTACCTGTGCTAACCCAATCTGTTGGATCATTAAATCCAACACCAAGTCCGTCGATAGACTTAGTTAATGTTTTTCTAAATTTTGATAAATCAAAGGCTTTTGTAGCCATAAGTGTTCTCCTTGTACTGTAGTTAGTAAGGGGGACTGAGCCCCCTTAAATTATTTCTGACGATTACGAATCATTGCCAAGATGTCTTGGGCACGACTGTCACCACCAGCTTTTTCTTCTACAGCAGGAGTTGAACTTGCTTTTGGAGTAACTACTTCAGCAGGTGCATCGTCTTCTTGATGAGTTACTGCTGGCTTAGCGGCAACTGCGGCTGGACGAGATTGTGCTACTGGATCACCAGTATTTTGTCCTGCACCACTTGGTTTGTAGTATTGTCCCCAACGTTCCATATCAAATGCTTCGCCATCAACAGATGCTTCAAACATCTCTTTGATAACACGCACTTCAACGTCAGTTGGTTTCTTAGGTAAAAAGTCTTTCAAGTTGAATAGACCGTTTGCCTTAACTGCCGTGTTTTCGTCATCACTTAGAGGACGTTCACGACGTGACCACTTGCTTGTTGAGTAGTCTGCGTAGCCACCTTTGCTGGTCTTGATTAGACGGAAGTCTACACCATGTACCAAGTCAGTTGGCAAGTCTTCCATTTCTGGATCCAACAATGCGCCACGGATAAGTTGGAAAATCTGTGGACCAATAATGAATCTACGGATTGGATTTTCTGGTTTGCTTTCTTCTTTCAAACCATCTTCAGTTACAAAGCCTTGGAAAATATAACTACGCTTTTTCCAATATTTACGACCCATGTCTTCCAACGCTGGATCTTTGAACCATGCACGTACTTCGCTCAAAACAGGACAGGTCTCGCCATACATTTCCATGCAGGGTACTTGTACCATTGTTTTTTTGCTATCTGTTTCACCTTTAATGCCTGCGAATTCGAGCTTGATCATCGCTCGTTCTACCCAGAAAAAAGTGTTGTTTGAATCGCCATCTGGAAGAAAGCGTACTGCGGACTCGCTACCTTCTTTTAAGTTCCAGAAAGGATAAATTGAATTGTCGCCACCTGTGCGTTCGCCTGTACCACGTGATTCTTGTTCTTTGAGCTTTGCTCGGATTTCTGCTAATGAAGCCATAATTTTTCTCCTGTAATATGCCTTTGTTTGCCTATATTTTGTTTATGCCACTACACAAACAAAAAGTGCATACATGTTATTGTACGCACTTTTATTTATGTTTGCAAGTGAAATCTTGCTTAAAACTGATATTTTTCTACCAATTATTTTAAACCTGCAAATTTTAATACTGTGGATAATTCGGTGTGCTCTGCAACTGGTTGAGCTTTGCGTTGTGCTACACGGGCTCTAATAGCTTCAGTGGCGTTATGATTGGACATGTTTGTCCCAGCCAATTCTAACATACGATCTTGTTGCTGTTGAGCGGCAGCATGACCTTTATATTTTTCCATAATTTGATTGCAAGCACGTTCGACCATTTGATCAAATTTTTCTGATCTCATTGTGTCTGGTTGAATATTGTATTTTTCTTTAAGTTCTTTGCACATCTTAGTAACAAATCCCTCTTCGCCAATAGTCATTGTGCCTTCATTACTGTTAAAGAAACCACTTACACGCTCTTCGATATCACCAAATAACTTATCAGCAATCCCTTGGCTGCTTTGTTTTCTACGTACCATTTCTGCTTGTTGTTCAGCAAATGCTTTTTCAGCACCTATAATTTTTGCACCAGACACTGCGGTAGCAGGTTTAGCTGGAACAGGTTTAGCTGGAACAGGTGTTGCAACTTTTTGGCCAGCCATTGGCGGATTAATAGATCCTCGGCCAGCGCCAGCAGTTGATTGTGGAGGTAAGTCTCCAAATTGTGCTTGTGGAGGTAAGTCTCCAAATTCTGCTTCTGGTGCTTGAGCAGGGCCGCCGAACGCATTCATTGGCTTAACTGGGGCCATTGGCTTTGCCGGTGCTACTGCTCCAGCAACTTTTTGTCCTACTGCTTTTGCGGCATCACCAACTGCTCCATAGGCTGCTTTGTTTATGTCAGTAATACCTTGTGCCGCGCCTTGAATACCTTTCTGTGCTAATGCAACTGGATTGTATTTTGCCATAGCACTTCCAACATCACCAAGTGTAGTGTTAGCTACAGCCGATTTAACACCTGCCAACGATTTCATTCTATCTAAAAATCCAGGTTTTGCTGGAGCAGGTTCATTACCAAATGGATCAACTGCCTCATCTGTATTTTCTGCAACCGGAGCTTCTGCAGGTGCTGGTTCTGCTGGAGCAGCCGCAGGTTCAGCTGGAGCTTCTGCTGGTGCTGGTTCTGCAGGCGGTGCTTCGGCTGCTGGAGCTTCTGCTGGCGGCTCTACTGGTGCTTCTTCTGGAGCAGGTGCTCCTTCAGTATCAAAACCCAGTTGTGCGGCATATTCAGTATCATTTTCTTCGTCTTGTGCTTTCAAGAAGTTTGAAATAATTGGTCTAGCATCCATCTCATCTAAACCTAGATCTGCTAGTAATTCAAATGCACGTTCTAATTTACTTTTGTCAATGATACCTCTAATACTGCTAGTAGCATTGTTGCCGTTAGTACCGATTGGAACTTCTTGTGCAAATATATCTTTTAATTTTTGCATGGCTTTTTCGCCACGCTCATCATCACGAAACAAGTCGTCATCTTCTCTTACAATTTGTTCAATCGCTGATTCAAATTGATCTTCTAATGATTCTGTTTTTGTGTCATCGCAAACGCAGTCGTCAGCAGGACGATCACACGCATCGCAATAGTCTTCTTCTTTTTCTTCGCCTAGTAAGTCATTGGCATCAATTTCCTTAACAGGAATGTCTGATTCATCGACTAAGCTGTAAATGTACGGGAACACTGATTTTAATTCTTCGTTAAACGTACGAACTGTTAAACGATCAACCCAGTCATTTAAAATATCTTCTGGAACTTCTTTTGGCGCTCTTGCAGTAAAACTTTCTTTAAATGCACTGTAATGTCTTGCACTTTGTAAAGAATGAATTTCTTTTTTAACTTGCTCAATACGCTCAATAACTTTACTGTGTATAGCGCCCATTGCTTCGCTAATCATTTCATTACGGTCAACGTAATGTTTGAATACACGTAACTTGGCCATTTCTTCTGATAAGCCAATAATATGTTCACCAATTTCATCATAAGGTGTTCCGCCTTCTGATACGTGACGGGCTAATGCTCTTGCACCATTCAAGTGTTTAACTGGATATGCAAATCTTTCACCTACTGCATTTTCAATGAAGATGCGTTCGATGTGTTGTGTCCTACCGTTAGGTGCATTAAAATTAATTGGGGCATTGTGCCTAACAAGCACCCTTGCTTCTCCGATGTCCTGGAAGCTAGTTCTGCTAGTGCCAGATAATTTTGATTCAGTCATTGTTCCTTCTCCGATAGGATCTCTTTTGTCTAAGTTCGTTTGTGTTGGGTTTTGCAAATCAAAGTCTAGCGAATGTGACTGTGCAAAATCACCTAGTTCATCTAAAAAGTTAACCCATGATTCATCTTTAGGATTTTTATTCCATAGGATACTCATTGCTGGTTTCTCATCAGCATCTGACAAGTTAATAGAAACGTTGGTTAACTTTTCCCCGTTTCTTCTGTTAGTAAAATCAAAACTAATTTTTCTAACATCGCCATCGCGTAGTTCTTTACCGTCAATTGGTTTATTGTCCAGTGACGCTTTTCTCATACCAGGGAACCTAGTAGATAACTGCTGGACTAAATCTTGGGCTATTCTTTCAAAATTTGCATTCATAGTAATATTTAGCTTAAAGTGCTGGAAACAAAAATGGGTAATGGAGCTTCAAAATCGTCTTCTGTATGTACTCCAGACAGACTTTCAAATACCCTAGGGTCCCAGTCTGCCACAAGGGTGCTCATTCTAACTATTAACAATAGAGCCGCTACAAGGTCATCGTGCTGTCCAGATTTAGCTTTGAAACTAAAGCCTGACGCAATAAATGCTTTGAGTTCACTGATTAAACTTCTTGAATTAATTTCCATTTTACCAGTTTCAATCAAGTGCTTTACCCTTGCACACGCACTTATCTTACTGCTGTGTGTAGTGTTAAATCCTTTACGGAACTTACGTACATGTCCTTTACGCATGGGTTCTGAAATCATCAATCCTGAGAACTGTTCTTCACCTTGGTCTTTGATACACACTAGCCCTGCTTCACCTACAGTATTGTTTTCAATACTCCAGTATATGTTGTTTGCTCGGCCATCCATGCTGTCAGCTAGGTATTTTAATATTTCTTTTAATATCTTAACTTGACCTTGAATAGGAGTTGTGTTGTGATGCCACTCTGCGACTTGTTTAAATGAAGGCAATTCAAAAACTTCAATTGCGGCATAATCGCCACCTGTACCTAAACTAGGATCTAAACTAACTAGATATAAGTTATCTGGATTTGGTTTTACATACCAACGTGTTTGTCCCATCTTGTATATTGGCTCACGACCAGATAACTCGGATAGTTTAATACTGTTAATTAACGTTTCGTCATAGATCAGGAACTCGCAACCGTATTCACGACGGAAACGTTCTTCGCCAATACGACCTTGTTCTTGTCTAGCCCACTCGTCATCTCTATCTGGATGTTCGTCCCAAGTACAAGTAAATGGATGAAATCCATTAGTGCCTAGTTCTTGTTCATTTCCATATTCGTCAAATAAGTTATTTGCGTCTTTCCAAATAGTAGCAAATGTATCTTCATCACTGTTAGGAGTTGAAGTAATAATTGCACGACCACCAGTTGCTAGTGTTGGCGAAATAGATGTCCAAAACTCGTCTGCAATGTTTGGCTGTACAAATGCAAACTCGTCACAGTATAGTAAGGATATTGACATACCGCGGCCAGTGTTGCCAGTAGTAGTTGCTGATACAATACGTGATCCATTATCAAATTCAATACTCCCTTTGTTGTAGTTAATTACACCACTACGAATATGATCGGGGCACAGTTCATATGCATAACGAATACGTTGCATAATTTCTTGTGAGCCAGTATATTTGTGTGCGGCAATTAGAATTGTTTGGTCTGGGTGAAACATAGCAAACCATAACAAGTATCCAGCCGCACATGTTGTTTTGCCCATTTGTCGTGGCAACATGTTAACAGTGAATCTATGATTATGATATGCATCTAAAAGACGTGTTTGGTATTCAAAAGGCTCAAACAACATTTTGCCTCTTGTGGGATGCTGGATATAAAAAAAGTGTTCACAGAAATAGTGATAGCCCGTTTCAGGGTCAGCACACTTTAAAAGCTCGGAAACTTGCTCTTCTGTGAACTTGTCTTTCTTATGGGCCTTCTTGGTTAAGACGCCGTCTAGTGATTTACTCATATGCTTATTTACAATAAAAAAGCGGGCACTACGCCCGCTTTTGAGTTGACCTATGGTCTATTATCTACTCTTAACTTCGTTGTATAAGTTGAGCAAGTTTGATTTTAAATTTTCAGAAACGGCAGTATATGGGTTGCCGCCACCGTTTACTTTTGGTGCTTCATTGCCACCATGACTATGTAAGTCGTCGCCTGTAGGAGTTACTGCATCGACATCTGCATATACTTCATTTGGTTCATTAGCTAAATTCTCTTCACCAATTTCAACCTCTGAGTCTCCATCGCGTCCCATGTCTGGACCGTCACGATCACCACCAAGTCCTACTACAAGTCCTGCTGGGCCGCTCATACTGCCGTCTTTACCGCCGTCAAAGTCTGCACCTTTTAGAATGTCTAACAAGTCACGGATGTTTTCTGTGCCAGTAGCGTTAACGCTAACATTCATAGTTACAGGTGTTTCTGGAGGACGTGACATGCCGCCCATGGGCATTCCGCATTCTGCTACTGCACTTTCTGTTAATCCAGCAAACTGTTTAATTGCTTTCATATCCTGATCAGTAGTAGTTAACTTGTGTTCGTTAACTTCTCTAAGCTGAGTAATTGGTTTATCAATCTCAGTGATTGTTGATAATAACTTTTCGAAATTCATTATTTTTGTCCTTTAAATGGGTCAACAAATTTAATTGATTTAGAACCAATAGGACTTGTTGTGCCGATGTTGTCATCTTTACTTGCTGACTTTTCTTCAGGTGATGACTTAGCTAGTAGCTCGTCATTAACACCTTTATATTGTTCACCCTTGTGAGATACGTTACCTAAGTCTTTTAAGAAATCAAGTTTCTTTCCTTTAGGTTCGTCTTCATATGGTTTGTTTAAAATTGCTTCAGTTGAAGTGCCAACTCTATTCATTGCTTCTAAATTAGCAGTTAGGTCTTCTTCTTCTTTCATACTTCTTACACGAATACCGCCACGATTAATTTGCAATTTGTCGGACAAGTATTCTGCAATAACTTGCGGAGTTGCAGGATAACGACATGAAATGTCAAACATTGTTACATGTGTGTTTTTCATCTCTGGAAAATCCAAAGGGCTTTCCTGAATTGGGGTGCGCTTGCCTTTAGTGATACTAGCGCAGTCGTATTTCATTAAACATTCTTTCATTGCTTTATCAAAACCGTCAGGCAAGTCGCCTGCAATTTTAATTTTAAAATCATATGTTTTTACGCTTTCTGCGAGGTAATCTATAAATGTGGTCATATTCAAATCCGTTATACTATATTTATTTCATTTGTTTTAGTTTTTCAAGTAAACTGTTGCGGTCTGTAATAATAACACCGTCTCCAGATATGCTTAAACCGTCGTTATCTGTTGTTTCTTGATCTAATTTTTGTTTCTTAAGCTGTAGCTCAATCATCTTTAATTTTTTGTCTATTTTGGCTGCTTTAGCATCAATAGCGTTCTTAAGCATGCCGCCGGCTACTTCAAAGATACGACCACTATAACGTGCTTCTACATTCATACCCAAGTCCATTAGGTCATCATATGCATCAGTTGCTCGTTGTGCTAGTGCATCAAACTCAGCATCACTGATATCACCCAAGCCCTTGACTTGTGGTAATGCAGCCGCTATTTTATCAAATTCACTGATATCTCTTAACAACGGTTGTGGCTTTGTAGGCACTTTGTCAGCGTCATCTCGAACGATTTTTTTGTTCTCAGGTAAATTTAAGATTTCTTCAAGTTTCTTAGTCATAGCATTACTTATCTAACTCCGCCCTGGTGGAATAAATCTCCCTCAGTTAGAATGCGAAATTTAATACCCTGTCGTTTACACCAAATGCCCGCCGCTTGCCACTTGGCTTGATTTTTAACAAATTGTGCTTGATTGTATTTACTTTTGCCTACACTTTCTAGTGTAGTTTGATTGCGGGGTTTTACTTCAATTAGTTCAACTAATACTTTGCCAGCTTTATCAACATACTGTATAAAGAAATCTGGAACGTATATTGTATTTCTATTAGTTAGTGGATCTCTATAAGGAATACTGATTGCTTCACTTGCCCATTTTTGTATACTAGGATGTGTATCGCAAAAATTCATAAAACTCCATTCCCAACTACTCCTGTATGTAGGAGTTTTGTTGCCTACATATTTTGCTGGGTTTTTGGGTACGAATTTACCACGGGCAAATCTGCTCATACTAAAATATTTCTACTTTCGTAACTGTCTGCTAAAGGAGCAACTTTATAACCTAAGGTACTTGTTTGTTCTCTGTAACTGTTGAGAACTTGCGCCACTACTTTGGCCAACTGTACATCTGTTAGACCTTTAAGTGTATCAATTAATTGAAAAACATTTACATTGTCTAATCTTGCTTGATTAAGCAGTACAATGCCCGTGCTTCTTGCGGCTTCTTCGTCAAACCCTCTTTTTAAAAAGAATCCAAGTACTGCATCAATTTGATTTGATGGGAATGTTATTTGATGTAAAAAGAATTTGTCAAAGAAATCTTTAACTTCTTGACTACCTGTTTCTGCTCGTTGGGGTAAGTTGCTGATCATATATCACCTATTAGAAATCTACTTGCGTTGCGTTTGTAGCAGTATTGTTATTGTCATTTCCTGGGAATACAACATTCTTAATACCACTTAATCCTAATGCCGCAACTGCGATCGCCCCAGCTGTAATTATTTTTTTGCCTTCTTCTTGCACGCCTGCATTTGTTAAACTTTTTGCATTTTGGTAAGTGTTTACTGCTGTAATTGCTGTAGATAAGAAACTAGCAGGATTGTCAAATGCCTCGCCGCTTGCTAATGAATCCAACACATCGGCTGCGCCTTCTATAACGCCGCCTGGGCCAAAAATTGTACTAGTACCACCACCAGCCGCACTTAACGGGCTTGGCATCTTATCATAGTGATCAACTGCAAACCCTTTAACACGACCACTACGTATTGATCCAATATTGTAGTGTACTGCTTCATATGAAATAGTCATAGTGTTCTCAGCACCACCGCCATTTTGCTCACTGCTTTGTGCAGTATCATGCCCAAATGCTGTTATTACTGGATTTACAAGTGTGTAGCTAACGTATTCACGTTTGTTTAATTGATACAGTGTAATAGATCTAAAAAACGGTATTGAGCTGTTATTGTCTAAACCATATTTTGTTTTAATATAGTTAGAACTTTTCATTGCGTTTCTTGCGTATGCGCCAGCTGTCTTTGCAGAGCTGGGGTCAGCATAATAGTAACTATAATAGTTTTGCCACAACGTGTTAATTATGTGCGACCTATCATCATGAAATTTAATATTAATAGGTTGGAATTCGTGGTCCAACTGCACTATCTTTTTTCTGTTATACTGATTTAATGTTGCTGTTTTTAATGTAAACTTAGGAAAGTCAACACTCTTAACTAACAACCCAATTTCATTTTGGTGTTGATATTTTAAATTTAATGATTTTAAAGCACTGGTATTGATGTCAAAAAATACGTGATATAAAAATTTTGACTTAGGTGCTAACCTAAAGTAGTCGTCTTGGAATGTACGACTAGCGTGTTCCCACGAACCTAGGTTTCCTTTGGGATTGCCTAAGCCATTGAGTAAACTATCTAAAATGCCATTGTCTTTGCTTGCCATACAATTATTTATTAAAAATATAAAGTGCGTATATTACTAACACTCATAAAAAAAGGCTGTTGCCAGCCTTTTTTATTAACCTGCGCCTGTTGATAGTAAGCCGCTTGTACGCTGGCCGACTGATCTCCATGAAGCACTTGAGTTTGCGCCTGCTGGTACTAGGATACAGTTATCTGGTTGAATAGTAAGATCGATTGTTGAAGGACCTTGTTCACCGTATGCTAATGATTGGAAGTTAGCCGCTGTTAAGTAGCAACCGTATGCTTCCCAACGTTCTAGTACTTGTGGCTCGCTGCCACCGTTACCACCGTCTAACATCTCAATAGCACAAGTAAATTTGTAGTCAACACCACTAGCCGCTGAACTTTGTTCAAAGAAGTCAAACTGCTTTTGAAGTTGTTCACCGACCAACTTGCTTACTGCACCCGTTACGTCATCACGTAAAACTACTGGGAAGGTCTGCCATGTTGGCTTGCCTGCATAGTTGATCTTACTGTTGTAGATTTCGATAACTTGGTTAGCAAATGCTAAGTTTGGTCGACTTGTACTTACCACTTGTTTGGTTAGTTCAGTAGTTGGTGTGCTTACGCCAAAGTTCTGGAAGAATACTCTGAAGCGATACTTTAGCTTTGGCATCAACATGCCCTGCGTTGTCGCGCTTTGATCGCTTGCCAACGGTACTGTAAATTTGTTTAATGATGCAATTGCCATATTATTATGCTCCGTTATTGATATTTATCATCTTATAGACCTGCTATTTCGCCAGTGTTCTTTAGGCGTAATGGAATGTAGATGAACTCAACAGCTTTGACCGGTTCAATGGCCACATCAACATACAATTCGTTTCTATCGATTCTAGAAGGAGTATTGTTACTTTCATCGCAAACTACAATGTAGTCATACAATGCACGTTGTCCCACTAATTCTAGCATCAAGCTCTCAACCGCAGTTTTGATTTCATCACGAGTAATTTTATCGTTTGGTTCAAAAATGTATGGCTTAGCAAGGATACTTAATTGTCTACGTAAGTAAATTACTAGACGTGCTACGTTAATACGATCTAATGCACTTGCATTTCTTGCACGAGTCTTCTGACCATAGTTAACAAGGCCTACACCTGTTAAGAATGTAATTGGATTAACTTTAACATCATACAATGTATCACGTTGACCGTTGTTCAATGCCACTGCTGTGAACTCGCCTTCGCTGTCAATAAAGCCAACTGCTGTTGCGTTAGTAATACCACCACGACGTGTTCCTGCTGGAGCAAACCATGGATAGCTTACGTTATCGCTCAATGCGATTGTACGTAACATCATGTGGCTTGGAGGAACAACAATGTTATTTCCAAAGTTGTCACTTGTGTAACCCCATGGATAGAACATGGCCATGTACTCGTCAAAGCTGGCTGCGCCTAAGTCATTGTCTTCAAGTGCTAATGCGGCATTGTTGCCCCAGTTGCTCAAACTTGTTGCATCACTTGTTAAACGAGCAGGAGTATCACCAACAACGAACGCTGTTAATCCGCGATCATAGTTAAGTGTAATCATTTCGCCAATTAGCTCAGGATAACCTGGGCAAGCAATTAAGTTGAACACACGTTGTTCTTCTTCACGAATTTCTTGGTTACTATTTGTTAGTGCTTGTAATTTTTGTACAATAACTTTACGTTGTGCTTTACGACCAAATGTACCTGAACCATCTTCTTGGTTACCAGCTTCGCTTACCCAACGGTGTGGATAGTAGTCGGCCATTGAAACATTGTTCATGCGGATGTTATCTGCATTCACGTCAACTGCATTACGTACAAATCGTTTAACGTTAAATCCTGAACGACGTAAGTTCCATAGCAACATACCTTTTGGATATAGTGCTGGATCTGGAGCATCAAAGTCCAAGTAGTCACTTGTTAATAAATCAACAATTAGACCAGCCTCATCGCTGTTTGAACCGCTAGTGTTGTAACGTGCATCAGCAAATAAGATACCATCTTCTGTGCTTTGATCTGCTTTGTTTACTAGGATCCACTTTAGTAAAGTGCCATCGTATTTGTAAATTGTTGGATAGTTTTCAGTATCGCTAGTGTCAACCCATAAGTCGCCATTCTTCAATGCTGTACCATCGCTTTGTGTTTCTGGTTCTGTGGCAGCTACAATTGGACCTTCTGGATCTGTTTTGTCTGTTGATGAACCTGCATAGAATGGACTTGTAGCTGATTGATAACCAACCCATGTCTCGCCGTCATGTACCATAACGTCTACTTCATCAACAATGCTGTTGTACCATAATGTACCGTCTGCTGTCAAGCTAGATGGTGCTGTGCCGCCTGCTGTTAATGCCAATGGCTCCCATAAACTAGCAATAAAGTCATTTGCATCAGCTACTGGAGCAGTATACAAGTTAACAGTACCTTGTTGGTTAATAGGATTGTAAGCTGTAAACCCAGCTAGTGATAGCGGAGTACCGCCAGCATCTGCTAGTCTAAATTCACCACCTTTTGTATGGCTAATAACTACACGATTTTGTGCATCAACATCTGCTACAATATTTGTAAAGCCTGCTGAGTTAATTGCCGCTGCCATTAAATCAGCATCGCCACTTGTACCCAATGCTGTAAAACTAACTGTAACTGCCGCATTCAATGCAAGTTGAGCAGTAATGCTTTCTTGAATTGCAAAGCTCTTTGTGCCAGCTGTGATCTGTGTTGTGACCTTGTCTGATTTGACGATTGTAGCACCAGTAGAGATTTTTCTAAAAATCTTATAGTCAGCAGTTCTTGGTGTTGCGTCTGAACCGTTGTCTTCAAATGCATTAGTCTTCACATAAATTGCACCTGCGGCAATGTTTAATCCGCCGCCTGCTTTGTCTAATGCGTAAATTGCTGCCTGTCCGTTTGCGTACAATGGAGCATTTACTGCCTCAAATGAGTCAGTTGCTGAGTTGTAACGTTTTACACGGAATCTTGCACCTGCATTTGGTTCAGTTGTCTTAACCCATACGCTACCTGTTGGTCGTGCGCTGAATCCAGTAACTTGTCCAGCATTGTCAGTTCTCTTAAATGCTGGGATTTGTGTATGCGGTTGAATTGCTAATTGTGGTCCATAGTATGAACCTACTGCAATACCTAATGTAGTCCATGTACCTGGAGTACCACTTACAGCAGTTTCAAATATAACTGGACTTGATTGTGAACTATCTTCAGCGTCAGAAGTTAAAATGCCTTCGCTGTAGATTTCTAATTTGCCGTTAACTGCGGCTGCTGAAATACCTGAATCTTGTAAGTTGCTGTTTGCATTGATCAAGTCTGCAAATCCAGCTACAGTTTCACTGTTTGTTGTTAATGTTTGACCATTAAGTACATATGTACGTCCTGTAGGAACTGTAGGATTTGTTGCTGTGCCTGTAACAACTGGCCATGATTTTGCCCAATCGTTGCTGCCAACTTTAACCCATGCACCACTCTTATTTTTGTAAAATACAGTGTCTGGAGCTGTGTAGTCTGTGTTTAAATCGCTTAAACTTACTACAGCGTAGTCGCCAATTGCACCAACACTAGCTTTAGGGAAAGGTGTAGTTGTTGCTGTATCACTATAACCAACAACTTTTGTTGTGTCAGTGATCACAATAGGTGACTTGGAAATAAATGTCTGACCAGTACCAGTTGCGCTCTTTGCACTTCCGTCCCACTCAAATAGGCCGTAAGCTGTATTGTCTGTGTCCAACCAATACGTTCCGTTGCTTGGATCAGCAGCCGGAGCATTTGCACTTGCGTTCAATGAACTTAGGTCAATATCAGCACGTACTACGTAAGCACGGTTACTAACACCTAACAAACTGTAAGCAGCCTGTAGACCATATTCGTTCTGTTCGCCAGCGTGAATTGGATTGTTGTTTGCGTCTGTCTTGAAAACAGGATTACCAAAAGTATCAACAAGATCCTTCTGGCTAGTAATTAAATATGTCTTGCCAGCATTGGCTTTTAGCGTTCCTGGAGCTGTTCCTGTTCCTGCGCCGTTAGCTTTGTTTTCAGCTGTTGCAACAATGATTAAAGGGACTGTTCCTGGAGCGGCAGGGGTATAGAACGACTCGTCTATAACTGTTACGCTTACGCCTGGTGATGAAAGTTGTGCCATTGTATGGTCTCTCCTAAGATTCTTCTTCTAAAGTATTTAGTGTAATTTGGAGAAAAGGTTGTGCTTATCCGCCTAAAAAAGGCACGATAAAGGCCTGGTTTATTTAAATACAGTATGAGACCACTATGTTTGTGCGGACAACGACCAGCCGCAGTTAATTATCGCAAGTCAGGTAAAATCTATTACCGAAAACTTTGCAATCACTGTATAAGGAATGGGGTAAATGCCGGAGTGCCTAGATGGCAACGTGCTGGATACAAATTAAAAACCACATGTGATAAATGTGGTTTTAAAAGTATTCATAAAGAAGTTTTTGCTGTGTTTCATGTGGACGGCGATTTAAACAACTGCCGTCCTAACAATCTTAAGACGGTATGTGCAAACTGTCAGCGTGTCCTGCATAAAGAGGGAGTTCAATGGAGACAGGGTGATCTTGTACCAGACCTTTAACCTGAGAAAACAATGTGTCGATAGTTCCGTTATTGTCTAACTCAGCATCAAATTCTGTACCAATCCAACTCCATTCACTAGCGTGAATTTTCTTCATCTTTAACTCATTACTGGCAACATTACTGCCCTTGTTAGCTTCAACAGCAATGTCATACCATTCAGGCAATGGACCACGCTGGACCCAAACAATTTTACCACCAGCATTTTTAATACTGGAGATTTCATTAGGGAAACGACAATCGCTAATAACGATCTCATCTCGGCTGTTACGGAGTTTATTTTCTAAGCTGGCAATCCAAATGTCATCATGGAATGCTCGACGGCATACTTCTGTGCCCCAATATTGCAGTACCCATCGTGGAGTTAAGTTAGGCATGTCTAAACGTGCCGCCCACCATGGATCTACTTGTTCTCGCCATTCGCGGGCTTCTTTTGTGCGCCCTTCTAGCATTGTTCGGTCCCAACCAAAGACTGCTGACACAGCATCTTTTAGCGTGTTGGCAAAGGACTCTCGTCTAAAACCGTGGAAATTTGTAAGATAATCAGCAATAGTGTCCTTGCCTGATCCGATAAATCCGCATACCCCTATAATCATATAGCCTCCGTAAGATACTATATATTATAGAATTATCAAGTCTTTGTCAAGACTTTATACGCCGTATTTGTTCTTTTTGACTTTTGCAACTGCGCTGGTTTTATTGGTATCTTCCAATTCCAAACTGTTCATATTGCCCTTGTTTAGGTCTTTATGACTAGCGCCAACTGCTTTGTATGCTTGCTTGAGCATTGCTTGCTCTTCTTTGGTGTAAGGATGTGCTGACTTCTTTTTGCCAATCCAACTCTTACCTTGCATTTCAATAGGATCTTTACCATTAGCTCCTGCAACTGCCATGCCCAAGCGATAAGATGTATAATCCCCGCTGACTTTTTCCCCATCACCAAACGTATTCAAACCCGCAGTTGATTGCGATTGTCGTTTGGTAATTTTCTTTTCAGTTGCTTCAGAAATGACTTCTAATATTTTCATAATTATCCGATTACTAGTGTGTAGCCAGTTCCGCCAGCCACATACATTTCTAATTCTTTATCTAACTTTTCAAGCTCTTCTTTACCAGCTGCCTTTAAGTCACTGCCGTTTAAGCCGCCAGCGCCGCCTGGACCAGCAATGTTAGCAAACTTGCCACGAGCTTCTCCTAGCATGATTTTACAAGTTGCTAGAGTATGATCTTTAAACCACTGTCCTGCATACAAATCCTGCAATAGTATATAGTCTGGACGATGGTTGTAACCGCGAATCATTACCTGTTCGCCCTCGGCATACGGTCTTTGTAAAATACGCAAGGTATGTGTAGTTGGGATCCACTGGAATTCAATGTAGGCTCCAAACATACGTCCAACCATTTCTTGATATTGAGCAAACATATCATACGTTGCAATGCCGCCCAGCATTGTACTGTTGAGCAAATAGGTGTTTGTGTAGGCCAAGTTGAATGGTTCAAACTGTGTTCCACCCGATCCGCCAGCTGTTCTACTACCAATAGTTCTGCGGAAAATGCTACGAACTTCGATAATTTCGTCAGGTAATCTGTAGTCGTTTGTGTCTTGTTTTAGTTCTAAGAAATAGTATGCTTCTTCAACTGCACCACTACTGCGTTGGCGATATCGTGCTAGAGCACGGTTTAGGGCTGTTTCATAATGCTTGGGATCTAACTCAACATCGACCATACCGTCGCCCAGCATGGTGCGAACGTAATCATAAACTTTTTCTCTTTCTGCTAGATTGGTGCTGGGATTAGACATTATTAGTTCTCCATGTATATTTAGCTGCCGATAAATATACTACTATGCCAAGACTAAGTTTATTTAAACCCGAAAAGGGTAACGATTACAAATTTATTGACCGTCAAATTAGCGAAATGTTTGCTATTGGTGGTACTGATTTGTATCTGCACAAGTATTTGGGCGCCAATACCGACGAAGCTAATGCTACTGCGGATCAGCCCCACTATGATGTACTAAAAGAAACAAATATTCAAGATTTGTTATTTTTAGAAAATCGCGATAGGAAATATGATCCTAGCATTTATCGAGTTCGCGGCATTTATAATGTACAAAATTTAGACTTTAACCTTAGTCAGTTTGGATTGTTCATAGACAATGATACAATCTTTATGACTGTACATATTAATGATTGGATTAAACATGTTGGGCGTAAGCCGTTAACTGGCGATGTATTTGAAGTTCCACATTTACGTGATGAGTTTGCATTAAATGATTACATGATGGCATTGCCAAGATATTTTGTTATTGAAGATGTCAGTCGTGCAAGTGAAGGGTTTAGCCAAACTTGGTATCCACATTTATATAGACTCAAACTTAAGAAAGTAACAGACAGTCAACAGTATGCTGACATACTTAATCAACCAGCACTTGATGCCAACGGTGATCCAACAGATCAAACACTGCGTGATATATTAAGCACTAAGGCTAAAGAGTTAGAAATTAATGATGCTATACTGGCGCAGGCAGAAGCAGATGCTCCTAAGAGTGGATATGAAACTCAACAGTTCTTTACACTGGCTGCTGATCCTAATACCGGCAAACCCACGTTAAGAACTGCTGATCAAACAGAAATAGATGCAAGTCAAATGAGTCCAGATGCCAGTGCTATTCACGGACGTGCAGTACGTAGTGGGTATACTGGCTACTTGTTAGGTGATGGAGTTCCAGCTAACGGCGTTGAGTTTGGACATGGCATACAATTTCCGCCAACAGCCCACTTAAACGATTATTTTTTACGTACAGACTTTATGCCCAATAGATTATTCCGCTATGATGGCACACGTTGGGTTAAGACAGAAGATGCTGTACGTATGACTATGACTAATAATGATACTCGTCAAACACAGAAGACCAGTTTCATTAACAATACAACAACTAATAACATTGCTGGCGAGGTCGTTGAAGAAAGACAAGCACTAAGCAAAGCACTAAAACCTAAGGCAGATCTATAATGCAATTTTTCTATGATGGTCAGATAAGACGATACCTATTGCAAACAATTCGTTTGTTAAGCAACTTTGTTGTAAAATATGGTGATGGAACTCTTTCCCGTGTGCCTGTTATGTATGGAGATAGCGATAGACAAGTAGCTAACATTACTCGTCAAAACAGTGAAAACAAAATAAACAGTACGCCGCGTATTGCTGTTTATATCACAGATTTACAATTGGACCGCGAAAGATTGGGCGACGCTACACACATTGATAAGGTGCATATCAGAGAACGAGACATTGAAGATGGGGCATATACTAGTAGTCAGGGTAAGAATTATACTGTTGAACGTATCATGCCAACGCCATTTAAGCTGACCTTAAAAGCAGACATATGGGCAGGTAGTGCTGAACAAAAATTACAAATTTTAGAACAAATTTTAATGTTGTTTAATCCAAGTTTAGAAATACAAACTACAGACAACTACTTAGACTGGACCAGTTTAAGTGTAGTAAACTTGACCAATATGACTTTTAGTAATCGTCAAATTCCAGTTGGCAACGACAGTAACATCGACATTGCTACACTGACATTTGACATGCCAATTTGGATTAGTCCGCCTAGTAAAGTTAAAACATTGGGTGTTGTTACTAACATTATCATGGGCATGTACAAGGGCAACAGTTCAAGTACATATGGATATATTGATGGCTTAGGTGTTGATTATGTCGAAGGTAATCCTAATTTAAGTGATGTATTGAGCACAGCAAGAGCAAGTATTGATAATTTTGGCATTACAGTTCATGGTGGTAGTGCTATGATTTTAGATGCTGGAGAAAATGTCACATATACCAATAATAATTCATTATATGTCAGTGTCAAAAATGGGTCAGACATTAACTGGCGTATAATTTTAGATCAATATCCCGGGCAATTTAGACCAGGAGTTAGTAGACTTTTTCTTATACAAGAAGACGGAACAGAAGTCAGTGGGACGTCAGTGCTTAACCCACTTGACGAAACTGTACTAACAATCAGCTGGGATTCAGATACATTTCCAAATAACACAGATATCGCTAGTTTAAACAGACCCAATAGTTTAGGAACTTTTGATGCTATTGTTGATCCAGAAAAAAGCGGACCAGGTGCTGGATTAGACTTGCCTTCAGTAGGCACACGCTACTTGATTATTAATAATATTGGTGGCGGGATTAGAGAAACATTAGTTGCTGATGGCCGTAGTAATCGTATTGACACCAACATTGAATTTACTAGAGTATATGACAGTCGTGTGTTAGTTAACAATGCAGAAGTGGCATTTACTGCTGTTGATAGCCAAGGCTTGTTGGTATTACGTTTAGCAACACCTGTGCAAATTGATGATATAATCACATATGAACTCTATGTTAACGAAGACGGTCCTGCCGCTTGGAAAAACTTAGATAACAGTGATTTTATTGCCAACACCAATGACATCATTGAGTGGGATGGAGAAAAGTGGACTGTATTGTTTAATGCAGAAGCCACAACTGACCAGTTAGTTTACCTTACGAACATATATACTAACGTCCAATACAAGTGGAATGGCGTGCAATGGCGCAAATCATTTGAGGGCGAATATGCTAGGGGTTTATGGAGACTGGAACTTTAAAAGATCGTATTGTTTGTAGTGGAGCATTATTTTATGCTCGTAATACGGGACGTATACTGTTACTACAAAAACAACACGGAAAACATTCTGGGACTTGGGGATTAGTTGGTGGAACTAATGACCTCGGGGAAAGTGCATGGCAAGGTCTTCAACGTGAAATCAACGAAGAAGTAGGTAGTCCACCCAACATACTTAAAACAATGCCATTAGAAACATTTGTATCTAATGACAGTGTGTTTAATTTTCATACGTATTTGTGCGTAGTACAAGACGAATTTGTACCAGTATTAAGTGACGAGCACTGTGCTTGGGCATGGAGTACTATCGATGGCGCACCTAAACCATTACATCAAGCACTGCGTAGTAGCTTTGGCAATAGAGCCATGCGTACTAAACTGCAAACTGTTTTTGATGTAATGGATTTAATTTAATCGTATCTGTAGCGAACAATAACAATACCAGAACCGCCGCTTCCCGGAGCAATAACAGACCCAACACTTGGATAAGTTGGGTTACCTGAACCGGCCGCTCCTCCCCCTCCGCCACCAGTATTTGCTCCGCCACTTTGTGCAGTTCCGCCAGTAGTTGCTGGGGCGCCGTTGCCGCCGCCACCTTGGCCTCCTCGACCAAGACTAGCTCCACGTGCATTTCTTACATCACCCGAAGCTCCACCGCCACCACCAAACCAACCTGCTGGGTACCCGCCTACTGATGCAAATTGTGGGAAATATTTTCCAGGTCCACCAGTGCCAGTTAGGCCACTTGCGCCAGCGCCACCTGCGCCACCCCCGCCGCCGTCGCCAGGGCCTGAGCACGGTCCGCCTGCAAAGCCTTGGCCTTGTATTCCAGGGCCGCCTGGCTTACTACCATATCCGCCAGCGCCGCCTCCTGAACCTCCAGCACCACCAGTTCTAAATGAACTTTCTCCGCCACCTTTGCCGCCGCCCATAGCTACCAAAGTATCAAACTGACTTGGATTTCCGTCGTTACTGTTAGTGTTTGGACTTGCTACTCCGACGCCTCCGGCTCCGACTACTACTGTATATTTTTGACCAGAAGTTACTGGGTAGTTTTGACAGTATAACACGCCACCAGCACCGCCGCCACCTGCTCCATCAACAGTTCCGTTTCTTCCACCTGCGCCGCCGCCACCTACTACTAGTACTTCTACGTTGCCAGTAACTGCTGGTGTAAATCCACTAGTACCAGTTGTTGTGTATGTATGGTAACGATATCCACCTAAACTTGTTGGGACTGGGCTCGTTGCATCTACAGTTCTAGTATATGGACCTTCCTTATTAGATCTTTCTAATTGAGCTCCCCAAACATGAATTCCGCTAGTGCCGTTGCCCGCATAATTAGATAAACCATATTGCCAAGTTGTCGGGGTTTCTGCATCTGCTATAAACGCAGTTGAATAAATTATTCCGCCGTTTGAATGTGACGACGTTACACTACACCTGTACCATCCGTTACCTACTGGAGTAATACTATATCCAGTATTAGTAGGACTTCCTGTGGTATTAGTTGCTCCTGTAGCAACACCTGTACTTAAATTAAATATTGCCGAGTATCGTGTATTATCGGTATCAGTTGATGTTCTAACACCTGCAAAATTACGTTCGCCTGCCTTAAGATAAAAACTTACAGTGTATATTCCAGCAGGAACTATTGTTTGGTTATTATAAATTGAATGAACGTCAGTTGTATTGCTTTCAATAAATTTATCAGCGGTCAATGTTCCATCTGGGGCAAGTATTGCATCTGCACTAATTGTTCCGCCTGTTTTGTACCATGCCGCGTTGCTTATTTGTTCACTATATGTTAATAAGTTATGTCCACCAAAATTACGTAACGGATCTTGACTGATCCAGCCAGTTGCAGGACCTTCATAAACTTCAACAGCTTTAAGATCAGAATTATATTGCATTATTCCTAGTGGGGTCGAGTTTGTACTAGTAACTGCATATCGAATAATGACAACGCCACTACCACCAGTTCCGGGTGTTCCACTACCATTACCACCACCACCACCACCCCCAGTTCCTGCTACTCCAGTACCACCAGCCATGCTTGTACTAATACCGCCAGTTCCACCGCCGCCTAATCCGCCTTGTGCAAAATTCACTCCGTTGACACATGTACCGCCACCACCACCACCAGCATACCATGTTGGTGCTCCAGTGATGCTAAAATTTAATCCGTTGCCACCGCCTCCAGCTAGTACATATGATCCAGATTGTCCAGATTGTCCAGCTCCGCCACCACCGCCGCCGGCGGCATTTGCACCTAAATCACTTGCTGTTCCTACTCCACCGTTTGTACCTTGTCCTGTGACTCCAGTACCAGCTGAATTAGCAAACCCATTACTTGCGGCTGCGCCACCGCCTCCACTTCCGCCAGCAGTTGTACCGCTTGTTGCACTTCTACTGTTGCCTCCACCACCACCATTAGCGGTCAACGATCCAAATATACTATTAGTTCCAACAGAGCCTAATACTGTACTACCAGAACCGCCAATACCGCCAGTTCCAACAGTAATACTATAAGAAGTTCCAGGTGTTACCGTAAAAGCAGAGTTGTAAAGTAATCCGCCAGCTCCACCACCACCGCCTCCGTTATAACCGCCACCACCACCACCTGCTACTACTAGCACTTCAACTTGTGTTACTCCAGCTGGAGCTGTCCAAGTATTGTTTGTTAGTGTTGGAGTTGGTCCAGCTAATACTGAATAAGATTGACTGCCAGTATTAGTCCATTTGATCAGTGATGTTATAATAGGGGGACGGTTTGACGTTGAGTTAGGAGTCAACGTTAAATTATTTGTACCGCTAATTGTTGTATTTTTAAGGATTGCCATTGTTTTTTGCCATTATCTCATATTTAACTTTGTGCAGGATACCATCGCAAAACAACGATTCCGTGTCCGCCTGTGCCGCCTGTTTCAGCTCCATTTGATCTGCCACCACCACCACCAGAGCCTGTAAAGTTTACAGCATTATTATTAACTGTGGTACTTATTGGGCCAGTACCAATACTCGGATGATAGCCTACACTACCGTTCGTACCACCTGCGTTCATCTTAGATTCAGTATTGGTTGGACCTGAATAGTAAGCACTGCCGGTGCCGCCAGCTGAATAATAAACTGGAGTGCCAGTAATTCCATACATTAAGCCAGCACCACCTTCATTAGGACTGTTATTATTACCGCCAGATCCAGCACCAGTTCCCCCGGCACCGCCACCACCACCACAACCTGTATCCCCAGTTGCTTGTTGATTGCCTGATCCGCCAGCAAATCCTTGACCAGCAGTACCAGCACCGCCTGCGGAGTTGCTAGTACTTCCACCACCGCCACTTCCGCCAGCTGTTCCAGCACTTAGATGAGTCGAAGCGCCTGCTCCGCCGCCCACTGCTGTTAACACCGCTGTTCCAGAATATTGAGATAATGAACTATTACTACCACTGGAACTTGCGGCACCACCAAATCCTGCAATGACTCCGTATGTATAGCCGCTAGCAACTTGATAAGACTGGTGATACAATAAGCCGCCAGCGCCACCTCCGCCTCCGTATCCTGATGATCCGTTAGCACTGCCACCACCGCCACCACCAGCTACACATAATACTTCTATTTTAGACACACCAGACGGAGTTGGCCAATACATTGTTCCTTCTCCGTTGCCTATTTGCGGGGTGTTGGTAAAAATTTGTACTAATTGCGCTGGATTGACACTATGATATCTAACAATTACAGCACCGTCAGCACCGTTGGCCTGCATCCATCGATACCAACCGTATCCAAATGTTGCATCATAGTGACTGCCGCCTCCACCAGATCCTGTCCACCAATCACCATTGCCACCTAATAAAGTCGCTGTACCCGATCCTGCTCCTGCTGGCGCGCCTTGTCCACCACCGCCAGCACCGCCTATTCCGCCAAGAAGACTGTTGTATTGTATATTGCCGCCACCGCCGCCTGCATACCATTTACTTTTTCCGCTAATGCTAAATGCTAGTCCTGGGCCACCTGATCCGCCGCGAGTATTTGTTGAGGCGCCGCCTTGACCTCCAGCGCCACCGCCACCAGCGGCTGGGTAATTTGGATCAGCAAATCCAGAATATCCGCCAGCAAATCCTTGACCAGTAGTTCCGGCAGCTCCATTGCCTAAGTTTCTAACGGATCCGCCGCCAGACCCGCCAATAGATCCGTTAGTACTTGCACCACCTGTTCCACCGTAACCGCCACCAACTGATGCTAGCGATGTTGATACAGCAAAAATTGCCAAGTTATCAATTGTCACAGCCGCAGTACAATATAAATTAATAAGATTTAAGTTAACATTGTTTTGCTTCCAAAATGCCCACGCTTTACTGCCACTCACTGCAAACGATACATCCGCAAAGGCATTACTAACTTGCGGCATTGTATATGAAGCATCATTATGATTAACAAGTAATACGTTTGTTCCAGCGCCAGATATTACATCAAATGTAGCACAATAGATCTGTCCTTCAACGAATGCAGATGTCGGAACACTAGTCAAATAACTAGTATCGCTACCTGATTTTACTGCTTGTCCGCCGGTAACTGACCATTGAGTACCTTGTGTCCATCCAGTTGCTGAACTAAAATCGCCGTTAGTTACTAAGTTAGGACCAAATGCACTAGCACATCCTCTTTTACCAAATTGATCATAAGTATCACTACCGTATCTTTGTCCGCCGTTGCCAGCGCCGTCGCCGCCCTTGCCAACTACTACAGTATATGGTTGACCAGCAGTTACTGAATAACTTGTATTGTATACTACACCGCCTGCACCACCTCCGCTGCCGCTATGTCGGCCACCACCACCACCACCGGCAATACATAATACTTCGATAGTGCCGGTGTATCTAGGAGTAAAGGTGTGTATACCTGCACTTAAAAATTGATGTACTTTATATACATCACTTTGATATGTTATATGTTGACCTGAGGTTGTGCTAACATCTGCGTGATTTTTTATGCCTACTGAATGACTAAATCTTCTCCAACTTGTTCCGTTATAAATTTCTGTATATTTTAAGTCCGTGTTGTAACGCATTGCCCCAACTGCTGGGCTACCTGGTCGTTGTGCAGTTGTACCAATAGCTGGTTGGGCATATGTTGACGTAATTGTTGTTTGTAGATTTGCCATAGTTTACATTCCGTACCTATTTTTCATTGCTTGATAATTAGTCATGATTTCGCCAGATGTTAGAGTTTTTGTATATATTCTTGCGGCGCCTATATATCCAGGCATTGCGTAATTTGCATTGCTAAATCCCCAACCAGAATACATGCCAATTCTATAAGCATTGGTTAATGTTAGTCCTGAGAAATTACTAGTGCCTTGCGTAAGTAGTAGGCCGTCTAAATACATGCGCCATTGATTGCCATCTCTAGTAGTGGCCATGTGATGCCAAGCGTTAGCTGATAATGCAATGCCGTTGATGTTTGTTTCAACCCCACTATTACCTGTTGTAAAGTTAACTACCCCTGCACTAGCATAATCCCAAAGAAAATAACTGTTGGTCCCACCATCCCCGCCATCGCCTCTAAGATCAATTATATAAGCTCTTGCATACGTGGCATCTTTAAGGCTAGTTACATATATCCAAAAATCATAACTATGATTCACACCTAAATACAAGTTAGGATTTGACATACTAATGTAATCATTAGTGCCATCTAGTCTAACAAATTTGTAATTCGTAGTTGCTACTGGAAGTGCCCCGTTAGATAATGTACCGATTGATCCTCCGGCAGTATCATATAGTTTAGACGTGTTAATAGGCAAAGACGATGGTGCTGGATTACATGCTGGATCGTTGAGATCTAAATTAATAGCCAATTGATCAGTGACATATGATTGTCTATCTTCGACTTTACTTTGTAATTCAAACCTATTAAGTTGTGCGTTGTAATTCTGTTTAACTTGGACTGGAGTTAGTGCAGTTGTATACAAACTAGTACACGCTATTTTCCCGTTCCATACACTTGTGCCTGCACTCCATGATAATGAACCAATGTAAAATACTGAACCATTTGGAGTTGTCAACCCGCTGCAAGTAGTTGTTCCGGTCATGTTACCATTTAGATAAAACGTAACAGTTGTGCCGTTCCATACTGCACAAACATGCTGCCAAGTATTTGCTACGGCTGTTGCTCCTGTAGCATTAAAATCATGAGTGCCTCCCGATCCGTAACCAATAGCACTCCACACTCCACTTTCTGCCCTAATCCCACGAGCAGTACCGCTTACGCCACCGCCAACACTCATTACATACGAATCAGTACTAACTTGATTTGGATACACCCATGCTGATATTGTAATCGTTGACGTTTGATGTTGCGTAAATGTACCACTTACTGCATAATCATTTGTGCCGTCAAACACTATTGCGCCGCCATTGGCTGATGAATAAGTCGGTCCGTTGGTCAATGTTGCATTGTTGCCAAGTCCTGACATATCTATCCAAGTAGTCCCTGAGCTATACCTAGCTCCGTCTAAATATGCCACTAATCCGTCAGTTACTATGTCGTCCCCAATTGGAGCGGTTTTCCATTTGTTAGATGCTTCATAATTCTCGAATGTATTTGCAACTGTATTAAAACGAGTTTGTCCTGTGGGCTGTGTGGTTGCGGTTGCTAGTGCGTATCTAATGATAACTATGCCAGATCCACCAGCGCCACCGCCAAGATTGGAATACTGAAATCCACCACCACCACCACCAGTTCCATTAACACCGCTGGCCGATGATCTTACGGCAGCGCCACCGGATACTGCTGTATACCCGCCTACACCACCACCCCCTATACCACCTAAACCATATGTAGCTGTTGCGGGAGAAAACAACCCAGTTCCTAACTGAGTTCCGCCACCGCCACCACCATACCAAGTAGGTGTTCCACTTATGTTGTAATTAACACCTGGCCCACCAAATCCACCGTTTATTGAATCAGGGCCGCCACCAGGACCACCTGCACCTCCACCACCACAAGTCGAGTAGTTTATTGGAGTTGATGCTCCGTCACCAAAGAACCCCCCTCCTTGATGTCCTTGTCCGGGAGTGCCAGCGCCACCAACAGTAAACGAGCTACCGTTGTCACTTGCGCCACCACCTGATCCGCCATTGTTTCTACTTGCGGCCGTGCTGCCTTGACTTAGGCCAGCGCCGCCACCAATAGCAGTCAATGTGGCAAATACACTATTACTACCTGGATTACCAGTATTGCTTACTTGTGTGGCCGCTGTTCCGCCTTGACCTACTGTAACAGTATAACTTGTAGACGGAGTAACTGGGAAAGCGGAGTTGTATATTACTCCACCAGCGCCTCCTCCACCACCGTGATAGCCGCCACCAGCACCGCCACCAGCAACTACCAATACTTCAATATTAGTTACGCCAGTTGGACAAGTCCAGCTTGTGCTTGTTGTAGTTGCACTTCCAGATAATGTAGTAACTGCCTGTGTTCCAGTGTTAGTCCACTGTACAATAACTGTACTAGACAAACTGGGCCTGTTGGCGTTGTTACCACTTGGCAGCGTCAAGCTACCGGTATCATTAACGGATAGGCTTGCTAACTGTGCCATATTATTTGTTACCTTTTAACTCATCAATTTCTGCTTTAAGTGTCTTAATAGCTTCTACCAAATATGCTGTTAACTTAGTGTACTGAATGCCTAATGGATTGCCATTTTCATCTTTACTGACCAAGTTTGGAATAACTTTGTTAACATCTTCAGCAATAAGTCCAATCTCGTCTTTGCGTGAACCGTCTCGACGATCATAACTTACACCACATAATTGTAGTACACTGTCAAGTGCATTAGTTAAAGGATTTACATTTTCTTTTAATGTAATACTTGAACTTTCTGTTAGTGCTGTTACAGTTAATGTACCAGTACTTGGTGTAAATGTTATACCACTGCTTGCTATAAATGCTGTTGTCAAACTGCCAGTAGTAGTTGAAGCAAATGTTGGATAGAATGTTGAAGAACTACTACTATTGCTAATAGTTGCGCCTGCTGCCGCCCAACTTAATGTACCACTGCCGTTAGTTACCAGTGCATACCCGTTTGTACCGTCAGCCGTTGGTAATGTATATGTTACACTACCCGCGGTTGCTGGCACTGTAAATGTTACTGCACCGCTACTTGATCCTTGAATTGCAATACTGCCTTTTACAGCAAATGCACCTGTACTTGGATTAAAGCTAAACTTTGAACTAGAAACACTAGCACTTGTTACAGTACCGCTAGTTGCTGTTGTAAACAATGGATAGAAAGTACTGTTAGTTGAACTGTCACTTACAGTAACGGCTGCATCCGCCCACTGCATTCCACTTGATGTTGTTTGTAGGAACTTACCGTTAGTACCAGCAGATCCATTAATTGTAATCTTGCTTGTTGAAGCAACATCTATGCTACCAGTAGTAGTTAGCGCACCAATTTTTAGATCACTATATGTAGCTGATGTAAAATCGACAGTAGTAGTTGGTTCAGGAATTACACCTTTGAACAATTTCCAAACACCGTCATTTGCGTCACGTACAAATCCAGTATGTTGATATCCACCATTTGTGAATGAACTAACAAAACCAATATCAACAACGTCGGCTGGATTATCGTCACCCATATAAATCAAGCTGTCTGCTACATTATAATTTGTTGTGTTGATAATTGTTTGCGTGCCGTTAACTGTCAAGTTTCCGTCTACGACTAAATTATTACCAATAGTAACATTGTGTGTAACACGCAGATCATTCTCAACAGTTAAATCGCTGTTAATTGTTACAGCTGGTGTAAATGTAATTCCAGAACTATCAGTAGAATCAAGAGTTGTTCCGTTAACACTAATAGCATCAATTATAACGCTGCCAGTACCACTTGGTGTAACAATAATGTCTTCGTTGCTGTTTTTTCCGATAATGTTATTTTGGAAGTAACGAATACTACCAGTATCTACTTCGCTAATATTAATAGTTGCCGGCGCCTCACTTGTACCAGTAACGCTTAATGCACCAAACTCGTCAGTGATAGTTAATGATCCCAGTGTAATAGAACCCGGACCCACGTACACGTGATTCCATCTATTACTTGGTGTGCCTAATGTCAGTATATTATCGTTAACAGGCACAACGTTAGTTGACACTACTTCAAAGTATCCACGCACTGCGGCTTCTGTCGGGACTGCTTCGTTTGAGTCGCCACTTAGTGTGTAATCACTTGAGAATTCGTTAACTAGTTCGCCTAATTGTGCTCCAATTGAGCCTAATCGTAAACTTGTAAGACCCGACAAGTCGAATGCCGATGCATTAAGTGTTGCTCGCCCAGTTGCTTGGTCTACACGGAAGTAGTCGCCAACACGGAAATTACCGTCTTGATCTGTACTTACGTAGAACACACGACCTGGGAATGATTCAATTACTTCATTTGCTTGACTTGCTGCCTGTAATGGAGCATTTGGATAGTTAGTGTCAGTTCTTCCACCAGTACCAATACTTAAGAAGTCATGACCTGTTAATCTGCTTTGACTGTAGTTATATCTAACTGTGACGGCAGCGTTGTTTGCGCTAGGATTTATTTTTTCATTAGCTAAAACAAGAATTAAAACACTAGTAATATTAGTCCAAGACCCGCCCACACTTTGGACGATGTAACTTGTTGCGTCTCCAGCAATTTGTAAACTTGCACCAGGTCTTGGTAAAGCATTGAAACCGTCAGCAACAAGCACAAATCCTTTTTGTCCAGCTACTCCGCCAGTTGCAATATCTGCTGTTATACCCTCGCCGTTGTCAATAGTGTCAGTATCTAAGAAAGTGCCACTTGTTGAACTATAATAAATTTTGCCTACAGCAGTTTGTACGTTAGTAATCTGACCTATAGCACCGCTTACTGAACCAGTTATGGTATCACCAACACTAAATTCGCCACCAGTTAATGTTAACTCGTCATATGTTATTTGCTCACCATACAATGCGCCAGTTAATGGCGTTTCATCTGCATCAAATCCGCGACTTATTACACCATATGTGCCATAACTGTTGTTACCTGATAAAGAACGAATCTTACCGCCACTAGTTGTGGCATATCCAAACCAGCAGTAATATGTAAAACAACTTACAATTTCTGCTTTGCCCTGACCAGCTACCCAATATCCAACACCATCACTATTAATAACAGTGTATGCGTGGAATACCATAGACTTATAACCAGTGGCATGTACGTCACCGTCTACAATAGCTCCAATGCCGCCGTCACTAAAACACGCACATTCTAAAATGTACGGTGACTTGTTTAAAATTGGACTATCTGGATCAAATGCAACATATACACCTGCAATGGTTGCTTCTTCAATATCTTCAGGGAATGATAAATTTGGTTGGAATCCGGTCATGCCACTAAAATACATTTTGTGTAGCATAGATCCGTCACCCAACATCCACATAGTGCCTTCACTGTAGTCACTTGCTAATGTTACTGTTTGGGATGATATAGTCTGACTTGAACATGATACTGTTAATGTAGTAAAACCAGTAGTGGGCGTATTTAATGCAATAGCAGTAATTGTTACTGTACCACTAATACTTGTACCAGTTACGACTGCCCCAACTTGCCACTCATTACCTGTTATCAGAGCGTCTTGAACTACAATAGTTGTTGACGTGGCTGCGCCTACAGTCGCTGTAACAGTTGCTCCAGTTACACTAATATCTATAGGGCGTACTTGTGTAGTTCTTTGACCATCACCATAAACTGAAACACCTGCAGGGACCTTAATAGGTAGTTGTTCGTAATATGTACCTGTCTTTACGAAGATAACAGCTGGTCCAACCACTGTTTCGCAAGCATGTTTAATTGTAGCAAATGCAAGATTTAAGTTAGTACCGTCATTAGCATCATTGCCATCTTGACTGACATAATAAACATTTTCAGCAGTAACTAGGTCGTCCCACGTTGGTATGCCATCTTTAACAAATAGCACTTGACCGTCATCACCAATTGGTAATTTTGTATCAACCATTGCCCCGCGATAAATCATGTCGCCTTGGGTATCAGTTGGACTGCCGTCTCCAGAGACCATTAAGTCCCATTTGTTGGCAGCGAGATCAGTAGCAAAACTGCCTGTTGAAGTGTGGTTTAGAATAGCAACATATGAGTTACCGTTATTTCTAACTACGTCATCTTTAACATAGTCGGTAGATGATGTCCATGCACCTTGCCACTTAAATTTAATTCTACCTAATCTAAAATCTGCCATTTTTTATTCCTAATTTATTTTGGTTCTGTATAGGTGTAGGGCTTGTTTGTTCTCACACAAAAATAGCCTTCGTCATCTATATAATAGAAAACATCTTTACTGCCGTTATACCACTGGTCATATCTGGTTGTATTCAACCCTTGACCAGTAGTGTCATTATAATCATCAATGTAATTTTCAAACATTGTAAAGAATGTTGTATCTGATGCTGCCAAATTGAGATCTGCATCTATAGTTTCCGTGCCTGTACCACTATACAATGCCTTAGTGTAAACTAGCATTCCGTCATCAACTGTTAATGCATGTAGAGCTGTGGGTAGTGTATATTGACTTCCACCACCACCTGTGCCTTCTGCTAAATTTCTTGCTAAACTGGGCATATTATCCAATCCTCATATAAGATATTTATCGTAATCAGTAAAGAGCGGTCCAGCTTACGCCATTGTAGAACACTGGATACGGTAATCCCAAGTTAGTTCCTTTAGGATCCCACCCTGCGGTAACACCGTTTGCCACGGCAAATGTTCCTACTGCTGGAGTTGGCGGTGGAGTTGATGATACTGCTAAAGTTAAATTATCAGTAGTTAAAGATGCTGTTGTAACATATCCTGTTAAGCCATCAATAATTCTAGTGCTGTTATCTGCAAATACTGAACCAACTAAGTCTCCTACATGTGTCCCACGTAGTATACCAGAAATGCTGTCTACCAAAACTGTACTATTATCAGCAAATACTGAACCAGTGACATCACCGTCCCATACTACTGGTTTATTTGCTAAATCATTCCAACTACCGCTGAACAAAGTAGGTTTGTTTAAAATTACAGCAAAGCCAGAACTTGCACCCCAATCTGCTTGTATATGATTTCCGGCTATTAACACATTGCCTTCAATGTCTGTAGAAACAGTTACAGTTCCGGACCCCAAAAACGCAATGTTTTCTCCGTTATTAATTAACTTTGTTGTACTGTCATTACCTGATACATAAAATTTAAATGCTTCAGGTATTACAGGTTTGTTAGATAGGTCAGTATAACTGCCCGTAGTTGCTACTGAAGCAAACGCGGGTTTGTCATTTACATCAGCCCAATCTACACTGGTCAAATACCCGCTGTCATTAGTAAATGTTGATATGTTTGACGGGATTGTTGGTATTGTTGGTTGATCAGTTAAGTCGTCGTAACTTCCGCTAGTTGCCACTGCGGCGAATATTGGTTTTTCTGCCAACTCAGTCCAGCTTGTTGCTACTGTAACAAATGTTAAGTTTCCACTACCATCAGTTGCTAACACTTGATTTAAAACACCGTCACTAACATCTAATTCTGTAATGCCAATAGTGTTAGCCTTGATTTGTGCGTTGGCAACTGTTCCTTCTAAATCACCACCGACTGTGGGATCTTGTGTAGGCAATGTAATAAACTCTAATTGCCCAATGCCATTTACGCTTAATACTTGTCCACTTGTGCCTGAAGCATTTAATTCTTGTGCTGTAATACTGCCAGCTGGCACCATAGCCGCAGTAACTGGGGTAAAATACCGTACAGTTATTTCTGAACCATCTGGAGGAGGATTAGTTGTGCTACCGTCTAAGTCAATAAATCGAATTCTATTGGGATAGCTTAGGTTGAAGTCTACTTCAGCAGTCAGCGTAACACCGTTCATTGTTACAATAACGTTTTTACTGTCGTCAACAGTGGCTGATAATTCAAATTCTACAGTGGTATCATCACCAGTAAAATACTCAACGTTAACAAATGGGTACGGACCCATGCTACCCCAGGTAACGCCATTGTAACCTTCAAATACATCAAGGTCAGTATTGTAACGAATTTCTCCGGGCTGGGGTGTAGAATTACGCTGGGCAGTGGTGCCCGTAGGAATGACGATGCCAGTATCGCCCTGAAATACTAGATTCTGCTTTATTTGCCCACTACCAGCACGGGTTTTGCTCATACACTATCCTTTAGATAGTGTATTTATTCTATGCTAGGTTAACAGCTTAGGCAATAATTACAATTCTTCCATCAGAAGTTGTTATAGAACCGCCAGCACTTGGAGCAATTCCACCGTATCCTGACGCACCATCATAGTAAGCACTCGATGTATTTGCAGGCGTTCTTCCAGAACCACTATAACCAGTGCAACTATAAGGAACAGTGTTGGATCCTCCTAGACCAGGATCGCCGTTACCTGCGTTAGCTGAAGAGCCAGAGCCACCACCGCCACCACCGCCGCCGCCACCAGTTCCAGGATAACCAGCATAAGTGCCAGCTCCAGAAGTAAATGTGCCTGAACTACCTCGGCCAGTACCGCCAGTTCCTGCTCCAGCACCACCAGCACCACCATTTGCTGATGGATTTGATCCCGTGTAACCAGCTCCAGCTGCACCGCCGCCACCTGCGGCAACTAATAATGTAGTTACAGTCGAAGCACGTAGAATTGAACTTGCTCCACCGCCCGAACCTGCTGTACCAGCGTTAGATCCTGCTCCATCGCCAATACCGTTTACACCACCACCACCGTAAATGCTGGCAGCTAACACTGTACTTGTGTTTCCACCGTTTAGCACACCGCCCGATAATGCGTCAACACCTTGTCCAACTTTAATTGTTAAAGTTTCGCCTGGAATAACATCTAAGAACCCTTCTACAGATCCAGCTCCACCGCCGCTACCAGTTAATGCTCCAGCAGTAGAGGGTGTTCCTGCCGATCCGCCTGCACCCCAAGCTGCCACTCTAATTCTACTTACACCTGCTGGCACTACATAACTTTGATCTGCACCAGTATAGCCAAATACTGAAACTGCTGGACTACGTCTAGACACTGCTGGCGATTCTGCGTTAGCGCCTTTGAATGGATTTTCAGCAAAGGCAGCAAATATATGAGTAACCCCGCTAGCATTTACTCTTCCGTTGGACCTTAACTTAAATCCGTTAGATACAACATCAAATAATTCAGATGTATTGCCATTTTCTTCCGATGTTGCGCTGTTTGCAAAGATACTGCGTTCACCTACTGTACTATTGTAAGGGTCACGAGCAGTGTCTATCATTACCCACTGACTTGTACTAGATACGGCTTTAATTAAAATAAATCTAGGTTTAAATCCACAATGAATAAATGGGCCATCACTAGATCCGTTTGCAGTATATTTGCCAAACTTACTAAATCCTGGAATTTCGTTCCAAAAGTATCCAACGTAATTTGTTGCTGAACCATTAATATTTGCCAGGCCGTTTGCACCTTGCACAGCAGTAATAGTAGTTGCACCAACTGTTGCTGTTCCAAAAGAGAATACTGCTTCTGCGTCAGTTGCATTTAACGTTAATCCATAAGTTGATCCTGATAATCCCGTATGCCATGCATACCAGTTAGCTACTGAATTACGTGATTTAATTATGAACATGGACGGTGCAGAAGTTAATCCGTGACCAATAGTAGCACCGTTAGTATTATTTCCAGACCAAGTAGCAACACTAAATCCACTAGTAGTGTTAGCACTAACTGAACTAGTAATAGAGCCAGAAGTATTACTTACTGGGGCTCCGCCGGCCTTCCAACCCCATACTACATGTGAATTTCCTATCAAATTCATTCCGCCACCGTAGGGTTCTGATGAATAAGTAAATCCGTTAGAAGTAAATGATACGTTATCAGCGCCTTCTATACTTGTGGCATTTGAGTATAGACTTGGACTACTAGTCGCACCACGTACTCGATCAAATAATCGATGGAACCCTGAACTATTTCTATCTTTAACCCAGATCAAATCTGGTTGGAAATTAAATCCTCCAACTGTTAATGGATATGATCCAGTGCCAGTGTAAGTTACTGCATCAAAATATTGATTGGGCGTCAATGCCGCGGCATTAGTTGCTTTTGATAACGATTTAGTGTTTAGTGTATTGAATCCTACAGGCGCGGCATATATAAACGGAGTTTGTCCGAAGTTTGCAGTAATTTGTTTTACCCCAGAAACATTGTCCCAATGAAACATTGGTGTAATTTTAGTATTTGCTGTCCAAGATGCTACTGGACTTGTACCTGTTGCTGGTGCGCCTTGTATCCACACACCGTTCTTTGCATACCAAATATATCCAGCATCCGCGTCCACTGCTACACTGATCACGTCGCCGTCAGTGTATGTCGGTATTCCGCTTATTGTAAAACTTCCTGTACTATTAGTTCCAGTTCCGTTGCCTCGATAGTTCACACGATACTGATCATTTAACCATATACCTGTCATCGGTGCACCAGTACTAATGATACTATTCATTTTTACTTCCCAATACCACTTACCGGTAGTTGCAGAAATAGTGCCAAAGGTTGTTGATCCAGTACTGCCTGTACTTGTGTATGTTAAATTGCCATTTGAAAATGCTCTAGTATCTAATAGTGTTATGTCAACTGGTGGTGCTATGTTATTCCAAGTACAATAGTTACCAATGACTTCACCACCAGATTGCATGTCATGCCCATAATTAGTTGGGCTGTCAACTACGCTGTCTTCTGTAAATCCAACTTCAGAGGCTGTTGTATAACGAACTATAACAATACCAGAACCGCCAGCACCTGATGAACCAACATAGATGCCGCCACCGCCTGATCCAGTGTTAGTTGCTCCAGCAGTTACAGTACCAGATCCTCCTGATCCTGCTCCCCCGTTGCCGCCAACTCCAGATCCTCCAAGTGCGCCAGGTAAACTATTACCGCTTGCGCCACCGCCGCCGGCATAAAATTGAGATGTGCCGCTAATTCTAAACTGTAATCCGGCTCCCCCAGCTCCTGGAGCAGAACCTGATCCATTTCCACCAAGGGCGCCTGCACCGCCGCCACCTGATGCCACACCGGTTGCTGATGTGTTCCCGCCAGCAAATCCTTGACCAGCGGTACCAGCACCGCCGTACCCTCGTGCATCAGGCACTGCATACTCGCCAGATCCGCCTCCAGATCCACCAGCTACACCAGCAAAACCATTTGATCCACCGCCGCCTCCGCCAATTGCAGTTAATGATCCAAATATGCTATTTGATCCATTGTTGCCAGTCCCTGTACCGTTCTTTGCGGCGCCGCCAGCACCTACTGTTACAGTATATGTTTGTCCGGGAGTGACAGGGTATGCACTATTGTATATTAATCCACCAGCACCACCACCGCCGGCACCACCTCCATTTCCGCCCATGCCGCTACCGCCGCCTGCCACTACAAGTACTTCAACTTGTGTAACATCTGTAGGAGCTGTCCAGCTGGTCGTACCAGTTGTAGTAAATGAGCGTGCTACGCCAGCATTTATTCCACGTGTAACAAATGAGTTGCCACCCGTTTCTGGTAACGCTCTTAAGGGAGGAGTAAAATTTGATTGGTATCGTGAAACACCTCTGGTAACTCGTAAATCATCTATGGTTCCATTTGCGTATGTATTGTCTCTTTCATTATATCCAATTCTAATTTCACTAGATGTATTGCCGACTACTTCAGTTGAAGGTATTGAGGCAGTTCCAACCATAGTACCATCAATAAACATATATAATTTTGAGTAACTTCTACTAACAGCAACATGATGCCAAGCACCGTCATTGGGACGAATTGATGAGTTAATATTTTGTTCAGTGTTTACTAACGAACTGCTATAGGTAAATTGTAAAGTTGCAGAACCGCCAGTAACTTTTAAACCCCAAGCTCCTGCAGGAGGGCTTCCGGTGAATCCTTGACTAATAATCGAAGTATAGTTACTTTGACTGCCGTTAGCTCTCCACCAAAACTCAACGGTAAAGTCCGCAATTCCAAAGTTTGTATTTCCTAAGACACCAGGGTAAGTAAAATAATTACTTGAGCTAACTGCTAATGCTCCACTACCATACTTGCTAGAACTAGTAATAGTTGAATTGCCAACAGTTATAATGTTGTTTGCGCCTGCACTATCAACCACAGCGGCATTGGCAAAGTTTAATAGTAAGGTCGGCGCTGTTGAAAAGTTTGCCGGAGTTGGGGTATATGCAGTTGGAGCAGACCCGGCTTCTAATTGTGGCCAACATAAGAACACCCCAGATACGCCGTCACCAGTTGCTGACGGCAATCTAGCGTCAGTTAAACTATTTGCAATGGCCATAACGTATCTACCAGCGCCAGTAGCTATGGACACACTAGAGATGGCGCATCTAAACCACCCGTTACCAATACTGGTAATAGATGCTGTGCCGCCTAATGCATTTGCACCTTGAATAGAGTATGTACCATTAATAAGGTCATAGTTGACCCAAAAATCATTGCTGTTTGCGAATCCAGATGAGGCTGCAAGTTGAAAGAATTTCCTTTCTCCAGCTTTTACATATACAGAATGAACGTATGTTGTACCTAATGTGACCGTTGAATCTTGTAATATAAACCTACCGCCAGTTGCTGTGGATTCTATTAATTTTATACCTGTTAACGTCGTATCAAGTGCCGGAGCCAATATTGCAGTTGCCCCACTTAATGTTGATGCATTATCTAGTAGATAATCACTGAACGGTAACAAATTATTTGTTAGTGTACTAAATGGTCGATTTGTTGGTGTAAAGGCTGCGGTATAGACTGCTGCTCTAACTACTCTAAAACTCGACATATGCCCTTTAAAATATTCTCCAGGGCCAGTAGTCCAAATTGATCCAATATATAGGCCACCATTAAATCCAGAAGGCATTGTTGTAGTTGATCCTGCAGATTTACCATTATGATATAATGTAATAGTAGATCCGTTACGTACTAATGCAACATGATTCCAAGTATTCGCTACCAGATTGTTGCTGGCAGTATTGCTATTAATTGCTGGAACACCAAGCCACCCTACACCATCGCCGATATAAACGTGCGTGTCGCCAATGCCAGTTCTATTTAAACTAATGCCTATAGTAGCATGTGGCTGGAAGTTTACTAGCGTCTGCATAGAAGTAGAAAAATCTAAATAAACCCAAGCTTCTATAGTAAAACTTATGCCGGTCAAGTTTAATGTGCTACTAGTTGTATTTAAATAATCAGTAGATCCATTAAAATAAACACTTGCGCCGTGTACAGCAGGGTTATAAGAAGTGTTAGTTGGTTTAGGAAACGGGCTAAAACTTCCTTGGGTAGCAGTGCCAGAACGTGTAATGGCTAAGTTATTAGAACTGCTGTCTGCAAATGTATTATTCTGTCCGCCAACAGGACCGTTACCAGTTAAATGTAAGGATACACTACCACGATAAGGATCTTGATCCGCATCATAAGTAGTTGACCCTGTATTGTTAGCATCATATCCTAGTGTTTGACTAGTTAATGTATTATCAAAAGGCAAATAAAATCCGTTAGTGCCGTATGATCCAGTATATGGTTTTGGTATCCAGGTACCTGTACTAGTAGTAGTGCCGAACAATGAAGGATCTAAGGCTGCACCATCAATAAAATTATACTCTGCTAATTGTCCGTCAAAAGTTTTACTGCTTAGTATTGTATCGTTATTAGCACTAACACCTACGGTCATTAATCCGCCAGGTTTATTTACTGGGGTTGCATAGTTTAGTGATGGAAACCCGCCATCGGCAGTATTCCAACCATTGCTATTGACAAAGTCAGTTATCTGTACACCATTGACCCATATTTTTATTCTATTAAACGCAACAGTTTGTGAAGTGTCAACTGCAATTACTAGATGATACCATGCACTTGGATCTCTAAAAACAGGAACTGTACTAATGCTGAATGTACCACCAAGTGCCGGACCCCAATCATAAAGTTGAATACTTTCATTTGATGTATTTGTTGCAATATGCAGTGAAGCATATGATGTGCCCCAGTTAGCACTTAAAAATCCTAAATCATCAACACCAGATCTTGTTCCTTTTTTGAACCATGTACTAAGTGTAAATTTTCGTTGGTCGCCTCCGTGTGCGCTATAACGATACAATCCAGTGCCGCCACCACTTATCCATTTAAATTTTAAACTTTTTGATACAGGTTGCAGTAAGTCAGGCTGTGGCCAAGCATTAGCACGATGCGCTTGCAGTGCTTCATCTAAAGTCCAGATACCACTAGCATCCTTTAATGTAGGTTGCTTGGATGTACCTTTTACTATTCTACCTGGTTTATTATTTCTTGATCCCATTTACATTCTCAATTTTTATACTGTATTTAACTGCCGTACCAACGGATGATTACGATTCCAGAGCCGCCGTGTGCGGCTGGGTCTCCGCCATTTCCACGTCCGCCTCCGCCGCCACCTGTGTTTATCAATCCAGGAGTTGGATTACTTGATGTTCCTGTTCCGCCTTTTCCGCCGCCGCCTGCGCCGCCTACAGCGCCAGCTACTAGGTCACTAGATCCCCCAGAGCCTCCGCCTCCGCCAGCATAGGTAGTACTTGTTCCGCTAATAGAGTATGTCAAACCTGCTCCACCAGCTCCTGCAATACCACTGCCGCCGTTAACTCCGGCACTGCCTGCTCCACCTCCGCCACCATTTGCTTGATTTCCAGTATTTGTGCCAGTGCCGCCAGCATTTCCTTGTCCATATGTGCCAATTGATGAGACAGATGTAAAGTTTCCGCTTTGTCCGCCGCCGCTACCCCCGTTAGTTGGTCCAACAGAATTTCCACCGCCTGAACCACCGCCTAAAGCAATTAGGTTAGCAAAACTACTATTCTGTCCAGTGTAACCTGCTCGTGAGTTATATACGCCTCCGTCGCCACCTTGACCAACAACAACAGGATAAGTTACACCTGGTGTTACTGGGGTGCTGTTACTGTATATTAAACCACCAGCTCCGCCGCCACCACCACCAGGAGGTCCACCTCCGCCACCACCTGCTACTATTAATGCTTGTACACTAGTAACACCTGAAGGACAAGTCCACGATCCGCTATCTAAGAATGTAGCAACTTGCGGAACACGATAACGAAGTATAACTACACCACTGCCGCCTGATCCGCCACTTAAATAATTTGCCCCATAGCTGCCGCCAGCTCCGCCGCCACCTGTATTTGAAGAGCCGCTTTGTCCAGCACCGTTGCCAACAGCATTGCCGCCGCCACCAATGCCACCTCGACCTGATATTCTAATAGCAGTGTCTGATGTATTAATTGATCCGCCGCCGCCACCGCCAAAATATTCTAAATTTCCAGTAATATTAAATGGTAATCCAGGGCCACCGTCGCCGGCTCTCACTGATGAAGAAGCACTGTCTTGAAATCCTATTTTTCCAGCGCCACCAGCTCCGCCGCCGCCTGATCCAGGATAGTATGGTGATCCAAATCCAGAGTCTGCACCGCCCGCAAAGCCCTGACCTGATACCCCAGTGCCAGTACCGCCTGCACCAGAACCACCATTTGCATTAGCTCCTAAAGATGCTCTATCTGCTCCACTGGCACCGCCGCCAAATGCTGATAGAGTTGTTGAGCGCACACTGATAAAACTAATATCTGTTATCTGTCCAGTGCCATTTCCAACTTGTAGATTTATCCATGTAGTAGTTGAAGTTGCTGTAAAAATTTGACTATAAAACCCTGCACCAGTAGCTCCGTTATCTAAACTATCTCTAGTTCGATCTGTCCATGCCTTATCATCCACTTCTGATCCAACTTGTGTTGTGCCGATACGTATTCTAAGAAGGCGGGCTACGTCAGATGTTACTTTTATTGTTAGTAAATAGGTTGTTCCAATTACAGTAGTAATACTTTGACTAGCTGTGCCGTTTACGCTAAGATTTGGTGTAATTCTAAGTGTACCTGTTTGAGGTACTGATAATGTTGCCGTTGTAGCTGACCAACCTGATGTATTCGTAAACCCACTACCATTTGTAATAAGTTCTACACCAGTTCCGATTCCGCTACCAAATCCAGGCGCTCCTGCTACATTTGTCGAGACAAATATTCCGCCTAAGCCACCTGCTCCTACACCAATTGTGTATGTTTGTCCGGGTGTTACTGATAGTGCTGAATTATAAACAACACCTCCAGCACCTGCGCCGTGCGTACCTGCGCCAGATCCTGCGCCACCACCGCCAGCGACTACTAGTGCTTCAACTTGTGTAACTCCCACAGGAGCAGTCCATGTGTTACTAGTAGTAAACTTTTGTGATACTATCGCGGCATTTGATATTGATGAAATTTGTTTAGGTGTTCGTTTATATTTTATAATAACAATACCTGATCCACCTGCACCACCAGTTGCACCCCCACCCCCACCGCCACCAGTATTAGCGGTACCTGCTGTTGCTGTAGAATTACTTCCTGCGCCACCGCCGCCAATTCCGCCCGCGGCCGATGATGCTGATCCTTGAGTTCCACCACCACCACCACCTGCGTAAGCAGTAAGTGTGCCACTAATCCTAAATCTTAAACCGTTACCTCCTGCACCACAAATATTTGATTGAGCATCACCGCCTGGGCCACTTGCACCACCGCCACCGCCTGTTGGGTAAGCTGCTCCAAATAAATTATGATAACCAGTTCCACCAGAGAAACCTTGCCCAGTAGTTCCTGCACCAGGACGCCCCGATGCTGGGGTTCCACCAGATCCACCTATAGATCCGCCACCGCCGCTGCCGCCTAATAATCCGTCCTGTGTGACGCCACCAGATTCCCCATGAAATCCGCCGCCACCACCTCCAAAGGCAATTAACTTGTCAAATTGGCTATTAGATCCGCGTTGACCTTTGCCACTGCCGCTTGTGCCACCAGCACCGACTGTAATTGAATATGCATTACCTGGAACTACTAGATAATCAGTGTTGTAAAGTAACCCACCAGCACCACCACCACCGCCATATTGACTGCCACCGCCGCCGCCTCCAGCTACTACAAGTACTTCTACACTGTTAACATCTAAAGGTGCAACCCAACTTGTTGAGCCTGTTGTGGTAAAACTTGTAACTGTAAATTGATCGTCAATAGCTGTACTATTTTGTACGTCTTCTAAACCGTAAATACCTTTTAAAGAAGTTCCTACTACATCTGCGGCACGTGTAACAGACACAGTGGTTGTTGGTATATAACTAGTTGCAGTCAATCTTTCTTCTAATTGTGCGCCCCACAAATAGATACCATTAGTTGAACTGGCAGTTATTGTTCCAGTATTATCAGAATCAGTTATTGCTGTTAGTAGTCGAACTACACCGGCACTGACATATGTAACTTGGCAACGATACCACCCATTTCCTACAGAATCTATCCTACCGTTTAACGATCCAGATCCAACAGTTCCAATTACACCAGTACTGAGATTAAACCAAGCTCCGCGAGTAAGTGAATTATCGTCTCCTAAAAACAACCAATTTTTTCCAGCAGCTTTAGCAAATATAGAAACAGTAAATGTGTATCCGGTAATTTTTGTGCCAGTACCAGTCGGGTTTTGTTGATAGCGAATTTGCCAACTACCACTACTTGCCGGGTACACTAGGTCAGCAGTAGTTGTTCCGTCAGGAGCAACTGCTTGATTTGGGGAATTTGAATTATTGTTGGTCCAAACAGCGTTACTTATATCTTCACTATAAGTTAAAAAATTTGTACTTGCTGGTTCAATTAATAAAGTAGGAGTTCTCCAACTAGTACCGTCGTAGGTATAATTTAGACGGGGTTGATTTGCCGGTGCCGTGACTAATGTACCTGAACTATTAAAATAAGTTCCGGTGCTTGCTCTGCTGACAAATGGGGTATTAGCTTGTGGTTTGCTACTAAGAACACCACCAATGAAACGGTTTGCCATGAAGCCGCTCCTTAACTAATGTCTTCGTAGCTGACTGTAACTTTGAGTTTGCTTGCTGTACCTGCTGTGCCAGTAATACTAGTATTTTCTTCTAAGTAAATGCTAGTACTTTTATCTAATGCAATTAATGTAGCATTAGCTGGAACGCTAACTGTACTAACCATTTCAACGTTAGTGCCTGCGCCGGCTGCGGCAGTGTTATAACTTAGTGTAAAGTTAACTGCATTTGTGCCATCAGTATTTGCTACGATGATGTTATTAACTTTTAGTACTTTGCCACTGCTGGCTGCATTACTTAGTAATGACGTTGAGCTAGTTGATGTCAAACTTACGTAAGTTGTCTTACCTAAAATTTGAGATACTGCAACAATATTTGGAGCTGCCATGTTATATTCCTTTTATTCTCTATATTTAACCAAAGACCATTGCCATGGCAATAGCTTTACCTGTACTTGCTACTCTTGCACCGCTGTCGTATACAGCACCTGCATAAATGCTTCCAGCAACACCAACGCCACCTGCTACAGTTAATGCACCAGTAGTTGTTGAACTACTTGCAGTGTTAAACGCAACGGCAACTTTACCAGCGGCCGCACTACCCATTGTAATTGTACCAGTAGTAGTATCTGCAAATACATTAACTTGCCCACTTGTCACGCTTGACCGTAAATTAACTGTGCCGCCTGTTGTGCCAGCAATAATCAAACTGTTGCCAGTATTTGAACTACCTAATGTTAAGGTAGTAGCACTGCCTGTTGCACCAATATTAACTGCTGTGGCTGCTCCACCAAAGTTAATTGTAGTAGCAGTTGTGTTTAATAACGGGAAAGTTGATGAGTTAGTGGTTATGCCACTGCCAGTGTTTACTGCCATTGCGGCAGTAGTTGTTAGACCAACTGCTGATAATGTGCTTGTGAACACACCTTCATGTGCTGACAATCCATTAATTTTTAAATTAGCATAAGTCGCTTGGGCAAAATTAACAGTTAGTTCTGGCTCATCTTCAACACTTTCAAATAGTTTCCAAACACCGTCTGTTGCATCACGCACAAATCCTGTATGTTGGTATCCACTATTTGTGAATGAGCTAACAAAACCAATGTCAACAGTATCGGCAGGGTTGTCATCACCCATATAGATCAAACTGTCTGTTACATTATAATTGGTTGTGTTAATTGTAGTTTGTGTGCCGTTAACAGTTAAGTTGCCGTCAACAATTAAATTATTACTGATAATTGCATCGTGTGTAACTCGTAGGTCATTTTCAACAGTTAAGTCACTGCTAATAGTCACTGCTGGAGTGAATGTAATTCCTGAACTGTCAGTAGAGTCAATAGTTGTACCGTTGATACTGACTGCATCTAGTACTACACTGCCAGTACCGCTTGGACTAACAACAATATCTTCGTTACTGTTTGTGCCAATAATGTTATTTTGGAAGTAACGAATGTTGCCAGTATCAAGTTCGCTAATACTGATTGAAGCCGGTGCGGCACCTTCGCCTACAATACTTAATGCACCTAAGTCATCAGTAATAGTCAATGTTCCAATAGTAACTGAACCTGGACCCACGTACACGTGATTCCAACGATTTTCAGGAGTACCTAGAGTTAATACATTGTCATTAACTGGAACAACGTTGGTTGCAACGTTTGTGAAATATCTGCGTACTGCGGCTTCTGTTGGTACTGCTTCATTACTGTTGCCGCTTAGTGTATAATCACTTGAGAATTCGTTAACTAGTTCACCTAGTTGTGCGCCAATCGATCCCAATCGTAAACTTGTAAGACCCGACAAGTCGAATGCACTAGCATTCAAAGTAGCACGACCAGTTGCTTGATCAACACGGAAGTAATCACCAACACGGAAATTACCATCTTGGTCTGTACTTACGTAGAATACACGTCCTGGGAACGATTCAATTACTTCGTTTGCCTGACTTGAATCCTGTGTAGGAGTGCCAGGGTAGTTTGTTGTAGTCTTATTACCAGTACCGATACTTAAGAAATCGTGTCCAGTTAATCGTGCATTACTGTATTGATATCGCACAGTGACTACAGCATTATTGGCACTGGCTGTTGCTTTTTCATTAGCTAAAACAATAGTTAAAATACTGCCGCTGTTAACATACGTGCCGCTGACACTTTGAATAATGTAACTGCCGCTGTCGCCTGCAATTTGTAAACTGCCGCCTGGTTGAGGTTCTGCACTAAATCCGTCTATTACTAATACAAATCCTTTTTGTCCAGTAACACCACCAACTGCAACATTGGCTGTTACGCCTTCACCGTTGTCCAATGTGTCGCTGGTTAAAAATGTACCGCTCACACTTGTATAATAAATTTTGTTAACTGCTGTTTGTACGTTGGTAATAGTACCAATCGCGCCACTTGCTGATCCAGTAATAGTGTCACCGACAGTAAACTCGCCACCGTCTAGTGTTAACGGATTATAAACTAGTTGTTCGCCATATAGCGCACCAGTTAGTGGAGTTTCTGCTGAATCAAATCCGCGACTAACAACTCCGTATGTTCCATAACTGTTATTGCCTGATAAAGAACGAATCTTACCACCGTCTGTTGTAGTGTAACCCATCCAGCAATAGTATGTAAAGCAACTTACGATCTCAGCTTTACCTTGACCGTTGACCCAGTAACCAATACCATCACTACAAATAACAGTGTATCCATGGAATACCATAGACTTGATGCCAGCGGCATGTATATCGCCGTCAACTACTGCTCCAATTGCGCCTGCTTCACTGAATGCCGCACATTCTAAAACATATGGCGATTTATTAATAATTGGGTTTGCAGGATCTAACGCAACAAACACGCCCTTGATTGTTGCTTGAGTAACATCTTCTGGGTAAGTAAGATTTGGTTCAAATCCTGCCATGTCACGGAAGTACATTTTGTTTAATGTAGCACCGTCATTTAATAACCACATAGTACCTTCACTATAATCGCTAGTGATGGTACAGATTTCTGAAGCAACTGTTTGAGCTGAGAATGAAACTGTTAATGTTGTAAATCCAACTGTTGGTGTGTCTACTCCAACTGCTGTTACTGTTACTGTTCCTGTAATGTCAGTACCTGTAATAGTACAACCAACTTGGAACTGTCCTCCAGTTATATCACCGTCAGCAAGTTCAATAGTTGTAGATGTAGATAATATACTAACTTGTGGCGCAACGTTTGCGCTGACTGCTGATACATTTAGTGGAGCAACTCCTGTTGTTCTTTGTCCGTCACCAACAACAGTAATATTTGCACCCACTGTAATTGGTAATTGTTCGTAGTATAAGCCGCCCTTAACATAAATTGTTGCTGGTCCAGTTACAGTATCGCAAGCATATCTAATACTTTTAAATGCTTGGTTTAAACTTGTACCGTCATTGTCATCATTACCATCTGCTTTAACATAATAAATGCTTTGTGCTGTTGTTAAACCTAACCATTGTGGTAGACCGTCTTTAACAATAAGTGCTTCGCCTTCTGCACCAATTGGCAATCTTTCGTTTTCAGCAACTCCGCGATACATGATATCGCCTTCAGTCGTTAATGGGGTTGCACCCTCAATCATTAACTCCCATTTGGCAGCATCAGTAGAGAAAGCGCCTGCGCTAGTGTGATTAGTAATACACACATAACTGCTTCCGCCGTAGCCAACTACGTCATCTTTGATGTAGGCCGTAGCTGAAGCCCATGGTCCTTGCCATTTAAATTTTAATCTACCTAGTACTATTTCTGCCATGGTATTATGTCCTTAATCCCCGTATTCTTATATTTAGTTTGGCCCATTATGGGTGTAAGCTTCGTTCAATCTTACTACTAAAAATCCGTCTGCATTGATGTAAATATTCATTTTTTCAATGTCTATTAACCATTGATTATATGTTTCACCATCAGCAGGCACCTCAAAGTTCGCGGTGTCATCAGTAACACTACCGTCTGTTAGGTTAACTGTAGCCCCAGGCGTGTTTAGTTTTACATGGTTGTAGTAAAGTAAGCCATCGTCATCTCTGCGTAGGCCGTGAAAGGTTTCGCCTCCATAGCCGGAAGCGCCACCACTTGAAATTCTGCGGATTTCTGCCATTTTAAGTCTCCGCAGTATTTATCGAATTTTAAGTTTAAAAGATTATTGGGTTAATCTATATCTGCCAACTGCTCTTGAATAGAGATATGGGACTGCGGCCAGTGACCTTTTGGACAATCACTGGCGCTTAACTTACATTTAACTACCATGATACAGGCACATTCAAGACACATTTTGAATGTATTATCAAAACTGGTGCAAGTTTTACAAATATTATATCTGTTTGCGTAATCTTGTTTTGTAACAAACATTAATTATTAGCGTTTTCAGACAACCATTTGTTAGCAGATTCCTCGTCAGCACGTAATTGATCCATTACTTCTTCCCAAGTAGGTGCTTCTGAGCCATGCGGGCATGTCCATTGTGTAAAACGTGTACCTTCTAATTGAAAGTTTGCATCAGGACGTAGTTTTTTAATAGCAACATCTACACCCCAAAGCAATTCATACGGTAATTGTATTGTCATACTGTTCTCCTTTGGTTTATTTATAGCCACTAGATAGTGATGTTAAAATTAGTATTTTAGTATCACACATCCCAAGCCGCCATTGCCTCCAGGAAAATACGCACTACAATATCCGCCACCACCGCCACCGCCACCAAGTCCGTTTACACCGTTTTCTCCATTATTATGGCTTCCTTTTCCACCGCCACCAAGGCCACCAAAACCGGCCATTCCGTTAGCAGTCCCGCTGTCTCCTTGAAAACTACCACCACCGCCACCACCGTACCATTCTGTTCGACCTGTGATAGTGTAAGCAATACCATTGCCGCCGCTGCCAGCTTTGGTGGTTAATCCGCGGCCACCGACACTGCCAGCGCCACCACCACCACCAGCTGCATAAGGTGCGGCACCATACGAAGTACCGCCTGCGTTTCCTTGGCCGCTTGTACCACTGCCTCCTGTAGCTGTTACTGCTCCACCGAATGATCCAGCACCTCCTCCTGAACCGCCCGTTAGTCCTGTTCCAGTGTTATTTCCAATTCCACCGCCACCGCCAATCGCAGTCAGCCCAGCAAAAGTAGTGTTTCCACCAGTAGTTCCATTTCCGCCCCCAGAGCCGCCTGCGCCACCGCCAGAATCTAGCCAGTTTGATATTCCAACACCTGTGCCAATTTCAATAGGATATGCCATTCCAGGTGTAACTGATAGGGCGGAGTTGTAAATAACGCCACCACCACCACCACCGCCTCCACATGATCCGCCACCGCCGCCGCTGCCAACTATCAATGCCTGTACAGTAGTTACATTAGGCGGACATACCCACACGCTATTTGAATAAAATACATCACATGATGTTTGTGCTCGATATCTAACTATAACAATTCCTGATCCACCTGCGCCAGAAAAAGACTGTGCGACATTATTGTCAGGTACAGCCGGGCCGCCACCACCACCGCCACCAGTATTAGGAGTACCGTCTTGACCTCCCGCATCATAACCAGAAAGTCTAGCACATCCGCCATGACCGCCACCGCCCTTGCCGGCTCGTCCACCAAATGCTCCACCATTATCGTAGCCGCCACCGCCACCGCCGCCGCCGGCGTAAATTACCGGGACGCCAGTAATACTACAAACTAATCCGTTTCCGCCAGCGCCTGAAAATGACCCTGCGCTGTTTCCTGTTGCATTACCGCCAACCTCGCTGGCGCCACCACCTCCGCCAGAAGTATATGAGCCACCAGCAACGCCAGTACCGCCTCTATTACCTTGACCGCTTATTCCTGAACCAGCAAATGGGCCTTGTGATCCGTAACTTGCGCCGCCGCCCGATCCTCCATTTTTTCCATTACCTACTGGCTCGTTGCCGCCACCGCCACCGCCCATTGCTACAATAGAGCCAAATTGGCTAGGAGCTCCACTCAATCCTGCGGCTGCTCCGGTAGCCCTTGCTCCGCCAGCTCCAACTTTTACAACGTAGGCAGTCCCTGCAACAACCGGATAAGCAGGATTATATACCATGCCACCAGCCCCGCCTCCTCCGCCATAGCGGCAAGCTCCAGACCCGCCTCCTCCCACTGTCAATACTTCAACTACTCCAGTAAACTTTGGCACAAATACAGCTGACCCACTTTTAAAATAGTGTGTTTTAAACCCGCCTGCGGCAGCAATTTCTCCACCAGTTGCATCATTATACTGAATATCTTTTAATGTTGGCCCTAATGACTCGTGTACTTCTATTGATCGAACATCTGTATTATATCTAGTTTTTCCTAAATTGGTGTTTACATGATAGCTAACAATTACAATCCCAGATCCCCCAGCACCACCGTCAGCACCACCATCACTTCCACCGCCGCCACCGCCTGTATTAGCTGTTCCAGGATTACTACCACTTGCGGCCGACAAACCTGCTCCGCCACCGCCTAGTCCGCCTTGACCATTACGAACAAAGTTAGAAGATCCCCCACCACCACCAGCATAATATGTCGCAGTACCGCTAATAGAAAACTGTAGACCTACACCGCCATCGCCTGCAAATATACCTGATCCATCTCTACCAACTCCGCCTGCACCACCGCCACCGCCAGCTCCGTATCCAGATGCGGCATCACTGCCTGTGCCGCCACGATGGCCTTGATTTAATTGTCCTTGTCCAGAACGTGTGTTTGGAGAATTACGAGATCCGCCGGCACCCGAGCCGCCGTTTGATCCCCCGGGACCTGTTGGAAATCCAACAGATTGACCACTAGATCCGCCTCCGCCTAATGCTATTAATGTATCAAATGCCGAGTTACTACCATTTGCGCCCACAGCTGATGTACTGGTATTTGTTGAGGCTCCGGCGCCAACAGTTACCGTCATTAAAGAGCCTGGTGTTACTGGGTAAGCAGGATTATAAATCAATCCTCCTGCACCACCTCCACCACCAACACTTTTGCCGCCAGCTCCGCCACCACCAACAACTAGTACCGCCACTGCGGTGACGTTTGTAGGAACCGTCCATGAAGTTGTTCCAACTGTAGTAAATGATACTACAGTTCTAGCACTTGTAGACTGTGCTGTTGTTCCTCTAGGTAACGCTACATATCCAGTATCATCAACTGTCGTGTTTTTAAATGAACTTGTCATATTTGTTAATACCCTTGTACTGAAATAAATGTTAGTGGCGAACCTTCTGAATCTGAAGCTTCTCCTATTCCACAAATAACTTTGTCGCCTGATGCGCAGGTAGTCGAAGTATTTGTGTTAAAATTTGTCCATCCGCTATCTGGTCCTACTGTAGAATACTGTAGTGTTAGTGTATTTCCGCTTCGCTGCCATTTGAACCAATAATTAATATTTGAGTTACCGCCTGCTATTAGTGGTGCCGCGTATTGTCCAAAATATGTAGCACTATATCCGCTAGGGAAACCAGAAGTAGCTAATGCACCAAAGTATGGCCCGCTTGAATCAGAACTGTATCCAGTAAAATCATTGACTGATACGTTTGACCCAAATACAAATCCTGCACCTATATAATTATGATTCCATGAAGCAATTAAAATAAAGTCTCCAACAAATTCTCTGTTCCAAATTACTGCCCCATAGTTACTACCTAAACCAGTTTTGTCTGCATACCATATAGTATTGTTAGCAGTAAGTGATCCAAACACATTAACTGTACTAGGCAATCTCCATCCATCTGGTGCTAGTGCATCAATTGTAGGTGTATATCGTATTATAGCAATTCCAGATCCGCCACTACCGCCTGCGGCATTTGAATACGGAGATCCTATATTGTTACCAGCGCCACCTCCACCACCGCCAGTGTTTGCAACACCTGCTGAGCCATTAGTGTGTTGTGAACCATTGCCACCACCACCAATTCCTCCAAAACCAGGATTATAGGATTTGGTAGTCATTCCAGTTCCGCCGCCACCACCACCGCCATACCAAGCCGGGTAACCAGCCATTGAATACAGTACACCAATACCGCCATTGCCACCTTGACCACTGGCACTATTTGTTCCAGTGGCTCCAGCACCGCCACCACCGCCTCCTGGATAACCCGTACCGTTATCACCAGATCCTCCCGCATTTCCCTGTCCCGCTGTACCAGCGGCGCCAGAATTGTTGGAATATGATCCGCCACCACCAGAGCCGCCGCTAGTTGCCGTATAGTATGCAGTGCCATTCCATCCGGCCCCACGGCCGCCGCCAACAGCAGTTAATGTACTAAATGTTGTATTTCCACCTGAATTAGCTCCTGTATTTGAACCAGTGCCTCCAGCGCCGATACTTATAGCGTAAGCAGTCCCTGGAGTTACTGATACTGAACTGTTATATAATACGCCGCCAGCGCCGCCACCAGCGGCACCAATGTCATTGCCAGTTCCATTTGATCCACCAGATCCACCGCCACCTACTAGCAGAGCTTCCACTGTAGTCACACCTGGCGGGCAAGTCCATGTGCCGCTTGTTAGAAATGTATCACTAACTTTTACTTCAGTAGTAGGATAGCGTATAATTATTACACCTGATCCGCCTTTGCCACCAGCACCAGAAGTTAAGCTATTAGTTCCACCAGCGCCTCCGCCGCCGCCAGTTGCTGGTACTCCAGGAAATCCGTTACCTAATGTTCCTGCACCGCCAACACTTGAACCGCCAGAAGTCACAGTTGCATAATCATCAGTGCTGGCGCCGTATTTGCTTCCGCCACCTCCGCCACCATAATATGTATATGCATTTACAAAATTTGATCCAATAATAGCAAACCCTTGTCCGGCACCGCCGTTGCCCGGAGAAGTATTAGTTGAAGCTTCCCCACCAACACCGCCTGCGCCACCGCCGCCTGCTCCTGCCCAAGATCCAGTACCACCTCGACCAGAACCACCTTTAAATCCCTGTCCTGCTATTCCAGATCCTCCTGGGCAGATACCTCCAATATTTGGTTCTGCGCTGCCACCACCACCGCCTGAAGCGCCGTTCAATCCTGGTCTTACACCAAAGCCACTTTGAGAATATCCGCTGCCACCGCCACCACCATAAGCTATAATATTATCGAATACTGAATTACTACCAGTTGATCCTAAACTATAGTTAGCTGTTCCGCCGCCGGCGCCCCCATCGCCAACTGTTACAGTATATGCTGTATTTGCTTTGACTGGGTAAGCCGCAGTGTAAACAACGCCACCACCACCACCACCACCCATGCCTGCACCAGCAGTGGGCGTTCCACCGCCACCACCACCACCACCTACTACTAATAATTCTACAAATCCGTCAAACTGTGGAGTAAATGTAGATGCACCAACAGTGCTAAATGTGTGAATTTTATATCCACTATTATAAGCAATTGAACCGCCAGTAGCATTATTAAGGGTAGCTCCATTTTGAGCACCACTAAAAGTTGTCCATTGTTTATTATCTAAAACTTCTGCTTTTTTAGTTTCACTGTTAAATCTTACTCGACCCTCGCCGCCAGTGCCGCTAGATTTATATCGTACTACAACAATTCCAGAGCCACCAGCGCCACTATTAACTCCAGTTCCAGTGTATGCGCCACCGGCGCCACCACCACCACCAGTATTAGCAGTTCCAGCAATACCATCATATGAGTTTGTTAGTGTAGGATTTTGTGCTGAACCAGCTCGACCACCGCCACCTTGACCGCCTAATCCAGGATAACCAGCGGGAGATTCTCCACCGCCACCGCCACCACCAGCATACCAAGTTGGTGTTCCTGTAATGGAAATACACATACCTTCGCCACCGTTGCCGTTAGTTGTAGAAGAAGCATCTCTTCCACGCTGGCCTGCGCCACCACCACCTGCGCCGCAATAGTTTCCACTTCCTGGATATGTATAGCTGTCTCCGCCAAAATTTCCTTGACCGTTTGTGCCAGATGCGCCTGAGCCTGGTGAAGCATTGCCTAAACCAGCGCCACCACCTGATCCACCAGAAGTGGGAGCCTTGCCATTCCATGCGCCACCACCGCCGCCACCGATGGCTGTTAGTGCTCCAAAAACACTATTACCCCCATTATTGCCAACAACAGAATTACCTACTGATGCTCCGCCAGCACCCACTGTTACAGTGATTGATGCCCCAACGGTTACAGGATAATCAGTTCTATGAATTAATCCGCCTGCGCCTCCGCCCCCAGCGCCTCCATTACCACCACCACCGCTGCCGCCTCCAGCAACTACTAATACTTCAACTTCACTAATGCCTGCAGGTACAGTCCATGATGTAGTGCCTACAGATGTAAATTGCACCACAGTGTATTGAGGATTCGTTGTTCGTTGTGCCGTTGTTCCTACTGGCAATTGCAGAAATCCAGACCCTGTAACTGTTAAATTTTTAAATTGTGATGTCATTTTTTATTAAAGTCCGTATCTTGTTTGTAGTACAGCAAAGTTTGCCATGCGTTCTGTGTCAGTCAATGCTCTATTGTACATGGCAAAGTAATATACTCTTCCTGGCCAGCCTAATCCAATAATAGCAGGATCTTTTCTATTCCAAATTGCCGTATCTGCTACTCCTCCGCCCTGACTGTCGGCTACGTTGACACCATTTCTAAACACTTGCCTATATGGAAGTTGATCTGTTCTAGTACGCCAAGCAGAATGCCTAACAGCTCCAACAAAGTCTCTATCACTATTTGGATAAACTGTACGACTGTTTATATCACAGCATCCGTGAACATCGTAATATATAGCATTTCCACCATAGACAAAGTGGCATGCTAGTCTTGATGAGGTGTATGGGTAATTTTTAGGAGTACAAGAAAAATGATAAAACCAATTAGTTTGCCCATTATTGACATATGTCACAGATTCAATGTAATGTTCTTGATCTAGATCCAAGGTGTCACAAGGCGGGCCATAAAATGCAGCATTATTAAACCCATTGGTCCAATTTGATCCAGGCAAATTAAAATAACTGCCTGTGCCTGCACTAACCCACGGAGCTTGTGATGCATTAATATAGAAGTGCCTATTGTTACCACTTATGTCATACCAAATATTGCCAAACCCCGGGTAACTTCTTCTGTCTCCTGCGTCTAATAAAAATACTAGCCCGTCAGTAGTCCACCCAGCTTGTGTATTCCCTGAGTTACGTGTTCCAGAAAATGTTTCTATCTTTTTATTTGTAGTGCTGTATCTAATATCGCCTTCTACTGAAGATTTCCAAGAAATAATTACGATTCCAGAGCCGCCATTTCCTGCAGGCCCAGATGAATTATCACCACTTCCGCCGCCGCCGCCACCTAAGCCGTTGCCGCCATTAAATCCTATAGCAAGTTGTGAACCCGTTTGATCAGCAACACTGTCGCCACCACCACCAGCGCCGCCGCTTCCTTTGTATACTGTGCCGCCGCCTGTTGATTGAATTGCGCCAGCGCCACCTCCACCGTAATATGCAGTAATCCCGCTTATGCTGTAGGCAACACCATTGCCGCCGTTGCCGCCGTATGATACTTGTCCAGCTTGGCCAACTGCACCAGCTCCGCCACCACCGCCGCCTGACCATGTATTTCCAGCGCCGCTTGTACCTGATCTACCATTGCCACCTGCACTACCCTGACCAACTGTACCTGAGCCGCCTGTGCCATTATATGTGCCACCACCGCCTGAGCCGCCACTATTGCCATTTCTCCAGCTAACAGTAGCATTTTCGTTCCCGCCAAATCCACCGCCAATGGCTGTTATTGTAGCAAATACCGAGTTACTACCGTTTGTAGCTTGAATAGCGTTTGTTGCGCTTCCTTGTCCACCAGCACCCACAGTGATCGAGTATGCATTGCCTGGAGTTACTGAGAAAGAAGAATTGTATACAACGCCACCTGCGCCTCCACCCCCACCAGCAGTACCTGATCCGCCTCCACCCCCACCAGCAACTACTAATACTGCAACGGATGTAACTCCGGTTGGACAAGTCCACGATTGGCCTGCACCAACAGCGTTAAACACAACTGTTGATCGTTGAGCAGTTGTACCAGTCGCAACTTTAAAATGACCAGTATCGTTTATAGTTACATTTTGAAACGAACTAGACATGTTACTCTCCCTTCAACTTACGAATTTCTTCCTTGAGAGGATCAATCTCTGCTTTTAATGTTTTGATAGCTTCAACCAAGTATGCTGTTAATTTGCTGTAGTAAATACCTTCAGCAGTGCCATCTTCTCGATGACTTACTAGATTTGGTAATACTCTATCTACTGCTTCAGCAATCAAACCAGCTTCATTATTTTTGCTACCATCTCGACGATCATATGTAACGCCTACTAAACTCATAATTGACTCTAAAGCATTTGTAATTGGATTAATATTTTCTTTAAGTACAATGCTTGAACTTTCAACAAATCCGCCACTAGTTGTTAGTACTCCGGTACTTGGCACAAAGCTAAGACCAGCACTTGAAACATATGCAGTTGTTAAACTACCAGTTGTACTGGCTGCAAGTGTTGGGTAGAATGTTGAACTACTTGATGACGCAGTTATAGTTGCACCTGCTGCCGCCCAACTCAATGTGCCGCTGCCGTTAGTTACCAGTGCATATCCTGTTGTGCCATCAGTGCTTGGTAATGTATATGTTACACTACCCGCGGCTGCTGGCACTGTAAATGTTACTGCGCCGCTTGAACTTCCTTGAATTGCAAATGTGCCTTTAATTGCCAAAGCGCCACTACTTGGATTGAAACTTAACTTAGTGCTACTTACACTTGCTGTAGTTACTGTTCCGCTTGTAGCGGTTGTGAACAATGGATAGAAAGTACTATTTGTTGTGCTGTCACTTACTGTAACGGCTGCATCAGCCCATTGCATTCCGCCCGAGGTTGTTTGTAAAAATTTACCGTTAGTACCAGCAGATCCGTTAATTGTAATCTTGCTGGTTGTTGCTACATCAATATTACCAGTTGTAGTTAGCGCACCAATTTTTAAATCGCTGTATGTAGCTGATGTAAAATCAACTGTAGTAGTTGGTTCAGGAATTACTCCTTTAAATAGCTTCCATACACCGTCATTTGCATCTCGTACAAAGCCAGTGTGTTGGTATCCGCCGTTGGTAAAGGAACTAATAAAACCAATATCAACTGTATCAGCTGGGTTGTCATCACCCATGTAAATTAACGAATCTGCAACATTATAATTTGTTGTGTTAATTGTAGTTTGTGTGCCGTTAACAGTTAAGTTACCATCAATAATTATGTTGTTACCGACTGTTAGATCATGGGTAATACGTAGATCATTTTCAACAGTTAAGTCACTATTAATCGTTACAGCTGGCGTAAATGTAATTCCAGAACTGTCAGTGCTGTCAATTGTTGTACCGTTAATATTAATAGCGTCAATCACAACACTACCAGTACCGCTTGGTGTGATAATGATATCTTCGTTGCTGTTTTTTCCGATAATGTTATTTTGGAAATAACGAATATTGCCGGTATCTACTTCACTAATATTAATAGTTGCTGGAGCCGCACCACCGCCTGTAACACTTAATGCCCCCAAGTCATCAGTAATGGTCAATGAACCAATTGTAACTGATCCAGGGCCTACGTATACGTGATTCCATCGTTTTTCTGGAGTACCCAGTGTTTGTACGTTATCATCAACTGGTACTATGTCAGTTGCTACTACTTCAAAGTAGTTTCTAACGGCTTGTTCTGTTGGCACAGCTTCGTTGCTGTTGCCACTTAGTGTGTAATCGCTTGAAAATTCGTTAACTAGTTCGCCTAACTGAGCACCAATTGATCCTAATCGTAAACTTGTAAGACCTGACAAGTCGAACGCTGACGCATTAAGTGTTGCTCGTCCAGTTGCTTGATCAACTCTAAAATAATCACCAACACGGAAATTACCGTCTTGGTCAGTACTTACGTAGAACACACGACCAGGGAATGATTCAATTACTTCATTTGCTTGACTTGACGGTTGTAAAGGAGCTCCTGGATAATTAGTACTAATACGGTCGCCAGTACCAATACTTAAGAAATCATGACCAGTTAATCTACTTTGACTGTAATTGTATCTAACTGTTACTGCGGCGTTGTTTGCACTTGGTGTTGCTTTTTCGTTAGCAAGAACCAGTGTCATAATACTAGTTGAGTTTACATATGTTCCACTAACGCTTTGAATAATATAACTGGTTGAATCGCCTGCAATTTGTAAACTTGCACCAGGTTTTGGTTCTGCACTAAACCCATCTATAACAAGTACAAATCCGTGTTGTCCTTCAACTCCGCCTGTAGCAATGTCTGCGCTAACGCCTGCACCATTACTGATAGTATCCGTATCTAAGAAAGTGCCACTAGTGATACTGTAGTAAATTTTACCAACAGCAGTTTGTACGTTAGTAATTTGTCCAATTGCTCCACTTACTGATCCAGTAATAGTGTTACCCACAGTAAATTCGCCACCAGTTAATGATAATTCATCATAGGTAATTTGTTCGCCATACAATGCACCAGTTAGCGGAGTTTCCGCCGCGTCAAATCCACGACTTATTACACCATATGTACCGTATGAGTTGTTGCCTGATAAAGAACGAATCTTTCCACCACCTGTTGTGGTATAACCAAACCAACAGTAATATGTAAAACACGAAACAATTTCAGCTTTACCTTGTCCGTTAACCCAATATCCCACACCGTCACTACAAACAACAGTATAAGCATGGAATACCATAGACTTATAACCGCTAGCATGTTCGTCGCCATCAACAACTGCACCAATGGCGTTGTCCCCAAACGCCGCACATTCTAAAATGTAGGGTGACTTATTTAAAATTGGACTGTCAGGATCAAATGCAACATAAACACCTTTGATTGTTGCACTGGTAATGTCTTCTGGTGCTGAAAGATTTGCTTGGAATCCTGTCATACCACCAAAATACATTTTGTGTAGCATCGACCCGTCGCCTACCATCCACATAGTACCTTCGCTATAATCACTAGCTAAGGTCACTGACTCGCCATTTACTATTTGACTACTGAAGCCAACAGTTAGTGTTGTGTACCCAGCAATTGGAGTATCAATGGCAATAGCAGTAATAGTTACAGTACCACTAATGCTTGTACCAGTCACAGTTGCACCAACTTGCCAATCATGGCCAGTTGTGTTTGCATCTTCAATTACGATTGTTGTTGAAGTCGTAGCTCCAAGGGTTGCAGTTACATCACTGCCTGTTGCACTGATATCTATAGGACGAACTTGAGTAGTTCTTTGACCATCACCATAAACTGAAACGCCAGCAGGAACTTTAATAGGCAGTTGTTCGTAATATGTACCTGTCTTTACAAAAATAACAGCAGGACCAACCACTGTATCACAGGCATGTTTAATAGTAGCAAATGCAAGATTTAAGTTAGTTCCGTCATTGGCATCATCGCCATCTTGACTCACGTAGTATACATTTTCAGCAGTGACTAAATTTTCCCAACTTGGAATGCCGTCTCTGACAAATAAGATCTGTCCGTCGTCTCCAATCGGTAAACGTGCATCTTCGCTTGCGCCACGATAGATAATGTCGCCTTCTGTAGTCGTAGGACTGCCGCCTTCCAACATTAGTTCAAATTTGGCGCTGTTTGCGTTCCATGTTGAACTAGTGTGTGCATCAATACACACGTATGATGATGAGCCGTATCTTACAACATCGTCTTTAACGTATGCTGTAGTAGTGGTCCACTCACCTTTCCATACGAATTTTAGTCTACCTAATTTAAAATCTGCCATTTTTTGGTCCTTGTTTCAATATTTATACTGTTGCTGGATAGCTGTATGTGCCATTGATTCTAACAATCATTTCGCCATCTTCGTTAATAAAATATAATAAATCATCTGGTCTTACTTTGTATTGACTGTAACCCATTGATTTGTTTATAATGTTATGATTTGCATCCATGTTTACTACTAGCGTGTCGTTATCAAACCCGCCAAAATCGCTTTGTGCTTCTTCATCTGCTCTTGCTTCTGGATCATCAATGACAATGGTTTCGTCATCTAGTGCCAAATTTACTTTAGTAAATGTTAAGTATCCTTCTGCATCTCTCGACAATCTATAGAAATACTTGATAGCACTTGCATCAATTGTTGAACCTATATAGTTACTCATGTTATGATCTCCAGTGCGCTAAGAATTACATCTGCGCTGTTTGCTGTATTGGAAACTACAACAAGGCTGTTGTTAGGTTCCATTACTAATTTTTGGTCTCCGCCCATTGCTGCCAGCGCGGTATTTTTAGCAATAGCAACATCTTTTACAATATAGCCTTGTGTTGAATTTTCATCAGTAAATTTAATAGATACTAAAATAGTACCTGCTGTAGTATTTGCTATGTTGATACCAATAACGGTTGCTCTAGTTGTAGGACCAGTAGTATAAACATCTACTGGAGTTGTTCCTACTCCCGTTGTCATTGTCTTTTTAAATTGATTTGCCATGTTTTATCCTAATGCAATCGCAAATGCTATTGCGTCGTCTGTTGCTGTATTACTTACCAAAGTAATTTGTTGGTCTACATAAGTTTTTGTTGGTAAATCTGGAGCAATAATTGTTGGGAAAATAACAATGTTAACTCTGTCATCCAGTGACGGAGTTTCATCAACAAACGTTACCTCAGTGCCATTTATGCTGTAAACTTCTGTATCTTGATATACACTGTTTACAAACACCATTATACATTCTTCGTTAGGTATTTGGAACTGCGTATCAAATGTATCACTCACACCGTCAGCAGTAAAGTTAACAGTGTGTACTGATGTAACTGCCGGCATACTTAAGAATCTAACATCAATTCTATCAGATTGTTCTGGAGCAACTACTGTACTTGTGTCATCGATGAATCTTAAAATGCTGCCATCAACTGTATAAGCAATATTAGGCTCTTGAACAACACCATTAATCGCAACCATAATTGCGGCTGCACTTAATGGTACTTGTGATAATGTAAATTCAAAGTCTGTACCGTTGGCAAGGAAGCCTTGGTATGTTGGAGCTGTTCCTGAGCCAAAGCCCATTGAACGCCAAGATCCTTCTGCATATCCTTCAAACGCTAAGTCAGTTGTGTTAAATCGTACAGTGCCTTCTTGCGGAGTTACTGGACGTTCTGCTGTTGTACCTGTTGGGATGGCTGCTTCTGCACCAGTGTTAAACTTAATAACACCGTCAACATAAGCAACTGCGCCGCTATCTATAGTTCTTACAATTTTACTTGCATCAGTAAATGTAACTTTATTAATGCTTTCGCTATTAAGTTTTATACTAGCAACATGTAAGTCTTGATAATTTGTAATTGCAACATTACCACGAACTGTACCTTGCTCAATTGTAGATACAAGTGCAAATGCATCTGCACTTTCGTCCCATATAAATGCCTTATTGATGTCGCTACCGCGCTCAATAATTAAACCGCTGTCGTAAGTATTAGCACCATATTGCGAACTATTTAAAGTCAATAACGGATCTGTAGCAAACACGTTACCAGTATCACCTGGACTACCTGAACCGTCAAGTATAACTCGTCCAGAGCCGCTAGCACGAATAATAAGATCTTCATCACTGACGGTGTTTTCAATAACATTTCCGCTAATGCGTACTTTGCCACTTACTAATAACTCGTCAATCTCTGTGTAATTTAATGTAGTATTGCCGGTAACATCTAATGTACCAGTAATTTCTTCGTTACCAGTAACTGTTAATAGTGTACCGTTGAATGTTAAGTTAGCTGAATCTTCTAATTCACCATTAACACCTGCTAGTACAACTCGACCAGCAGTTAAATCTTCAACATTGGCGCTGGCAAGTGTAGCTTGTCCGCTAGTGTCTAATGTGTTTAGGTAAGTTGCTGTGTTAACAGTTAAGTTGTTTTCAATTTCTACGTTGTTAGTAGGAACATATACTCTGCCAGTAGCATGAGCACGTAATTCTAAATCACTATTTGAAACTGTTGTTTCAATATAATTATTTTGTAAACGTACATTGTTGTCAACTGTTAATCCGTTGTTGCTAATAGTAACACGTTCAACAGAATCTAATGTGCTACCTGGAGTTTCTCCGGCAACACCTGTGAAGAATCTAATGATATCTTCGTTATTGCCCGCTGTTTCAAATGTAATTAATGTGTCGCCGTTAGCGTCTGCACTTGACCCGCCACTAATACCTGTGAATACAACACCGTTCCAAGCTTCAATATTATTTGTTTGACTATTGTAACGAATGAAACCAGCTTCACCAGTTGCAGGGCGCTCAAATGTATTACCTGCAGGAATTCTGACAGCGCCAGTACCACTAATATATACAATGCCACTGCCGCTTGGATCTAATACTAAGTCTGCATTTGATTCAGTTGTGCTGATAACATTGGTATCAATTCTAATACTATCAATGTTAGCTTCACCTGAATTTAATGTTGTTATATTGCCTATAGGAACAGTTATACTTGTGCCAACTATAACTGTTCCAGTTACAGTTTCGTTGCCGGTTACAGTTAATGTTGTGCCGTTGTAGGTAAAGTTTGCACTGTCAGCTAATGTTTGGTCTGCGCCGGCAAAAGTAACACGACCAGTAGTTAGTTGTTCAACTTTTACATTACTCTTAAAGTTTGCATAACTATTAACAATTAATTGATTTGTACTTAGTTGACCAAAACTGTTGTATGTTAAGTCAGCGTTGTCAACTAAACGCCCATTTACACCAGCAAGTACAAGACGAGTCGCTGTTAAATCACTTACTTCTGCTTGTGCTAGTGTGCTTAGGCCAGTTGCTTCAAATGTTCCAGTAACTTTACTGTTGGCTAGTAGTTCAATTGTCCCAGTACCGACAGTATCTAATTCTAAATTGCTGTTGCTTGCAGTAGTTTCAATTCTATTGCCAGCAATACGAATATCATCTGTAATTATTGGACCACCAACAATATCACCAGTAACAATTAAATTTTGTGTTACTGTCAAGTTGCCTTGCTGTGTAGTATCTCCAGTAACTGTTAAGTTACCTGTTATATCAACAGTGTCGTTAAATGTGCTTGGAGCATTAACTGTTAGTGTGTCATTAATTGTAACAACATCTAAAATAGTATTGCCGTTTACTGTTAATGCCTGACTAAATGTTACATCATTTTGCGGTACTAGTATTGTTCCAGTACCATTTGCTCGTAATTCTAAATCTGCATTTGATACTTTTGTTGTGATAACATTATCGTTAATGTTGATAACATTGTTATCAAACTCGGCAGCATTTACAATGCGCCATTGTTTATCACTTGCACCTAAATCATATAAGTTACTTGCGTTTGGAATTAAATCGCTGGTAAAATCCGCTTGTACTGTAACAGTATCAAGAGTTGTATCACCAATACGAATGTTTCCGCCCAATGTGATATCGCCGGTAACATCTAAGTTACCAACAATGTTTGTATTGGATGTTAAGTTAATAGTGCCAGTACCAGCGGCATCTAAGTATAAATTTGTATTAGAATCAATTGTGCGAATAACAGAATAATCACCGTCGCCGTCAATTAAAATGTTATTAAAGTTTACAGTTTCACCACTAAATGACAATGAACCACTACTGCCTAACGTTAGTAAGTTACTGATAATAACACTACCAGTTCCGTTAGCATTTAAATATAGGTCACTGTTTAGTAAAGTTGTTTCAATTGTTGAACCTGATACAGAAACATCACCAATAAGTGCATTGTTAGTGTTTAGTTGATTCCAACGTTTGCCTGCAATACCTAAATCGTAAAGGTCGGTAGTATCAGGTACAAGATTACTGATAAATTCAGCTTTGACTTCAACAGTATCTGCATCAGTAGTGCCAAGTGTTGTGTTTCCAGTTACATCAAACGTGCCTGATACTCTTGAATTTGTTAATAATTCAATTGAGCCAGTACCAACAGTATCTAATTCTAAATTGCTGTTGCTTGCTGTGGTCTTAATTGTATTGCCATCAATACGGATATCGTCTGTAATTAATGGTCCACCGACAATGTCTCCGGTAACAATTAAGTTTCCGCTTACAGAAACATTACCTGTATTTGTTGTATCACCGTTTACAACTACTGCACCTGTAACAGTCAGCGTACTATTAACATCTACGGTGTTATTAAATGTACTTGAAGCATTAACAGTCAATGCGTCATTGACTACTGTAGTGTTTAGAGTAGTTGTGCCTGTTACATCTAAGTTTTGTGAGAATGTAACATCGTTTGATGGTACAATAATATTGCCAGTGCCGTTAGCACGTAGTTCTAAATCAGCATTAGATACAGTTGTCTTAATTGTGTTATCATTGATATTGATAACGTTATTGTCAAACTCACTAGCATAAAGTGTACGCCATGCTTTGTTAGCACGACCAATATCATATGTATTACTTTCGTTAGGGAACAAGTCGCTGGTAAAATCAGCAACGACTGTTACCGTATCAACGTCTTGATTACCAATTCGTATGTTACCGCCTAACGTAATATCACCGTCAACATCTAAGTCGCCAGTAATATGTTGATCGCCAGTAACAGTTAGGGTAGTACCATCAAATGTTAAGTTAGCTGAATCTTCTAATTCACCAGCAGTACCAGCTAATACAACACGTCCACTGGTTAAATCTTCAATGTTAGCACTTGCGAGTGTAGCTTGAACGCTTACATCCAAGTTGCCAACGATATCTTGATCGCCAGTAATTGTTAATGTAGTACCGTCAAATGTTAAGTTTGTCGAGTCTTCTAATGCACCATTGGTGCCAGCTAATACAACACGCCCACTTGTTAAGTTAGAGTTTAATAAACTATCAACTTCTAAAGTTCCAAGTTTTAAAGTAGCATAGGTTGCTTGAGCAAAGTTTATTGTTAAACTAGGCTCGTCTATAACACCTTCAAATAGTTTCCATTTGCCGTCAGTTGCGTCACGTACAAAACCAGAGTGTTGGTATGTACCGTCATCAAAACTTGCTACAAAGCCAAGATCAATAACGTCTGATTGATTGTCTTCACCAATATAAATTAACCCGTCGTTGACACTGAACGAGTCAGAATTAATTATTGTTTCTGTACCTAATACTGTTAGATTGCCTTCAACTAGAATATTCTCAGTTGTTATTTGGTTTCTAACGTATAGATTGTTTTCAACACTGGCGTCACTGCTAAATGTAACCAGCGGTGTAAATGTAATTCCAGAACTATCAGCAGAATCTACTGTCGTTCCTGTAATTGTTATACCGTTTATAGTGCTAGTTGTTCCGCCTGTTACTGAAATGTTTCCAGTAACTGTTAATGTAGTACCGTCAAATGTTAAGTTAGATGAATCTTCTAATTCACCACTTGTACCGGCTAATACAATACGTCCGCTAGTTAAGTCTTCAACGTTGGCACTTGCCAATGTAGCTTGACTACTTACATCAAATGTTCCTGTAACGTTTGTATTTGCCAATAACTCGACAGTGCCAGTGCCAACAGTATTAATTTCAAAGTTACTGTTGCTTGCTGTTGTTTCAATACGATTGCCAACAATTTGAATGTCATCTGTACGTAATGGTCCGCCAACAATGTCGCCGGTAACTGTTAGTGTTCCAGCAATGTTAACATTGTTATTTGCTGTTACCACACCAGTTAATAAACTGGTTCCGTTTACAACTACGTTGCCTAATGTTGCTGTACCTGTAACAGTTTCATCACCAGTAACTGTTAATGTTGATCCATCAAATGTTAAGTTAGTTGAGTCTTCTAATTCGCCACTAACACCTGCTAGTACTACTCGACCACTTGTTAAATCTTCAACATTGGCACTTGCCAATGTTGCTTGACTGCTGACATCAAACGTGCCTGTGATGTTTGTATTTGCTAATAACTCAATGCTGCCAGTACCAACAGTATTAATTTCAAAATTGCTGTTGCTTACAGTTGTTTCAATACGATTGCCGACAATTTGAATGTCGTCAGTGCGTAGTGGTCCACCAACAATGTCACCAGTTACTGTTAATGTTCCGCCAATAGTTAAATTGTTACTAGCAGTTACTGGTCCAGTTAGCGTTGTTGTGCCATTAACTTGTAGATTGCCTAAAGTTGCTGATCCACTTACACCTAATGTGCCGCCCACATTTAAGTTTTCAGCAATACCTGCGCCGCCAGCGACAGTTAATGCTCCAGTTGTAGACGAAGTAGAAGTTGTTGTATATTTGACCGCTACATTAGTAGTAGTAAATAATGCTCCCTGAGTTGTCCAATTAAGTCCACCTGGTGCTATTTGAAGTTGATTATTTTCACTGTATATGGTGTTGTTTGCGGCACCGCCTTGTATCCATACACGATTACCTGTGGTACCAAAAGAAGCAACTGATCCGCTTGCGCCTGTTGCAAATGTAACTTGACCAGTTGAAGATATATTTGTAGCAGTTACCTTATTGCTTACACCTAAATCACCAATTACGTTTGAGTTGGCTAGTAATTCAATTGTACCAGTACCAACAGTATTAATTTCAAAATTGCTATTTGAACTAGTAGTCTCAATGCGATTGCCAACAATTTGAATGTCGTCAGTACGTAGTGGTCCACCTATGATATCACCAGTTACTGTTAATGTTCCGCCAATAGTTATATTGCCAGGCATCGTAATTGCGCCTGTTGGCCCAACAGTTAATGAGTTGTTGATAACAACTGAACCAGTGCCGTTACCGTTTAAATTTAAATCGGTATTAGTAACGCTAGTTGTTACTGTATTGTTGGATAGGTATAAATCACCTATCTCTAAAAATTTAAAATTACCGTTTAACCAACGTTGTCCAGTACCACCTAGTATATAAGTGTCTGTGATATTTGGCATGATATTACTGTTAATATCTGCCGCAAATACTACGTTGTCGGTATTGTTATCACCTAACTGTAATGATCCGTCTGCTGTGATAGATCCAGTGGCGTGTAAGTTGCCGTTAATTAAAACGTCATTGTTAATTGTTACTTTGTCTAAGTTTGTGGCTGCATTTAAAATTAAATCGCCAATTTGACTGCTAATAGTATTGTCATTGATAAAAATTTCATCAATGTCTAGCGAGCCACCTAATAGAGTTGTTGCACGAGCTGTGCCAGTAATGTCTAGGGTGTATGCAGGGTTAGAGTTCTTAATACCAATTCTGTGATTGGCAGAGTTCGGATCTGTAACCTTAAGATATAGTAGATCGTCCTCAAAGCGTAAATTAACTCCATCTCGAGTTAAATTTTCCTTTAAGAGCGGACCTGAAATGCGACCAATGGCCATACTCTCTCCTCATACACCGAGTTGCACGGATAACCAAATTTTCAGCTTGCGCTCTTTGCTGGTTTACACAGTTTAATTGCCCAGCCAACTTTGGCATGTGCTAGTGTATTTACCAAAAATTTAAATAATGGGGAGTTACTGGTCGAATCCGTGTAGCACAGTGAGTTCCTTACCAAGAGGTAATGGAGAACTGAGTACAAGGTACCATCCTGCGGCATAAGGAGCGTTAGGTCCTGAGCTAGGATTTTGTACTAACGTATAGTTAGTTGTGGAAATTTGCATAACGTTTTCAACTAAAACAATTACTGCGTCTGCGCTGATAGGAACTGGACTTAATAATCCAAATGTTGTTTCAACATCGTCTCCTGGTCCAAACGTTTGTTTAGTAATTGTAGTAGCTTCTTTAAATCTAATGCTTCTCCAACTACTGTTTTGATAAGCTTCTAATTGATTATCAGTTGTGTTGTATCTAATATGTCCGTTCACTGGTGTGGCTGGACGATCTGTAGTGTTATTGCCTTTAGGAATCAATAGCGAATTTCGTGTGTCCATTAGAACTTGCCCGTTGATATCAACGGCTAAGCTATCGTCTTCGATATTCTTTCTTGATAAGTTTTGTTTTTTTAGAAACTTCATATTAACTTACTTGTAAAGTACAGAATGTTACATTTAGTCTGCTGTTATCACTCGCAACTGCACTGATAAAATCTTGTGAACCTAAAATAATCTTTTCACTATCAAACGTTAGTGTTTCGCCTGCAGGAACTAGCAAGTCTTTGATAATTCTATTTGTATCGCTAGCAGTTCCACCACTAGGCACTAAGTTAAGTGAAGACAATGTGACATCTGATCCGCTATAGTTACAGAAAAACATAGTAGTCACAGCAAATTCCTGTCCCGATGGAACAGTATAAACTGCCGTTGGTGTAGTTGTAACTAATGTATTAGAAATTGCCATTTTTTATCCTTAAAACAATAATGAGTATAACAATGCTTTTTTACTGCTTATTAACTCACCGTTTGTTGTTGTATTTACAAATTTAATTCCAGTGCCGCCAGTTCCAATAGTTGCACTGCTATAAATTTTATTTTGTCCTGCTGAGCTTGATGGTGCAGATCCTTGATTTGCTAATGATAATGTATCATTAATATATACTAGTCCAGTCCCGTTTCCGCTTAATGACAAATTAGTGTCAGTAAGAGTAGTTGTAATAGTATTTGATGCTAACTCAAGATCCCCTACAGTAAAAGTGCCAATGACTGCTAATCCTGTACTTGTTACTTCAGCTCTTGTAGTTCCATCAACTTCGATAGTTACTTTACTAGTGGCGTCACCTGCATCAGTGTCATATGATCTTGCTCCAGTATTGTATGGAGTTGATGTACCGCTGTTAAATCTATAAAATCTATCAACTAATGCCACACCTGATGAAGCCGCTACGTAGTCGTTTATCCATTTTTTATTTGGAATATCGTCGTCATCTGTAACTCTTAATTCATAATCTGGAACTTGACTTACACTAATGACTCCGCTGCCTGTAACACCGGTATTGATCGCAAGATCGCCACCGCCAGTTTGTAAACTATTAAATTTCAAACCTATTAAGTTTCCAACAGCATCTACAAATGTAAATGCACCTGCTCGAGTTACACCTGTTGGACTAGTATGCGATAAACTTTCATCAAATAAGAAACTAGCATCTGATACTGTTCCTCTTTCAATAGTAAATCCAGAAGTAACAAGCGATACTCCTGAACTCTGCTCACCTACATTTAAGTATATAATATTGTCTTTGACAGCCAAAGTTTCAGAGTCAACTGTAGTACTGTTACCTAATACAGTTAAATCACCAGTAACGATTACACGACCAATTTGATTGCCCGTGTCTAATGTTATGGTACCGTTTTGTTGGGTGACTACTTTGTAATCACCGTCTTGGACTCTGACTACTTTTGACATATTAGATAGCTGTTAGTACGATATAGTTAGCTGATGAATCATCAGTGACTGCCCACTGATATCTATTGTTGCTGAAATCTCTGCAAGTTCTGTTATACATCTTAGCGATTCTAACAGAAGTACCACCGCCAGTACTTAGATAACCTACGATGGACATTTCATTAGCACCTAATGCGCCGGCAGCTTTGTCTACTAGGATACATACACCTTCGTTACCTGTTCCGTTGGCAGCATCGTTTACTTTGAATGTACGAACTGATCTCTGTGACAATATGATACCTTGTGCTGATTCTGCGTTAGAACCTACTTGGCAGTTAATTGTAATGTTGTTACCTTCGGTTCCTACTGAACCTGCAGTTAAACCGAAATATCTTTTATTAATTGGGCGTCCCATTTGTTTCTCCTTAATGATTGACGTTCTAGGTCTACGCGGTGGGTAACCGCATAAGTCTTGCTTTATGCAAGTTCTAGACAAAGTATTTATCGAACTTGTTAAAGTGTATAGCCGTAAAAAAGCACCCCGAAGGGTGCTTAGTCTTTATTCTAGTAATTAGATTACTTGAATGATAGTTTGCTTGTAGTAACTGTAACTGTACCTAAGTAGTCAGCCGCGTTACCAAGAGAACTTGCTGTGTTTGACAACTCAACATAACCATAACGTGTCATGAATGATACGACTGGTTCGAATGTTGATGGATCAAGAACAACACCACTGCTCATCAATGGAATGTATGGGCAATAGAATGCTGCGGCGTCGCTTTCGCTTGTGCCTTTGTAACCAACAAGCACTTTATTACCAGCGTCTGTTGAATCAGCAGAATATGTGTTAACATAAACTTTCATTGCACCGTTCAATGTACCAACTAACTTAGTGTTTGTTGGAGCTTCGAAAGTACCTTCTGTTGTACGAGCAAATGCGCTAGTAGTTGCAGACTGAAGAACAGTCAACATTGTTGGTGATACAACACACCAGTTACCAGCACCACGACGTGTACGCTGGGCGATACGGTTTGCAACACGGTTGATCTGAACGGCCAATGCGGCATGTTCGTCACCAACGAATGTAGCAGTACCACTTACTGCGCTTTGGTCGAATGATTCTGTATTGCTTGAACCAGCTAAAGTTGTCAATGAAGAGATAATCTCTTGATCGATTTCAGCTGTAATTTCTTGCGCTAAAGCAGCCATGATTTCTGCTTCGATGTCAATGCCTTGTTGGGCTTGTGCATCTTGAGCAGCTTCAAACGTCCAGCGAGCTGACAATTTACGTGTCTTAGCTTCAACTGTCTGTTTCAAGATCTGAATGCTTAAACGCTTACCAGCTGCGCCTTCTAGGGCGGCAGTTGAAGCAGCCTTACCAGTACCAGCGGCACCAGAATAGCTTTCTGCGATCTTGAATGGGCTTAGTGCCTCTTCACCAGCTGTTGCATCTCCTGTACCACTTCCGTTTGTATCGCTGTAGCGAACACGTAGAGTATGGATTTGACCAACTGGGCCAGTCATTGGTTGTACACCAACTAACTCGTTAGCGATAACGGTTGGCATAACGCGACGGATCACTGGAAGGATCACGCGATTTAAAGTTGCGACGTTGCCGGCAGAAGTGGCACCTGTGCTTGCAGATTCTGACAAGTACTTACGAGTATTCTCGAGAGTAGCTGACATTACTGAACGCTTAGTACCTTGTAGGCCTTCTAGAAGTGCCTCTTTGGTCTCTGCCCAACGGCCGTGTAGTAGTTCTGACATTTAAATTCTCCTTAAATTTTTAGTCCTGCGAGCCTGCGGATGTCAATAACCTGACCATCTCGCTCGCTGCTACGATTGCTGTTGGAAATTTCTTTATTTCCTGTTATTTCTTTTGCCTCTAAAAGTGCCTGTTTCTTCTGCGGAGCATTGCCTTCTATTACAGCTGGCAAATACTTGTTAAAACTTTCAACTAAACGATGTGTTTGCACACTCTCTAATAGTTCACCCATAATGCCTTTTTGTTCAGCCGCTAGCGGTGCCAATAATTCATTCATGGTTTGTTTTCTTACCATACTCTCTTTAAGAGTATTGATTTCTGCTTCCTTGCTTTCTATGACTTTCTGTGCTGTTACTGCAACGGATTGTGCTTCAGCAATTTCAAATTCTTTCTTGTCTATGACTTTGAGCAATTTGGCAGCTTCTGATTTTTCATTAATATAACTTGTTTGAAATTCGTTGCTAAACGCTTCGAATATCTTACGACCAAAATCAGCTTTACGAGCGGCATCAATGTCTTCACGTAATTGTGTAAGTTCAGTCTTTAGACTTGACTCAACAATACCTTCCACCATTACTGCGGCACGTTGTACAAACTGAGTTTTAATCTTAGCAAGTTGTCCTTTACCTTCACGGATCAAGCGAACTTTCGTTTCGGCAAGATCTTGTTTATCTTTGTAAAATTCAGCGATTTCATTGGCTAATGCTTCTACTACAAATTCTTCTAACTTGAAGAACTTTGAAGCCATGACTTTTTGGTCTTCATGCAATTCTTTTACTTCAGAAGCTAGTTGACGTGCTACGAATTCCTTCATAACAGCGGCATCATTCTTCATCTTAACTGCATACTTGGCTTTAGCTTCGGCTAATTGAGCGCGGTCTTCGATGAACTCGGCAATCTCTGGTGCTAGTTGGTCACTAACCATACGGTCAATAGCCTCTACCATCACAGATCTGTCGTGTTCATAACGCTGACTGAACTCTTCTCTTAACGCTTGAGTAACTTGTTCTTTATTCTCGTTTACACGAGCTTCCCATGCTTCCTCGATTTGCGCCTTGATATCCTCAGAAATCACATTGTTTTCAAATAAAGATTTTAGTGCATCCAACATGTGATTCTCCTCTTATTGGAGTTTGCTTATTATACCTAATAAGCTCTCTTTTAAATAACGCTGTGCTGCCGGGTCACCCTTTACCTCTTGCGCTATGCGTAAGGCATTATAACCACCACGACTATTCATCAGGTGTTCATAAATTGGCGTAGGATATGCTCCCGGTGCACTGGGTTGAGCTACCACATCTACTGTGATAATCTCAAAATCGCTGACTCTTCCAGTTCCGTCACCGCTGACGTTGCCTGAGCCTCGACTTGACACTCCCAACTTAACCCCACTTTCTAACATAGTTCTCACTAGTTGTCCCATGGGAGTTGGTAATATCTTAAACTTTCCGTAACCATTTGGTCCGTCCATCCACATTTCTGTAATCATGTGTGACACACGGTCCAAATTAATTTTTAGGTCATCTGGATGATCAACTTCACCTAATACAGAGTATCCGCCAGAAATTTGATCGTTCAAAGTTTTGACAGCTCGCTCAATCTCGTCCACAGGGTACACACGTTGGTTAGCATTTTTAATGCCACCTTGTATGCAGATACCCTTCATATATAGGTTCTTCCCGTCTTGTCCGTCAGACTCGACCACCATACGGGCTTGGTCGAAACTGAGGTTTTCGCGAAGATAGTTGATTTTATTCATTTTTTATTTGCCGCCAATAATGCTTTTTGCGTTAGCACCATTGTCGCCAGTGCTTTTCTTCTCTGCACCATGACCTGCTGAAACAGTTTTTAAGTGTTTCACACCTGCTTTACCACCAGGAACATTAACGTTGCCGCCATTTTGATCCTTGGTAGATGGATTTAACAAGCCGCCTTGTGTGCCGCCTTTTCCACCGTCACCACCTTTTACGATGTTGCCAGTTGTACCACCCATATCATTTTTACCAGCTACGATCGATTTCTTGTTTGCACCGTCATCGCCCATCTTAGCTGTTACTTTTTCTACATATTCACGAATAAACGCTTCATCTGTTGCTTCAGTATCTTCTTCGTCATCGCGAACTTCCATAGCTTGCATGTCTTGTGGAGCCATCATCTGTCCCATCTCTGGAACTTCGTCGTCGCCCATGTCGCCCATGTCGTCTCCGCCTTCTTCGCCGGTGTCATCACCGCCCATTAGGCTTTCAAATTCGTCACGTAATGCATCTAATGCATCTTCTAAATCTACTACGCGGTCTTGTAGACCTTCTACGTCGTTACCTGACAAGTCAACGCCGTCACCAGCATCACCGCCAAAGTCATCTCCGCCTTCCTCGCCATCATCTTCGAGGTCGCCTAGCATGTCGTCGGTGTCATCACCGCCCATTGCTGCCGCTTCGGCCGCAGCCATATCAGCTGGCTCTTCTTCAGGAACTGCTCCTGGTACTTCGCCATCTTCATTGAAATCATCTGCAAGTAATGTTTCATAAATTTCGCGTGATTTTGCAACTACGATATCATGAAATAATTCCTTGGCTTTTTGTTCGTCTTCATTAATTAAGTGCTCGAGCATTTGCTCGAATTTTGAACGGTCAGTCATGTTAAGTTCTCCTATAGGTATGAGCTGTCATAAAATATTTACACATTATGCGAAAAAACGTGCTATAATGGTGTGAATTCGAGACATTTTACCAACGTTTCATAACTTCACGTAGACTTTCATAAGTTATGTGTCGAAAGTTGGGATAATGCCAATCGGGCTCGTGGTAATTATTGTCTACTACTCGGTAATATTTAGTATTTTTATTATCGCGTATAACCATTTCAGTCTGTCTAGTCCAGTTGCCAAAGAATGTTGCAGGGTCAGATGATTTTTTATAGTTAGGTGTATCAGCAAATACATTATTAACTAAACCGTTGTCACCATGAAAGTCAAATCCAAATATATAAACTTCTTGTGGGTTGTGACTGGTTGCTAAGTGTAGTGCAGTAGGTCCGCTACTCCAACCTAGACTGGGATTAAAGTAATTAAATCCTTGAAATGTCTTGTATCTACTATTAGGATTAGTCCACACTTGGTGTCTTAATTGATACTTAGATTCTTCTATTTCCACAATCATCTTAGGATCAACAGCTATCAAGTAATCAGGTGCAAACTCTCTGTAAACAGCATTACAGGCATAGACTTTGCCGTAGGGCTTTACTTCTTCAAATTTAATATTAAGGCGGCTCTTGCCATTACCAAAGACAAAACTTCTCATATAGAGAATTTATCTTTTACGACGCTGGAGGAGGTACAGTTCCGTACATTTCATGCACAAAACCTAGTTCTTCTTCTTGTTCTAGTATATGTGCTTCGGAACTTTTACGTAGTTCATTTATTTGCTTAAGAGTCAAACGTGTCTTGCGTGTGTCACTGCGCTGTAGTTCTTCAATATCTCTTGCCGCATCAAAGCGAAAGTCATTGCTGACTCTTCGCGTTTCTGGATCTAGATAAAATAATTCTCTTAATATCATATGATTATTTATCAGGCTGCTGGTGGCGCAGCTGGAGCCGTTGGTACTGCTCCTGCCTCAGCTCCTGGTACACCTTCAGCTGGTGCAACTTCTTCTGGAGCTGTAGTATCACCTAATTCTAAATCACTGTCAATACCTGCGGCACTTATGCCTACACTACGTAATTCACCGCTAGCATCTGTGCCAGTGATAGTAGAAGTTCCCTTCTCTTCACGCCACAAGCGTTCGTTTTCTGCCATCTCTTCATCAGTAATACCTAAGAATCGTTTCATAGCAAAGCGTTTACTAATATATGGAACAGCTTGAATAGTATTAAAGGTGTTAATACGTTGTCCATCTACTTCTGCTTGACGGTATGCCGCAAAGTTTTGTGGTGGTTGGAACTTGATTTCAAACAAACTGCTGTCAATATTGACGCCTCTACTGTACAAGTAACGTTTAAATTCTTGATCAAATACACTTGTAATCAAACTTTGTAGACGCATACAGTAATTGTTAAAGCGCAATTCTTGAATGTATGCTGTACCAACACGTCCGTCATTGTATTGTGCTTGACTATCATCTGCACCAGTTGGCAAATAGCTACTTGGAATGCGTAATGCACGGAATAACTTGTTGGTAAAGTACTTCAAGTCATCAATTTCGCCTAAATTAGTACCGCCAGGTAGTGTTTCAACTTTACTACCACGACCGCCTTCTGTTTGTGGGAAGAAATAATCTTCGTTAATACTTAATGGATTGTAAGCACTGTCAATAACGTTCTGTCCACCGCCTGTTTGGCTTGGAATACGACGTTGGTGGATCTCATTCTTTACACGTTCCACGAAACTCATAGCCATGTGGCTTGGCATATTACCTACGTCAATGTAGAAAATACGTCTTTCTGGAGCACGTTGTATACGATAGATTAGAATAGCGTCTTCAAGCAGTTCTTTTTGCTTGTAAACTTTAAACACTTGTTCTAATAAACTGTTTCCAAACGGAAAATTATTATCTAAGCCTTCACTTAGACTTAGATGGATAACGTGTGCGGCATCTACAGCTAATTCGTTTTCGCCTATGCTAAATCTATCACCTGATGATTGTGGGAAAGCGCCAGTCATGCCTTTACCAAAGCCGCCGCCATTAACATAATTGCTTCCGCGATTGTTTGTGGAAATATTACTTGGCTGTATTTGTGTAGCAACTAGATGTTGAAAGTTTGGAGCTAGATCTCTAATAACGTACTGTTCAGGCTTCTTGCCTTCACTTTCATTAACAATAATCTTAACTACTTTACCTGGATCAACATAAAACCATTTGTTAGTTTCTGGATCTCTAACAAAAAATGCATCACCGTACTTGAATGTGTTACGAACTATTCTAAAAAAGCGTGTTTCAAACAGTTGTAACTTACTCCACTGCTGTAAATATTCACGCAACACACGAATTTCTGTGCTGGTTGCTTTACTTTTAAAACTTAAACTAAAGCTAGTGTTGTTTTCTTTGTTCTTTTGACTGCAAAACTCTGCTAAAATATCTAAAGCCGCATTAACTTCCGGATCCATATCCATAGTGTCATACTGCATGTATCTTTCAACACGATTTGGACTACCTGTGTAGACATCTGGCAAGTAACTGCTGTAGTTTGTTCTAGCTGGGCCAGCTTTGCTTGAATTTGATAACGAACTAACGTTACCCATTCCGCTATTAGCTGGTGCTGGTGTAAAATATTTTTTCCAACTCATTATTAAGTCCTGTCATGAGCGTTACCGCTCATTGCCTTAGTTGCTTTTACTTGCTGTGTTAGCTTACTACTCATTCCTTCGATTGAGTTATATACTTTATTCATAGTAGTATTTAAGCTAGACATGAGCTTAACCATGTCGTCTTGACTAGCTTCTTTAGTCGTTGTACCAGTTTTTCTGTCTGCTGTATCCTTAGTTTGGGCAACATCAGCTGGTTTCTTTTCTTCTGGTTTCTTTTCTTCTGCTTTCTTTTCAGCAGCCTTAGTTGCTGCCGGGATAGTGTCTGCTTGCGGCTTAGCTGTAATTTTTGGCATGCCATCTGAACCAATTGATATTGATCCCATGCTTGGCATTTGAAATTTTGGTTTTTCTTTTGGTAATGCTGAGCCTGCTTTAGCAGATAATACGTTTGAAACTTCTTTTTGTACTGCGCTAACTTCTTCAGAACTTTTAGCTATACTGCTACCTAAGTCGTCAAACGAAGAACCAAAGTCATCGCCCACATCATCAAACGATGACACTAGGTCTCCCATAGAACTATCAATAACTTTTGTTAAATTGTCTTTGGCTGACTTTAATTCTTCTGCAAGTTTCTCATGTTGCTCGTCAAGCTCTTGATCTGTACCTTCATTCCACAGTTTAGTCAAACGTTCTTGCGCGGCTTCTTTCTTTTTAATTGCTTCGTCAATGGCTGCTTGAGCTTTTTCATTAGAATTAACAGAACTTGCTCCAGGCGCCGCACTAACACTTGTTGAAATTTGTTTTGCAATGCCGCCCAAGTCAATTGATGCTGTATCTGATTTCATCTTAGGCATAGACTTGGCCATTTCTTGTACAGCACTAGCCATGCCATCAGTTTTTGCGCCCATCATAAACTTTTGCGCTTGGTCTGGTGTTAATACCATTTCACCTTTTGCTACTTTACCAATAAAGTCAGCAGGTTCAAACGGTTGTCCAGTCTTTCCTAACGTGCCTTCATCTCTTGTTGGCACGGCTTCCTTATTCATGTTGTATACTTTCATAGCATCACCAACAAAGTTTGTGGCTTTTAATGCTACGTCGCCAGCACCCTGTAGTGCGCCTCCAACTACTTTATCTGTTGCTTGAACTGCTTTATCTACACCTAACTGTGTTGCTACTGCTTCAATTTTTTCTCTAGCACTGGCTGGCGCCTTAGATGCTCCGCCCATTTGTGCTTGATTAGCCAATGCAGTACTGTATGCGCCAGCAGTATCCTTAGCAGTATCGCCTGCTCGAACACCTTGACTTGCACTTTGACTAAATTTTAATCCTGCTTTGTTAATTTCGCCTTCATTTAATGGCTTAACAACTTTGTTTGCTACTGCGGCAGCGGCATCTTGCAGTCTAGCCTGCACAGTAATCATTGCCGACGTGGCACCGTGACGTGCTTGTTGCTCGTCTTGTATTGCTTTCTTCTGTGCGCCCAATACTTTAACAGTATCTTCCATAGCAAGGCCCATTGCTTTGGCAGTTTTGGCAGCGCCGTGATAAGCGGCATCATTTGATTCAATGTTTTTCTTCATTACATCGGCTGCTGGGCCAACACCTGCCGCGGTAATGTTTAATAATGCCACGTTCTTTTGATTGGCCAAGTTACCAACTTTGGCTGTTTCCATTGATGCTTGACTAGCTTCAATGTTGCCTTTGCTCAATGCTTTGGCAGATTCTGCTGTGCCTCTGGCTGCTTCACCTAGCAGACCCATTTGCATTGCGGCTTCTTGACTGCGAACAGTTCCTGTAGCAAACATTTCTTTAAACACTTGCCCTGTGCCCATTGCTTCAGCTTGTGCTAACTGTTTTGCAAATCCTTCACGAGCTGTTTTTTCAGCTTCAGCACCTTGAGTAAGACCAATTAATCGCATCTTAGCTTCAATCTGTCCATCAGATTTAGCTTTATCCAGTGCGGCTTCTTGTTCTTTACGTGTCTTACCTGTTTGTTTAGCAATGAGATCCATCTCTGTAGCTAAGTCAGCGGCAGCTTGTGCAGTTCTAACCTGTCCTGCTACACTAGTATCTGTTGTAGACTTTTGAAATCCAATCTGACTAGCAAGAACTTCATTTAAATCTTTGCTGGTGTAACCCATTTGACGTAAATTCTCTGCAACGCCACTGTCAAAGAAAGTTTTACTAAATTCTGTAAAGGCCATTCCGCCTTTTGCAACGCTACCGCCTAATCCAGCAAAGCTCTTACCAACTTCGCCGTTATTTTTGGTCATCATACCGGAGAAATCATCAAAGCTCATGCGGGTATTAGCCGCGGCAACTTTCATTCCAATGATATCGTTGTTAAAACTATTGCCAGTTTCACTTAGTTTGTTAAATGCACCTGTACTGTCTTCAACATATTTGGTGGCTGCTTTTAATGGTTCCGTGAACTTTTTAAGTGCATCACCTGCTGGACCTGCGTCAATACCGCCACCAGATCCCCCGCGTCCTTTGTTGACTGCGTCTGCTAACTTGTCATAATCAATGTCTGCCATATTTTTCCACCAGAAAACTACGTATATAAATACCTATGTTATATTTATCGGAGTAGAATATGAACCCAAATAACCCGTTACAGAAGTATTATAGACAAGCTAGGATTTACATGGCATTACCTAGCAAGGGTTTATTTTATCCACCAGGCGCACTACAAGGTGATTACAATAATGTGCCAATTTTTGGCATGACTGGCATGGATGAAATTATCTTTAAGACACCTGATGCGCTGTTTAACGGTGAGGCTACTACAAAAGTTATCGAAAGTTGTTGCCCATACATTAAAGATGCATCAAGTATGCCCAGCACTGACGTAGATGCACTACTTGTTGGTATTAGAATTGCTACTTATGGCAATGAAATGGAACTTGTTCACACTTGTCCTAACTGTAGTACTGAAAATGATTTTGTTGTTAACTTGCAAACCATATTAGATTACTTTGGTAGTTTAACATTTGACGGTAAAATTAAGATTGACGAGTTGACTATTAATATTAGACCACTGGCCTATAATGAAATAACCAAGTTCAACATGGAAAATTACAAGCTACAAAAAATGTTATATCAGTTAAGCAAGGCAGAAAACGCAGGTGATGACGATGCCATGTCTAAAATACAAGATGACATTTACAAACGCATTGCTGAAATGCAAATAGAGTTGTTTTTGACCAGTATTGAAAGTGTACAAATGGAAGACGGGTCAACAGTTGATGATGAAACTTACATTAAAGAATGGTTAGAAAATACTGAACGTCAATTCTTTAAAAAGATCAAGCAAAAGTTGGAAGCAAACAAGACCATGTGGGACATGCCTCAACAACACATTGTTTGTACTTCATGCAGTCACGAATCAGATGTTAGTATTACGCTGGATCAAGCAAATTTTTTCGACAAAAGCTGATTTACACCCCGGACTCTGAATTAGAACAGTTCATCAGAGGTTATGATACCTACGTGAGGGACATTAAGGACGAGATTTTCCGTATCAGCTGGTATATGCGAGGTGGAGTATCTAGCTATGACTTGTTTTATGTCTATAGCAGAGACGATCGAATTATAATGAATGAGATTGTCAAAGACAATATTGAATTGACTAAGAAAAGCGGCTTGCCTATCTTATAAAGTAGATCCTGCACGACTAGTGCCTTTGAATGGATCTGCAAAAGCCCCGCCTACTGCCTTGCCCATTGTACCCATTGGATCATTAGCGTCAGCAGGTGCATCAGCTTTTTGTTTGTTGAGTACAGCCGCATTGCCAGTACCAGTTGCCACTTGAGCAACTGCTTTGGCAGCACCAAACACATCTCCAGCAATTTCAGGAATAGTTCCTACACCTGTAATCATAGAACCAAATGTGTCTGTAAGCCATTTTTTACCAGCATCAGTTGTCCACCATAACAACAATGCGGCTTCTGCGCCCTTGTAAGACAGCTGGCGTGTTATAGCGGCTGCTCCAGGAGCTTTGAATTTGTGTAATATCCATGGAAGAAATTTAAAAATCTTCGTTAACATTATTTTATTACCTGCCCACATGACAACTTTGGGGCCTAGTACAGCAACAATAAATTGTCCACGAAGTGTTCTTAATTTTTCTTCGTAATCTGGAGCTTTCTTGTCCAACTCAGATACTTTTATATTGTAATTGATGATCTCTTTTACAATGTCCAATGCATAAAACAACTTCATTGTTTGACTGCCATAATGACTGGCTACTAATTCAGCAGCCTGAGCAGCCCTAGCAGATTTACTCGCAGCCTTAGTAGCGGCAGCGCCACTCCTAGTTAATGCTTTAAACCCATTAGCGATCCAACCTTCTTGAGTTTTCTGTTCTGATATAATGTCGTGGATATTCATAATAGTATATTTATCGTTTTGATGTGAGCTAACGCTCACATGTGTTTGCGTTCAGCTAAAGCTTCACTTAAACACATTTCTTTCAGTTAAAACTATTTAGATGAATTAACTGCGAAGCAGTTTAAATATTATCTAGATTGTTTAGTCACACTTGGCCCTGGCGGGCCAAAGTTTTGAACATTATCTGAGTTGCATAGTTCACTTAGCGTTATGGCATTACAGAGGCGGTCATCCTGTACCTCGAGCCATGTCTTTATATGACGGCGGTTTGTGTCGTATACGCTAACATACACACAAACGTAGGGAATACTATCCCTTCATTTAGCCTTTTGAAATTGTCTTTAAACAGCAAAACCAGTTGTACGAAGGCGTATCTGATCATCGTCCTGTTAAGGATAGTTACTGAGTACTCTTGGCGGCTAGAGTTTTCCGTCCCTCTTATTATCGAGTTGTCATAGGCGTCTGAAATTTGCCGACGCTTGCTTATTACCGCTTGTTGTGCCTTAAGATTTTAGTATATGGGAGCCGTGGACGCGAACTTGAATGTGCCCATTGTAGTAGTCGTCGCGTTCAAGAACTCGTCTTGCGAATTGTTCTCTTGCTTCAACGTATGAGCATTCAGCCTTTGATTTGCAGTAATATAGAATTTCTCTTGAGAAGTTTTCTTGGCCTAATGTGTCTATGTCTTTTTGAAGATTAGGACTACTTCCGTAGTACTCACGCCAGTCAGAATCTATCTTACTGCGTATCTTCTTTTTCTTCTTTGAGCCATTCTTTAATTTTACTGTTTTATAAGTAGTCTTTGAGAATTTGGCGAGCTTTTTGCCTATATACTTGCGTCCAGATGTGAGATTAGTTATGAGATAGACAAATCCAATACAATCTTCAGGTAATGATTCCACTATTGTATCTTGATAAGTCCATTGCATCAACTATGTATCGATGTCTGGAGCGGTGCCTGTTTGATCTTGAAGTTTCTTTTGTTTTTTAATTTCATCTAGTTCCATGCGCCACTCTCTAACGTGTTTGCGCCGTAAACTACATAGTCGCCTAATTTCGCTGAGCCAAAATCGTACTTCGATGGCGGCTCTGCGTGTGCCTCTGTTAAGCCATTTTTGATTTGCTTTAAAATAATTACTAAACGCAGTCATTAATTCTGCGTGTAGTTCTTCATCTTGTTGCATCAATTACCCTCTGACGCAGTTCGCTTGTACTAAACGAATGTCTGCGTTTATTAAAATAAAATTCCATGGGCAAATCGTGCCCAGTAAATTTTTTGTCTTTATATTCTTCGCCTAATATTCTTATATTGATTGGAAATGAAAGCAGGATATCTTGTAGTTCACGTTCACTAGCATAAGGAACAATTTGATCTACAAATTTGCAGGCTTTTAACTGTGCCCAACGTTCAAATACACCTTGTACAGGTTTGTTTTTAGTGTTGGGTCTGTCAATAGTTGGGTCTGTTTGCAAACCAACAATTAAAAACTCACATTGTTTCCTTGCTTCTTCCAGCATCATAACATGCCCAGCATGAAACAAATCAAAAGTTGAACAAGTAAATCCTATTTTCATTCTACAATCTCGATATCATTAGCATAGCTAGTAAAACCATTTTCTTTGATAACTTTTAACACATTATTAACACGGCCAATTAATTCGTCTTTGTGTGATATCAAGTAAATGTTCTTATCACGTTCACGAGCCATTTTTTTCAATACTGCAAGTGCGCCTTCAACACCACTGGCATCTAATCCATTGTCAATAAGTTCGTCAATAAACAACAAGTTGATATTTTGATATAAACTTTCCCATACATCTCGGAAACTCCAAGACAATCCTAAAATCAAGCGATTGCGTTCACCACGTGACAAGTTGTCAAAGTCTAAATCCTGTCCTAACTGTGTAATTTCCACAGTGAGGTCATTTTGGAATACAACTGTATGCGGTAACCCCATGCGGTCAAGATAATAAGTTAGACGGTTGTTCAAGTAGGCCAAATTCTGATCAATAATTTTCTTACGAATAAAACTGTCTTTGCTGGTTAGCAATTTTAACAAAAATTCTTGATGATCTTTTACTGATGTTAATTCATTAACATGATCCCATGAAATTTCCTGCATAGCAGTATGCTTCAATTCGTCAATTTGTTCTTGATAAGGGTCAGTTTCTTCAGCACGTTTTACCAACTGATTCTCTAATGTAGTCAAGTTGTTTTGATGCTTTAGTGCTTCTTCAACAGTGTCATAATATGTGTTAGGTCTGCCATTAATATCACCGATTACAGACAACTCTGCAACTACTTTAGCCAAGTCAGCAACAACCTTATCGTGATACTTGTTGGCTTCAGTTATGTTAGCATTAGCTGTGGCAGATAATTCCTCGTGTTTATGGTCATGTAGTGCTTGTTCACAAGCATGGCAAGTCTTGCTATCTAGGGCTAAGAGCTCGCTAGCGTATTTTTTTACGCTACGCTCTGCTTGTGCCATTGCACTTTCCAGAGTCGCTCGTTCTTTGTTTAAACTTTTTATCTTAGATGCTTGCTCATCGTAGACTTTTAACTTGGCATGCTGATCTAGTTCGTTATTAATGTCTACACTTTGTAGTTCATCAATAGCCGCAGTAATTTTATCTAAATCAAGTCGTTGTTGATTGTACCAAGCAGTTTGTCTAGTTATTAAGCTGTCAACACTTTGTTGAATCTTATCATTAGATTTCTTAGACGCTTCAATGTTAGCACTTTCCTGCGTAATTTCTTCTTTTGTAATACGGATCAGTTCTTTAAGTGCTTCGGACTTTTCACTTAACAGTGTAATGCCCAACAACTGCTCGATAATAACACGCTGATCATTCGCTCTCATGCTTAAGAACGGCTCAGTGTAAGTGTTGAGCGCAAGGATATGTTTGAACATGTCATGACTCATGCCCAAAAGTTCGTCTAAGTCCTTTTGAGTCTCACGCATGTCGCCCTGTGCGTCATCACTTTCGTCTGTGTCTTGCTCTACATCGTTAACATAAAATTTAAGAACATTCGGTCGACGACCACGTTCAATCCTATAACTAACTCCGTCTTTATCAAAACTCAACGTGACCAACATGCCTTTGCCATTGATCTTATTGATTAAATTATCTTTCTTAATGTTAGTCAAAGCAACACCGTACATTGCATAACTCAATGCATTAACGATTGTAGTTTTACCCGTGCCGTTACGACTGCCATTGTCATCGCCGCCTTGGTCTAAATTTTCACCCAAGACTAACGTTAAATGCTGTTTGCCGAAATCAACTGCTTGAGTTTGGTTGCCCACACTCATGAAGTTTTTTACGGTCAAATCTTTAATTTTTATCATAGGCTATTATAAATTTCCAGTAGCGTCTTTGCGCTAAATTTGTCACTTTCAATGCTTACAAGCTGATTGCTGACAATTTGGTCAACGCTTTCAAATGCTTGTACATCAATGCTAGTGTTAATCTCTACATCTTTTTTCTCAGGAATTAACGTCAATTCTCTAATATCGTAATCACCTAAGAATTTTTCTTTAATAAAACTTGCTTCTTCATAACTGATGTCAATGTCTAGTGTAACACGAAGATGTTGCTTGGGCAAGATTAATGTTTCCGCTTCGTCGATCAGTTGGCTTAATTTTACAGTACGGAACGTGGGTTGTCCAGGCCAGCTGTGATATTCTGGCTCACCGTCCCACTCTAAAATCATCATGCCACGTTCATCATCCCATGCATCTGCATAGTTGTGCGGAAATGCATTGCCAATATAAATCATATTGTCTTTTTGTTGACGCTTGTGAAAGTGTCCGCTAAATCCAAGTTCATAAGATTTGAAAGCATCTGCTTTGAGTTCACCATGATCTGGCATCTGCACCATAGCATTCATAAAAAAGCTAGGCAATTCAAAATGCCCAAAGATATACTTGCCGCCTTTTTTGCCTATTGTTTTCCACTCATCACCTACCAGCCACGGACAGAGAGTAACCTGACCAATAGTAGTGGGCTCATGAACAACAGTAATCCCAGGAATATACTTTCCGAACTCGACGGAATGAATATCCCGTTTATCTTTGTAATATAAATCATGATTGCCAGGGAAAAAGTAAAATTGATCGAAAGCCTTACCCAGCTTTTCCAAGGCCCTAAGACTATAGTCCATAGTAGTGATATTAAGACTATTGCGATTGTGATGCCAATCCCCCATAAATATTCCAGTATCACACCCTTCCTCCTTTGCTTTTGCAATGTACCAGTCAATGAATTCTTCACAATCTTTATTGTGAACACTGCTGTTAGATTTTAAACCAAAATGTATGTCTGTAAAACAGGCAACTTTCTTAAAAAGATTACTCATGCGGTGTACTCTCGTCAAAACGTTTTATAGCGGCGGCATGCTCTCCGGCGCCAGTCCTACTGTAACTTGGATTCATGCCATTCATTTCCAGCATGTCGTCTCTAATGTTTTGGTTACGTTTTTCAATGTTGATAATGCGTACAAAACTATTAGTAACTGCCGCTGTAAAGTAGGCAAACGGATTATTACTTTTTGCCTCATTGAATTGCAAGCCAATTTGAGTTAATTGTAAAATTGCCTGCGCTCGCATTTCATCGTTGTATGTGTAGCCACGAACGTTGCCCCTAGTAGCATATCGTTCACACAGCTTAATATACATTCGAGCCAATTTATCTGTAATTTGACCGTGGTCTTTGTTGAATTTGCCCTTAGCAACAGTGCCCTGCCAATGGCTCTTTCCCACACAGATAAGTTCGTCATTCTCATCAAATTTCCAGTGTTGAAACGGCGGAAAGTTGACCTTATCTCTATGATCTGCTAGGCTTTTTGGATTCTTTTTGCGTGTGCTGTTAAGCGGAATATGGTCAAACGTCATAATTCTAAAGACCAAATCCAACTTAGTGATCTTTTTGTAGTCTACTTCACAGTCGGCTTGTTTGACTTTTTCGCCTTCTCTTTTGCGTCTTGCATACTCGGCATCGCCGATGCGTTTGGCTTGATTACGTTTGGCTTCTGCAATAGTGCGTATGTTAATTTTATCTACACTTGGCAAAATTAAATCATATTGGTGATATTCTGGCTGTGTGTAGCTTGAGTAAGTATTTTTGGACTTGTGTATCTCTTCCAGTAAGTCTTTGTTGTTTAAGTAATTTACTTTCGTTGTTGTTGTAATTGTCATCGATTGGGTCCTATATAGTAATATTATAAACTACGCACATAATTTTGTCAACTAAATATAGACATAGGAGATAGAAAATGGCAGATTTTAATGTAGCAGGTGCTGTGTCAGGTGTTCAATCTGCGTTAGGTACTGCGGCCGGAGTGTTGAATACTGCGGCTAACCTAGGTGCGGCGCTTAACAGTAATTTATCGAATCCAGCCAGACTACTCAGCTCAATTCGAAGTATTAACTTACCTGTGGGCGGAGAAGCAATTGGATCAATTATCAATGCAGCCGCATCATTTGGCGGTACTGATAATACAGATGACTGGAGAGCAAGACTAAGCATGCCAACTGGCAGTTTCTTTGATAGAAGTCCTATTTTACAGCCACTAATTAATGCAGGCGGATTAATTTTTCCATACACTCCTACTATCTCAATTAACAGCACTGCTACTTACGGAGAGATTCCAGTAACACATCAGAACTATCAATTCCAAGCATATCAAAATAGCAGAGTAAGTGACATTCAAATTACTGGCGAGTTCAACGTTGAAGATGCTGTGCAGGCAAAATACTGGATTGCCGCAGTACACTTTTTAAGATCAGTGACAAAAATGTTTACAGGTGATACAGCGTTCCAAGGTAATCCTCCTCCAATCTTAAATTTTAGTGCTTACGGTGATCATGTGTTTAGAAACGTGCCCGTAGTTGTAAAAAGTTTTAGCATGACACTGCCTAAAGATGTACAGTATATCAGTACAAACGTAGCAGGTGGCGGCGGCGGCCTTAATGACATTTCACAAACTGCTGGACAACTAGCAGGAGTCGCTGGCGCTTTTGGATTAGGCAGTGCGGCTCAGTCATTGGGGCAGATTGGCGCAGTTGCTGGCGCTGCCAGCACACTGACTAATTTATTCAGTGGAGTTGCTGGCGGGCAAGGCACACCGAGAGACAGCCATGTGCCCGTCAAGAGTGATTTAACAATTACCATAATGCCAATTTACAGTAAAGAAGCTGTAAGACAGTTTAGTCTACAGCGTTTTGTTAACGGTGATTATGTAAGTAGAGGGTATGTATAATGACAGCAAAATACACTAACACCAGTCCATGGTTTAAGACTAGTATTACTAAAAACAGTTACTTAGATGTGTTAACTATTAGACCAGTTAGTTCAGAAGCTGACGATTTTCTTTATACAATAGAATCTCAATATACATATAGGCCTGACTTATTAGCGTACGACTTGTATGAAGACTCAAGCCTGTGGTGGGTTTTTATGCAAAGAAATTTAGATGTATTACAAGATCCTATTTGGGACTTTGTTCCTGGAACACAAATTTATTTGCCTAAAAATGGCAGTCTAAAACAAGTATTAGGAAATTAAGTTATGGCGTTTGATATCACATCCGCTGCCACCACAGCTACCTCGACGGTTAAAAATGCACTTAACAGTTCAGGAGTTGTTTCTGGACTACAGCAGGCAGGCGCATCATTAGACAGTTTAAAAAATGCTGCCGTTTCGGGTGTGACAAACTTAGCTGGTTCTTTAACCAACTCTATTCCTGGTCAGTTAAAATCTGCAATAGATGCAATTCCAAAAATTGCTGATCTTAATATTGAAAAATTATTACAGTCTGCGAAGAGTGTAGTCAACGTTTCAGGTACTCCTCCGTTTGCTAATGTTTTGCACAATTTTGCCAGTTACAATTATTTGTGGACATTAAGTGTGCTAAGTCCACAAGACTTAAATTTTCCTGATGATAGTTATAGAAAAGGAAAATTAGGCCCAATTATTTTACAGAGCGGCAGTGGCAATCCTAATGACAGGATCAGCACAGTATATAGAAGTCCAGATAATCCAGCTGGCAAGTTTGATTATTTTATGGAAAACGTTCGTATCAGTGGTATGATTGGTATGGACAAGACAACAGGGAACACAAACGCTACAGGTATCACTTTTGATATTGTTGAACCATATAGCATGGGCTTGTTTTTCCAGTCATTACAAATCGCCGCACTAGAATCGAATTACGCAAACTATATTGATTGTCCGTTATTGTTAAGATTGGAATTTAAAGGTCACCTTGATCAGTATAAACAAAATGTACAAATTCCCGGAACAACAAAATACTTTCCTTTAAAAATTAGAAACATTACTATGCGTGTTAGTGGCAATGGAAGTGTGTATACTTGTGAAGCTATTCCTTGGAATGAAAAAGCGCACAACACAACTTACAGTCAAATTAAAACTGAAATTACTGTTTCTGGATCCACTGTTCAAGAAATGATTCAAACAGGTGCTAAAAGTTTACAAAAAGTTGTTAATGATAGATATCAAGAATCAGTAAAACGTAAAGACGTTGAAGTTCCAGATCAAATTTTAATTTTATTCCCTTCAGATTTAAAAACTAGTGATGCGAAATCATCTACAGATGATTCAAGCTCACCTGCGACAGCTACACAAAACCCCAATGAAAAAACTGCAAATACTAGTGTGTTTAATCGTTTAGGGGTTGCTCGTAGTTCTGATGGATTTAACCTTGTACAAAATGACAACATAAATCCTGTTGGAATTTCCAGCATGGGATTTAACGAGTACAGAAAAGGCGATCCTGCATTTGGTAAAGACAACGCAGTTTATGATGAAAAGACTGGCACATACAAACGCGGTAATATCACAATTAGTAAAACGTCCAGTGAAGCTAGATTTAATCAAGGTACTGACATTCCTAACGTAATTAACCAGGTTATTTTATCTAGCGATTACGGACGTCAAGCACTAGATCCTGACAAAATTGACGATGCAGGATTTATTAATTGGTGGAGAATTGACACACAAGTCTATATGTTAGACACTGATGCTAACATAGCTAAAACAGGTAGAAAACCAAACTTAGTTGTATATCGTGTAGTACCACATAAAATTCATCACAGTAAATTTATGGCTCCTAATTCAGCAGCCAAAGGCACTGAGAAACTTAAATTACAGTCATTAAAAGAATACAATTATTTGTATACAAGTAAAAATTTAGATATTATTAATTTTAACATTGAATTTAATGCGGCATTTTATACAGCATTAACCGCTGACAGTGGCAAAAACAACCAAGGTGTTGTGAGGGCCGCTGAAACAGGTCGAGCAGCGGCAGACACAACTACACCTAATGATAAAGTTAGTGGAAGAACTGACAGCGTTGGAACTGGCCAAGGTGCGATTGAATTAGGCACAGTACCAACAGTTGCAGAAAACGATAAAATTAAAACTCGTAGTGGCGGTAAGGGTGGCGCAGGATCAGACGATCCTGGCACAATGGCGGCAAGGCAATTTCATGATGCTATTACTGAAGGCAGTGATATGGTTCAATTAGATATGGAAATTATGGGAGATCCTTTTTACTTAGGCGACAGCGGCATGGGCAACTACTCTGCTCAAGCAACTAACTTAAAAGGTCTAAATTCAGATGGCGGCATCAATTATCAAGACGGCGAAGTTTACATTAATGTCAAGTTTAGAAACCCGGTTGATATAAGTAGATCAACTGGACGCTATGACTTTCCTAGTGGAACATTGGTCCCACAATTTAGTGGATTGTATAGAGTAACTAAAGTTGAAAATAATTTCAAAACAGGTAAATTCACACAAACATTGTCATTAACTAGAATGGTTGGACAAGACGTTAAGGATGATGGTTCAGCAGGCAAGACAGTAGTGTCTAAGATTGCGGATACATTTAATCCTAATAATCCAGACTCATACTCAACAAGCGAATAACAGAGAAAATATGGCAGAAGAAACCAGAAAAGCAACGGGCGATGGCAGTAATAACCCTGGCCCCTTTTTAGCAAAGGTAGTAAGCCATCTAGATCCTACCTACATGGGTGGGTTAGAAGTTCAACTATTGCATGAAGTTGGTAACGACCCTGGCAAAGAAGGACAGCTACACGTTGTAAAATACATGAGTCCTTTTATGGGATCTACAAGTGTTGATTATGTTGGCGAAGAAGACAATTTTCAAAACACACAAAAAAGTTACGGTTGGTGGGCAATACCCCCTGACGTAGGTTCAACTGTAATTTGTTTCTTTATTGACGGAGACCCACGTTACGGTTATTGGATAGGATGTGTACAAGATGAAGACATGAACTTTATGATGCCAGGAATGGCAGCAACATCATATAATATTGATGGTGATGAAGAACGTGTCCCTGTAGCTGAATATAATAAAAAAGCAATGGAAGTTGCTCCTGCTGACACAACAAAAGTTAAAAAACCGCAACATCCTTTTGCTAAGGTATTACAAGATCAAGGCTTATTAAAAGATGATATCCGCGGTATTACTACAAGTAGTGCTCGTAGAGAAACTCCTAGCAGTGTATTTGGAATCAGTACACCTGGACCAATTGACAAACAACCTGGTGCCAAAAAAGGCAAAATGGGCAAGGCTGAGCATCAAATTTCTGGAGCATTTGTAAGCCGTCTTGGCGGCACTACCTTTGTAATGGATGATGGCGATGACAAGTTTTTACGAAAAACAAAGGCGCACGAAGGTCCGCCAGAATATACCGCTGTTGAACAAGATGAAGCAGGTGGAGACCCAACAGTTCCGCATAATGAGCTAGTGCGTATTAGAACCCGTACTGGTCATCAAATATTATTGCACAACAGTGAAGATTTAATTTACATTGGCAATGCTCGCGGAACTACATGGATTGAATTAACTAGCATGGGCAAGATAGATATATTTGCCAGTGATAGTATCAGTATTCATACTAAAAATGATTTAAATGTAACTGCTGATAGAGATATTAACTTTACTGCCGCTAGAAATATAAATTTAAACGCAGGTAAAGACACGGTAATGACATCCGCAGGAACTAGTCACATCAATAGTGCTACAGAACATAGAGAAACTGCGGGTAAGATCAACATGAATGGTCCAGTGGCTACTAAAGCACCTAAAGCAAATAGAATTCCGCAACATGAGCCTTGGGCTGGACACGAAAACTTAGATCCTACATCCACGAATCCCGATACAACTGAAGCAAAAGACGCACCTGTTGAAGCATCTCCAGCAGCCTTTAACAAATATACAACATCAACAGATACCTTCAGTAAACTCAAAGGTACTGAAGAGTAAATACTATTATGCCAGCCAGCAAACGATTATACGATAAAATTTCACTTAAGGGCAAAGCCCCTAATCAATCAACACCTCTACCTAGGACTTATAGAGGTTTTAGTACAATTAGTGCTGATAGTGAAAGCTACACACTGTATGATTTGGCACTGATAAAACAGGATATTTTAAATCATTTCCATGTTCGCCAGGGCGAGCGACTAATGAATCCCGAGTTTGGCACGATCATCTGGGACCTATTATTCGAGCCGTTGACAGAGGAATTGAAGTCTGCAATAACAAAAAACGTTGAAGATATCATTAATTATGACCCTCGAGTTAGAGCTGACCAGATCATTTTAACTACGTATGATAGCGGCATACAGATAGACTGCACGTTAACTTACATGCCCTACAACATTCAAGAAAGTTTGCAATTTAGATTTGACCAAGCAAGCGGATTGCTCAATTAAACACATACATAATAAAAACCGCTAAATATACATTATATAGGAAGCGGATATGTCCTCAACTGATAGACAAAATAGATTACTAGTAGCAGAAGATTGGAAACGAGTTTACCAAAGTTTCCGCAATGCAGACTTTCAAAGCTACGACTTTGAAAACTTACGTAGGGTAATGATTAATTATCTGCGTGAAAACTACCCAGAAGATTACAACGATTACATTGAGTCGAGCGAATACCTTGCCCTAATAGACATGATTGCTTTCTTGGGCCAAAGCATAGCTTTCCGAGTTGACTTAAATGCTCGTGAGAACTTCCTAGAACTAGCGGAACGTCGTGAAAGCATATTGCGTTTAGCTCGCTTACTAAGCTATAATGCCAAGCGTAATAAGGCTGCAAATGGTCTCCTTAAATTTCAAAGTGTTACAACAACACAAACAGTTGTGGACAGCAATGGTCGTAATTTATCAGGACAAGTAGTTGTTTGGAACGACCCTGCAAATAGCAACTGGTACGAGCAATTTATTAAAGTAATTAACGCTTCTCTTCCTGCAAGCAGACAATATGGAACTCCAGACAACAGTGCTACGGTATATGGAGTACCAACAGAGCAATATCGCTTTCAAACATACAGCACCGGCGTCCCTGTATTTGGCTTTACAAAGACAGTTGATGGACGTAATATGAATTTTGAGATTGTCAGTACTGTTATTGAAAATGAAAATAATATTGCTGAAGATGCTCCACAAGCTGGTAAAAATTTGTCATTCTTATACAGAGATGATGGTAAAGGATCTGCTAGTCCTAGCTCTGGATTCTTCCTTCATTTTAGACAAGGCAATCTTAACACTGGTACTTTTGCAGTAACACAACCAAGCACAAACGAAATCATTGACGTCGATGCAAACAACATTAATGATGACGACGTGTGGTTATACAAATTAGATGCTACTGGGGTTGAAAGTGAATTATGGGCAAAAGTGCCTAGCTTTGAAGGCAACAACGTAATTTATAACAGTCTTAAGAAAAGCATTAGAAATATCTACGGTGTAGTAACACGTACTAACGACCGAGTTAGTTTGACATTTAGTGACGGAACTTTTGGCACCTTGCCATTAGGAACTTTTAGAACTTATTATAGAGTAAGTAACGGTTTAAGTTACACAATCAATCCTAAAGATATTAGAAATGTCAGCATTGACATTCCATATCTATCTAATGTTGGTCAAGCAGAAGTATTAACAATCACAATGGCATTACAAACATCTGTGACTAACAGTGCCGAGAGCGAATCAAATACTAGCATTAAACAAAATGCTCCTGCAACTTATTATACACAAAACAGAATGATTACTGGTGAAGACTATAACATTAGTCCTCTAAGTGTTAGTCAAGATGTTGTAAAAATTAAAGCAGTAAACAGAACAAGTAGTGGTATTAGTCGTTATTTTGACCTAGTAGATCCTACTGGCAAATATTCTAGTACTAACTTATTTGGTGATGACGGCATTGTCTATAAAGAAGAATATGATGACAGTTTTAGGTTTAGCTATCTAACTAGAACTGACATTGAGGGAGTTATCTATAATCAAATTTTAGATGTTCTAAAAGAAATTAGTTTGCGTAATTTTTATTACAGTAAATTTACAAAAATTGCAACTGATAGTTTAAACATTAAGTGGTTTAGAAAAACACAAGACACTAACGAAAGCTCTGGATATGTTGGTGATGCCAACGATTCAACACCGTATAGAACAGGCGTTTATGCTGCCACAGATTTACAATACTTTGAATCAGGTGCGTTAGTAAAGTTTGAAGCACCTGCAGGCAAATGCTTCCTTACTACTGATCTAAGTCGTTTGTATGATTTGTCTAATCCGCCAGTGTTGAATTCTGCAACGTCATTATGGGCCAAGGTTGTTAGTGTCACTGGTGATGGTACAAATGGCGGAACTGGTGTACTAGATGATGGAACTGGTCCTATCACTATAAATGTTAATATCCCACAAGGTGCTATTGTAAGTCAAATTATTCCTAAGTGGCGCACTACTATTGATTCAAGTATTATTACTTCTATGATAGAATTAATATTTGCTAACAAGCCATTTGGACTACGTTACGACATTGTTAGTAAAACATGGAAGATTGTGTTTGAAGGTAACTTGAATATTATCGATGAATTTAGTTCAGGTAAATCAGGTGATAACACAAATCAAAAGTTAGATTCAAGTTGGTTATTGTTGTTTACCACTGACACAGAATATTATACTGTAACAAGCAGACGTCTGCGTTATATATTTGAAAGCGAAAAACAAATTCGTTTCTTCTTTGATTCATCAAATAAAATCTATGACAGCAGAACAAATAGTATTGTAAAAGACAAAATCAAAGTACTGAGTATTAATAATAAGCCTAATAACACTTCGGCATTTACATATGATTTAACGTGGGAAATCAATAAAGAATATGTTGGTATTGACGGCTACGTTGATACTAAAAAAGTTGAATTGTCATTCAGTGACAGCAATGATGACGGTATTGTAGACGACCCAGACTTGTTTGAATCTATTGTTGACACTGTTAATACAGTTAATCAAGAAAAATATGTCGTATTAGAACGATATGAAATTGCTTCAGGCCAACAAGACTATCGTTATATTTCAAATGCAGATAATACTGTATTAATTGTTGAATCTGAAGCAGCCGTAACCTCTTTACAAAGAGTTGATGGACAATATTTTTATTTTATAAACACAGATGTAGTTAAAAAATACAATGCAGTTACATCGGCATATGTTATAAGTTTAGATTATAAGGTATTTGCTGGACGCGATGCATTAAAATTCCAGTATGTTCATAGTGCTGATTATGAAACACGTATTGATCCAGGGTTAAGCAACATTATTGATTTATTTGTGTTGAGTAAAGAATACGATATTAAATTTAGACAATGGGTTTCTGGCAATCTTACAGATGAACCGTTAGCTCCAAGCTCAGACGAATTATACTTGACTTTATCGCCAGCATTAAGTTCAATAAAATCAATTAGTGATGAGATCATTTATCATCCAGTAAAGTATAAAGTGTTATTTGGCGCAAAGGCTAGTTTAGATGTGAGAGCTAGTTTTAAAATCATTAAAAATATAGAACAACCAATAAGCGATAATGAAATTAAAGCTAGAGTGTTATCAGCAATCAATCAATTCTTTTCTTTAGAAAATTGGGAATTTGGAGATAGTTTTTACTTCTCAGAATTATCTACATACGTGATGAATCAAACAGCACCGTATCTAGTTAACTTTATTATTGTTCCAAGACAAACAACTTTAAACTTTGGCAGCTTGTTTGAAATTAAATCAGAAAGCGATCAAATTTTTATAAATGGTGCAACGGCAGATGATATTGAAATTATTACAGGCATCACGTCAAGTAATATATCGGCACAAGGTAGTGTTACCTCAACATCTAATGTTACATCACAACAAACTATTACAAGTAGAACTGGGAGTTATTAATGGCTGAAGACCAAAACGAATATGGCCTGCCTATTGGCAAAGGCGAAAAGCGAAGAACTGCACGACTTCTTCCTCGTTATTATAGAACTGAATCAAATAAAAAATTTATTCAAGCCACAGTCGATCAGCTTACACAGTCTGGTACTGTTAAGAAGTTAAATGGTTACATTGGAAGAAAGAACGCGAAAGCAGTTACTGGCAATGATGTATTCATTGAAACTGTTACGACTGACAGAGAAAATTATCAGTTAGAACCCTGCGCCATTGTTAAAGATACGCTAGATAATGTAACGTTTTTTAAAGACTACATAGACTATGTTAACACAGTTGACGTATTAGGCGGCATTTCTAAAAATCATAAACAACTTAACAAACAAGAGTTTTACAGTTGGAATCCACACATTAGTTGGGATAAGTTAGTTAACTTCCAACAGTATTATTGGATGCCCTATGGCCCTGACACTATCAAAGTTGCCGGACAACAAAAAGATATCGTTAGTACGTACACTGTTTCTATTTCTGACGAGGGAGACAACAGAGCGTTTGTCTTTACTCCAGACGGATTAACTAGAAATCCAACATTAAAATTATTTAGAGGCCAAACGTATCGTTTTGAAATTAGTTCAAATGGCGAACCGTTTAGTATTAAAACCCAACGTGAAGCTGGATCACTGTATAGATATCTAAACGGGGTCAGTGATTATGCTGTTGAATACGGTGTAGTTACGTTTACAGTTCCTGATGATGCGCCTGACGTGCTATACTATGTCAGTGAAAATTCTGTTGACACCGGCGGCGCATGGGAAGTATTTGACATTACAGAAAATACAGCAATTGATGTTGATGCTGAAATTATTGGTAAAAAAACTTATCAACTAGCTTCAGGACTGGCATTAAGTAACGGTATGAAAATTACCTTTACAGGCGAAGTCCTGCCAGCATCATACGCAAACGGTAATTTTTATGTAGAAGGGGTCGGCTCACAAATTAAATTAATTCCAGAAAACAGCTTAGAGATTATTACAGGATACTCAGAAGCTAGTGAAATCTTATTTGATGACTCTGGATTTGATACCCTGCCGTTTAGTGATGCAACAGCATATGCAGCCAAAAAAGATTATATAACAATTAATCGTGCAAACACTGACGGCAATCCATGGAGCCGTTATAACCGATGGTTCCATCAAGATGTAATTACTAAGAGTGCAGAAGCCGCAGGTGTTGATGTTTCACTAGATCAACTTCAAAGAGCTACTAGACCAATTATTGAGTTTGAATCAAATCTTAAATTGTTTAACTTTGGCACGGTAGTAAAAAAGGATGTTGATTTAATTGACAGTTTCACTGACGACATTTTTTCAACTATTGAAGGTACGACCGGATATAACGTTGACGGAATCAGTTTGTCTCAAGGTCAACGTATTTTGTTTACTGCTGATACTGATCCGTTAGTAAGAAATAAAATTTTTAAAGTTGACTTTATTACAGTACACCCAACAGGTGCCAGTCCTATTAGACAAATTCACTTGGTTGAAGAAGATGATTCTGATCCATTGACTAACGAATCTATACTAGTTAAGAACGGAAATCTAAATCAAGGCAAAATGTATTGGTTTACTGGTACTGACTGGAAAGCTACTCAAGAAAAAACAGCAATTAATCAAGCACCGTTGTTTGACTTATTTGATAAAAATGAAGTTTCTTTAAACGACTTGACTTTTTATCCAGGCTCTACATTTGCTGGCAATAAGATTTTTTCTTATAAAGTAAGCTCGTCTGGTACAAATGATTCTGTACTTGGATTTCCGTTAACTTACAGAAATATCAATAATATTGGCGATATTGTTTTTACTTTTGATCTATTACAGAATCAATTTTCCTATAAGCAGGGCGTTGATGTATTGACTCAGCATACTGATGCACAGTTTTTAAAACTAATTACTGGATTAGAAACTGGCAACTATATTAATGGATGGACTAAAAATGCATTGAATAATGTTCAACCAATTGTCCGAGTTTACAAAGACAGCGGGTTAACGACTGAATTTACGATAGATGTATTTGATAGTATTGCACAACTCGCTGATTTAGAAGTCAGAGTATACATTAATGGTAAAAGATTAGACAAGTCTAAGTGGAATATCGTTGACGGCACAAAATATAAAAAAGTTGTATTAACTACAGCAGTTGAACTAACAGATGTAGTTACACTGAGATGTTTTAGCGAGCAGGATAAAAATGCAAAAGGTTATTATGAACTTCCTATTAACTTTCAAAATAATCCATTAAACAACAATGTTAACACATTTACGTTAGGTGAAGCGATAGATCACGTTGACAGTATTGTTGACAATAATACTTTGTTTTCTGGAGCATATCCTGGCACAGGCAATCTACGTGACTTGGGCGATATTTCTGTCTACGGTACTAAGTTTGTTCAACACAGTGGACCAATAAATCTAGGATTATACCATTTAACAAGCAAAAACGCCAACATTATCAAAGCTCTTAAACAAGCAAGAGACGATTATGGTAAATTTAAAAGAAATTTTATAAACATTGCAGAAACAATCACTGACGAATATGATAATAAAAAGTTTGTAGATAATATTCTATTTGAAGCAAACAAGGATCGTTCAAAATCTTCGCCTTATTATTTTAGTGATATGATTGGTTACGGCGCTGCCGTCCAAACTGATTATACTGTCGTTGATTACAGAATTAAAACATATCCGTTATCTCAAGTATTTTCTTTAAATGAGTTATCTAATAAAGCAGTCAACGTTTATGTTAACGGTATACAACTGTTATATGGAAAAGATTACACATTTAATGATACTGGATTTGTTGAATTAACTGCAACTGTTCCGTTAGCTAATAATGATGTTATCAGCGTATACGAATACGAAAGTACTGACGGTTGTTTCATACCACCAACACCTACTAGTTTAGGCATGTGGCCTAAATTTGAACCTAAGAAATATTTAGATACTACACTATCAACTCCTCAATATGTTATTCAAGGACATGACGGTGCCATTATTTTGGCCTACAATGATTATAGAGACGATTTAATTCTTGATTTAGAAAAGAGAATCTTTAACAACATTAAAGTTGAATACGATACTACAATGTTTGATGTGTTGGATTTTGTTCCTGGATATAATAGGCCTACTGAGTATTCAAGAGACGAATTTAATGAAATATTAGCTCCTAATTTTTATCAATGGACTACATTAATTGATAGAGATTTTACTAAACCGTTGACTTATAGTTCTGACAACGCATTTACATACAACTATAAAGATAACACAGCCGTTGATGGAACACCACTACCGGGTTACTGGAGAGGCATCTATAGTTGGATGTTTGATACTGACCGTATTCATATTTGCCCATGGGAAAGTTTAGGCTTTAGTATAGAACCAACATGGTGGCAAGAGGTCTACGGATCTGCGCCATATACTAGCAATAATCTTGTATTATGGGAAGACATTAAAGCAGGCATTATTAGAGAGCCAGGCAAGCCTGTGACACGTGTTGCTAAGTTTGCTAGACCAGTAATGGGGGATATACCTCCAGTTGATGAGGAAGGTAATTTAATAGATCCTATAATGTCTGACATTGCACAAGGCACAATTAAACCTCAAATGTCTGATAGTTTCGTCTTTGGTGATGTAAGTCCAGTTGAAGCTGCTTGGAGAAGAAGTTCGTACTTTCCATTCAGTGTATTAGTGGCAGCGTCGTTAATGCAACCAAACAAAGTTCTAGGTACTTGTTTAGACAGAAGCAGAATTGTTAGAAATTTAAATGATCAAATTGTTTACAAAGACACTGGGTTAAGAATACGTTTAGCAGATATTGTATTCCCTTCAATCCCATCAGACAACGCCAGAATTCAAACTGCCGGGTTGGTTAACTATCTAGTTGACTATATTTTAAGTGATAATTTAAAATCATTAGTTGAATACAAAAATGATTTAGCGACGTTGACAAATCAACTTAGCCATAGGCTCGGCGGATTTACAAGTAAAGAAAAATTTAATTTAATTTTAGACAGTAAGAGTCCAACAGCAAATGCAGGCGTATTTGTGCCTAAAGAAAACTATAGCATTTTCTTAAACACAGGGTCTCCTACTTCCAAATTAAATTACAGCGGTGTTATTATTACAAAATTGTTGACTAGAAATGGTGTTGGCTATGAAGTTAAGGGCTACAGTCAAACTGCTCCTTTCTTTTACTACTATCCATGGACACAGTCTGGAAACACAATTAATGTGGGCGGTATAAGCGAGTCATATATTACTTGGTCATCTGGTCAAGTATACGTGGCTGGCAATATTGTAAAATATAATAATGCTTATTATAGAGTAAAATCTAATCACACCGCTCAAGAAAGTTTTGATGTTACACTATATCAAAAATTACCAGCACTGCCAATAATTGGTGGCCGAGATGCAGTTTTAAGAAAAGCATGGGATAGAACTCCTACTATTCTTAATTATGGAACTACATTTACTAGTGTTCAACAAGTCGTGGACTTTTTACAAGGGTACAGTGAGTACTTAAAAGATCAAGGGTTTGTGTTTGATGACTACAATACAAATCTTAAATCTATTGCATCTTGGGACACGTCGGTAAAAGAATTCATGTTCTGGACTACACAGAACTGGAGCACAGGTGTTGACAAGTATAAAGACTGGTTGCCCAATACTGAAATTAAAGCAGATGAAATTGTAATTTACAATGGCGATTTTTATACTTCTATCAAAGAGCATGTAACATCTGAATTGTTTGACCCTGTACTGTATACACCATTGAATAGCCTTTCTCAAGAAGGTGCAAGCGTTATTTCTCTAAGTCCGTCTGCTCTTGGCTTATCAATGAGATTAGATTATAATGTTATTGATGATATCAGAGATCAGTTTAACGAATATGAAATTTTTAAAGCTGATGGTTTAAAGTTTGATCAAAACTTTTTAAATTACACACGAGAGGACAACGAGTTTTCGTTTAGTCCTAGAGTTAACGGTATAGGAATTTACGGTGCTGGATTCTATCTAGTACAAAAAGAACACGTACTGATTATTGACAATACTACACAGTTTAACGATACTATCTATAATTTAGAAGCAGGTTATCGCCAAGAGCGTATTAAAGTAGCAGGTTACAGAACTGTTAACTGGTACGGCGGATTTGATATTCCTGGATTTATATTTGACCAAGCTAAAATTTCTGAATGGAAACAGTGGACAGACTATAACTTGGGTGATATCGTTAAGTACAAAGAATTTTACTATAGTGCCGAAAAGTTCTTACCAGGAGCATTTGAGTTTAACAACGAAGATTGGATCAAACTTGACAGCAAACCAACCTCTGCTTTATTACCTAACTGGGATTATAAAGCAGAACAATTTACAGACTTTTATGATTTAGAATCTGACAACTTTGACAGTAATCAACAACGTATTGCACAGCACTTGATCGGATATCAAAAGCGTCAATATTTAGAAAATATTATTAAAAATGATGTAAGCGAGTATAAATTCTATCAAGGCATGATCCAAGAGAAAGGGTCTGTAAATTCATTAAACAAATTGTTTGATGTATTAAGTGCCGCTGACCAAGAAAGCATTGACTTTAATGAAGAATGGGCAGTTAGGATTGGCCAGTACGGCGGTGCAGAAGCGTTTGATGAGATTGAATTCACATTAGATGAATCATTGTTTAAAACTAATCCACAAGCATTTGAATTAGTTGCAACTACGGATTCAAATAAAGTAGATTTTGTAGTTAGACAAACATCTAATCAGTTGTACATTAAACCACTGGGATATAATAACAATCCGTGGCCAGTAAACTCTAGCACTAGATCATATTTAAGAACACCGGGATATGTTAGGTACGATCAAATTAAATTGAATGTTGATTCTATCAAAGACATGGTAGGTCAAGATATTACAACATTTACTGAAGGCGATTATGTCTGGACAGCTTTTGATTCAGTCAGCTGGGATCCAGTTAGCTGGAATATCTATAGATTTACAAAAGCAGATTTCCTTGATAAAAGTATAGAGTATACTACCAGTACTAAAACTTTAAAAATTCAGTTTGATCGAATCCCTAATTTAGAAGTTGGCGATATCATTGGTATCACTAATTCTGCAAAATTACAAGGATTTCATATAGTAAACAGTGTTGTATTAAACACTATTACAGTGACAGCTACTATTAGTGGTTGGCAAGATCCCTTCCAGGATAGTTCGCAGATACTGTTTTATAAATTAATTCCTCAACGCATTCAAAGTATTGATGATGAAATTGCATTACCTAAACTATTAAAGACTAATGAGTTATTATGGATTGACAACAACACATCTAATAAAAATTCTGTTTGGCAAAATACACCTGTTTACAATAAAAAGACTCTACAGTTGCCGGCAACACAAGCGGATACACAGTTTGGCAATGCAGTTGCACTCAGCGGAGACGGCAATACATTAGTGGTATCAACAAACACAAACAAATGTATTGTTTATAGAAAAGCATCAAATACTTCTGGCTGGGCTCGCCAGCAAACTATAACAGAAGACATTAGTGGATTTGGCACCATAATTTCTTTATCGTTTGATGGCAGATGGTTAGCTGTTGGTATTCCAACTTCGCAGGGTGCAGTATTAATTTATGAAATAGATTCTAACGGTGATTACCTATACTTAGAGACGATAACAGTTAGTGGATCGACTAATTTTGGCACAAAAATTAAATTTGCCACGACAAGTTTTGGATATAGAATGCTAGTGACTGCACCTGGAACAAACGGTACAGGTGAACTGTATGTTTACAGTTACACAACGAGTTGGTCAACAGAAGGCGCCATCGAGCTTCCAGTAGGTACTGCTGGATTTGGTTATGACTTAGATGTTACAGTTGATGGAGCAACGCTAATTGTTTCCTCGCCGACTGCTAATTCTCTTGCAGGACAAGTATACGTTTACACGTACACTAGCTCATTATATGAATTAACACAGACTTTAGAGTCTGGAGCAGTGTTTGGAGAACGTTACGGCGAAAGTGTTGCTATAGCACCAGCAGGTGATTTGATCGCCGTTGGAAGTATTACTTATGATGGTGAACAAGTTGACCAAGGACTTGTTAGACTTTACAAACTTGATGCTGGCGAATATGTAGCAGATCAACTTGTTAAAAATCGTAACCCAGAAGAATCAGAATCTTTTGGGGCAAAATTACAGTTTATCAACGACGGTGTTAGCTTAGTTGTGTTTAGTGCGTTTGGCGACAGTATAACCCGTACTACTTTTGATGTGGAGGGAAATAACCCAACAACATTTGATGGTAATACAACTTCAATAGCTACAGTTAATAAAGATGTAGGACGTTTTGATATCTATGACAAGTACAACACTAAGTTTCTATACGCTGAATCATTACTAGTTGATAATGCAATAACTGACTTATATGGTCGTGCTTTTGCCGCTGGTAATAACACAATTATTACCTCGGCAATTAATAGCGGCGCAACAGGGCAAGTTTATTCTTATGCCAAATTGCCCAATGCTTATAGTTGGTCGCAGGTTCAAGAACAATCAAACAAAGTAGATTTAACAAAAATTAAAAAAGTATTCTTATACAATAAGAAAACTAATGAGCTTATTACATATCTTGATGTAATTGATCCTGTACAAGGTAAAATTGCGGGTATTGCAGAACAAGAGATCAAATATAAAACTTATTACGATCCTGCAACATACTCTGTTGGTAGTTCAACAGTAAACGTTGATGACGGAATGGCATGGACTGGAAAACAAGTAGGAATGCTGTGGTGGGATTTAACCCGTGCTAAATTCTTAGATAGTTATACCGGTGATGTAGTTTACAAAAATTCTACATGGAATACTTTGTATGATACTAGTAGTATTGACATCTACGAATGGGTAGAGTCAAAATACTTGCCGGCAGATTGGGACACTTTGGCTGATACAGAAGCAGGACTAAGTGCAGGTATCAGCGGTACTAGTTTATACGGCAATGCTGTATACAGTATTAAAAAACGATATGATACAGTTGCAAAGTCCTTTAAAAACACTTATTACTTCTGGGTAAAAAATAAAACAATCGTTCCTAACACTGTTGATAGATCAACATCTGCGAGCGATGTTGCACGATTGATTGCTGATCCTAAGAGTCAAGGACACAAATATATTGAATTTACTGGAACTGATAGTTTTAGTTTAGTAAACATTGACAATTTATTACAGCATACAGATATTGTGTTAACTGTACAATACTGGTTGGTAAAATATGACGATTTAAATGTTCATACAGACTGGAAAATCATTAGCGAGCATCCAAATACATCTATTCCTAAAAGCATAGAGACCAAGTGGGTTGACAGTTTAGTTGGTGTTGATGACAACAATCGAACCGTACCAGATATGAACTTGCCAGCTAAACAGAAATTTGGCGTGCAATTTAGACCTAGACAAAGTATGTTTGTTAACAGACTGGAAGCACTAAAACAATATATTGAACGAGTAAATCATGAATTAAAACAGTTGCTGATTGTTGATAGTGCAGATTTATCAGACTTTAATTCTTTTGATCCTGTTCCGTCAAAGATCTCTGGACTGTATGACACAGTTGCAGATGCTGAAACTGAACTACGTTTAATTAATACTGGAGCATCAACTACAGCGTTACTAACTCCGGTTATTATTGACGGACAAATTGTTGATGTAATTATTAACTCTGCGGGTTCTGGATATGTAAATGCTCCCTTTGTTACTATTGTTGGCAGTGGGTCTGGAGCGTCTATAAAAACAATTATCAATACTAATGGGGCTGTTACTGGTGTTGATATTATTAGCAAGGGCAAAGGGTATTCAGATGCAACAACCTTATCTGTAAGGAATTTATCAGTACTGGTGTCTAGTGATAGCCAAGCATCTGGACGTTGGGCTATCTACTCTTATGATAGTATTAAATCAGTATGGATAAGAACAAAATCACAAAGCTACAACGTTACTGACTTCTGGGATTACTTAGATTGGTATGATACGGGTTATAGCCAGTTTACAAAGATTGACTACGTAGTTGGCGGAACATATGAATTATTTACATTAGCAGTAAATGTTGGCCAAGTGGTCAAAGTTAAAAATGTTGGCTCTGCAGGTTGGATGTTGTTGGAAAAATATGCTGATGTTAACAGTATTGATTATACACTTTCATATAAAGTTATAGGTCGTCAAAACGGTACTATTGCAATATCTAATAAGTTTTATCAGTTTGCTGATACTAACTCGGGATTTGATGGTCCACTGTATGATATTGACACTTATGACAATTCAGGTTCAGTAGAACTAAAAATTATTTTAACAGCATTACGTAACAAGGTACTGATCGACGAGTTGCGCCCAATTTACTTACAGTTGTTCTTTGCAAGTTTAAAATACGCAATGTCTGAGCAAACATTTATTGACTGGGCGTTCAAGACTAGTTTTGTAAAAGCAATGCATAATGTTGGTGAGTTGAAACAAAAAGTAACTTATAACAATGACAATTTAACTGATTTTGAAAATTATATTGCTGAAGTTAAGCCGTATAGAACTAAGATTAGAGAGTACGTAAGTGCTTACAACAACTTAGATAACAGCCAAACAATGGTCACTGACTTTGATCTACCTGCGGTAGGCAGAGGCAAAGTTACTGAACCTATTAGTGTTATTGTGCGAGACGGTGTACTTGAATATTCAGACAGTGAACTTCTTGACTACCCCTGGAAGCATTGGTTAGACCATGTTGGTTTTTATGTAGATTCTATTCAGCTAGTTGATGCCGGTACTGGGTATATTAGTAAACCAGTTATTAATATTGTTGGTGACTGTGAAGTACCTGCAACGGCAAGAGCGTATATAGCAAATGGTAAAATCTCAAAGATAGAATTATTAACTCCAGGATCTGGCTACTTGTCAGCTCCAACAATTGAAATTTCTGGAGGGTTGTCGTCTAATGGTGTTGCTGCCAAAGCAGTTGCAATTATTAAAAATGATCTAGTAAGAAGTAATTTAATTAAAATTAAATTTGATAGAATAACAAACAATTATTTTATAACACAATTAGATGTTAGCGAAACATTCACTGGTACTGCATCAAGATTACAATGGCCATTAAAATGGAGTCCTGATTTAAAAACAGGCAATACGATTGTTAGAATTAACGGACAAGAAGCTTTACGTGACAGTTATTCAATTGCCACAAAGAAAACTACGACTCGAGGATACACTGCGTATTCTGGATTATTGACGTTTAATACTGCCCCTGCTTCTGGAGCAGTAATTGTTATCGAATACATGAAAGATTTCAACTACTTAAATGCCGCCGATAGAATTAATTTTTATTATAATCCAACTACTGGTCAATTAGGTAAAGATTTAGCACAGTTGATGACTGGCGTTGATTACGGCGGCGTAAACATTGTTGGTTTGAATTTTAAATCATCAGCAGGTTGGGACGATTTACCTTGGTTCAGTGATGTATGGGACGGGTTTGATCCAACATTTGATGATTTTATTACTACTGTTGATAACAGTACTCAGCAAGTTACATTGAATTATATTCCTGCTAACGGATTAGAATTAAACGTTTACTTGTCTAGATACAATGAACTTACTGAAAAATATGATGATGCTATTAGATTAGATGATCCTTATTATAATTTGTATGACGGTGTTACGGTTCAGCCCAACGGAAGAACTGTTGCTCCAACTAATGCTATAATGCAAACTCTTGTTGGTAATGGTATAACTGATACATTTGAGTTGCCAGAAGATGCGAGTCGTCTAATTGATCAACGAGACAAGTTAATAATTCGTAAAACAACTAGCGATGGGTCAAGTACTCCTAATAGTTTAGATTATGATACTGCATTATCTGGCGGAACTATGGTCTATGATACTGCAACGGGCTTGACCGCAGATGATATTATTGTTGATGGTGATGGGTTTGTTACTCCAACAAGTAGTCCTGCTACTGAAGAAGTTGTTCCTGGACAGATTACTGATGCAGTGGCAATCAAAGTATTCCATAAACCTACATCAGGATCTGCAGGCATTGTATCTAATAACTATGTAGGTGATGGAACAACTGATACATTTAGTATTGGCCAATTCCCTAATACACAACAGGCAGTTATTGTAAAAGTTGGCACTGATATCATTAATGATTTCACTATAGACTATAATACAAAAACTGTAACATTGACAACACCGCCAGCTAACAAAGAAATTGTTAGTGTAATGAGCTTTGGCTACAACGGAGAAGACATTGTTGATTTAGATTATTTTGTAGGGGACGGCAGCTCTATTGAGTTTATTACAAATGCTCCATGGTCAGAAAATGTGTCATCATTAATTGTTGTATCAGGTGTACAACAAGATTACATATTATTTGCCACTGATGGATCATATTCTGATGTAAACAGGATTGGTATTAGATTTGGTGAAGCTCCTCCAAGCGGCGCTATCATCAACTATTTGATTTCCAGCACATCAACTAGAACATTTAGTTTAGCAACAAAAGAAACATTCGTAACAGACGGTAGTACACTGACTTATCAGTTAACAAACCCTGTTGGTGATGCGTATCCTTACGAAGCAAACGTAATAGTTAGAACAGGTAATGCAATACTAACTGGACCAAATAACAGCTACTTTACATTAAGTAACGATAGTTTAACGTATACAATTCCTGCGTACTTGTTCCAGTCTGATACATTTGATATCAACGATTTTAATGTCTACTTAGATGGCAATGAATTAGCACTGATGGCAGACTACACTATTGATCTAACTTTGGGACAAGTAATTTTAAATTCTTCTTTATACAATGAAGGATCTAAACTAATTGTTAGCTTGTTAAGTTCAGCAGATTATTTTATTGATAATAATGCAATTACATTTACAACTGTGCCTAGTATTGATGATACTTATGAAATAATGTCATTATACAAACACGATGTGTTGGACATTGAACGTACAGAAGCTAAAATTTCACCTAACGTAAGTTTGACACAAGACACTGTTGAATATTTCACTTACAATGCAATTATTGGTGGCACAATTAACTTAGGCAGAGAAGTTTTAAGCGATGATTATGTTTGGGTAATTAAGAACGAAGCATTGCTAACACACAGCGTTGACTATAAACTAAACCCTAATATGTCTTCTATTAAACTAGCAACGACGCCAGTACTAAATGACAAATTTGTGGTTATCACGTTCAGTAAAAACGTTGTGAACACAGCGATTGGTTACATGCAGTTTAAAGACATTCTCAATAGAGATCACTATAAGCGTATGAATAAAGCTAAAGCAACACCTATTGCTAGTAACTTAAATTACTATGACAACAAGATTGTTGTTGAAGACGGCTCTGTATTATCAGCACCTAACAAAGCAAAAAATATTCCAGGTGTGGTCTACATCAATGGCGAACGTATTGAATACTTTGTTAAAGAAGGTAACATATTATCTCAAATCCGCAGAGGAACATTGGGTACTGGCACACCACCAGTCCATATCAAAGGCGAATTTGTCTTAGATATCGGAATTACAGAAACTATTCCGTACAATGACAGTATCATTATTGACACTTACATTCATGACGGCAGTACAAACTTAGTTCCACTACAATATGTTCCTAACATAACAAGTACAACTGGTTGGACTAACCAAGTAATCCCAGCAGGATACGGACAATGCGATGAGATTGATGTGTTTGTTGGTGGCTGGAAAGTTTCACCGTGGACTACTGCTACTTCTTACAGCGTTGGCGAGATTGTAATTTACGGATCTTATACATTTAGATGCGTGACAAATCACACAAGTGAGGATTTTAACGCTGACCGATCAAATTGGGAACTATTTGTGGGGAATCAGCATCTTAAGAAGCATCCTTATTCTGTTCATAATGTAGAAAATCATTACGAAAGTCCAGAAGGGGATGTGGATTTTGAGGCAGACTTTGCAGTTGACGGGGATGCCGGCGCAGTTAGATTAACAAACGATCTGACTATTGGCACAAAAGTCATTGTAACTAAGAAGGTAGGGCGTGTTTGGAATGATTCAAACACTAGTTTAATTAATTCCAATAATAAGATAATTAACTTTATAAGGGCATCAGAAGGCGTGTTATTAACTGTTAAAAATCCAAGATTGGGCCCAGATGGTATTGGATTTGATGAGACAATAACAAGTTTTGATTCAAACAATTTAACGTTTGACAAGGGATAAAAGAACATGGCAAAACAAGTAATTGATGTCGGCAGCAAAGCTAATGACGGATCGGGAGATTCGTTAAGAGAAGCCGGCCTCAAAATTAATGCTAATTTTACAGAAGTGTACTCGGCATTGGGCGGAACATCAGGCAACCTGAGTGTTGTATCTAAATTAACCGGAGCTAACGGTATAGTTGTTAGCAATCCCACAGGCGATATTACTTTAACTAATAGAATTGCTACAACTACCCAATTAGGAGTAGTCAAAGTTGGAAACAACTTGTCTATAAACAGTGAAGGTGTGTTGTCTGCAAATTCGGGGACTTACACACTGCCAACAGCTACTGGGTCAGTACTGGGTGGTGTAAAAGTTGGCAGCAGGCTATCGATATCTAACGGGATATTAAGTGCAGATGTGCAATCCACGCAAACATCACAATTAGTCAACGGTGAATTTATTGTTAGTCTTAACTCCAATGGAGCATTATCATATCCCAACAGTGCTTTACAACGAGACACTGCCACACTAACATGTGCAGGCAATGCCAGCACTGTGGTTTACACAGCGTCAGCACAATATCAACACACTATAAGATTATTGATACAGGTTGAAGGAACTGTTGGCGCAGGTGCTATTATGGATACACAAGCATGTGAAATGATCATAGCCAAAAGTTTTAGAGCTGATGATATAGCTTCAACAGTATACGGTGTTGTGCATACTAGTGCGTCACCATTGGCAACATTCACAGCTGAATGGAATGCACTAGCCAGCAGAGTAGAAGTGCTGTGTACTACACCCAGTGCCAACTCAGTTGCCGTCAGAACGTTCGCAACAGAAATTACAACATCAGATTAAGGAATAATATAACATGGCAAATAAACCATTCGCAATTCAAGGTGCTGACCTAACACTAGGCGGCGTAAATTTACAAGCAGGTACAAACAGTATTGTTATTCCTGGTGTTACACAAGCAGCCAACTTTAAAGTTGAAGAAGTTAACGATACAGGTAATCAAACTGATACACTTGAAGGTGCAGTAGCAATACTTGACGCGGTTCAATTTGCGGCTTTATCGGCAAACCCTAACGCAGATATTACAGGATACGCTACGTACACAGTTGAACTTGATGATGATTACTACATTGACGAGATTGAAGTAACTAGTCCAGGAACATATACACAACAACAAGCAACTATTAACGCAGGTTCAGATATGTGGGCACCTGGTGCTAGTGGCGATGTGTTTGATCCGTTTGTGGCTGCTGATTGGTTCCAAGTTCCGTTCCGTCCTAAGATGAGAGCAGGCGACGTTGAAAATGTAGGCGGCGGTGCCGACACTGGTAATGTTGTGTTCGATGGTAATCAAATGTATGTGGGCGGCACAGGATTTTTAAACTTAGAAACTGATAACGGGGAAGCCGCTATTGGTACTAACGGACCAGACCCATTACTTGTTAGTATAAACGAGGGCGATAAGGAATGGACGTTTAGCGCAGATGGTAGCATCACATTCCCAGACGGCTCTATTCAGACCACAGCCTACACTGGACAGTCAGGCGGATCAGGCAATACATCAACAAGATTCGTTGCTGTAAACAACAACGGTACTGTCTACGGTTCCACAGACGGTGAGAACTGGACGTCATATGCTAGTCCAATGACTGACATTGGTGAAGTTGCTGTTGGTCCTACCAATATTGTTTATACTGCGAATAATAGCAACCCTAGCGTCAGCGGTTATTCACTGTGGTATGCTACCGCTTATAACTCTACTCCCACAGAAGTACAACCTCCTGAAAACGTAGAAGAACATTATAATGAAGTAAAATATTTTAAAAGTATTGAAAAATATGTAGCAGTTGGTTATGTTGCTGAAGGTGTCAACTTTCCCGTATTACTACACAGCAGTGATGGCGTTACCTGGACTCGTTCGTATATTTCTGAAGGATTCATAGCAGAACTTGGCTTTACTGGCAATGCTGAATTCCTAGACATTGCTGAAAACGATCTAGGATTTTTCATCATATCAGACAGTTCTACTCTAGGCAGTTTCTTCCTTGAGAACATCACAGACGCTCTAGACGGCACGACTAATGTTAGCCAGACAGATAGCTACGAGCATGTGGTTTGGGTAGAAACAGCCGCTCAAGGTTTTAGAGGATGGCATGTATTTGATAATGATGAAGATTGGTGGTTCAACGCAAACCAAGATCCTAGAGTAGGATCGTTTGAGTTGTTTGCCGTTGATGATTTAGATACTGTATTTGAAAATGCTATAGGATATAGTCCATCACCTGGAGAATTTGCTGTAGGCGAATATAACGGTGTATCAACTATTGTCATGGGCACTGGTGATGGTCAGATCCTGTATTGGCCAGCAATTGAAGCAGGTCCGTTTGTTTCTATTCCTAAACCTTATACAGCGACTATCACAGCCTGGACCAGTGCTGCCGAATCAGTGATTACTATTACAGGTGAAGGAGCACAAAACTCCAACGAGAAGTTTACTGTTACCGGTTCCTCAGTTACAGCATATAATGGCACATACTATATAAACACTGATAACAACAAAGTCTATACTAACCGTGCTATGACTGTGCCATTTGACACCACAGGATTGGCAGCGTTCACCGGTACAGCAACTATCACTTGGAGTCACGGACAATACATCGATGCTCTACACTACAGCAATGGCGTATTCTATGTGGGCAATGATGATGAAGAATTTTTTATCTCAACTGACGGCGGAGCAACTTGGACCGAAACAGATTCATTCCCAGGTGGGGAAGGCGAGAATAACGGATACCCCAACGACATTGATTCCTATGGTACTACTACTACAAATAAATTAATCAATGGTACTCAAGAATTTACATTAAACGCCAACGGATCAGTAACATTCCCAGATGGCAGCATACAGACCACAGCCTATACTGGCACCGCAAGTGATGCTAATGTTTGGGTACAGACATTTGAAAGTGTTGACGGCGCCCCAACAGATGTTCCAGCATTGGCAGTGAGCGTAGAATACGATTCAGCGGGCAACGTTATTGCCTTGTTCACTCATTACAACAATATTAGCAACTCGAG